AAGGTTGCTTAATCTGTGATTTTCCTTGTTTCCGTCCACGTGGTCAAGCTCCAGTACCAATCTTTTACCATTCCAAGTTTCGATCTTACACTCCTCACACTGAGATTTCTTCAGTCCTTCCCTAAACAATCGTTCTTTAAGAGAGCGTGTTGGATAAGTTGGGTGTTTACCAGTTAAAATCTCTTGTAGCGGTGTCGTGATACGGTCCAGGTATTCTTTTCGAGCGTTGCTCAGTCCCTCTATTCGTGTGGGATTTGGCCTTGGTCTGTACACACGAAGTTGTGTTGCACGATACCGAAACGTTTGATACGGTAAATCAAGCTGTCTAGCAGCCTCCTGCATGGAAGCAGAAGTCCTTACGGCTTCGATAATCTGTTCTTTCGTTATAGTTCGATGCATTTTGGTATTTATTTAAAATCGACTTTGAGTGATCTTTCTTTGGCTTATCCAACTCTTTTTCGATTTGCTTCTTGAGAGCAGTGATTTTCCCTCAAAAATGTTAAGAAAATTCGGAATTGGTTTAGTCACAAAATCCCCATATGGTTGGTAGGAGCTGTAGGGATTGAAACCTACGACCTTCTCGGTGAAACGAGTTGCTCTACCGCTGAGCTAAGCTCCCTCTACCGCTGAGCTAACCACCCATAATCTTTTGTATTTCCTTCACCAACTTCTTGCGAAACTGTTCATATTTCTTTTCCGACAGCTCGCCAAACTCGTATCCAAGCTTCTCGACAGATCACCAGGCTCGCGCATCTACCGATTACACCATACTCCCGTCTCAAATCTCCCTCCCACAATGCGGGCAGAGTTTTGTTTGTTGCTTCCTCACTTTGTGCACAGCATGTTTCAATGTCTTTGCATTGTTCAACATGTCTTTCAGTTGAGCACGATGCCGCTCGCGTTTTGGCTTCGCAAGTTCGGTCTTGATCTGTTTCTTCAAACGTTCCAGTTTGTGTTCAAACACACTGAGAAAGTTTGGTATCAATTCTTGATCTTTGCTCATCTTTTCAATCCATGGTAGGAGCTGTAGGGATCGAACCTACGACCTCGATCTTGTAAGGATCTTGCGCTACCGCTGCGCCAAACTCCCTCGATATTTTCGTATATACTTGATGCGGTCTTATATCTACGATAAATTCTTTTTCCTTTGTGACACCGGTTATTTCTAACAAATTATCCAAACGGTAAAAATCATCCCACACTTCACCTTCGTAAGAAGGGCATGACAGTACCACAGCACCTTGTCCTTTTAATTTATCAAGAAATATATATCCACCAACAGCTGTATGCCATACAACGCCTTTTCTTGGATACTTGACAATCAAATAACAGTCATCGGCGTCTTCGGCATAGCCTATCAAGCGAGCAAGCTCAAAGCTCAGGAGTACTGGCTCGTTAAAGTGATCAAGACACATTTGTTGAATATCGTTCATATTGTCTTCACCATAATAAAGGGTTCTTCCTTTGGTGCTTCTTCATAGTCCTTACCGAGAACAAACGCTTCCTCTCTTGGCGAGAGCCTTGTTATCTTATATCCGACGAAGTGGCGAGATCCGTCAGGAAGCTCCATCACGCTCGATGATTTCAGCTGAATCTCAGGAACTTCTTCTACTGGTTTCGTTCTCCACACATTCGCGAAGAAAATGTCTACCATGTTATCTCCTCTGCAGCCCCGTACGGACTCGAACCGCAACCAACGGTTTTGGAGACCGGTATGCTGCCATTACACCACGGGGCTATTTTCTTGTTTTGGGCACACGAGCTTCATACTCGTAGGTGCGACCAATCGTGATGTGAAACCGCCAACCACGCGGCAACCCAAACTCTGCACGGATTTGGTTCAACATAGCGCAGTCTACATCGATCCAATAGAAAAATCCACCGTCTGGATCGTCTGCTGCACGAAGATTACCGTGTTCGTATCGGAAATTGACTTTTTTTCCCTGATATTTCTTCCAAAGTTCGGGATGCTGAGCACAGGCATGTTCGCCTCGGATAACCGAGATGTGTGCATCCCAAGCTGGCTTGTGAAGAATAATGTGCTTTTCGCGTTGAAGCCACCAACGGTAATACCGTGTGATTTCTTTATCAACGTCAACAACACACCACCACTTAGTGCGATTCTTCATATCGCCTCGGTACGGATCGTAAACAATCGTACCATATCCGTCGAGATAGTCGACAGACATCCCGTCACGATTCAAGTGCTTCATGATGAAAAATCCTTCTGTGAGACGTGTGTAGGAATCGAACCTACCTTGACGACCTTTGCAGGGTGTCACATAGCCACTCTGTTACCACGTCATGTGTTTACTTTAGCCGCTTTGCTAACTCATCTAGTTTTTTACCTAAGTAACTGAATGCTGTATCAGCAACATACCAACCCTCTCCCACCATGTTCGGCATTTGCATGTACGATGCATACTTGTTGCTATTTCTTCGATACCAAACAATGTTCCCGCGCTTTGTTGGTGCCACTGCTATAAAATTTGGACGCTTTGTTAGATTTGGATTTGAAGCATAAACAACATCAAACTTCAACCCATGCTTTGCAAGCATGGATTTGAAACGATTATAGTACACAGCATCTTTTTCCCACCACGGATACGACTCTGGATCACCAGCGTACCGTCCCTCCGTATTTTCGAAGTACGGATTAACAAATGTACCTTGCCGAGCTGTGTATCTAACTTTAGGGCCTCGAACATCTTTAACGATATAGTCAAACTGAATTCGTGTCGGAACTTGTTCCGGCGCAATTTGTGAAGCAGTTATTGGTTTCCCACGCACCTGGGCCTTTGCTTCTCGAGTCTGCTGCGAATTGAGGTTCACCTTGGCATCAATGTACGCTGCTTTTACAGCCTTCAAACGGTTTGCAATCGTCTTATACTCGGTTGTTAATTTTTCGAGACGAGCTGCAAGATCTGGATGCGTCCGTTTATTGATGATGATCACACCATGCCTGCCTCCAAAAACCAAATCATCTGGCGTGGAGAGCGACGTCGAGATCCAGGGGCTGATGGCCAGTCCCGGTGCCACGGTGTGCTGCGGCCCACCGACCTGGTCGCCCGCCGCGGCGAGGAAGATATCATCGATTTGACCCTCAATGTGCTTCTTTCGATGTTCAATCACACGTTGCTGCCGTTCAATCGCCTCAAGCGATTCACGGACATGTATTAACTTCATGGGGTATATTTCCTTGGCTTATTTTTAGTCCTTTGGAGCGGGTAGAGGGATTCGAACCCTCCTCCTCTGATTGGAAGTCAGAGATAATAGCCACTATACGACACCCGCAGGTTAAACTTTAACCTTGTAAGGATCCCAAGCTTCATTCAAAGTAAGTGCATGCCGTGCCTTGAACTCTGCTGTTGGGATGCACCAACAGGTCCCGTCTTCTGCTAACACAAACAACCGATCAATCTCTTCACTAAACGGCCTCGTATCGGTTTTACGAGCGTTCGAACCGGACGTCTTTAAATTCATTGCAAGTCTCATCATTTCCGTTAGTGCTTTTGCCCAAGATTTAACACAACCGTTAGTATTGACTGCTAAACCAGAACTTGGTGAAGGCTAGAACCCAGCCAATGGGCCAATCCCGCATCATACTTCTTCAACATTGAACGTCAAAGGATGATTGTGATCCCTTGAGTAATCAGTTGCTTGCTTTGCTTTCGTTTCAGCGATATCCTTTGGATATACACCGCAAATTACTTTCCCAGTCGTGTGAGCACTCATCATGACATTGAATGCTTTCTGGCTATCCATATTGAAGAACTTGATCAAGACTTCGACGACGAAGTTGAACGGTGTGTAATCATCGTTCAACAACACAACCTGATACATCGGTGGTTCTTTCGTGCGAACTTCTTCACGTTCAAGAATCGCCGTACCCGAATCGCCCTGCTTCTGTTCCTGATCTTTATCTATGTCAAATGGATTTTCAGCCACAGTGACCTCTCATCTGTTTATGAAGCACACGGAGGGATTCGAACCCTACATTAGGAGCACTAGACTGGACTTGAACCAGCACAATTTCGCTTTGCAGGCGAATGCATTATCTTTCTGCCACTAGTGCATTTCTCACATTTTCCAACCCATACTTGTGTATTTTACGATGACAATTAGCACAAACTGGAATACACTTTTCTGCTTCTCGTAATATTGCAAAATCTGAAATACGCTTTGCAGGCAGCTCCATTAGCCTCTCTGGCACGTGTGCGTTCGAAACAAACACCTTACTTCTTATTGCGTGGTTTGACAACCCCATTTTCTATACGACGAGCTCGCAATTCTGCCATTGTCTCGATTCTCGTCCTTTGAACAGGTGGCGGTGGTAGTGGATCTCGGAGCAGGGAGAGAATTGCGTTTAGAAGGGTCTTCACTGGTCATCTCCTTACACTCCGTTGCAATGATCACCACGCGTTCATCATCCACATCAATTGTTTTCTTCGACATGTTGTTCCGTACGAAATGACATGTGAAGTAATCAAACGGCCCTACTACAGCCAAGTGTTGGTCACCACCCCAAAATAATGTAATCATCAACACCCATTTCATTGGCAACCCCGCACAGAGTCGAACTGTGATCTACTGGTTCAGAGCCAGTCATACTAGCCGTTATACGACAGGGCAATTGTCCGCTTACAGGCGGGCAAAATCTGCAAACCCCGCCTCGATTAGCTCTTCCTGGCAAGTGTGAATGTCACGCTCACCAGCAAGATGCTTGTTGATAATCTCTTCTACCTTCTTATTATCCATACGCACTGCTGGAAGTTTCTTGATTAACAATAGTCCCAACACGTGCGACTTCAATGGTGTATCGGTCACGTCAAGAATACCACCGACCGATTTGATGTTTTTGTGAATATCCTGCAACGATGTAATTTCAGGCAACATCTGCATGTACATCTTTCCACCAATGTGCTGTGAGCAATGCTCAAGCGATCGCAATTCGATATTACCTGCAATCGAACAGTGTGTGCCAACAACAGCTGGCATTCCAAATAGAGAGGTTAGATGGTTGTGGTTAATAAACAACTCACCATCTACTTGCGTTGGACAGCCTTCCGCGGTCTTCAATTCACCACCCGCGCAAATGAAGTTTCCTGTAACGTGTCCGAATTGCACTGGAAACTTCTCTTCCTTAACTGCACCAGCGTCAAAGTGAACGTCACCGTTTACGTCGTACGCTCCGGCTTTATTCAAGGAAGCATTGGCAACTTTGTGTTGTTTAAGCCATCCTTCGCCGCTTGTTGGTGACGCTGCGGCAGGCACTGCTGTTTTTGCTACTGCTGTTTTTGCTACAACAGATACCGGAGCTGCAGGGGTTGCACTACCAGCTACTGCTCCTTTTCCGTGTGCGGATTTTGCGTTCTGATAGTATGTACCAGCACCCGCAGGCGTCATGTTAAATGGTGGTTGTTGCAATAGCTTAAGAAAGTCTTGGCGAGACATGCCACCCTGAACAACATGTTGAAGGTAGGCCGCTTCCACATCTTGCTTCTTTGCCATCTCGGTGAGAGGCTTCTTGAGATCTTTGATTCGCATGGTGTCTTTTCCCCTGGATTTAGGGATATTTATAAATATCCACCAATCATCGTCAAAAGAAAACATTCAATGATTGGTGGATATTTATAAATATCCACCAATCATCGTCAAAAGAAAACATTCAATGGAAAACGGTCCTGAACAGCAGCTTAAGCGTCTCGCCCATGCACATAAAGCATTGGTTCATCGAGAGCGTCATTACCGCAACGAGTTGCAGGATCTTAACTCGAAGCTGGTTGGAACTCGGCAAAAAACCGCTGGATACTTAGAGGTTGTTGACGCAACAGGAAAACCAGTATTTTGGATCGAAAACATTCCGCAAAACATCGAATTTCGTCGATTGTACCAGATTGCAATACTTGGTCTTAGTCGGGTAGAGCGGGAAATCAAGAAGAACGAGACAGCACAACGCAACGTAAAGAGAGAAGACGTCAAACCAGTAACAACACCAGTATCACAGATTCCTCAAAATCGAATTCCTGCAAAGATCTCATTGTCTATGTTTAATTCAATTGACAATCCATACTACGAATTCACCTCTGATCGCTATGCTGGTCCTCCTGAAGGTTATCAGTGGGATGCATCAGCTGGACTCGAATACTTCGAACTGAAGAGATTACTTGCTCGCTACAACATGAAAATCGACACTGTTTACGCCAGCTCAGATAGTGTGACAAGACGATTTGCTGCTGTTGGCGAACGTGGTTCAATCGTGTGGTATCGTCGGCCTGGTAAGGAACGAAGCACACGACTTTCGATTCTTGGTATGGTGTTCAAGGGCGATCACCTGATAACCCGCAAAACAGCAGGAATGCGAAACGCACTCAAGACGTTGAAAGATAGGGCTAAATGATAGGGCTAAATGAAAATTGCCGACTTAAAACGGGTAATTTTTGTAGTCATAAACACCTGTTACGGTATTTATGTCTTTAAAACGAAACGAGACCTTCAAAGATTGGCAAGGGCGTAGGGAATCGAACCCTATCCTATTTGCTTCAAAGGCAAAAGTAGCTCCAAGCCTCGCCCCAATTACAACAGAGTTGATTGTCGGAATAACTGTCTTACGACCGTTGTGTCTACCATTCCACCATAGAACTTACGTGCTAGAAGGACTCGAACCTTCACGTCTTTAGACGAAGTATGTCATTCCTACGCAACTGTTGGTCTCCCTACCAAGACTCGAACTTGGTCCGCAACGTCCCGAACGTTGTACGCTCACGCTCTAGGGAGATTTACTACTGATGCATTTGTTGCTGTTCCTGCCGAGCCTTTTCGATTGACTCGAGATGCTTGCGGATATATCGCATGAATAGCAGTGCTTTGTCCTCCGCAAGGAAGATAGCATTGCCGATATCGTCAATAGGCACAGGAAACTGAAATCCAGTCTCCGTCTCGTACCACAATTCTCTTTCACGATAAAAAATGAACTTAACCTTTTTGTTGTCAACAACCATTTCTTTCAATGTACTCATGTGCTTCTCCTTAGAGCGGACCGGGGAATTGAACCTAGCACTATAGATCTAGAATTTAAGTGCCCCATCTCCCGATTCACTGTCGGGCGTACTAACGTTGTACGAGGACCGCATTGTTTGGTTGCGGAGGTCAGGAGTCGAACCTGCTATCAGGTGGTTATGAGCCACCTATGGTCAATGATATCCGTTCCACTTCTCCGCCATTGATTACTTGTGAAATTGCTCTTCTTCTGTTGAACCTTTCAAAGCCGTTGTCGAAGATTTACCTGATTGAATTACTTGAGTAACTTCATCGAAGTAACTTGTACCAACTTCACGTTGGTGTTTCACCGCCGTAAATCCTTTCTCAGCTGCTGCAAACTCCTTCTGTTGAAGTTCAACAAAAGCAGTCATGTGATTCCTTGCATATCCATACGCTAGTTCAAACATCGAATAGTTCAGCGAATGAAAGCCAGCAAGAGTGATAAACTGAAACTTGTATCCCATTGCGCCAAGCTCTCGTTGGAACATCGCGATTGTAGCATCGTCGAGATTTTTCTTCCAGTTGAACGATGGTGAACAGTTGTACGCTAATATCTTATCGGGATATTTGCTATGAATCGCTTCCGCAAATCGTTTTGCAAACGTCAAATCTGGTTTGCCTGTTTCACACCAGATCAAGTCTGCATACGGTGCATATGCAAGCCCACGCGAAATAGCCTGATCGAGACCGTTGCGAACACAAAAAAATCCCTCTGAAGTTCTCTCGCCAGTCAAGAACGGTTTATCGTTTTCATCAATGTCACTGGTCAGTAAGTTTGCTGCTTCGGCGTCCGTTCGTGCAAATAGCACTGTTGGCACACCCATAATGTCAGCTGCTAATCTCGCAGCGACTAATTTCTCTACTGCTTCTTTTGTCGAGACAAGAACTTTACCACCCATGTGGCCACATTTTTTCACTGATGCGAGCTGATCTTCAAAATGAACACCAGCCGCACCTGCTTTAATCATTGCTTTCATTAGCTCATGTGCATTTAGCACACCACCAAATCCTGCTTCTGCATCTGCAACAATTGGAGCAAAATAATCGACTATGCGACATCGGGGATCACCGTTGCTTTCCATGTGTTGGATTTGGTCTGCTCGTTGCAACGCATTGTTGATCCGTGTAACAACGGTTGGAACACTTGTGGCAGCATACAACGATTGATCCGGATACATACTCAAACTGTCATTCGCATCAGCCGCAACCTGCCAACCCGACAGGTAAATCGCAGGCACGCCTGCTTTAACTTGCTGAACTGCTTGATTGCCTGTTAGTGCACCAAGAGCATTGACGAATGGCCGCGTATGGAGAAGGCTCCACAACTTGTTTGCGCCTTGTCGCGCAAGAGTATGTTCAACTTGGATAGACCCACTTAAACGATTAACGTCTTCAGCAGTATATGGTCGCGTTATCCCTTTCCATCTTGCATCTGTTTCCCACTCACGGTGCAATCGGTTGTCCATCATTGTTCCCTATTGTGAAATGCAGGAGACATTATACACTGAAACTAGTCAATGTTAACACAAACTTGGAGCAGCTAGTGAGATTCGAACTCACGCCCTAACGCTGGCAACGTCAGATACTACCGTTATACTATAGCTGCAATTGGATAATTCCTGCATGCACTTTTCGATGACAATTGCTGCACAAGCACACGCATTTTTCAACTCTGTTTGATAAATGCCCAGTTGCTTGTTTAGGAAGCGAAACTCGGACGTGGGTTTATTGTCGAGGCAGTTCGAACATTGTTTCATGTTCATATTTATGTTTCGAAAAACAACCTATTTTCGAATTGGCGCCCTGTATCCGAATCGGACGGCTCTTCAACGTTCGAAGCGTTGCGTGCATTCCATTACACCTTACAGGGCAGTGTACTATCTTTATATCTTCGTTCCACCTTAGGGAACTACCTTTGTGGGCAAGGTGGGACTCGAACCCACACGATCACAGATCACAAGATTCTGAATCTTGCACGGCTACCAAATTACGTCACAAGCCCGTTTCGTTTCTTTATGAGCGTGTATACCGATTCCACCACAAGGCCAAAGTTAGTTAATGCTGAGTAGTTGTTTTAGTCGATTTTCGTTAAACCCGTACACAATAGTGTTTCCAACAACAATCAGTGGAACACCATGCCCACCCAGTCGTTTGAATCTAGCTGCTGCATCGAAATCTTTTTCGATATCGTAGTCAAAGTAAACTATGTTATTTCGTCCGAAGAACACTCGCGCTTGACGGCAATACGGACACCGCGATGTACCATACATCGTCACAGTTGGTTGACTGGATCCAATGCTAGGTACAATCAACGCCAACAATAATCCAAGAACGTCTCTTCGTTTCATACAGTCTCCTCGTTTCATACAGTCTCCTGGCGGAAGACCGAGCACTCGAAGCCCAAACCGCTCTCACGGTTCAATCTGATTTCGAATCAGCTCTGGCGCGCCTGTCCAGTTGATCTTCCCAGTGTATCTTTGCGTGACCAATTTAGTCCCACAATGCTCGTAAGTATTTACCAAACAATTTCATTCCGTTGTCGATGCGTTGTTCTCGTTGTTCTCGTTTGTACTCATCTCGCTCATTGTACTCATCTCGCTCATTGCTAGGATGGATTTGTTCAAAAGCCCAAATCATCTCACTAAGAATGTAATCCCATCGTTGGTGAAACAATTCGTCCGTGTCCCATGCATGTTCCACAGGAGGAGCCGCAGTCGACCGAAGATGTTCTGGTACATCCGCGTCATCCGTGAATGGTGATCCATGTTTCACTTCTTGAAGCTTCTTCAACATTGGAAGAACAATATACGCCAATGTTGAATCCATTGACCACACGTCGTAGTTGTCAATGCGAACTTTGATGGTTCGTTTCTTTTTGCTCTCCAACCAGTCACACAAAGAACGGACCCAAGTGTTAGTGTTAGCCAACCAGTCACCAAGTTGATGACAACGATCTTCTGAAACGCCAACGTGTTGCAACAGATGTGCGAGCTGGTAAGGACCAACCCAACTACGATATTTCCCGATGTACACTTTCACGTCTATTTCTCCTATGTTTGGTGGTCTCGGAGAGACTCGAACTCTCACACCTATCGGCACCACCCCCTCAAGATGGCGTGTCTACCAAATTTCACCACGAGACCATTCAATTCATTCCGATCGTTCATGAACAACATACGCAATGCCCGACTCGACATATCCAGCCGGTTCATTTGTGTAATGTTAAATCATGTATTAACAATGTACTTGTAATCCATCTCGCTTTGAAGCATTCTTTCGTACAAAACGAGGCCCACCCCGTTCCGGCCGGTGTGAATCTCCAGGAAAGAGATTCGAGTACTGGCTCTATCTTCGAACATTTGTCTCGGTGTCCAGCCAACCAACTGCCGTGGGCCCTACTTTCACGTATTGGGGTACTAAGTGTTGTTTCAGGTCTTCGTACAGGGTGAAAGCTCCCGCTGATGAAGTGTACAGCTTCTCCCAACCGTCTTCTCCGTAGACCCAAAGGTCGGCCCCACCGTAATAGCTCGTGATGAGCGCGGGCATCCCTTTGTAGGTCCCACACCAACCAGTGGTGCCGAACATCTTCACTTCTTTAGCCTCTGCCAGCATCTTTAACCCGATGTTCTGCTTCGCCTAGTTTAGTTTTCATGAACTATTTAGTAGTCTGAAAACTATGAACACCATTCGATACTGGTGCCGGCTGTTGGTATCGAGCCAACCCCTCCACGTCTTCAGCGTGGCGCTAATCCATCTCAGCTAAACCGGCTTTAATCAACGCTAATAGTTCCTTAGAACTTACCACAACCATTTTCCACTCACTCTTCAGCTATTCTCTTCTTGGGAATGTCATAATGAGCGAATCGACTTCTGTGAAACCAACAACGTTTAATGCCAAGATTAGTCTGCTTGTTCACACTTCAATGTTGCGTTAGGATCATCTTCAAGAAGATCCTTATGCTGCGCAATCGCAAGTGTGCATTCCTGTTGCGTTTCAAAGCGTAGTTGTGACGGTATTTCAATCGGACCACTGCATCCGTGAAACGTCATAATAACGATTATCCAATACATTGTATTCCTCCTGTTGGATAACCCTATTTATTTCTCATCTCAGTACCATCAATACATAATCATAAGGATTGTGTCCTTGATAATCAAGTGCCTTGTGATGGTAGTCTAAAACGTCGAGCATTTCGGGTGTTATTTCATCAAGCGGAATTTCCTGAAAACCAACACTTCGATAGATCGATTCATGACCGGGCCGAGCATTAACATATACAGGCCGTTCCTTGTAACCATCAAACACGTGGTCCATTAACGTTTTTATATATCCTTGACCTTGATATCGAGGCCACGTACGAACGTTGTCCATAAACACATATCCTCTTCCTCGCCCACGAAGTTTGAACAAACTTATTCGCGACACAATTGAATTGCCGTTGTACAAGTAGTATGTGTCCTGATCTTTCGTGATGCGAAACGAACCAGGCAACTTACGAAGCACTTGTTTGCCAGGCCGATTGCTGTGAAACATTCGGGCTGTGCCAGGCGTCCATGAGATTTCGTTGAGTTTCATAGTTAAGTATTTACGTGGTTTGTGTGTACAGGGGTGGAATTGAACCACCGACACGCACGCTGCTCTACCAACTGAGCTACCTGTACAAAGAGCTTGAGTTATTGTGTACACGGAAGACGCTGGATTTGAACCAGCTATGTCTGATTTGTAGTCAGATTTTCAACCAATGAAGTAACCGTTGTACTACGCAACAAGCTTCAGCGGAAGGTAGAGGTGTCGATCCCCCAGCAGTTCTTCACCGCTGTTCACTTGTTTTCAAGGCAAGCCTGTTCGCCGGAACAATACCTTCCGTGGCGTTCCCAACCGGATTCGAATCCGGTGTTTCAACCTTCCGTAATGGCGAGCTATTTCACCAAAACAGCTGTGAACGGTACGGGAATCGAACCCGTCTCTTCGGCTTGAAGGGCCGAGGATCTCTCCAGAAATCCAACCGTTCAATGTTTTTTGCTGTTTCGTCCAGCATATGTTGCTGTCTGTGAATGACAGTTTGGACAAAGAAATTCCAAATTTTGCAGACGATTGTCATTATTCACACCATTTTTGTGTTCAAGCTGCAAAGTTAACGTTTCTCCCTGCCATATACCACCATTTTCGCACTTTGCACACTTATAATCAAGTCTACATTCTTCAACGAGACGCTTTTTCAGATCTTTTCGATCATACGTTGAGTTTTTGGTAAGAATATCCTTCAACGCTATTTTTCGCAAGCGTTTGCTCAATCGTTTCCTTTCATAACCAGCACTGTACGGATCAAAATGATCAGTCGAAATGTTATGTTTAAATAATCGTGCTTGAAGAATTTTGTATGATGCTCCTGAAACGCTCATACCCATTCGCCGAACAACTTCTGCGCGCGACTTTGATCGTTGAACAGCTTGTTTCAACAACTCGGTGTTATCAAACACGCTTGTCTGTTGTCGCTTATGTGGTGCAAAGTGTTCGGTTGAAATTTTGTGTTGTTTGATTGCAGTTAACAATCTTTCCCGCGTCATTCCACCATTTTTATAGCCAAGATTTGCCAACGCCTGTTTTAGATTTGTTGCTGTAGATATCGCTCGTTCTAATATTTCTTTCAGGAGGACTTATATGGATTGGGACAATATAGTATTTATAGGACACCATCAGGGGCATACCAATAGACGAACACTACATAATGGTCTCCGTACAAGAACTTGAATCTTGTCCACAACGCCCCAAACGTTGTACGCTAACCCTCACGCTCTACGGAGAAATTTGTAGCACGACAAAACCACCTCTGTGTGCGTGGCTGTGGGACGCTACTTTGTCTTATAAACGCTTGGCGGATGACTGTTAGGAACATCAATCGAGATTAAACGTGCAGAGAACATGCGGTTTCCCGCTCGGGTTATGAGCCCGCTTGGCCCCACGGCCGATTCGCCACAAAAAACACCTCGATGCTCTTTGTGGCGAATTTTAGAGTCGAACTAAATGAAGTAACTCTACTACTGCGCAACGATTGGTCTTGGTGACAGGAGTCGAACCTGCGTGGTCTCCGCCCCAAACGGAGTGACTAACCAGACTAGCCTACACCAAGAATGTCTTTTGCATAGCCTACACGACGCAATTGCGTGAGGTCAGCTTGTGTATATGTTTGGTATTTTCCTTTGATGTGTTCTGGCATCGGAAAATACTCAATTGCATTGCTCGAATCTTGCGTGATGATTCGCGCTAATTCGTTAAATGATATTGCCACACCTGTTCCAACATCGTAGATTCCGCCAATAGGATTGGCGAGAAAGGACATGATAACATTCACGACATCTTCGACATGAATGAAATCTCGTTGTTGTTCACCGCTCTCAAACAGTCTGACTTTACCAGTTGTTTTGTATTGCTCACACAGTTGATGTATCATCGACGCCATACGTCCTTTGCAATGCTCACCAGGACCGTACACGTTGAAATATCGTAGTCCAACGACGTGTGGCAGTTTAGTCGCTCGAACAAGGTCGTCGAACATCAGCTTTGACCATCCGTAAAGATTCAACGGATGTTCCTGTCCTGGTGTGTTACCGTACACAGCGGCCGACGATGCATAGATCAAAGGAATGTTCTGACAGTACTCTAACACACGCTTAGAGTAGTCATAGTTTAACTCCATCATGCGCGATACGTCTGTTTCGGTTGTGTCTGCACACGCGCCTTGATGAATGACAGCCTCAACATCAGTAAGTTCAAACAACGTGTTTCGGTTGTCGATATCGATCGATACTACTTGACGTCCTCGCGTCTGCAGTGTTTTTACAACATGACTTCCAATAAAACCATGAGCACCTGTCACAACAATCATTTCCATCTCTTATAAGTGATACATTACTTATAAGATGAAACAGGGTGCGGATGAACAGGATTTGAACCTGCATAAGATATACAGACACCTTTCTTTCGGAACTCTTGTCGAAGGGCCTCTCGAGCGGTTATCCCTCAACTCACCGACTTAGTCGCATATCCACCTCTCTCCCGCTAGTGGGAAGCCGTCTTCATTTGCGCCACATCCGATAATATGGTCAGGGTGAGAAGACTCGAACTTCCAACCTCCTGTCTCCAAAACAGGCCGTCTACCAATTGACATTACACCCTGATATTAGCGGCGAAGGAGGGATTCCAACCCCCGTTAGCCCCGCGGGGCTGTTCTCCATTAAACTACCTCGCCAATCAAGCTGAGTTAAGATCGCAGACAGCAACAAAGTTCCACCAGGATTCTAGGGCGAAAGTGAAGTAACTGTCTTACTGCGCAACAACTTGGTGCCCTTGACAGGAGTCGAACCTGCACCCACTTATGTGGCCGATGCTCTCAACGTCGTGCGTTTACCAATTACACCACAAGGGCATTATTTCTGTTTGATCATAGCGATCAATTCAATTCACCATTTACGGTATTGGATTCGCTCATTCTGTACAAGATGTTCACAGCTTCATGAAGTCCGTCCACAAAAGCGATTTGTTCTCCGATTAAACGAATCTTTTCTTCTGGAGAAGAGTCTTCATTAAAGATTCGTTCGTCACGACGATTGTTAAAATAACACTTCTCCCTTGCATTCCCATCTGCTTGTTCGTCCCACTTATTCATGTCATCTCCTGGTAGTGGATGGCGGTTACGATCCGCCTACTCAACCTTATGAGGGTCACGTGATAGCCAGTTCACCAATCCACCGTAGAAAGTTTGCCCAGTCGCTACATTGAATTCGTGGTGGATGACCTAGGATTCGAACCTAGCGTCCAGAGGACACGGGGTTACAGCCCGCTGCAGTCGCCAATGCTACTCGTCATCCATTCCCCATTCTGCAACCGAATAAAGGCATCCGTAGATGTTGTTCCCTACTCTTCGCTCCGCCGGTGGGGTTCGGCCAAATTGGCCCGTGCATTTGTTAGACTTCCCGAGTTGTGGAAGTCACCAGCTCCTTGTTGGCTGGAAGATCACGGTATCTCTTACTTAATATGGCGGAACGTACGGGAGTCGAACCCGTCTCTCCTGATAGACAGTCAGGAATAATCGCCGATATACCAACGCTCCATATTTCTTTGGCACCGGCGGGGCTGTCCACCACAAACAGCCCCGCCCCAATCTTCTGGTATCCCGAAAAAGAATCGAACCTTCTTTTTCCAACCTTCGCAGGGTTAGTTCTGTATCCATCAGCCGAGACATTGGAGGAAGATGTGGGATTCGAACCCACGGAGCATCTTGACGACGCTCAACACCTTAGGAGGGTGCCGACATAATCCACTCATCCAATCTTCCATAAAAATCTTCAACCCATCGAGCTTTGTGGCTCTCTCGAATCTTTCCGTTGCGATTTGTTCGAAACGTTACACTCCCAACAGTTTCCAGTTTCTCGATTTGGAACAAACAGAATGTCATGTGTTGATGCGTTCTTAGGGGTGATCGACGAGATTCGAACTCGCCCTACGACTTTCACAGAGTCGGATGCTAACCGCTACATTACAATCACCCCTAAGAACACTACAAGGATTTCTCCTGTAGTGTTCTTCTAGAATACTTTCGTACTCCACCGTAGGCATTCCCTACGGTGATGATTCTTACTCATGCGTTTTCGCCGCACTTTCATCCTCACCGCCGACCATTCCTGTATGTTTATCGTCCACAGTCGGATCTCGTTTCCAATCTGGACGTTACGTCTAATCCTGCATGCCGCCTTAAAATTGAACTTACCAAAAAGGAAGGGCTCTGGATTTCTCGCAGAGCCCTTCGTGTTTGTTCTGCTTAGATCCGTTTTAGTCCCAGGTCGGATCTCCACGAAGGGCGCTGTTAGGCTGCTCAGGACGTTCGAATCGATACGAACGCATGGAGCCCTGCCCGAGTGACGTATCACTCAGATGCCAGCTATGTAGTGATTGACAGCGTTGCATTTCGTTACCCTTCATATTCCATGTTCAAAGTTAGTTCCAAAGAAATCAAACTGTACCTCTATTTATAGTAGAAGGTCAACAGTTTTGAAAACACGTGACCAGAACACACTGGCTACACGTGTTGTGCAGTATATATGATTCGTTTCGAAAAATCAACCACCGGACCATTGAAACGTAACTCTACGTGCTTTTGCACGTTTGGTTGTCTTCTGCTTTCCTTTGTTCGCAGATTTTGCCACCGCAGATGTTGCACGTGGTGCAACATCTTCTGGAAGGACCATTTCGAGTTTGTCGTAATAACGTGGATTCTCTTTAAGATGGTCAAGCACAATTTCACGAGCAGCGGCGCGTGATTTTGTGTGCTCGAGTTCGTGTTGAATTCCTTTGTACAGTTGTGCATTGATCACCGACAACGGAACATTGTGACGCAACGCTAATTGCTGTGGCGACATCGTTGGGACGCTCAAAACACCTCTATGGAACAACTCTATTAGTCGCATTCGACTAGTCCTTGTAACCGAAGCCCTTTGATGCACGCTTCAACAGTGCTTGACCACGCTTGAAGTCAAACATATCCTTCAACGTTGGCTGACGACCACCATTGACAACAAACAATCGAACAACCTCAGGAATGTTTGTTGTGATTGGATTCATCCAAGAAGACATTTTGATCTGAGCTTGCTTCATACCTGCAACAGTGCCCTGTGAAAGATGATCATGCAACTCTTCCATAGCACCAGCAACTGTCATGCAGAATGACGCCTGTGCATCATCACGCGTGTTGTTGTAGTCAGCTGCCTTGCGGAACGTGTCGATACTTGCCTTGAGTGCTGACATAACGTTGCCAGGAATCTTGACTTTCTCATCATGATTCATAGCTGTTGCATATGTCAGATCTGTTTCTGGCCTGTTTTCCTCACCAACTGGGTCGTCGAAATCAACCTCACTAACCTTTGGTTCTGTTAGGTTTGGAATTGTGTCATCATTCTCACTTGGAGGAGCTGGATCATTGCCAGGACGCTTAGGCATGTGAGAATCTTCAGTAACCAACTTGGCTAATTTCTGTTCGTCTGGAGTCAGTTTACGAATGAATTGAACGGCAGCTGGTGCATTGTTTTCGAAATCGTACTTGCGACCGTTATAGATTACGTAAACGCGCTTCGGACGATCACTCCATGCATGTTCTCCAGCGCGTGCTTGACCTGCTCGTTCGCCTGCACCCAATCCAGCGCGATCCCATGCAGCGGCACGAGCAGCATATGCCATTTGCGGATTAACACCTTCAATAGATTCTGAACGAACCTTCTGAACATCCTTATATGGAACCTTTTTGTCAAGTCCATCAACACGAATTACAACGAAATCAGCTTGTGCGTTTGGTACGATAACTGTTGCGTTGTGTCCGTTCCACATCACCGGCTCGTCAGCGTGAAACAGGTTGCCTGTATTAACGGCTGAACGCTCTTCATCCTGCGCAACAAAAGCCATTTCACAATCTTCTTTGTGTTGTCCTGCTTTGCCGCATTTCGGACAAGTTTCCTTCTCGGTTTCAGTTTCGCTGGAATCAGCATCTGCATCCACGTCGGATGGTAAATCATCGGAATCTGCATCCATGTCGGAATCTGCATCGTCAGTAGGGATGTCTGAATCCGGCGACACTGCTGAATCGACATCGTCGTGATGTGGTTCGATTGGGGTCTTCTCTTCGGTTTCAGGGTCAATCTTAAACGCTTCGAGTTCAGCTAACGGTGTTAGTTTGGCACTGTAGGAGCCTCGCACCCACAGCTTTTTCACAGCATCAGAACCAGATGCGTCGCTATGATAAATCGCTGCTTCTTCGAGGTTGTCCGTCCAGACAGGACGGTTGTAGGAGCTGCGTGAGCTGAAGAACAGTTTGCTGGTTCTGTTCTTGGAAATGATGAACCCTTGTTTCATTGAGGATCTCCTGTGTTTAGGATATTTATAGGAGACAAGGGGCAAGTGAACGTTTTCTATCCCTCTGAACCGAAAAAAGAAAACGCCGCTCGAAGGCGGCGTTTGTCCTAGAACGTAGGGCCTTACTTTACTGCCATTGGCTTCTTCGCCTTTCCATCGGCGAAACCATGTGAATACCCAGCAACGTTGCCAGAATACTGACCAGCATTAGCAAGATTCTTCTTCTTGCCACGGCCGTCTTTGTAGCCGATCTTGTAGCCGACATTATAGTCGACACTATTTGCCAAAGCTGTTGGTTGAGTGAAACCAGCCGCAATTTGTTTTTTGCGAATCAATTGAGCTGGATCACCAGCTTTGCGGACCTTTGTAATCTTCGCATGCACAGGAGCAGCTTTTGCTGAGCTTTTGCCATCGATATAACCAACGCCAACATTCGGCCAGTACATCAGAGTTGTGCCGACTGGCAACTTACGGTTTACAGATGTTGACTGGATGAATACGTCGTACGCAGCATGATCACCTGGACGCAGTTGAATCGTTCCAGTTGTCGGAAGACCAAGAAGCTGACGAGCACCATGACCAGCGTAGACAGCACGCGTTGCACGATCACGAATCATGATCAGCTTGTACTCTTGAACTTCGTCTTCTTTCTTAACGAGTTCATAGAACGCTGCACCACGAAGCATTGGCTTGCCGGTCATGCGTTCACAGAAGTCACGAATCTCAAAGCAATGGGATGCGGTGACCTTCCACTCATTCACTTGGGCGGAGATGTCCGTCATCGTCGATTGAATCGCTTTGACGTCAACACCACTTAGGTCAGTCGTGTAGAATGCCTTAGTCGAACCAACACCTGTTGCACGTGCGCTGAAATACGACGCTGTGGCCGCACGAGTTGCAGTTTCAGCAACGCGGAGACCTTGTTCCGTTTGTTCCCATTCCATGATATTGTTCGCAGGAATCCCCATGTTTACAAGCGAACGTTTGTATCCATGAGGGACGCGGAACGTGAACGTCCAGCGATCGGTTGCGTGGAGCTTGAAGATCTCACCACCGAGACGGCTGCCGAGCCACTCGTATGAAGCATTCTCTTCACCGTCGGTGATTGCCAGGATCAGGAACGATACGTTCGGATCGTTCGCATCCGGCATACGTGAGAACTGATTGATCAGGTAACCAACCGCATCGTAAAGACGAGTCTGACCGAGAGTTGCTTTGAACAGGTGTTCAGATTGAGGTTGAACAGACATCACGGGCAGCACAGTGACGAAAGGTTCGATGGAGCTGCCGAAATCGACGACGCTGATGATACTGTCGAGTTGATGCTGTTGAGTGTTGTGTTGAATTTCTTGCAGCTGTGAGTTGTAATCTCTTGCGCATGGACGCTCGAGTCCGTAGCTGCGAATGGAACCGCTTCGATCGCGGGCAATGCCGATGTAAGTCTTGTACGCTTTTGTCATGATAATACTCCCGTCTAGTAAAAAGTGAAAGGTCTGTTTCAAGTCTTGAGCGCTTAGTGTTGGTGCTCGAGGGGGGATTCGAACCCCCGACCGATTCGGTTTTAGAGACCGCCGCTCTGAAACCACTGAGCTACTCGAGCGTATTTATGGCTTAAGAAAACAAATCCCCATTACCCTTGTCAGAACAAGTCGAATGTGACTTTCCAAGATTCGACAGAAAGTGTCAACATAAATAGGGTTATCGGACGGAGGAAACACATGAAGAAAGTACTAGTGTTCGTTGCAATGTTGTTGTGTTTCACCAATACCAATGCCCAAGATTATTCGGTTGTACGCCAAACGGTGTATGGGGTATCAATTGGTGGTGCACACGGATCGGCAGTGGTGATTGCTAACGGATATTTGCTTACGTCTGCACACGTTGTCGAAGCTGTTCCCAAAGCACAGATCTATATAGGTCCAAATAATGCCACAGCAAAAATCGTCAAGATTGATCAAGCAGCCGACATCGCACTTTTACACGCGCCTGACATACACTGTCCATGCGGTTCACTTTCAGAAAGACTTCCGATGATCGACGAACCTCTCGTCGCTGTAGGATTTCCGTTGCCAGAATTAACACAAGTTCAATTTGCAACCGACGGACGGTTTCAAGGATTAAACACAGCGGGACAATTGGTAATGACCGTTAACATTTCTTTCGGCAACTCAGGCGGTGGAGTGTTCATCGTGAACACTAATGAGCTCGTTGGACTTGTTGATTCGATCATCGCGATCCCACAAGGACCGAGACAATATGGCATTCAAGCTTTCCACCATTACATGTCAATAGCTGTGTCGATTGTCAAGATTCGAGCATTCTTACGATTGGCCACAGGACAGCCAACACCAGAGCATCTTGGTGGTCTGGTGCCAAAAGTGTTCAACAATTAACGAACCGGTTTACCAACTTCAAGGTTACGAAGTGTAAGTTCAGCTTCCCGCAGAGCAGCTGACGCTGCTCGCAACTGATCTTCATAGCGAAGGATCAAAGCACGCTGAGCCTGAGTTGGTCGTTCGATCTGACGGAGTTCGAATAGTTTGTCTTCGAGTTGTTGAACACGAAGTTGAGCCGTGTTCATGTCCTGACGAACAACAATCTTTTGGCTGAGTTGTTCTTGACGTGCTTGATAGTTCTCGAAGTCTGCTGTCTTAACGTATCGGCCATCAAAAGCCTGGGCTGCTGTTGCAAGCGTCGCAATTGCAGCAACTGCGGCCGCGATCTTAGTTAGTGTTTTGTTGGCAGCGACAAAGTCGGACAAAGATGACATTATACCCCTCCAGTTAGTGGGGTATTTATATTCATCCGGAAAAGTCGGGGCGTTTTCCCGCCCCGACATGTTCCCAAAATCAAATCAATTCTAATGAAGTACCACACGCGGCACAGAACTTAGCGCTAGCCTTGTTTACGTGTCCGCAACTGGTGCATTTTTGCTTCTTCTTCACAGTAATAGCTTCAACAACTGCCTTACCGGTCTCGACTTTGCCAAGCAAACGAAGAACAAGTGTGTAGCTATCTGCTTCGGTAGGAAACCAAGCAACAGTGTGAAACTGTTGATCAGAAACACCACCTGCTACCGTAATTCCGTTCTCGTTGATTGCGTTCATCGGGATCTGTGCTGAATCCATCACTGAATGACTCATTGCGCTTGCGGGCGCGCTGCAAGAAATTTGTTGAGCACCATCGTTTGCACTAAATGTTACACCCTGAGCATTCTGAGCCATCAAATTATTGACGGTCACCGTGTCAGCATTATTCATTAAACGGTTGCCACCTAACGTATTGGAACACCAAATAATCGGCGGATTATATGGAAAAGGCCAATCAGGCGAACGACGCCGTGGTGTGTGAACCCACTTATCGTGATATTCGCGTTCAATGATCTCTTTCTTGATCACGAATTCAGTTTTTGGCGGTCGCTGCTCGAATTTGTACTCGATGACAACGATACCATCTTCAGAACCAATCCCACGATGATTCTCAATACGTGCAGTTCGTTCAATGAACTTGAAACGATTGCCTTGGTTGAAGTTGCCATTTTTGACAAAACGCTCAATTTCAATCGAGCCACGAGCCGGCACAACAAACTCTGTGCCATCGCCAATGTCCGTGCCATCGATCGAAATTTTGACCAATGCACGGACAGTGTCCATGTTCTTGATATAGATTGAGTATTCTGCACCGAAAGGCAGATAGATGATGTCCTTGAATTCGCGAAGGACTTTGCCGTTATGTTTAATAGCTACGGCGAGCTTATTGCCATACATCATTGTGACTCCTCTTCAACGGCGTACCGACTAAACGCCCAAAATTAAAGTCGGTGAAGTTGGATTCGGTACTATTACCCAATCCAGAAGTCATGTGGTCGACTATTTATACCTCCTTTGCTCAACTAAGACAAGCCAAGATTTTGCAATACGTTCTAGTTCTTCTAAGGAAGCGTTCTGCTTTATTGTTCATTTCTTGTTTCGTTCCGCTTGCTTGCGAGCCCATTCTCTTTGATCGTCAAGAGCTTGACCATAGCGACCACGGCGGCCAGGACGTTCAACTTGATACATTGTTGCAACATCCAAACGATCGTTAAGATGTTCTGCTTTCAAGTCTTTAAGAGTGTCCCGTTCACCAGGAGAAAGGTTTTCAACAAGCTCTCCAGGTTTGTGAAAGTGCGTGTTGTTGATTTTCCGGCTACCTACGTGTAAAGGATGGTGCCATTGGAAGAACCACGCGCGGTCAATTAAGCCTCGAATTACGCTGCTAAGCCTCATTAGTATAATTTCGGAGGAAGTTTGTTTTTCTGCTGATCGCGTTTCCAACGCATGATGGCCGCAGACTTTTTGCGATTGCGTTTCACGCCTGGACGTTCATAAGCTTCCAGCTCATGAAGTTTTCGAAGAACGCCACCAGCTTCAACTTTCTTCTTCAGCTTTCGCAATGCGTTATCGATGTCCTTTGAGGACTGTCGCTCAAGGGTCAGTTCAACTTTTGGCATATGTAGATGGTCCTAACACTAATCAGCGCAACGATCATTTAAGGTCATGAAATTGTCAACAAGCCTGCATGAACTTTTCGATGGCAATTTGCACACAACCGTCGACACTTGGCAATTTCTTTAAGAACACGAGCCAATCTACCACCCATTTGGCTCGAAATCGTAAAATCTTTTCCATGGCAACCTCTCAGTTCGATCTAAATATCAGGATCGAACTGAGAGGTCCGAAAGTAGCGGGAGAGGGAATCGAACGCCCCGGCCTTTAGGTTATGAGCCTAACGAGCTGCCACTGCTCTATCCCGCAATAGAAACAATATGTTATTTATGTTTGAGGGTCATGTCAACGATGTCCTGTGTGAAGCATCTCAATGTACTTTAGAATTTTGTCCTCTACACCATCTTCAGACAGAAAGGAAAAGTATGGAATAGCATGCTTATGCAAAAGGGTCTTCAACTCAACGTCTTTATGTTTTGCCTGTTCTTCTGTTTGATTACGTCCAGCCTGGACATAAGGGATTGCTGGATTGCGTTCTAAGAAGATATTGATGTTGTTGTACGAATGGAACACATCAAGAAGGAACGGCTCAAACGATTTCGGAAACCATTCTGGCATGTACAACAATCCCAACAGAATTGAGCTGTCGACCACCGCATAATCGATGTCATGTCGAATCAGGCGACGAATCATCCGATGTTGTTGGCCAAAAATGTAGTCTTGCTCGGTGAAGATGTGCGTCATACTTTCCCACACACAATCTTTTGCGAATTCGTGTACGAATTCGACTTTCATTCCCTTCTTCTTCATTTTGACGTATAGCGCAGGTGCAATCGTTGATTTGCCTACGGAAGGACCAGCAAAGAAGTTGATTACAGTCAGTTTTTTGTTATCGTACATGGAGAGCCCCTAAGAGCGTCTATTGTACTTCTTACTCTTGGGTTACTCAACTAAACGGTTGCTCGGTTTCCTTCTTGTGAACCTAAACGTCAATGAAACGTATTCGGCAAAGCCTTGTATTCCTCACAAGAAATAGTGAATGATGTCGTAGTGATCTTCAAAGCATTCGTCGCTTCGAACCTCGCTTACAGGCACCCAGTACGCATCTTTCGCATCATCGCTGCCTTTCACTTCTGGTAATGGTCCAGGCGGCAATTCGATCAGAAATGCGTGTGTAATCGTTCGACCACGAAGCGATCGTTTCGGTGCATCGAAAACGTGTTGTGCTTTGATCGAGCCTTTAAGAACTGGTGCCGGAACCTTGAGACGAGTCTCCTCGCGAAGTTCGCGAATCATAGCTTCTATCAATGTTTCACCTTGTTCGATAAATCCGCCAGGTAACGCTTTCAGGCCCATCCCAGGAGCAGCACCACGCGTGACCATCAGAAGGTGTCCCGATTGGACAACAACTGCGTCGACAGTAACGAACACAGCCGGAAACGGAGCACCCTCCCAGCTCTTCTTGTATCGCTTGATGATCTCGTGTTCCTTAGCGAGCGTTCGATAATCTTCCGTCATCTTGAACACTTCGAGACAGCGATATACAGGTTGTGGAAGAAGCGTCTGCAAGAACTTCAGATTCTTTCCTTCGAAGAACAGTTCGCGGATATCCGTTGCATTGACGATTTCGTTCATCTCATGTTCAACAATTGTCCACTGCGGAAACATCTTGAGATAGTAGCTGCTGTGGTCCTTCGTATGGCCGATGATTGCGATTTTTGCTGGTTTGTCACGCCACCCGCCGGCCCGAACAGTTCGTTCAACTTCTTCTTGAATGCTCGCTGCCCAAAGTTGATCATTGTACAGCTGATCGCGGATAAGCGAGACTTTGATTCGATCAATCGCATGCGGCATGGAGTCGTAAATCATTGCAATACGTTCATCAGCCACAAACGGATTCTTTGGAGTACGAGGCGCAAATGAGCTACCAATGCACAGGATAACTTTGTCGGAGATCGACAAGGCGGTCTCGACCACTTGTCTGTGACCAATATGGAACGGCTGAAACCGTCCAATGAAAACAACATAGTCGTAGATGTATGACATATCGAACTCCTCGATATCGAAGACAAATCGGTCTATTCCGATTTGCTGTTACTTTAAGTTACTTAGTGGTTAAGGTCAACCACTCATTTGTAACTTGCAAGATGCTTCCTCAAAAGAGCTACGTGCTCTTTTGTGCACTTACAAAGTTCTGTGTACTGCTTTTTGTGCTCGTCCGAGAGATCCTTCTGTTGAAGGCGTGCTTCACACATTGCAATAATCTTGTCGCAATGACCGATACACGTTTCGAATAGAGCCTTTTCACTCTTGATATGCTCCGGTGAAGCATCACTCTCTACAAGAGGAAGACCAGCAGCTTTGCGGTAGTAGTTAAGATCCATGTGTTTCTCCATAACCTATTGCTATTTATGGAAGAAAAGAGAAAAGGGTGAGAAAACTCACCCTTCTCTTACAACTCTACAACCAACGCTTCATCCCAATCAAAGTGTTCATTAGGGTAAGCGCGCGGATTAACAATCACTTGTGTGTTGCCGATCTTGTAGTTGAACACATTGTGCACATGACCATGCACCAGTATGTCTGGTTGGGCATCGATAATCTCTGCGTCTAACTCAGAGACGAATGCTGGATTCATGTGATTCCCTTTGAAGCGGCGATGAACTGATTGTTCACTTACACCATGATGAACAACCAACACCACCTTTCTTCCAAGTTGTTTCTGTTCCTTTACGGCCGAAAACACGTAATCCTTTGCATCAGCATGATCACGGTACACATCTTGCGGGCGCAACCCACGCCAATCGGGAGCGACTGGCCATCCTTGTGATGGCGGGCCATCAAAATATGTTTGGCTGTAATCCGCCATGTATACCTTCGACATCGCCATCACACCCGGATTACCGCGCTTGAAATCAGTCCAGAGAGTTGCTCCAACGAAAGCAACGTCGTCGATCACCATGGTTTCTTTCTCGAGGAGATAGACATTGGTAATCCCAGCTTTCATTAGAGCATCCTTGAACTTTTGCCGCGAATACAGGAATGAGCCACCACTGTAGAACTCGTGATTTCCAAACACATAGATCACGTGTTTGAACTGGCTTGCCACCATCTTGAAAAATGGTTCCCCGATGCGATCCCACAACGAGACGGCACACACATCGCCCGCCAGCACAAGGACAGTGTCCTTGTCTGTCTCGAGTTCAATCATACGAAGAATCGGAGCGAACTCCAAATGGAGATCACTGTGAGGTCTTATAAGCATAAATAAACCAACGATTATATGATCGACGTCTTTTATTCTCTACATGAGAATACAAACGATCGACTATCCCTCAACAGGCTGAAACAATCAACCTAGTTGATTAGCTTTTCCCAAGTCGTAAGCTCGACGTTGCCATCCTTTTGCAAACACCTTCAACTTGGAATTGTTCGCAATCAGACGTTGATAGAACGCCCAAATTTCATCACAATATGTCCGCAAAAGAATTTGTTCCTCATCGCCATCATGAACTGCATTGATAGAACGATATGATGCTGGACCAAGTGCCCCATCAACAGTTAGCTTCAATCCAAACGCTTTATTCATAGCTGTTTGAAGAAGGATGTGCGCGCGCTTTGCTCCCATGTTAACAGCGTGGTCAAATACTTTCGTTGCAATCGTTTGGTCAGCGAATTGATCGTACCTGTACATGTCCCACCAGAACTGACGGTAAATGTCAGAAGCTTGTTCGATAGTCATGCCAGCAATGTCTTCCGCATCAACATCTCCGTCCATATCAAAGTCACCAGCTTCAGGATGATCGACTAGGAAACGAAGAGAGATACCGAAATTTGTAGCACCACCTGGATCGTTCGGATTGTTAACCCATCCGCCCTCGTGTTTAAGGATTAGCCCTATTGCTTGATCGAAACTTGCCATTATCTTCTCCTTGTTGGTTTACCACATATTTAGTTGATCTGCCCCTAAACCATGTGGAGAATCAACCGTTTCCCTCGAAAGAAAAGGACAGTCATGACGAACTCGATTCTCTTCACTGGTACATCCAATCCGTTCCTCGCAAAGGCGGTTGCAAAGGACCTCAACGCACGAGTTACAGGTAGTCCAATTCAAATCGGACGGTGTGAAGTATCCAAGTTTAGCGATGGTGAACTAAAGGTTGAGGTTCAAAACAACGTTCGAGGAAAGAAGGCCTTTATCCTTCAGTCGACTTGCTTTCCAACAAATGATACTTTGATGGAGATCATGTTGATGGCGGATGCTCTTCGTCGGTCCGCTGTCAAACGAATCATTGCCGTCATTCCTTACTTTGGGTATTCACGACAAGACCGACGCCCGGGATACTCACGAGTTCCAATCTCTGCAAACGTTGTTGCAGGTATGCTGCAGAGCGTCGACATCCGTCACATTTTGACTGTTGATCTTCACGCAACACAGATTCAGGGCTTCTTCACAATCCCTGTCGACAACATTTCCGCCACTCCTCTTTTTGTTGCCGACATTTATAAACATTGGATGAATGAGAATCCAATTGTCGTTTCACCGGATGTTGGTGGTGTGGCTCGTGCTAGAGCAATTGCAAAACAACTCGATAACATGGACCTGGCAATTGTCGACAAACGGCGCCCCAGGGCAAACGTAAGCGAAGTGATGAACATCATCGGCGACGTGAAAGACAAAACTTGTATCATGATAGACGATATGGTCGATACAGCCGGAACGCTTGCTAAAGCGGCAAACGCGCTGATCGACGTGGGCCAAGCTCGTCGTGTCGTCGCATATTCGACACACGGAGTGTTGTCAGGAAAAGCCGCAGACAATATTGCAGGATCCAAGCTGCACGAGCTCGTAATAACAGACACGATTCCTATGGTGTCAAATATGGTCAAGGTTCGTCAAATTTCGATCGCTGGCCTGCTCGCGGAAACGATCGTGCGAATTGACGACAAACAATCAATCAGTCAAATTTTGGAGTAGTTATGAATGAAATAGAAAAACTTCGTGTGGAACTCAATGTCCTCCAAGAAGCAAACAGGAGTTTGTATTCACGTCTCACAAATGAGATGAATCAAACCGTGCCGTTACAGCGACAAGTCATGGAATAGAGGCCGTTGTTCGTACTCTTGGTCGAAGAATCGTCGAACTCGAATCACATTGAGTTGACCATAATGTCGAATGCATATATAGTAGTGTTTCGTTGTTCTTAACTTTGGAGAAACAAATGAAGCGTGTCAAGAAAGCATAGGTAGCTGGTTTCACGTAGGTTCGCGCTCGCGATCCTCCGCAATCTCTTTGTCGTTTCGGTTCCACATCTTTAACCATGACATTAGGAGATTGCAAATGAAGTTCATTTTTCAAGACAAACAGAAGTTTCACACGTACCAAGAAGCGTACAAACAGATCGCTCGACAGAAACAGTTGACGGCGAAGGACCATATTCTCTACAACCTTCTCCGCGCCAAGGATCTGAAACACGGCTTTTCGCCGTTCAAAAACGAGCGTAAAATCGACCCATACTACAAAAACGCATGGCAAGGCTACACGCGAGCCATGAGTGATCTGAAATGGATCGCCCAACAACGAGCGTCAAATTCGAAAAGCTCGTTCGTTCAAGCGTTCTGTAATCGTTACGGCGATGCAATTCCAGACGATATGTGGTCAGCCATCAAAATCGGTCTGGAGGTGTCAAAATGACCTAGGCGAAACCTTACACGTACATCTTCGTGCGGCAGGACTTGTCCACACCGCAACAGATTGTGCAAGCCTCTCATGCAGCTTTGGAAGCTGGTTTTCGCTTTCAAAAGCCAGCTGAGACATCATTCATCGTGTTGATCGGCGCGAAGAGTGAACACGATCTGTTGAAGATTGCTGACTATCTTAACCGTCACCAAATCGACCATGAAATGTTCTTTGAGCCCGACTACAATACTGGGCATACTGCAATTGCAACACGACCGTTGTACGGTGATGAACGTAAACCAATGCGTAAGTTTCAGTTACTGCAGGAGGAAAAACATGGTTGACTTTTGGGGTAGCTTTAAGTATTATGCACACGTCCGAACGCTAAATAATAGCATAGGGATATCAATAGGAGGGAATCATGACTGAACACCCACAAATTCTGCAACTCGACAAAGCTGGCGAACCAATGCGCTGGATCACGTACGAAGACGCTGCGTATTACTACGCAAAAGGACTAGTTGCGTGGACAATCGGCGATGACGGTTTCACGATTTACGGCGGCAAGTCGCGTCAGACAGGGGATCGTTCGTTCATGGACCTCAACACGATCATCGCTGTCGACGGTGACACGAAGGCAAACCATCTCCATCGTGTCCCAACGCTGACGAACGCTGCGCTGTTCCGTCGTGACCATAACGTGTGCGCGTACTGTGGCGGTTTGTTCCGCAAACAGGACCTTACACGTGATCACGTCCACCCACGGTCGAAGGGCGGTCCAGACAAGTGGACAAACGCTGTTACGTCTTGTGGTGGTTGCAACAAGGCGAAGGACAACCGTACACCTGAAGATTCAGGTATGAAACTCCTGTACGTGCCGTACGCACCGAACCGAGCTGAACACCTGATTCTGATGAACCGCGAGATTCTCGCACATCAGATGGAGTTCTTGCTGGCTCGTGTACCACAGACGTCTCGTCTACACAACCCTCCAACAGGCTTGAAGGGCAAACACTAAAGAAGAAGAATCCAGTATTTGCCCTGGTTGACATTATCCGTGAGTTTGATTAATGTTTGAAGACAATGAGGAGATCAAGTGTTACTATACGATGGCGTTTTGACTGATCAAACTTTGAGATACGTGCATGATATGCTGCAAAAGTATGCACAGATCGTTGAAGTCAACGGAATCGACGAACGATTCTGGAATACATGGAACGCTTGGAGGGATGATGTTGCAGGCAATCTTGTCGTTCGGGACGTTTCGATTGAAAGCGGATCCTCTGGTGAAACGTATATTTCTCGACGAGTCCTTTATGGAATTGTTGATGTGAATGAGGAAGGAGATCACAAGTTCTTCTTTTTCGTTGACAAGAAAGAAAAGGAGCTGTTCATTCAGCATTTTAGTCCACTTGTGGAAGTGATTGTGAAACCATTTCAACAAGTTATAAATACGCAGATGCGGGTATGATGTAATGGCAGCCTGACACCTTGCCATGGTGTATGCGGGAGTTCGATTCTCCCTACCCGCTCCATTAGGAGAATATGATGGGCCCAGTAACACCTCCCTTCCTCCAAACGCCTGAACAGTTCTACATGAACAGTTCTACATGAATTGTGTTCGGTCCAACGCCGACTAATCTTCAATGCCAAGTGGCAACTTGGTCAGGATCTCTACAATGCGTGGTGTGATGCGTTCTTTGCGCCCCCAAAGTAAGCCACACTGGTATCGTCGGTACATCGGCGAGTGCCCTGTGTGCGGCCATGACAAAAGTTACAAGGAACGAGTATACGGTCCCCCTCCAGTTAATCCTACTGACCGCAGAGTTTACATTCCTGATTCGCAAACCTACGACCATTGCCTAGGTTGAGTTGACAAACCCCAACAGAGTACAGACAATCTGTACTCTGTTGGAGAATAATAATGAAACTACAAGAATACGTCCAGGGAGCGATCCGTACAGAAAGTCGCATCCAATACGCACAAGTCAACGACATCTTCGCATTCATTTCTGTACTTGAAGCATTCGCCGCTGTTGGACGGTTGCTCGATTTGTACAAGAAGAACATCTTCTACAAGAAACCAATCAACGAAGAAAAGTGGTTTGCAGCAAAACGCAGTCTCGAACAAGCTCTAAGCCAGCTAGGCCGCGGCACATATCTTCCACTGACGGCTACGCCTCGCGACATTGTTGCCTCAGACCCACGAATTCTTCACTCAATTGTCGGAATTGCTACGGAGAGTGGTGAGTTGATTGAGGCCCTTCTGCAACACGTGAAAGGTGAGGGGAAACTCGACGTTGTAAATGTACAAGAAGAGTTCGGCGATCTTGCATGGTATCAGGCGATTGGTGTTGACGCCACAAATGCAGACTGGGAACAAATTCTCGAAACAAATATCGCAAAACTCCGCGCGCGTTATCCAGAAAAATTCACTAGTGAAAATGCCATCAATCGAGATCTCAGGAAAGAGAGAAGTATCCTTGAAGGCGGTTGGTGACTTCGTATGCGCACAAGTTGGTTGTGATGCACGACGTTATGCTGATGCTATGGAATTTGGCGGAGGTGATTTCTGATGAAAGGATGGATCTAACCCTCACGATCACGCTATGATTAGAGAGTGTTGTCCAGTTTGGGTCAACAGTTTCGAGGAAGGGATCGAAATTCTTCCAAGGAGAAAGAAATGATGTTCGGTCAGAAGATTAACGGTAAACGCGCTCAGAAACTCCTGGAGAACGGCGCCAAACTGTATGACGTTCGTGATGCAGTTGCATTTCGGGATGGGACCTTGCCAGGTGCGGTGAACCTACCTCTTCGTCAGGTGTCAACGCTGATGAAGCTTCCAAAAGACACTAAATTGATCTTGTTCGGCGCTTCAAACGATGACGAAAATTTGAAGCACATTCTCAACTACATCAGTCAGTTCGGCTTCACGGAAGTGTATTCGTTGGGGGCAAAGGAAAACTGGGATAAATGACCCCACAAGAATGGATTCAGTTGGCGTACACAGTTGACTCCGAAACAGTCAACCGTCAGCTCATGCGACGAGTAATGTATGACATTGGGGATTTACTTGTTGATGCATGGCAGTATCGACACGCAAAGAACTCGATCTTTGAACGAGAAGTACTTGACATCGTCAACATCTACCTTACGGCCGATCCTGTTCGGCTAACCATCCTGCACATGATCAGCATTCTTCGAGTTACGTTTCAAGTTCGTGATGTTCTTCAAGACTGGGTCTCGTTTCGTGATCAATGTGCAGACGAGATTCGTCGACGAAACGAGGATCCGCAAAAGCTTCTAGTCGGTTTGTTTTGACACGAATTCTTGTTTTTCTCCGAGCAGAATATAAATACCGATGCCGTTAACAACAGGCCGTTAACAACAGGCCGTTAACAACAGGCCGTTAACAACAGGCATAGGATATAAGATTGAACGTCTTTAATGACAAGACAATAGCACACCTCGCAGTTCCCTGCCATCCGTAACTTTGTACTACCTTTTCGCTAAGGAGGGCGCATTATGTCCAAGAGAAGGAAAGCTTCGAAGCGCAATGAACTTTATGACATTACTGAGGCACTTGTCCTCAATGGAAAAGCAATGGAGGAAGGACCGCGCCGTAAAACATGGACAATGCACGACTTGAGACAAATTAAACCACTTACCCCCGCACAAGAAGAGATGTTTCATGACTTCATCATGGGTAAAAACATCTGTGCACACGGCTCTGCCGGAACAGGAAAAGCACAACCTCTTCATAGTAAAATTCTCACACCAAAAGGGTGGAAATTTATGGGCGATATCGTTGTTGGGGATAAGGTGCTCACACCTAAAAATACCTCTGCGACCGTTATTGGTGTTTTCTCACAAGGTAAAAAGGATATTTTTACCATTACTTTTAGTGATGGTGCCACAGCCCAAGCTTGTGCGGAACATTTGTGGAAATGTCACGTTCCAAGTGATTTTTGGAATACAAAGGATAGCACTGAAAAAATTGTTAATACAGAGTTTCTTTCGGTGTGGTTGGATGAAAAAACTACACGAAATAGTCCTGCTAACATTTCTATTGATCTTGTTAATGCCATTGAACAGCCAACACAATATTTACTTATTGATCCGTATTTGTTAGGTGTGTTGTTGGGGGATGGACACATTTCACAGAGCACGCCCAAACTATCATCTGCTGACCGACACATTGTTGAAACAATTCAAACAATTCTTCAAAAAGAAGAATATAGTCTAAAACAATCAACAGGAACTTACGATTACAATATCGTAAATCTTACTCATTACCGTGATGGAATATATCAACGTGGAGGGAGGAAGAAGACCAACAATTACACCGATAAGTTGAAAGAGCTTGCTTTATATGGAAAACGCTCGCACGAAAAATTTATTCCTAAGTCTTATAAAGAAGGAAGTATAGAGCAACGTTTGGAACTCCTACGTGGTCTTATGGATACTGACGGAACCGTTAGTAAGCGAAACGGAGGGGTTTCATTTACTACAACCAGTCCACACCTTGCTTGTGACGTTCAAGAAATTCTTTGGTCGCTTGGTGCAAAATGTTCAATAAAAACACGACAGCCTACATACACTTACAAAGATGAAAGAAAAATTGGGCGAGTCGCATATACGTTGTTTATCTCTTATCCCAAACCCAAAGAACTTTTTTCTCTACCACGAAAACGTGACCTGTGTCACGACACATATCAACAAAAACAACTATGTCGCCAAGTTATTAGTGTTGAACTAACAAGTCAGGAGGAAGCACAATGCATTATGATAGATGATCAGGATCATCTATATATTACCGATGATTACGTCATTACCCACAACACATTCGTCGGATTATGGCTCGCTCTTAACGAACTGCTTCGTAAAGATAGCGGAATCGATCGTATTATCATCGTACGTTCTGCTGTACCTAGTCGCGAACAAGGCTTCCTACCAGGCACTTTGGAAGAGAAATCCGGAGTGTATGAGACACCATATCGTGATATGTTCCACAACTTCTTTGGAAAGTACTCAACATATGATGATATGAAAGCGGCAGGACTAGTTGAGTTCTGCACAACATCATATTTGCGCGGCTTAACATGGGACAATGCCGTTGTTGTGGTCGACGAAGGACAAAACATGCGATGGGATGAAATCAACACAATCATGACGAGGGTTGGCAAATACACTCGAGTGATTTTTGTTGGTGACGTGCCGCAGACAGATCTACGATCTTCACACGACAAATCGGGTATGGGGGACTTCTTACGAGTTCTACCCCACCTTCCTTCTTTCAACACAATCCGCTTTACACATCACGATATCGTTCGAAGCGAGTTCGTCAAACAGTGGATCATCGCATCTGAATCGTTGAGGTAAGTCGATTTTGATGTTAAGGTGGTGGATTCAAGGAATCCACCATGACAGACAAAACAACCCTCGGCGATCGCATGAAGGAGTACGAAGCAACGTCTCAATCAACATTGCTCCGACGCACCCCGATTATTGTTCGTGTTGATGGACGAGCATTCCACACATTCACAAAACGATTTGTTGCTCCACAACCAATTCCTCCTGATAGTTTCGATGAAGCTCGCTTGACATCGAACAAAATTGAGGACCCGTCGTTGCGCTTAGGTCCATTTAGTGAAATGCTTCACCAGACGATGACCTACACAGCTGCAACATTGTTCAACCAACTACAAACAGCAGTATTTGTTTACACGCAAAGTGATGAGATCTCCATTTTGTTACGTGACTGGGACCGATTGGAAACACAGCAATGGTTCGGAGGGAACTTACAGAAGATCGTCTCCCTGTCGTCATCAATTGCCGCAACAGCATTCAATTACCTCCTAAATCACGTTGCGAAGTTCGTTCCTTGTTCAACTCAAGAACTTGCACAGTTTGACGCTCGTGCGTACAATCTTCCTAAAGAAGAAGTCACCAACTATTTCTTGTGGCGACAACAAGACGCTTCACGTAACAGCGTGAACATGCTTGGTCGATTCTACTTCTCGCAGAAAGAAATGCACGGTAAGAGCATCAGCGAGGTTCAGGAAATGTTGTGGTCTAAGCATCAAGTTAATTGGGACGCGCTCACGACATGGAAGAAACGCGGAGCGTGTGTTTATCAGCGCGCTGACTGGAGTCCATTTATGTCATTCCCGCGGGGAATGATTGACGACGATCCACCAATATTCTCCCAAGATCGTCCATTTGTTGAACGACACTTGTCGCCTATTTCGAATGGTCCTGACGGACCACAGGAAGGTGCGAGATTTGTCGACGTGGTAACAGGTCTGACCATAGAATGGGATGGCCTACAATGGAGACCTGTTGAATGAAATCATACGTTTACGAACACATTGAAGTCAAAAAGACTGGTCGACAAGCAACACGTACCTTATCTTCAAAGAAAGATGAAGTTCTTGTTGAAATCACTCCTGTGCATGACCGCGATGGAACTTGGCACAAGTGGATTCCAGAGCGAGTCTTGTTTACTGTCGAAGACACAAAAGGAGACGACAATGACTAAAAGAGAAGCGTCAGTAGTTAGCAAGGAAACAATCGAAGAACTACTCAAAGAAGCAGCTCACAACTTCATCTATCCACATGCACGATTCTGCATGTACGACAACGGTGAAGACATGACAGAAGCAGATATGTGGGCAGAAACATGGGAATGGCTTAATGGCAAGCTCCCAAAGAAAGACAGATATCCAAACCTGGTCGAATATATCAAGGGGTATCTGGCAGATGAAATTCAGAAAGCGAAAGACGATGCAGTCGAGCCCTACGAAGATGAGTGGCGACCGATGGTCGCGCAATTCCTTGACGAGAAATCATCATGGTAACACACGACGAACAATACATTGCGTGCGTTAAGCACATTCTCGAGCACGGCGTTCAAAAACCAAACCGCACAGGGATCGACACGATCGGTGTGTTCGGCTATCAAATGCGTTTCGATCTGCGCGACTATTCGATTCCATTACTGACGACCAAGAAGGTGCACACAAAGTCGATAATTCATGAACTATTGTGGATGATGTCAGGTCGCGAAGATGTGAAATATCTTGAACAACACCAAATCACGATATGGGATGAATGGAAGAATAACAAAAGTCAACTAGGTCCAGTTTACGGCGCCATGTGGAGAGCTTATCCGCCCCCTCCAACGTTTTCACCAACGCCCATTCGAAACGTTATAGACAATACGAAGATGCGCTCTTGGCAAGATGTTGTACCAACAATGATCTTATCGGAAGGAAAATATTCAAACAAACGATTTACAAACATACAGGGAAGGTGCTATGTTGTTCTTGGTGTAGATGGTTTTCAAAATAATGGGGCTAAAGGACGAACGACAACTTATGCTGTTCGGTTTGAACAAAGTGGCTGGATAAAACATGGTGTTAGCACAAGATTGGTTCGTTCAGGTCGATTTGTGGATCAGTCGGTGCCGTCTATCTATGGGATTGGAGCACTTGGTAACTATCGAAACAAAAAAGAAACGGAACAAAACAAACACTTACGACGAACGTGGGAACTGATGCTGTCTCGATGTTATAATCCTAATGATATAGCTTTTGAAACACACGGCAAGCAAGGCGTAAAAGTGTGCGAACGCTGGAAAGTTTTGAGCGATTTTCTTGAAGACGTCAAACTGCTGCCCAACTGGTTTGTCAAGCAACAAAAACAGAACTATGTCCTTGACAAAGACTATTACGGTTCTTCAAAACTTTACCATCCTGAAACGTGTGTGTGGCTTCCAAGATCACACAACAATCTTTACCGCAAGGATGCTGTGCCTATTGTTTTATCTTCACCATCTAGCACACTGTTCTTTCCATGTGAAAACACCGCGGCAAAGTTTGTGGGGACAACAGCAGTAGTAATCAAAGCGAGACGTCTTGGAAAAGTAAAAACACTTATAAACGGTTTTGAGGTTGAACCATTTGTCAATAAAAACTTCGTTGTTCGATATCCAAACACGATTGATCAAGTCGCTACTATCGTTTGGAAACTGAAGAACACACCAAACGACCGCCGTCTCATTGTGTCGGGTTGGCATCCAGGGCTCTTGCCCTTCGATGGCATTTCTCCTTCTGAAAACGCTTCTCTTGGTCGTCAAGCATTGCCTCCATGTCACTATACGTTTCAACTATATGCAAAACCACTAACTGTTCAAGAGAGGTTGTATTCAATGACACGTCTTTATCACATTCCGGATGATGGATCAATGGATAACATAGAACAAATCCTCGATGAAAACAAAGTCCCAAAATACGAATTGTCGCTGTTACTGAATCAACGGTCATGTGATGTTGGACTTGGTGTTCCATTTAATATCGTTCAATACAGTCTAATGCTTCGAATGTTTTGCGAGGTTGCAAATATGTCACCAGGCGATTTCATTTGGAGTGGTGCTGATGTACACATCTATGTTAACCACGTTGAATCTTTGCAAGAACAGATCACAAGAGAACCGTATCAGTCGCCAAAATTTCGATTCAACAAAAGGGTTGACTCAATTGATTGTTTCAAGTACGATGACTTCGTTGTTGAAGGGTACATATCTCATCCACCGGTCAAAATGGACGTAGCTGTATGATCATCTATCGTATTCGCAGCAACAAAACGGGCAAAATCTTACTTCAGTCCGAAACCGTTGGTGATGCGATCCGTGAGTGCATCGCTCGTGGATACAATGTACGAGGCAAAAAATGACTAAGACTCGCACGTCACTTCAAATCGCCCAAGATTATCTCGTCTTCGGTATTGATTATATTCCCTTCGACGAAGTCATTCAAATGCTTCGAGCAGCGGATGAACTCTATCACGGTGTCGAAGAGAGCTTCCTATCCGATTCCGAATATGACGAAGCCTATCGATTCGCGCAGAGAAAAGAACCGACTCACACATACTTCCTCGGAACGGGCAGCAAGGTGCGTGGAAGTAAGATTAAGCTTCCGTATCCGATGGGATCGCTCACGCAAGTTTACGAGGGCGAAACCGCCAAATGGATTACACAATCGGGAGCTGACAGTACATCAGTCATCATTACGGACAAACTAGATGGGCTAAGTGCATTGCTTGTCTATGATCATCAGGGCAAGCTTCAAATCGCCTATTCACGAGGAGATGGTATCGAGGGAGCTGATATCACTCGGCACATCTCGTTGATTCCGTCTGTTCCTCAACAAGTTCGTAACGCGAATTTAGTTGTGCGTGGGGAAGTGATCATGAAGAAGCTAAACTTCCCGACGGCGCAATCAACGATGAAAACTCGAAGTGGTCAGCTGTACAAGAACTCACGGAATATGACCGCCGGTCTGATGAACAGCAGTTCCAATCCAGCTGCAATCTACCAACTGCTCGATTTCGTTGCTTACGAAATCGTGGCAGGAGGTGACCACACTATGAAATCGCTGATGCTTGATGAACTGGTTATCAAACATGGCTTCCTCGTGCCTGGTTGGCAGTCGTACAACGCACACGAACTAAACGACACGATTCTAATCGATCGTCTCAACCAACGACGAACCGAATCGGTATATGAACTTGATGGGCTTGTTCTCGATTTCAACAATTCTGACTATCGTCAGGGATACGATACTAGTTCGCTCAATCCAAAATACGCTCGCAAGTTCAAAATTGCGGAGGCATCAAATCTTGCCGAGGCGACTGTTGTTGAAGTCGAGTTGAACCTATCGAAGGACGGTTACTTCAAACCGCGCGTTAAGATTGAGCCCGTTGAATTGGTCGGTGTAACAGTTCAATATGCAACAGGATTCAATGCCAAGTTCATCTATGACAATCAAATCGGGCCAGGCGCTGTGATCAAAATCACGCGCAGCGGCGATGTGATTCCATTCATCACTGGTGTGGTTTCACCTGCGATCGTCAGTGATTTCAACACGTGGTTCGAGATGCAATTCGAGGCATATGGCGACTGGAAATGGACCGAAACTGGTGTTGATGTAATCCTTGTTGATGCGGCTAGCAATGAGAAAGTACAGTTTGAACGTTTGCTCGACTTCTTCAATACAATCGACATTCCAGCAATGAAGGAAGGCAATTTGCAAGAGATTTTTCGTGCTGGTTTCACAACACCAGAAGATGTCCTCAATCTCACTGGTGCTGAGCTGCAATCGTTACTCGGCCGGTCAATCGGCGCAAAAATTCAACAAGGGCTTCGCGAAAAGTTCACAAACATCCCTCTGTATTTGTTGATGGGTGCTCACCCATCCTTCGGGCGAGGCGTTGGTGTTCGCAAGATGAAGAAGCTGTACGACAAGTTCGAAGGCAAGCTCGAAATGTTCCGCTTCCCGTCTAACATTGTTCTGATTGAAGGATTTGAAGCGAAGACGGCACAAAAGATTGCTAACGGATATCAAACATTCATGCAGTTTCTTGACGACGTGAAACGCGTCGTTACGATTGCGCCTTATCAAGCGCCCGCTCAAGGCCAACTGTCCGGCTTGACAGTCGTGTTCACTGGTTTCCGTGACGAAGATCTCGAAAAAGCGATCGAGTCGGCTGGTGGAAAGATCGGGTCGACCGTCAGCAAAAATACATCATTGCTCGTTGCAGCAGATCCGGATAGCACGTCTGGAAAAGCAGCAAAGGCTCGTGAGCTGGGTGTGAAAGTGATCTCTCCGGATGAAATGAGGACAATGGTATGAGACAGCAACGTCCGATGACAGAAGAAGAATGTGCTTACTTTCAAAAGTTGCTCGATGAACACTTTGACACAAAACGAAAGCTTCAAGAAGCCCGTCGTAAAGCGATTCAAACGCAGAAGGACATTGACAGAGCGCCTTCTCGTTATTGTGACTTTGTTGTGATTGTGGCAGTTGATCAATACGGCGGAATCGCTAAGGACAAAACGATTCCGTGGCGGTTTCCAGAAGACATGAAGTGGTTCCAAAATCATACAAAGGGGCACAAATGTGTGATGGGTTGCCACACTTACGAAGAGATTAACACGATTCTCGATGAGAAGGCCAAGGACAGCGTGCTGCCTGATCGTGAATGCTTCGTTGTATCTTCAACGCTCGCAGATCTTCCGAACGCAAAGGTGATCAAGTCGCTGACAGAAATCGAAAAACATCTAGTTGCTGATGAACGTGAAACGGTGTTTGTCATTGGAGGCGAAAGGCTATTCCGTGAAGCATTGGCACTCGCCAACACGGTGTACATGACAATCATCAACGACGGTTACAATTGCGATCAACACTTTCCTGTCACATTTGTCACGGAACACTTCACTGAGGAACATACATACAAAGTCAACACGAACGACAAGTTGCGTTTCACAACTTGGAAGCGAAACGACTAATATCACTCGATTCAGCGTTGCCTAGTTGACCCTTTTGTCGTATAATTCTCTGGTTTCAATGGAGAAAAGACATGGCACAGTTAACTCGAGAGCAGTTCCGCGAGTTTCGGATGAAAGTTGGTAAATACGTTCGTAAGGGGCACATCCAGACCACCAAACATTGGATGTATGGACAACCAGTCGAGCCGAATGAGCTCAAGCCTGGACTAACAGGCTTTGAGAAACTATAATGAAACCGCAGAATCGAAAAGAAGCACACTTCCAACGAAGGTTCAAAGAGGAAGACGATCTTCCTTATGAGATCGAGCGAAGTGTTCGTGAAGGTAAGCGAGTATGGAAGAGACAGACTCAGAAGTTGAACCGCCGTCTCGGAAAAAACAACTAAAACGGGAGCTGGAGACGAGTGATGTTACTATGGGAAGTGACTGACAAAGAGAAGAAGGGTTCGTACGCAGGAGTGAGATTTGACACGGCGACGAACAAAGCGATACACAAGTATATCCACGATAACAAAATCCCAACCTCGGTACGTCCGGATCGGCTACACAGTACGCTCTTGTATAGCAGGAAATACCTTCCTAACTACAAGCCAGCTGGTAAGCTTGACAAACCATTGATTGGCACCCCAAAAAGCTTTGAGGTGTGGAAGACTCGTCCACCGGCCGGCTCTGATGGTAAACCAACAAACTGCCTTGTGTTGAAATATTCGTGCCCCGAACTTGAAACGCGCCACAAAGAGCTGATGAAGGAGCATAGCGCTCAGTATGACTACGACGAATACTATCCACACATCACTCTTTCGTACGACATTGGCGATATGAACATCAAAGATCTGCCGGACATCAAAGACACGGTGAAGGAGATCAAAATTGTCGAGGAATATGGTGAGGATCTTGACCTTGATTGGGCACGAAACAAAGGTGTCCGCAAAGGCAGTTAAAATGGATTTTTACATCTACCAGCTTGGAACAAAGGCATTCCACTACAAAAAGACCAAATAACAAAAAGAACGGCCACAAGATTGCAGCGACGGTTAGCAACTGGCAAGTTGACTCCCCGTTTCTTTTGAGGTATAAATACACCTAACACTGTGTGAAGCAGCTGCAAGGCGGACAAGACCCGAGTTCGAATCTCGGCATCTCCACCAACACGGTTCGAATGATAAGTTGAGTCTAGGGCAGAGGTACAACAGTTGTGAGACACTGCCATTGTGAGAAATGCTAGCAAAGCTCACACACGAACCACCTATGGGGGTGAATGGAATTGATTGACGTGCGAGTGGCCAGTGGACAGTGCGAGAGACGACTGACGTAATCAGCGTAAAACGTTAAACGCAAACGACTCTGCGTACAATGTTGAGGAACTCTACGGAGTAGCTGCTTAACAGCAGCCTTGCCTCGACCGAGCGTGACTGCTTGGGAACAGGAAACGTCAGAAAGAGGAGCCTCGTGCTCCTCTTTCTTTAGGACACATCATGGACCGAATATTACAACTAGATGAAAAGCGGGCTAAGTACTGGCGCACACGTGCTCAAGATCTCTTCGAAGAAATGAAGGAGGAAGTTCAAACAGTGTTGGGCGTTCCGTTCGTTACGGCGGTTGCGTCACATACTGATTCGTTCTACCAAGTCGGACCACGTTACGTATTCAATCAGTTCTCTAAACAGGATGAGTTTGTACACGTACTTGGCGAATATGACCAATCAATGATCCGCATTAAAACCGCGAAATCTCAATCGCTTACCCCTTATCCTGACGATATACTTACGGCGTTGTTCTGAATAGTACACATCGGAACAACGCCGTAAATACATCGTCATCAGGAGGCGAGTGTGTTTACATATACCTACAAGAATTCTCGGGCTGAGGAAGAAGAACAGCCGAAAAAAGATCCGAAGAAGAAGCCATACAACGCGTATGAGACTACCTTCACAGCGGCTCAGGTCCACTTTTACCTTAGCGAAGAAATTGGCGAACCAAACGAATACACCGACATGATTCATCGGATCCTCGTCGCTGGTCCGAATGACATCATCTTTATCCACCTGAACACACCTGGAGGTCGGCTCGATACTGGTGTTCAAATTGTCAACGCCATGCAAAATTCTCAGGGCAAGATCATCACAGTTCTCGAAGGAATGGCATTCTCACTTGGTACATTGATCTTCTTGGCAGGCGACGAAATGATCGTCAACGATCATTGTATGTTGATGTTCCACAACTTCAAGAGTGGTATCTTAGGCAAGGGTCAGGAACTTGCAGCCCAACTTGAGGCAACAATGAAATGGTTCACCGCTCTTGCAAAGAACCTTTACATTCCCTTCTTGACAGAGGAAGAGTTTAATCGTATTCTGCGAGGCGAAGACATCTACATTCATTCCCCTGAAATTCGACGACGTCTTGATGTAATGATCAAGCAGATGTCAGAGTCGAAGAAACCCAATAAAGCTACAAGAATCACAAAGCCAACACCACCACCTGGTAAATTGCGCTACGAGGGTGATGACAAGGGTCGTCCTGCAAAGTGAGTTGACGACCCTTGGGGGATATCGTATGTTGAGAACAAAAACAAATGACATCACTCGAACAAATCATCCGACAGTACGTCCCACTCTCCCGACGAGCAAGTAATGGGTGGTACTCAGTTCTGTGCAAAGTCTGTAACGATCATGGCCGTAAAGGACAACGTGCTGGATTCAATTTCGACGGTCCAAAAGTAGGCTATAATTGCTTCAACTGTGGTCACGCTGCTGTTTACGATCCGACGGTCAACGGATTCTTGTCGCGCGATATGAAAACAGTCCTCGACGCTTTTGGTGTTTCGAAGGATGATTGGCAGCGTGTTGTTTTTGAAGCTCTAGCCAATCAAGATATTTCACACCGATTTGTCCATCCTTTGGCTGATATCGAGCCAACCGTGTTGCAACTCCCCCCTACATTCTATCCATTAACAGACGATCCCGACGATGAGTGGGCAGTTGCTGCAAACAATCACCTAATGGAAAAACGTAGGATGACTTGGGAAGATTACCCATTCTACTTGTCCAAAAAGACTGATGAGCCAGAGCTCAAGAAATGGTTTGGGCGGCTCATTGTCCCTGTTTACAAAGGGAAAACTGTCGTTTTCTGGCAGGGCCGCGATTTATCTGGCACACGATCGCGTAAATACTTAAGTCCTGACGTTCCACGCGAGAACGTGCTCTACGGATATGAACGACTAGAGGAGGAGACTGACACACCATTGTACGTGGTAGAAGGATTCTTTGATGCGTATGCACTGAAGGGTGTAGCAATCTTCGGCAGCAAACTTACTCCTAATCAGCTGCGATGGATTAACCAGTCCAGACGCCCCAAAGTAGTAGTTCCTGACAGATACGGCAATGGTATTGCTCTCGCCGAGCAAGCGTTAGATCTCGGTTGGTCGATTTCTACTCCAGACGTTGGCTCTTGCAAAGACGTTAGTGATGCGGTGGTAAAGTATGGATTGTTGTACACTTTGCGAACAATTAAAGACAGCACTTCAAGTGGCTATGAAGGAGCTGTCAAGGCAAAACTCTACTGTAATAAATGACACATGACGAAGCTCGTGAATACGTGAAGGGCCACCTTCAGCGTGTCGGGCATCGAAAAGCAGAAGTTACCGAGCGAATGATGGCTCGGTGGTTCAATGTTTTGAACACTGCTGTTTTTTATGGTCGACTGGACAAGCCGAAGAAATTCGAGGCTCGACGGCTGCGTGGAGTCTGGGGGCGTTGTATTCACCGACTGAACGGCGAACGAAGAGTTTTGTGCTTGGAACTTAACGATGAATTCACAAACCGAAGAATGTTCCTTGACGTTCTTGTTCATGAAATGGTTCATGCCTGGGAGCATCAACATCACACCGTTTCGGGACATGGTAAGCGATTTATGTCTTGGAAATCACGGATTAAACGAACTGTTGGACTTGACTTATTGATTGAGGCATGTGAAAGTGACTATGAATGAAGATACTGAGTTACGTGCTGATCAGTGGCATACGATGACTCTTCAGCAACTCAATCACGAACGTGACAAGGTGATCAACAAACTCAACCTGTTACATGGAATGGTTGCAGGTAACGTAACATCACAGGGATTGTATCTTGCACTTGATCATGCTTTGAACTATCTCAACGGTCTCATTGACAACCGCACACAACAGTAAACATGGCTAAAGAGAAAACATACACCGCCAAGGACATTCAAGACCTGGGCGATCGGGACTATGTTCGTCTTCGAACACAGATCTATTTCGGCAACATGCATCCGACGGCGTATCGCGTTCCAATTCTGTCGGCCACAAAGCTCGTTGTTAAAGAGATTGAATTCATTCCAGCCGTCTACAAAGCGGTAAACGAGGTCATTGACAACAGTCTTGATGAGTTTGCGCAGATCAAATCGAAAATCAAGCTGCTAAAAATCAACACAAATCTCAAAGAAGGATACTACTGCGTTGAAGATAACGGTCGTGGTATTCCAATTGAGAAGAAGAAAGATCGTGAAGGTGAACTCGTATGGGTTCCTGAGTTGGTATTAGGACGTCTTCGTTCCGGTCGAAACTTCAAGACCGAAAAAGACATTGGTGTCATCGGTCAAAACGGTGTTGGAGCCGCATGTACCAACTTTTGCAGTAGTGTATTTGAAGTCGATGTGTATCGAGATAACAAACACTACTCACAACGTTTTGAAGATGGTGCTGCAACTGTTGAACCAGCAAAGATGAAGAGTGTTGTTGCACAAAGCACAGGAACAACCGTTGCATTCACACTCGATCCGAAAGTGTTCAAGGATATTCAGCTACCAGAGCGATTGATTACCAACCGTATTCACGAAATTGCTCTTACCAATCCCGATGTGACGATCGAATACAAAGGCGAGCGCATTCGTTACAAACGAGGGTTCGCGGAATACGTTGAGAAGCTAAACGGATCGCATTCTGTATTCACAATTGACACACCCAACGTTCAAGGTGAAGTCTACCTGCTTTTCGATGTCAATAAAGATGAATCCGAAGAGATGTTCACATGGGTTAACAGTTCTTTGCTATTCGACGGCGGCAAGTGCAATACACAGTTCCTTAACGCGTTTTTTGAGAAAGCGATTGTAGCACTTGGGTCTGAGGCAAAGAAACGCAAGTGTGAAGTCACTCGCAATGATGTCCGAGAAGGGTTGTTGATTTTATGCAACCTAAAAATGAAGAACCCTGAATACGACAGCCAGGCCAAAACTCGACTGACCGCTCCTGATCTTCGGAAAGACTTCGTTGAAGCTATCGAAAAACAGTGGAAAGCGTTTGCCAAGAAGAATGACACTTGGTTGAATGCACTGCTGGCGCGCGCCGAACGTCGGCATAAATTTCAAGAAGACTCAAAAGCGATTGAAGAACACGAACTGAACAAAAAACGCAAACGTGTAGCTGGTCTCCTCGATGCAACAGGTCGCATTCGTTCAAACTGTCAGATTCTCATCACGGAAGGTGAGAGCGCACAGGGACAGATTAGCGAAGCGCGTGATCCAACAACGACAGCTGCGTTTGCACTGACAGGCAAGATCAACAATGTATATGGCAACACGGCCGCCCAAGTATTGAAGATGGGCAAATTGACTGATCTGTTAGCTGCAATTGGTCTTACTCCGGGGAAGAAAGCAATTCGAAGTCACCTCAACTATGGTAAGATCGTCATTGCAACAGATGCCGACTACGATGGTGATGATATCTTCACACTGCTTGTAAACTTGTTCTATCAGTTCTGGCCAGAACTGTTCGACAAGCACTATACGCCGTTTGTTTACAGACTCGTGGCTCCCAACGTAGTCGTGTCAAAAAGCGGAAAACGGATTCATTTCACCCGGCGCTCTGAGTTTGAGAAGGTTAAGGATAAGTATAAGGGATGGACAGTTGAGTATATGAAGGGATTAGGTTCGATGTGGAAGGAAGACTGGGAGATGGTTCTCACAGGCGAAACCGATACATTGGTGCCCATCATCGATGATGGGAATATCAGCAGCACTCTCACTTTGTTGTTTGGCGAAAATGCCGATGCGCGAAAAGAATGGTTGTCAAAGTAACCATTCTAGGGTAAACTCCTGCCCAATCAAAGGAGAAATGAAATGATAAAGCTTACGCAGGACGATCTGCGACAACTCTATCTGAAAGATCTGGAAATGCCAGACGTCTTTCACGGACGCACCACGCCGAAAGTTCGACGAATCGATCAGTGGAAGAAAATCCAGACAGAGCTTCTGTCAGGCCAGGACAAGCCTCGTCACGTCGATCCGCTTGGTACAACGGATGTTTGGCTGTGGAGCGATATTCACTGGGGACACGGTAACATTATCAAGTACTGCAACCGTCCATTTCCGGATCGAAGCCTGATGGACGCTTGTTTGATTGGCAACTATAAGAACGTTGTCAAACCACAAGATGTCGTGATTTTTGGTGGTGATATTGGATTCCACTGTGAAAACGACATCAATCACATCCTAGCACAATTGCCAGGATACAAGATTCAGATCGTCGGCAACCACGACGTCCATCGCGACGGTAAGGTGATGCAGTTAGCTTTCAACGAACGACACCTGTGTCTCGTGCTTGATGTTGTTGATGCAGATGTTGAGTACCAGTTGCTTTTTACCCACTATCCGATGGACAGTGTGCCAGCAGGCTGTGTCAACATTCACGGACACATCCACGACAAACTTGCAAATGCTTGGAACATTAACATATGCGTCGAACATACAAACTACAAGCCGAAGCACATCAAGGAAGTACTTGCTCAGGCTCGCAAGTACATCGAAGCTCACGCATAGTGTCGAGATAGTAGATAAACTATGACTATGACTCTTCGTGGCAATCACCGGTCGGCCCGCCATAGTGTGTCGTATAAACGTCTGATGTCTTTGTTCTATCACGTCGCCGCAGATAGAGGACAACACGTTCTATGCACGTTAGATAAGACGATTTTCACAATCAATGCCTTTACTTACAACGGGGTCCAAGTTGAACACCACGAACTCGGAGGCGCAATTCATATCAAATATCGAGATGATCGTGTGTGGTACGATCCAGAAGGTGAGAACACAATCAATATTTGCCGTCATTGGGATCCAGTAAATCGTCAGTACTATAACACAGACCTTCGTGTCTTCCTCGACAACACAATTTTTGATCTTCTGAATGCCTAAGTCATCTACCTATATTGACGAACAACGTCGTCAATATTCACTGTATGTAATGCAAATGCGGGCAATCCCCGCAGCCACCGATGGGTTGAAATCGGCTGGGCGACGTGTGTTGTGGATGGCACATGATGGTGCAAAGTATAAGAGTGCTGTGTTGGCTGGTGCTACAATGCCAATTCATCCCCACGCAAGTCCAGAAGGCGCAGTCAACACACTTGCTGCAAGATACGGGAACAACATTCCCCTGCTCACACCATACGGTATGTTTGGTACATTGTTGAAGCCAACAGACTTTGGTGCAAGTCGCTACACGTCCGTACAACTATCTAAGTTCGCAAAGGATGTTGTGTTTCGAGACATCGAAATCGTTCCTATGCAGGAAAACTACGACGGCACACTTCATGAACCAGTCCATTTTCTACCATTAGTACCACTTGCTCTTCTAAACCCATCGGAAGGGATTGCAGTCGGATTTGCAACCAACATTCTTCCTCGAGATCTTGAGGAATTGATCGTCCAACAACTTGTGCATCTTAACGGCGGAAAGAACGCAAGAGAGCCTTTACCGAAACATATGCCGACAGCAGCTCCAAAGCCATTTCTTTCGGCGGCTGTTCGACGTGAAGAAACCGAACGCGGCATTGCCTACTATTTCAACGGCGAATACGATACTATCGATGCAACAACAATTCGCATAACAAAGCTTCCTTTTGGACTTCTTCACGAAAAGTTCCTAAACAAGCTCGACGAACTGTGTGACAGAGGAATTGCCCTTAACTATACCGACAACAGCAAGGATCAGTATGATATCGTTGTTAAGTTCAAGAAGGGTGAGATAAGTTCACGACAAGAAGACGAAATCCTCGCTTTGCTTGGATTGACAATTCGCCATATTGAAAACCTCAATCTGGTCGACTTCAGCGGTAAGGCAATCTTGAACACCAATCCAACAGATTTTATCCGTGTTTTTACCAATTGGAGACTTGGTTGGTACGTTCAACGCTATGAACGTTTGCGAGACTTATTACAAATTGAATTACAGCGGTATTTGGACATCCGCACAGCAATCAAACATAAGGGAAACGAAACGGCCCGGAAATGCGAGAATCGAGCCGAATTCAAAGAATGGCTCGATGCGATTAGCATCGTTCACTTAGATTACATTGCCGATCTTCCTGTCTATCGCTTCACGGAAGAAGAACGACTCAAAAATGAACAACGAATTGTCGACGCAGAAGCACAGATGAAAGAGTATCAGAGCTTGTTGTCCAGTGAACCCAAACGCCGTAAGGTTTACGTTTCGGAATTAGAAGAGGTTCTTAGAAACTATTCCAAAGGGTCCTATAAAACATGAGCAATGATGTTGCTACCGACATTGCCGAATTTGCGGCTGAAGTCGGAAAAAGCGTTTCGCGCAAACGTCCTCGGGCGGAAGAGCTCACCTCAACACCACCATCTGCTGGTGTTGAGGTGAGCTCTTCTGCCAAAGAGATGTGGGCGATCTATGGCGGTCACATGTACTCTGCTTGCGAAGCAGCAGTCGGATCCTTGCCGCCTGGTCAATACACAATTGAGCACAACAACCAAATCGGTATCTACTTCAACCTCCATCACGTCAATCTAGATGATCTTGTCCACTTACCCGATTCAGTTTCGGATGCTGTGATTAGAGAGATCCGTACATTCTGGACGAAGGAAGAACATTTCCGCAAGTTTGGATTTCTGTGGAAGCGAGGTGTTCTGTTGTTTGGTCCTCCAGGCAGCGGAAAAACCTCTACACTTCAGGTCGTCGCGAAAGAAGTGATCGACTCTGGTGGTGTTGCTGTATACGTCAGCAATCCACGACTTGCCTCACTAGGATTGAAAATCATGCGAGAGGTTGAGCCATCACGCCCAATCGTTGTGATGCTCGAAGATGTTGACGCAATCGTTGAAGAATATGGAGAGGCAGAATTACTCGCGGTAATGGACGGTGAATTACAGATTGACAATGTCGTGTTCATCGCTACAACAAACTATCTCAGCCGTCTTGATCCTCGTTTCGTGTGCCGGCCAAGCCGGTTTGATATCGTTCGTAAGATCGACTATCCAAATGAAAGCGCAAGACGAGTTTATCTTACAAGTAAGAATAAACGTCTTGCAACAGAAGAACGCGCTGAGGAACTAAAACAGTGGGTTGGAGCAACAAAAGGGTTCTCTGTTGCACACCTCAAAGAATTGATCGTGTCTATCGAAGTGTTTGAGGTTCCATTTAAGGATGCTGTTGAGCGCCTAAGGGAACTCACGAAGGTTCCGACCGACACAGACAACTTCAAGAAGAAGGTTGGTTTTACCAACACTGATAATGATGGAGATTAGTTGGACATGAGTAAGCATCACGTCTCAGACACTCACTCTCGAGTGTTGAATGACGTTCGTCGCTTATCGCACGAACAGCTCGTAGAGTTGTATGGTATCGACATTGATAATGATGGTTCTGTATTTGATCCGACAGAGAACCAACAATTCGATACACTTGAGGATTGGGCCAGGTTCATTTCTGAACGAGATAGTGATGACAACTACGGCTCATTCGTCAAGCGCGGCGGTAAACATCGCTACGACGACGAATACTAAGAGAAGAATTTCAACGGAGCGGTAAACTTGTAAGGCTCGACGTGCGTCCAGCCTTTCATGATCAAATCATTTGACATCACCGGTTTCTTCCCTTTGGAACGATCTAAAGACCAAGTGATGTGGTATGTCTTGCCATCTTCACGACGTTTGGAACCATTTACAGAGACAACTAACGCTTCTAAACCGTCTTCCTCAGCATAACCAACAACGTTGATCATTGCATGTGGGATCATCAAGTCACCAGGATTTTCAACACCGAACTGTTGCGTGATATGATGACCAATGAAGTCCGGATACTTTGGTGGAAAACGTCGAGCAAGTTCGCAGCGAACTTGCTCGGGTACTTCATAGGCCATGTATCCAGTTCGTTGCATTTGGGTTAGCTTCATAAGCCAAGCTCCTTCAACTGCCGGATTGTGTTAGCGGTGGATGTATGGAGAATAGGAATACCGCCTTGTTGCTTCCAAGGATCCAACGCTTTCATTTTGTCGTCGATCAAGATTCGGTTCGGACCAGCCATCTGTGACTTGTCAGCCGCACGACGAACAAGATTAACAACAACGTTCGCACCGAGATGTCGTTTGACCCACTCACGCTTTTCTGGTTCAGGTGCACCAACGACGCCAGTTGCTGAAAGAATCTGCGGATTGTACTTCTGCAAGTAGGACCACAATTCATGTGCATCGGGCATCGGTTCCATTGTACCCCAAAACGGAATACCAAGCTTCGCGCGACCACCAACACGACCCCACAATTCACGATCCAGTTTCTTGTTGCGCATTGGATGAGCATCGTCCTCCCATCCAGGAACCCACTCTTTTGCTTTCTTTACGAAGTCGACAAGAACACCGTCCAAGTCGACAAAAATCTCTACCGGTCGACCGGCCTGCTGACCATCCATTATGACCTCATCTAGTCTCATTTCATCCACCATCAAACCATTCTGATCCATGCACGGTGTTTTTGAAGCCTTCATGCCATGCACGATATTGTTCTGAGTGCTCCTCATATTCACATGTTGGCATTGCTTTGCCTTTATGTTGACCGTGCGTGTCAAGGAACAGCTGGGCAGCAGTGCAGCCTTTTTCATATGCTGCAGTGTGGGTAACGCCGCTGTTCTTTTCGTTTAGAAGTTCGTCAATTTTCATGATTTGTATTTATCTTACCCTGTTTTCAAACAACTATCAACCGCACTTGCTCGATCCACAGTTTGTGCACTTGTGGCACCCTTCGCTGTAGACAACCAACGTCGATCCACAATCACCACACGTTACACCTTCCGCAGCTTCGCCGTCCTTGATGAACGATGACAGGTACTTCTTGATCTGGAACAAGAACGTTCCTACAAATACATCTTGGACTCGGTCGAGGGCAGCAACAATGTTTTTGATCAACACTCCATGACGAAGATTCAGACTGATCATACGAGCAACCTTTGTTGTGTTGTTGTCGACCGCAATCTTCTCGAGCGTCTCGTCGATGTGCTTCTTAGGAATCCCCTTGCTGCAGGCGAGCGCTGTCAGCACTTCAACAGCATCGTTTGACGTTACGGTTTTCTCATAGCTGTTCGTATGCACGAAGAATCCAAACGGTCGCAGCTTCTGATCATCCCACCAAAGAACGGTCAGGTACCACTTACGTCCTTCAGCCTTCAACGTCTTCATTGTCGCCGGAGCTGAATCAGGAAGCTTAACGTCTTCAAGGATGATCTCTTCATCGGCATCGGTTGCTGTTTTCTCGTCTTTGGCGCCAAGAACCGTCGTCATCGTACCGGCGCGATAGGTTGTAACACCTTTAACATATCCTGATGCAAACGCATCTGTGTAAATCGACTTGAATTGCTCGAACGGATATTCGTTTGGAACATTGACCGTGTTATGGGAAACAATACCGTTGATGAGATAGCTATGTGTATCTTCCACTTCAATATCGTACACATTTTTCAAACCTGCGCTCCGGATATCCGTAACCACAACGCTCGTGAGATGTCGATCAAATTTGAGGCCTGTTTTTTCTATAAACGACATTCTAACAAAATTGCCTCTTTGTTGACACTTTCGCAATCTCGCTCTAACCATGCTGCCATATGTATTGCTTGGTTGTTGGGCAATCAATTGTTCAAACACATCGTTTGAAATATAAGTTTGTTTCTGTGTTTTGCCCTGCACTGTATATATCATCTTGTGGTCTTCAATAGGTACAATCGTATCCATGTCTTCTAACCAAGCCGTAACACCATATGTTGTTTTTCCTTCTCCAACATTTCTTGTACAGAGGGAATACTGAACACCCATTGAAGATAACATGTGTGTCACTTTTTCTGCAACATCTTTGGCATACCCATCAAACACAACCAACGAGGCACCATACTCGTTTGTTTTCAAATAGCCATCAAGAGTTAGCCCTTCAATGAAAGCCTTCCAGATTGAAACCGGGGAATCCAACAGCCATTGAGGGAGATGTTTATTGGCAGCACCGTGTCCAAACTCTTGCTTAAACCAGCGAGCAATCGAATTCGAATGCACATAGTGCGTATTGACGCCCCACCTGTCGTCAGTCTGAACATGATGGGTATTAAACAATTGCAGCATCAAACGTTCGCACAGAGCGGATACTTTTTCATTCTTTTCACAAATTGCAATAGAATGATCGGTCAAGCTTCCATCCGCCACCCACATTCCAAGTAGTAAAGCAAAATCTTCATCGACAACTTGCGGGAACTTCCTATGCTTTGCGTTGGCTGCAAATGTTGGTTGAGGAGGGGATACGTAACCTCTCTCGACGACAAATGCGTTTGTGCGATAAAACACCTTGTCTCCAACTTCAATATCGTCGAGTGATTTCCATCCCGTAGCACATTTTAGCTTATGGGTATAAGCGGCGGTTATCTCAAATCCGTTGTCAAAACGGACAGTAGCGCAAGGTTTGACGCCGCCAAAATAATGACGTGTTATTGCCTTTTCCTGACCATTTTCATCAAGAACAGTGAAAGAATCACACGGCACAACAAATCCTTCTTGCGATGGGTTGTGAATACCCAATGCTTCAACAGGTTTTAATCCCTTGTTTGTCGAAATTAGTGTACCCTCTGCCACACATTTCGACATTGCACTGTCAACCCACCTGGCGAATCCCTTTAGATCGTTCACATGATCTTTCACATTCAAACTTAGTGCTGTGGCGGCCCAGGAAGCGTTCGAATTCCACTGCTTCTTGCGTTTCATAACACGAACACCGTAATCTTCGCACAAAACTTCCTTTGTTAAACCACGATTCTTATCTATCTTGTAAACGAGTCCATCAGGAGCAACACCACGAAGAATCTCTTCATCGCCTTCTTTAGTGAACTTAAACATCGACGTTTCGTGCCACGCTCCTTCAAACCATTTAGGTGTGACATCCGCAATGTATTCGGGCATTGTACCAACAATCACCGTACGAACGTACTCGTGCAAGAACACCGGTTCAAGTCCACCCGAAACAACATTGGCAAAGATCGACGTGTTACCTGTTGGTTGAATTGAGAGAAGAGAACTGTTCCGAATACCGTAATTGTTAAGTTTCTCCCAGTATTCCTGTGGAAGATCGAGACTACGAATAAACACGCCTTGCATGTGCTTGTCTGGATCACACAAAGAGAACATTCCTTTCTCTTGTGCAAGATCAATTGAAGCCATGTATGCTGACTGTGCAACCGTCCTCATGACTTCATCGCGATACCGATCGGCGTTCTTGCTTGCGAATTTTGTTTTCAGCATGTAAAGGGCTGATCCCCAGCCAAGAATACCAACACCGATCCGACGTTTGTTCTGAATACTCCACTCATATTCTGAAAGAGGAGCCTTCGTGAGATCGTTGATGTTATCGAGGAATCGAACCATGTAGCCTGTGTACTGCGCAATTTTTGCAAGATCAAACCCATCCTCGATCACGAACTGTGTAAGGTTAAGCGATCCAAGATTACACACACCGCCAGGAGCAAGTGTTTGTTCACCACATTGTAAATTGTTGATATATGTCCATTTTTTCTTTCCATTTCTTGTTTGAGTCTCTTGAATACAAACAAAGAAGTTATGGAAGTTATCTACAGTTCCGTTATAAACATTCTGTTTCCCAACATACCTGACTTCAACAACACGGTGGTTTTGATTTGAAGCATATTCCTTGAGATCCGCAAATGAACGATGTGGAGAATGAGGACCAATCAAACAAGCGACGTTCTGTTGTTTACATTCCTGTTGCCATTCTGTTTTTAATGGCTCACGCTTCAGTGTAGACTTCATGTTGTTATATATTATTGCCTGTTTCTCACGCTTATCTTGTGTGATCTTATCAATTGCAGCTTTTGACAAGTCGCTGTATTTTTGCTTGTTCGAGTGGTTTCTGTGTGCCGTATAAGCACGACTACATTCAATCGAACAGAGACCAACTTCACGATAATGAGCATGAACCTCAAATTTGTCACCACACTGACAACATTCCTTGCGAATAAATAGATTTTGGTTATTGATAATCACATCATACTTCTGATCTTTGAGGCTAATGTATGTTTTTTGTTGCTTCGGCGACAACGTAGTAAACTCTGAATCCAACCCAACCCGGTCAGCACACTTGATTGAAAGTTCATGAACTGATCCAATAGCATCAACTCTCCAAGAACTGAATTGCGTTGGGAGGTTGTGCTCTTTGGCATATTGCTCCCATTCGTTAACAGAGAAGCGTCTACCGAGTTGTTGTGTCAACGCCGTGGCATGATCTTCAATATCATCATGAGTACATCCCAAGTATCTTGAGTTGTTTTCTCCATTAGTCAAAACCGATGGAGAAGACACACCACGATATTGCTGCCACTGTTCTTCCGTCCAGTTGGCTTTTGCCCTACGCATTGGATTGTTATCACCACGTATCATCGAGCCATGATATTCATCATGGGCTTGTTTGGACATAATTTCCAGGTTGGCTGGATCATTATTCAAGCTATTAAAATCTCTATGGTGAACAACATGCCCCACAGGAACCTTTTGTCCTGTTGCATACTCAGCAATCAATCTATGTTCTGCTTTGGTTACTCGTCCTAAATTAACCCACATATAATCTTGTGAAGAAAAATTGCTGTTAGGATAGATATCTTCCCATGCAGCATGAAACTTATGCATCGTCTTGATGCTATCGCCTGCCATCAAGTCTTTTGTTTGTTTGTATTCTCCGGAAGTCAGTCGCCACTTATGGTTGTTCGTGCAGCGAGCAAATGATCCATCTTCAAACACAACTTCATACACGTCCTGATCATATCCGGTAATACGAGGATGACGCATAAGACGGATATCAACCTCACTCTGGTCGTTGTAACAGAATACGGGGACATCCTTTCCTTCCTCAGCAAGTTGTTGAATTGTCACATTATGGCGTCCATCGGCCACCGCCACCAGAGTATCGCCCGTAAGGCAAGGGTTGGTTGCGTACACTGTCTCAGCATAGCTGAGAGGAAGAAAATGATTTGCACGATCGAGGAACAGTACGCCTGGCTCGGCACGATTGTATGTGCTTTGCATGATCAAGTCCCACAACTGCATTGTCGATACTGTCGCGTAGACAACGACACCATATCCCTTCGCTCGCCAATCTTTCAAATCGCCGTGCCATTCACCTTTATAATGCGGATCTTTTGTATTGGGAAACATAAGTTGCCATGTATCCATCTGTGCTCGATCAGTAGTTAGCTCAGCTACCAGCTTCTCGTTTGGATGGTCAAAGGTCATTTCATCCGCAAGAAGTCGATCAATCTCCATTACTCGAAGAACACGAAACATGAAATCGTCCGTACAGTTAACAGATACGTTGAATTTCGTTAGACGTCCCGGTTGTTGTTTCGCTGTGATGAATTCGATTATGTCTGGATGCCAACAGTTGTGAATAAAGACACCATTCGCCACGAAGTTATGATATTCAGGCATTGCTATATCAAAAACTTCTTGCTCAATACTCTCCTCTACGCGCACCACTTTGTGGTTTGTGATTAAACGCTTGTTTAAAGCGGCAAGACTATCACTTGCGATTAAATCTTTTGCTTTTTTATACAACCCATCGCTTAATAAAAATTCGTGGTCGGGTGTGCACTCAATATAATCGTCGTTGTTAAATACAACCTTAACAGTTGCTCGTATGCCTTTTGACCATACCATCAATGCCTGACGAACATACACATTACCCTGACCATCAGTGCAATACAAGTAGGGTGTTTGACCTACTAACTCTTTGATGGGAACTTTTCCAAACAACGTGTTTATTGGTGTGTTCCCGCCAAGGCAATCCAAGACACCCATCATTGCGCCCTTACGGATCTTGCCTTTTGCCTTCGTATTCACACTCTTGCGACCAGAACCAGCAGTGATTACGTCAGACACCTTATCAAAGATCTCCATGTACTTGACAGCACCGGGCGTCTCGACGCCAATACCATCAATGAAGGCACCACGCGGACGAAGGTAAGAGAAGTTTTCACCCCAACCACCTTCTGACTTAAGTGTATGTGCCTGAGCTCGAACATGTTCGAAGATGCCGTCGAGACTGTCTGGATCGTATTTCACTCGTGGGCCAGTGAAACAATTCATCAGAGTTGTGCCGCCCCACTGAGTGCCAGCGTTTGCATAGATCCGACCACCGCACGTTCCCTTGAAGTTTGATAGCAGATTGTAGAACTTCTCGGTCCACTCGAGCCGAAGATCCATCGTTTTTTCCATCGAAGCCGCTGCAGCCGCAACACGGAAGATTGTGTCGTTGATGGTTTCATCATTATGATCCTTATACGTACTTGCCCAAACCTCTTCAGAGAATGCATCCTCAAAAACTGTCGGGTTTTCGTTGATCAGTCGACATTTGAGGAGATAGAGGTAATCGTCTTCGGTTAGGTTATCGCGTGGAGGGGGGGTCAGGTGATGTGATTGAAAAATGCTAGCGCGTGTCGCTGTATTCTCTTGAACAGAGCTCGACATTTATTGTGCTCCTTGTTGTTCTTGTTAATGATGTTGTGGTCAACCGACATTTGATGCACAGGTATCTCACATCGGTTAAGGAAATCTAGTCCTACGAAACTCTTTGGATGGTCTTCGATATAATATACGTCTTTAATCCCTGCCTGGTAGAGGAGTTTTGCACATGAAAGACACGGAGCTAGAGTACAGAACAGCGTAGCGCCTTCACCGCTTTCTGTGCTTCTAGCTAGCTTCGCAATGGCATTCGCTTCCGCGTGGGAAAGCTCCGCATGCGTCTTGCCAGTTTCATCTTCGCAACAGTTCTCCCACCCCGGAGGCATACCATTGAAGCCGATAGAAATGATTCGATCGTTCTTGACGATCAAACAACCCACCTGTTTGTCCTTGCAGTATGATAGCTTCGCATACTCCAAAGCCGCTCTCATGTGGGCGTGAGCGTATCGTTCTTTCATAGGTTCGTCTTATTTACAGTCCGCTTATCAAGGTTTGGTTTTATGTGCGGAAATCACATTGTTTGCTATGATAGTTGAACATAGTTCGGGTTTCAACGGTTGACATTACCTGATTAGTCATTGTACTGTTTACCTCGTAAAGGGTGCACCCGTTCGGGTGTTTCGATCAATTCTCTGAGTCCTTAATCATGGCCGAATTGAACAAAGAAGCAAAAGACAAAGATATTCAACAGATCGTGCGATACCTGGTCACGACTTTCAACTCCGCAACATCGAAGATGGAACGCCCGTTCCGAACCAGTAAAGGCATTGCAAATCAACTGTACAAGTGGCAGACTGAGTTTGCATATCGATTGAATGATGTGATGCAAAGTCCACGGGCTCTACAACAAGCAAACATCGGCCGGTGTAACGAGTTCATCGACGAGGCCGTTCAAATTTTGAACCAACTCGAAGAGTCAAAAGAAGCGAAAAAGTAACCAAAAACACCCGCATAAATACCCTCTCTCGAGGGCGATTTATGCGTATTGAAGATGTGCTTGGTTATGATGAGGATATTCGCCGAGCGGCGAAGATACTCACGCAACAATGCTCACAGTTTCTGAAGGAAACTTGTGGTGTTCCTCTTCTGAAGTCACTGCCACCGTATCCGGACCTGCTCCAGAAGATCAAGGTTCGTCATAAACGCGAAGACACCGTTGCTGAGGCTTTCAACAAAGCGTTCAGCACAAACATTCGTCAACGAGCGATCTTCACTTACACCAAATCACCAGTAGTTGAAGGGTGTGAACCGTCGTACATATTCCCAATCAACGGGTATAAGTACCTTTACAGCCATGAGGTTCGTAATTCTTCTGTCGACTATCAAGATGTTTTGAACACGTTATTCGAGAACCTTAATGGAGACAAGGCTGTTGAGATTGTCACCGATCTTGTCAAATACACGTATGTAAGGGAAAATCTCATCGAGGGCATTCTATCAGAGAGTGAGATCATTTTCTACGGCATTCCGTACTTCTACGCGGTTCGAGTGCGCGGCTGTCCCGATTATCGCAAACTGCTAAATACTTAACGCTAAAGGAAAATCAATGACAGCTGTCAACTTATTCAAACTAATCAACGGTCAAGAGGTCATCGCAAAAATCAAGTCGCAAACTGACGAGTACTTCGATGTTCAAGATGTAAGAGAAATCGCTCCTGTGCCTGTGATGGGTCCGGATGGTAAACAAGGTTTCAAATTGACCTTAGCGCCATACATCTTCGCAACGAATGCCAATGAGAAGAACATGTTCATATACAAAGGCAGCATTGCTGGACGCGTATCCGAGCTTCCTGACAATCTCGAGAAGGAATACCTTTCGTCCGTGTCAGGCATCATGCTCGCCAAGGGAATGTAATGAGATCAGCGCGCGGTGAAATCGTTTACCAGTGTGACACATGCAGCCGAAAAGTGCGTGTTCCACTCAACATTTACAGTTTCGATGTTGTGCAGCGATGCATCATCACCGAGAACTGTCCCGGTAAACTTTTCCCCGTCAAAAACCTGAAAGAAATTAACGAAACCCCTGTTTTTCCTCCTGAAGTGCCAGGACTTGAAGACTGGTTTCAACGGAAGATCCTGTTCAACCACGTGCAGTCGATTGCAAATCAGGTATGGCTGATTCAACACAACCTCGGTTCGAAACCTCTTGTTCAAGTTTTGATCGACCGTCAAATTTCCAACGACGAATTCACACAAGTTGAGCTTGCTCCAGACGAATTCGAAGTGATCACAATCGACTTAAACACAGTACAGGTCGTTCTTTTTAGAGCCGAAAGTGGTATCGCTCAGTGCATTGGTACGGCTTCATTAAACCTGATTAACCCACAAGTTATCACAACAGTTACGCTGTCTGACATACAGTTGACTGGCGATGCTGAGCTGACTATTGCAACGAGCGATCCAAGCACATTGATTTCTGTCACAATCGTCTTCAAGGGCAACAATCCTGACACAGTTGTATCATACGTCGGTGTTGACAACGCTCCTTCGATTGACTCACCATGGGTGGGAGCGAACATAGTCCACATCGCTGGAAAGAACTACACGGTGCGAAGCTTCAACATTCTGACCAATCTACCAGCTGCTGCATACTTCTCGAACGGATTGATCAACGATGGCTCTCAAATCTTCTTCACAGGATTCAGTTCAGAGATCAACCAAAACTTCATTCTGTTAGGACGTCCACCGTTCAGTGCTGTTGATCGAATCACCGATCAAGTGATTGACATTGCAACAATTGATCCAGTCGCTCCGGCCACATATTACAACCGCGGAGAGATGTTTGCTAACCCTGCTGCAATTAGGTCAATATACCCTCCTGTGATCGTCGTTGCCTAAACAACACAAAAGCCTTATACTCGGCAACAATAACAACAAGGAAGCAACATGAACGATCAAGCTGAAAAGCAACAGCTTTTGCTTGAATATTTGCTATCGTCGCCTGATGCGTATGCGATATGCAAAGCTATCATCAAGCCCGAATACTTCAATCCTGAGTTTCGCAAGACAATCCAATTCGTTGACAAGTACTATGATGAATTTAGTGGACTACCCACTCCGGCTCAAGTTTACGCGGAAACCAAACTCGGGTTGGAATGCCGTCAAGTAACTCCTCAGATGCTGAAATGGACACTCCAAGAGACGGAAGCGTTCTGTAAACAGCGAGCAGTTATGTCAAAAGTCTATGCCGCACCCGAGCTAGCGAAACAAGGCAAGTACGAAGAGATTCTTCAAGGACTAAAAGAAGCGATTCTTCTTTCACTCACCCGCAATCTCGGTGTTGATTACTTTCACGATCCTCTCGCTCGTCTCGAGGAACTGGTTCGGCAGCCACTTCGAACACCAATGGGATTTACACCCCTTGACGATTTGATGAACGGAGGATTGGCCCGTAGTGAGACGATCATGTTCTGTGCTAACTCAGGCGTTGGTAAGTCAATCACACTCGCGAATTTAGCGTACAACTTCGTTCACCGTGGCTTCAACGTTGTGTACATCTCGCTTGAATTGTCTGAGAATTTGATCTCACAACGATTCGATATCATGTATTCCGGTATTCCAACATTCCTCGTGAACAAGGAATATCAAACGATTGCAGCAAAAATTCATGAAGTGTCAGCAGGTGTCAAACTAGGCAACTTGAAAATCAAGTACATGCCTAGTGATACCAACGCCAATGAGATTCGAGCATATTTGAAAGAGTACCAGTTACAGTACGGATTTGCCCCTGATGTGATCATCGTCGATTATCTTGACAAAATGGGTACGAATCAGAAAATGGGCTATGAAAATATCTGGCTTCGAGACAAATACGCAGCAGAACAACTTGATGATTTGGGGAAAGAATACAATGCTTTCGTCGCGACTGCTTCCCAGCTAAATAGAGGTGCGATTGAGGCAGAAGAACTCAACCAAGGGCACACGGCTGGAGGCATCAGCAAGGTGAACACGGTCGACTGGCAGTGGGCAATTGTGATGACTGGAGCAATGAAAGCCGAAGGTGTCATGATGTTCACATGTTTGAAATCTCGTAGTAGCGACGCTGTCGGTAAAACAGTTAATATGAGATGGGATAACAAACACCTGCGGATTCTTGATCCAGAAAAAGAGGAAGAAGAGGACGTCCTGATTGCTCCGGGTATTGCTCGGTCAACGATCAAAGGATTGCCACAGAAAAGCAAAAAGTCAATACTTGATATTATAGGAGACTAACAATGCCAAAAGTACAAACAACAGAAACACTTAACATCGACGGCCAGCTTTACGCAGCAGCAAAGATGAGCCCGAACATTCAGCAGCTGATTGCAATGTTCGACGAATGGCGCCAAAAAGAAGTTGATGCACAATCGGAACTTCTGATGGTTCGCTCTGCTCTTCGCGACCTACAACGCGAAATGTACAACACAATTGTTGCTGAACGCGATGCTGCAATGAAGGCAGCCGCAGCATTTGCGCCGGCCCCTGTGCCTGCTCCAGCAAACGAGGACAGTGATGTCGAAGGCGAATAAGTTCGACGAAGCGGAAATCTATGACGTTCGATATGAAAGTTTGAAGGGGGAAGTGTCTCAACGGACGATTATTCCGATCATCGTTCCCCCTACAAACATCAAAGCTCTCGATGTGTCTGAACGCACCGCTCAAGAACAGGTTCTGCTGCGCAACTTGTGGGCTGCCTATGCAGACTACCGTGACCAATTCTCCGAACAAATGTTCGATTTTGAGACATGGTTGGATCACACCGGCCAAAGGCCTGATTTTGAGCTGAAATACCGTACATTCGTTCCTGAGAATCTGCAGACCATTGAGTAAACGGCTTTTTCTCTGAGCTGGTCATAAATAATGCACACAGTTCTAAAAGGGAAGCTACCTATGGATTTGCTCAAAAAACTCGAGGAAGAAGCTGCAGGGGGCGCAGTTGGAGCAGGGGCGGTTGCCGTTTATTCCATGCCTCTTTTCGCTATGGCCATCAAGTCGAAAAAGCCGAAGAAAAAGAAGGTCAAGAAGCGCATGGGTCTTCATGAGGCGTTCCTAAGACTTAACGAGATTGAAAATGGACACGGCGATCCTAGCATGTCTCATCCTCAATTCGACCAAACAGAAGTCATTTCAAAACTCAAAGCACTTGAGAAAAAGGACAAGATCGATAAGGGTTCCGCTACAACATTCGGACTCGAAGACGACAAGGGTAACCTTGTCCGTGTCACCGTTCAAGCTGATCAGGCAGATGAGTTCGAAAATGCGCTCAGTGCATTTCTTGCAAGTGAAGAAGAGCACGACGAACGTGTTCCAGAAGTTGCTGAAGTGTTGTTTCGTCTCCGTGACCGGTTCAACATTCTCGACGTAACGTGGCCAGAAGTTGAAGAGGATCAGGAAGAAGGACAGCAAGTTGCAGGTCAGGAAGGACAAGCAGGCCAGGAAGATCCAAATGCTCAGCCAGGCCAAGACGTTAGCGCTGACCTTGGTGCAGATGCAGGAATGGAAGCCCCAGCTGGAACTGATGACGTTCAGTCACTGCTCACTCAGGTAATTGACATGATGCGTGCAGACGCAGACGCTCGTAAAGCAGAAGCCGTTGCGCGCCAAAAGGAAGCTGAAGCAAAGGGCCACGTAGCGAGCGTTCATGGCGCCACAGCACGCGTCAAGCAAGAAGAACAGCTTCTTGACATGGAAGACTACTTCAAGAAAAAGCAAGAAGAAAAAAAAGAATCAAAGACACTGGCAAAGTTGGCACAGTGGAAGCGTGAAACAGCTGGCGAGCAAAACGCTATTCCTGATGAAGGTGCGGATCTGGGAGCAAAACAAGAAGAGGAAGAACTTGGTCGTAAGAACCTTCGCTTCCGTAGTCGAGTTCCGGCCTCTCACTTGGCAAACTTCATCCTCAAAAGGATCAAGTAATGGATTCATTCAAGCAGTATCTTGACCAACTGAATGAGTTGGCAGCATCAGCAGCAGCCGCAAAAGCCGCTGAAATCGACACAATGATTGCTGCCATCGACAACAAGATTCAACAGTTGACCAATCCGCTTAATAAGCAGAAGATGGGCCTTCAACGTCAAAAACAAGTGCTCCTCCCTCAAATCGAGAAAGAACGACAAGAGGCAGAACAACAACAGGGCCAACCGATGAAGCCATCAAGCAATGCAACGACTACCCCTGGCAGTTCCGGAGCTCAAACTCCTGGACAGAGCTAATGTTCATTCACAAATCCGTAACACCCACTGAAACCAAAGTTCAAAATACACCAAAGGGTCGCTTTTACACGACGCCATCCGGCAAAATCTATCCTTCGATCACCAATCTACTTGGGGTGAAAGAAAGGCCATGGCTGATCGATTGGCGAACTTCTCTTGGTGAAATTGCTGCTGATAAGGAAACAAAGCGAGCTGCTGATAGAGGAACTGCTGTCCATTTGATGGCGGAACGTCTGCTTAATAATCACCCAAATCCAACCGAGGGACAAACAGCAACTGACGCTGCAGAATTTAACTCACTGCGATTGTTGTTAAAAAAGGTAAACAACATCTATGCTCAAGAGCTACCATTGTACAGTGATACGTTGAAGATCGCAGGTCGTGTTGACTGTGTTGCAGAATGGGAAGGACGTCTTGCAGTTGTTGATGTCAAAACGTCGACAAACGACAAGTACACACAAATGATTGAGGACTACTACCTTCAAACAACGGCGTATGCCTTGATGTTTGAGGAGCTATACAACATCCAAATCGACGATGTTGTCATTGTTATGTCGGTCGAAAAGGGAATTGTACCACTCGTTTTCAAAGCGCAGGTTGAGGCGTGGATTTGCCCACTGATCGAGCGTATAAATACGTACTATTCCAGCAGAAAATAGGGGCACACCCATGAAGCACGAAGCTGACATGACAAGCGAAGAGGCAATGAATTATGCCATTGACCGCATTAAGATGGCCATTGACGATCTTGATCGTGAAACCGTATTCGCTGTCTATGTAAGAATGTTTGGTCAAGATGGTATCACCACTCAAATGATGCAAGAAAGTCATGAGGGCAACCACATTTTGGGTGATACAACAAAAGTGGTGTTCACAAATCTCGGTGGTGGTGCCACGGTTGACGCGAAAGTTGACAGCGGAGCTACAACATCTTCGCTGCACGTTGACAAGATTGATGTCCATGGCAACCAAGTTTCGTTTGTTTCAAGCGCTCTTGGTGGACGTCGTTTCACTATGGACCTTGTAGGCAACCAACAAGTACATTCCGCTGATGGTGGGGTGAGCAATCGACCTGTGATCAAGTGCGATATTGAGGTTAACGGCAAACCATTACAAGGCATCATGTTCAATCTCAACGATCGCTCAAACATGGACACTCCCGTTTTGTGTGGGCAGAATGTTTTGAAAGCTGGTGATTTCGTTATTGACGTTCAAAAAGGTCAAACCGAATCTGTTCCGGAAAACGCAATTATCAAGAAAGAGATCGACGACAAAGCGATTGTAGAAGCAATTGAAACGCTTGCTAACTCCGGCATGACACTTGCTGAACTTTTCACACACATGCGAACAGTAGTTGTTCGCAACTTGAAAGATGAATAAGTCCCCATTTTACGTCGTAGAAGAGTTCTTGTCACCACACCTTGCAGATGTTGTTCTCGACTACATAAGTTTCACTGTTCCTGATACAGACAAAGAGGGACATGAAGTTAAGACACGTAAACCATCCGAAAAGGCCGAAGGTATCGTTTACGAACGTCTTCTGACTCTTCTCCCTGAAATCCAAGCTCACTACAACATCGTGTATCGTGGAACTGAGTCAATGGAGTTTGAATGGATTCCGGCAGGCGCTAAAACCGACTTCATGTGTGGCAATAGCAAGTATATACGCGGCAAATGGCTCCGTGTCGCAAATCGCGATCTTACAGGCGTCGTTTTCTTGTGCGACTACCAAGAAAAGGTACCGTTCGAACAAGAATATGACGTGTACGGTGGAAAGCTTGAATTTCCACAGCATAATTTTGGATTCAATCCACAACGAGGAACGTTAGTGTTGTTCCCCGCAGATCCACACTTCATCAATATCACAACACAAATCCTTGCCGGGGATTTGTTCCAAATCCGCTTCCACCTAGCGGCAGATCGTCCTTACTTGTACAACCCAAAGAACTTTCCTGGCAATTATCAAACTTGGTTTTCTCCATATCTAACAAAGCGTTAATACATTTGCTGTTGCAATGAGCAACAAACGTAAGGTAAGGTTGTTCCAGCTTAACACGCTATGGGGCTTTCATTCACTCTGAAAAGGAGGAACGCATGAAGATAGCAATATGCCTCGCCGTGATGCTTATGATTCTTTCATCGTTCATCACTGCACCTTGCACGGCTCAGATGAACTACGAAGGAGCTGTTACCGTTTCAAGAAACGGCAAGTCCTTCACATTTTCAAGCATCGCGGTTCAAAATCTAAAAGTGTTGCGAGAAGTTGCAGTGGATATGGGCGCAGACGTTCACATTCCAACTCTTCAAGCAATCATGATGACTGAAACACATGCAGGAACCGGTGGGTCAATTGGATTGCCGCGCGCGCACCCAACTCGTAGATCATACGGTTGGATGCAGTTAACGATTCCAACAGCAAGAGTGCTGTTCCGAGACCTCGCCGACTTGCGGATGAAGTATTTTGGCGAGCGGGTTCTGAAATCTGTGAAAGACGCAGAAATCAAGAAACTGCTTCTAACAGACTGTCGGCTCAACGTCCGTCTTGGGATTCTGTTGTACGTTCAATATCTCGATATGGTCAAGAAGGAATGGGCGCGAGCTGTTGCTGGATATAACATGGGTATCGGCAATGCCTTGAAGCGAGCTCACGCGCCAAAGAGCGTTTATGTTGTCAAGGTTCGGAACTGGATACCTTTGGTAACTGCAATGACTGAAGAGGTTACGAAAGCGGAACAAATTGTTCTGGTTGCCTATTCGTCAACCTTGCCGGAAAATTGGCTGGGCATAAAAGGTACTTTACAAGGAGAACAAGATGGCCAAAAAGAGCAAAAAGCAGCCGAAACCTTCACAAGAGCAGAGTGTTACAAAAGTTGTCAATGACACCGACGAACGTCGCAAATTTAAGACAACGCTTGCAACGCTGACGCACTACATGCAACAGATTGATGATGCAAGAGAGGCGATCAAGGAGACTATTGCTGATTTGTCAGGTGCAACTGGAATCGACAAAAAACAAATCAAGAAGCTAGCTACAACGATGTATAAGCATAACTATGCAACGTTGCAGGAAGAGAACAGACACTTCGAAGCGCTGTACGAAACACTCGTCGAAGGACGTTTGACGCAAACAGACGACGAAGACCAAGAGAAACTCGCCGCATAAAGTGAGAGCCGCTCGAAAAGCGGCTCTCTTCCTTTTCCAAATTAGAACTCTGAGTATGTCAGAACAATTGCGTTGATCGTTGCATCAGCCGCACCGGCACCGGTACCACCGCCATTATTCGCTCCACGCACAGTGATCGTGTTTGCACCACTCACATAACCGTTGTAAGTGAAACCTGCAGGAACTGTCGATGGAAGACCAAGTACGACAGGGTCGCCAACAACCGCACCGGTAACGGTAATCGTGTTTGTGCTGTCTCCAACCGCGCCGTCCACAATCGCACCAAACGTCACACTTTGTGTGCCTTTGAATGCAGCAACGTTAAATGTGCGTGATGTTGTGATATCGCCACCGCCTGTCAGACCGACACCAGCCGTGAGGCCGACACCAGAGTGATCAACGTGCTCATTTGCAACAAAGTTCATCAACGCGTCGTGATCGACGCCAGCTGGAAGAACGTTAGCTTCAATTGTGGCTGGACCATCAGTGTACACCAGCTCAACACTTGCTGTATCTGTCAATGTTGTGCCGACCGCATCTTGAGCTGCTTCTGCGAAGTCGGTAACTTGGGAAGAAGTAATCGCAACCGCAACAGATGCTGCGGTTGTCAAACGACCCTGAAGATCGACTGAAAACGTTGCAATATTAGCAGCATCACCGTAAGAGGCAGTAATAACACCTGTTGCTGGTAAGTCGACATTTGGATTAGCTGCAACTCCGTTACCGTTCGTTACAGTAATTGTGCCACCGGTAGATGTTAAAGTGCGTGTTGCAACTGTACCAGCACCGGTGCGTGCCACAAGGCCTGTCGTTGCAAGGGCTGCTACTGCATCAAGATCTGCATCCCACGCTTGAACTGTCACACCAATCGAAGCCGCCGTTAGAGCAGTCATCGGGCCCGGAGGACCACCAAATGTTGCCACAGGAGCACCTGCTACCATCATTGTCATGACGCCCGGAGGACCAAACGAAACACCTGTCGTTGGATCTGCTGTTGACCACAATGCCATGCCTGGTGTTGATGCGTAGCCACTAAATGTTGTGATACCACCAGCATCAATACGAACTTTTTGAGCGCCAGCAATTGCAAAGCTAACTTCACCAGCGCCACTGTCGTACATGCCTTTTGTTGCATCACTTACAAATGTGTATGCTGGAAGAAGGGCCGTACCTGCTGCCAGAGCAATCGTAGCACGATTAACCCACAATGCGCCATTGTATTGAAGGACGTTATTCGCTACAGGTGCTGTGATTGTTACATCCGTTAGGTCTGTCAATGCAAGGTTTTCTGATGTAAGGATTGGGAACGCCGATCCAACAACACCAACAAGCCACTGATCTGTACTCTCATCCCATTCAAGAATGGCATTTGGAGGACCACCACGATCGACTTGTAGACCAGAGCTGGCAGGGTCGAATTGTACAAGAGAAATTGGCTGATCAACACCGTTGTCAACAGTTACAGTTCCTGTGAACGTTGCGCCTGTTAGGTTTGCCTTCAAAGCAAGCCCTGCTGCCAATTCTGCATCTGTTGCCAGTGCACTAAGGGCGATACCACCATCAGCAAGTGCCGTACCGGCACCGGCAACAGTCACAACATTACCGTTTACGCCAACAAAATCGTCAAGTTTTGTTGCAATCGCAGCAGCAACTTCCGCATCAGTTGCAAGACCTGTCAATGGTGTGCCACTGTCAATTAGAGCACCACCAGCCGTGAGTGTTGGAACATTGCCAACAGTTGCACCACCAACAAGTGGAATGAATGAACCAGCAACAGCTGCGATATCAACGAAACCTATACCGTCATTTGTAAATTGCCACGTGTCTGTTGCTTCATTCCAACGGATGGAAACATCTAGAGAAGCACCTCGATCGACAGAAAACAAAGCATTTGCAGGGCCGGCAGCTCCCTTGTTCATGTAAAACTGTGAATTTGGTGTACCGTCAACATCGGCCTTCAATGCAAGAGCGTTGTTCATATCCGTAAAAGTTGGATAATTAACGAGGGCCGCAGTTGGATCTGCAACAACACGATTCAGTGGACGAACGTCATTGATCAACCCCGATGTGATCTGTGTTGTTGATGAAGACATATAAACCGCAGCCAAGGGCAAGTTGCCTGTTGGTGGTGCAGGGATCGAAGGAGCTGCAGCGGTCGTACCATGTGTCAGAACCACGGAAGCAGAGCTACTCAGAGAAACTAATGTCCAGCGATTGAGAGACCCTGGTGCCGGAATGGAGGGAGAATTACCACCTGGAAATTCTACAACTTCGTCATCAGCATTCCAAAAAGACCCGGCTCGGATCCTAACTGTCAAGTTTGGAATGTCTTGTGCAGTAACAGATAACGGCGCAAAGTTAGCACCAATTTCCTTGTCTGCTTCACCTTTGAGTGGAACAGAGTTTGACATAGGGTTTCTCCTTGAAAAGTCGCAATTATGTCGAGTGGGTGTATTTATTCGAAAGGGGCGGAATGTTGATGTTTTGCGAAGAGTCGGGTATAATCGGCGCCTTCTAGGAGTAGTGGATGAGCTATATTTCGGCAGCAACAATAGAAGACGACGTCATTGTGTGGGAGCGTGATGAGAACGGACAGAGAATCGAAACAGTTTACACAGCTCCTTACCTGTTCTACTACAACGATCCCAAGGGAAAACACGAAACAATCTACGGCGATAAAGTCTCTCGTGTAATTTGCACAAGCAAGCGTGACTTTGAAGATAAGGTTGGTCTCTATAAAGGCCGAGGACATACAGTTTATGAGACAGACATCGAGCCTCACTTCCGTGTGTTATCAACGGACTACTACAACAAACCTGCACCTAAACTTAACGTAACATTTTACGATATTGAAGTCGACTACGATCCAGCGTTAGGCTTTGCAGGGGTCGAAAATCCTTACGCAAAAATCAACTCAATGTCGCTATTCCATAAATGGTCACAGGAGCTAATCGTACTAGCTGTTCCTCCGGAGTCTGGATGGACGGAAGAACGGCTAATCGAAGAGATGACCAAGCAGGTTCCTGATGCACCGATCCCGAAAGAATACAAACTCACAATTATTCTTTGCAAAGAAGAGACGGAACTGCTCCTGAATTTTCTCGACCAGATAGAGGATTCAGACGTGTTGTGTGGATGGAACAGCTCAATGTTCGATTCACCATACACAGCAAAGCGACTTGAAAATCGCCTGGGCAAACGTTACATGGCGAAGATGGATTTCAATGGAACACGACTTCCTTGGTTTAGAAAGGTTCCATCTCGAAAGATTCGCAACCGTGACGGTACACCAAAGATCATCGGAACAACGCTTGAAACGGCTGGTCGGATCATGGCTGACTACATGGAGTTGTATAAGAAATACGAAGCGGGAGAACGAGCTTCGTTTAAGTTGGCTGCTATTGAGCAGGAGGTCGGTTTGAATCTTCCGAAACTCGAATACAAAGGAACCTTGCACAACCTCTACCGAAACAACTTTGCATTCTTCATTCGATACAACATTCGAGACACCGAAATCCTTCACGGATTCGAACGTGTGCTTGGCTACGTTGAACTTGCAAACCAAATGTACCACTTGTCAACGGGTGTGTTCAAACATGTGACAGGAACGCTGAAGCTCGTAGAAGCATCAATTCTTAACTATTGCCATCATGTTGTGAATAAGGTAGTTCCGAATAGCGTCTCACCAGAAAACGATCGCCAAATTGATGGAGCTTTAGTCTTGTTCCCACAGATTTCCCTCCAAGAATTCACAGGCTCGATTGACATCAACTCTCTGTATCCAACAGCAATCCGCTCAATCAATATTTCCCCGGAAACACTCAAAGGCCAGTTTGATGAGTTCAATCGCGCTGTTGAAGAAATTCGCATGCGCTCGTTTGCAACACTCACACTTCGACTTGAAACTGGTGAAGTGTTAACAAAAGAAGCTTCCGAATGGCGTGAGTGGCTTAAAGAACGGATGTGGTCTGTGTCTGGCTACGGGACTGTGTTTGATCAAAACCAACAAGGAATTGTTCCGTCTATTCTTGCAGACTGGTACAAGCAACGTAAAGAGTATCAGAAACTGATGAACGAAGCTCTTACACAAGGCGAGAAAGAAAAGGCTGACTACTATGATCGTTTACAGTATGTGTACAAGATTAAGCTAAACTCAGCCTATGGAGCTCTGACAAACATCAACTTCCGTTTCTTTGACTTGCGGTTAGGGGAGAGTGTGACAGCTACAGGTCGAATGATTCTCCGACATCAGTGTCGGAAGGTCGCTGAGTTCCTCGATGGAGAGTACGACGTCGACTTTCCACAATATGAGACAATCAAAGATTGTAACGAGGCGAACAACAAAAAAGGTGTCCCACACGAACTTGCCTTGAATGGTCCAAAATTCAATGGTAACTTTATGTGCGAATCGGTAATTTACGGAGATACGGACAGCACATACTTTAAGACACACGCAACAAACGTTGTAGATGCAGTGAAAATTGCCGATCGGGTTGCACTTGAGGTCAACAACTCGTACAAACCGTTTGTACAAGAGGTGTTTTTGTGTAATCCAGGCTTCGATGATCTCGTTAAGTGTGGTCGAGAAATTGTGACTGATAAAGGAATTTTTGTTGACAAAAAGCGTTACATTCTTCATGTTGTTGACAAAGAGGGTAAACCATCGGATAGTATGAAAGTCATGGGTCTTGATACCAAGAAGACCACGCTACCAAAGCACGTGGCCGACGAATTGAATAAATACGTCGGGATGTTCCTAAAAGGAATGCCTTGGGAACAAGTAGCAGAATTGATAGTCAACTATAAGGATACTCTTCGCAGTCAAGCTAAAGAAGAGATTCAGTTGATTGGATTACCGAAAGGGATCCAGGAAGTAGAAGACTATCAACAGCAGTACAAGCGGTTGGGTGATCAAGTTCGATTACCTGGCCACGTGGCTGCAGCAATTCACTACAATTTGCTGTTGAAACATTTCGATGATCGTGAGAGTATGCCGATCATGTCGGGTATGAAGATCAAAGTCTTCTATCTGACACAGATGAACGGCAAGTTCAAAAGTATTGCTTTGCCAACTGACATCGAAGTTGTTCCACAGTGGTTTTTTGACAACTTTGAAGTAGACATAGATGCGCATATTGAGAGGTTGGTTGACAATCCGATGCAGAACATTCTAAAAGCAATCGGAAAGCGAACACCAACTCGACACGACTTGATGGTTGAAGACGTTTTTGGCTTCTAGGAGTTTACGATGAAGTGGTATGAACTGCTCATGATTGCAGTTTTAGGCGTGTTCCTTAACACGAACGGGTACGCCTTCGAAACCGAGGCTGTGCAAGAGGTGGAAATTTCGACGGTCGTGCAACCTCCACATCTTGAAAGGATCACCGTTGAGACGCAGGTCGTTCCTTTCAAGATCAATGCCAAATACGCACTTGTAATCGATCAAACAACAGGCGAAATCCTTTACGCAAAGGGCGCGGACACAATTGTCCCAATTGCTTCAATCACCAAGCTGATGACTGCTGTTGTGACGCTTGATGCTAGTCTCGATCTTGAAGAAACGATCCAAATCTCACAGGAGGAAGTTAATGCGACAATGCTTCGCGGTCGGGTAACAAGCAAATCGTTGCCGATGGGTGCGACATTGTCCCGCGCTGAGCTTCTCCATGTTACGTTGATGAATTCTCAGAACCGTGCAGCCGTGGCACTGGCTCGAACCTACCCAGGCGGTACAGAAGCGTTCGTTGCCGCTATGAACCGCAAAGCTGAGATGCTCGGGATGAAAGATACCAACTTCACAGATCCAGCTGGCCTGTACAATACAAACGTGTCCTCAGCAATTGATTTAGTAATCCTCCTCAGACATGCTGAGGATTATGTTTTGATTCGTGACTTCAGCACATCAGAATCGTTTGCGCTATCGATGTACTCAAAAAAGAAAAGGCGTCCACACCTTGTGAAGTTCGGAACAACAAACCGACTTGTTCGCAACGATAGCTGGGATATCGTTGTTCAAAAGACTGGTTATATTCGCGATGCTGGTCACTGCGTTGCCATGACGGCAAGAACTGTCACAAACACCATTTCGATCATCCTGTTGAACACAACGAACAACACTGCGCGCGCCAATGATGCGATTCGAATCAAACACTACATCGAGACAGGTGAAATTCTTCAACCAATGAAGGCAAAACGCAAAAAACGTCGAGCATGAAGACACTTTACACATCCTATTACGCACGGTCTGGCAAGCGACCAGGCGCAATCTCGATCAGTGCCAAAGCCCCATTCTTCTACAAGGGTGCTGCTCGCATTGACCTTGCTCCGTCATGGGAACTACTTCGTGCCTACAAAGACGGAACGGTCGATGCATATGGTTACACGGAATGGTTCGGACGCTTGTTAAAGGAACGAAACCTAACTCCAAAGGCGGTGATCGATAGTCTTCCAGAACACTCAATCATGTTGTGTTACGAAAAGGTTGGTGACTTTTGTCATCGTCACATTGTCGCTGTTTGGTTGAATCAATCCGGGTTGGCGCAGGTTTATGAGCTGGAAAAAGATGGGTCATCGATGCAATCGCCCACAAGTATCGATGATCTTATTCACTTGTTGGCCGTTGATGTGAAGGAGGAAACATCAGACAATACCTGATTGAACAATAAAGGAGTTCAAATGAAACTCTCCCCCCAAGACCTAGCCTACATTCTCAACGTCGTCCAGACGGCCGCACTGGTTAAGATCGACAAGATCATTATCGAACCAGGCAAGATTCGCGGTGCAGATGAAGATCGTTCCATTGTAATGTTCCAAACTGACAACGTTCCAGCATTTGAGTTCGGTTCAATCGGCTTAAACCGCATCGATGTGTTACAATCTCGATACGATATCGCTAAGAGCTGTGATAATGTTGAGGTAGAAGTGATTCCGGCTGGTGATTTTGCACGCGCATTAGTTTTCAAAGGCAAGGGAGTCAAGTTAGATTACCGAGCCGCAAATCCAGCAACACTACACGACTCTACTCCCAAGCAAATGAACGATCCCGCCAAGTACCGTATCCAAATGTCAGCGGACGCAGTATTGAAAATGGTTCGTGGAGCTTCGGCCATGAAGACCGACGACGTTCAATTTGTTAGCGACGGCAATGGAGTGGTGTTCAATATGGAAGATGTTGTGAACCGTGACATGTTCACATGTGAGTTTGCACAAAAGACAGATGTAGCGAGCCTCGATGGTTCCCCCATCAAATTCTCGTATACATACCCGATCAAGAACCTCTTGGTTCTGTTGAAGCAGAACCCGGAAGGATACATTTATCTGACAGAACGAAAAGGGATTCTAAAGGTTGTTGTCAACCAACTCGATCTGTACATCCCACCAAGGACATAATATGTGGCCACTTAAAAAGCCAAGCCGACCAACGATTGAAGAGCAACTTGCGACTATTGGCAATCGCCTCGACGCTCAAGACGCGGAAAAACAACGATTGGAACGCGAGAAGGAAACACTTGAGCGAAAGAATAAGGAACTGTTGCAATCAATTGAAGAACTACGAGCAACGGTTACGCTCTTGGCAGAAGAAACAAACAAACGCAAAGCTCGTTATGAAGCAAAAGAACCGTGGATCGAGATTGCAAGTGATGGGTTTGATGAAGTCAAGGGAATTGCACTTGGCCTAGATTGGAACGATGCAATGATCCAGTACCTGAAAGACAATGGTATCACTGGGTCAAGTGACGAGGACGTGATGCGTAAGTACATTGCATTCCTGTACGAAGACCTAGTAGGAAAACTTGAAGCAGCCGTCACGGAACAATCAAGCTCTAAAGGCAAGATTGCAGATTTCGAATGATGAAATATCTTGTGTTTGACATCTCGAACATGCTGTATCGGACGTTCTTCGCCCACAAAGACCAATCAGATACAACAATCGCTGGTCTTGCAACACACTCTGCATTGATGACACTCAACAAGTACTTCCGACAGTACAAGCCGGATCGTGTCGTTATGGCGTTTGATCACTCAAGCTGGCGGAAAGATTACACAGCAAGTGAATTGTGCATTTCTCAGAAACCGTATAAGGGCAATCGGCGCAAGGACATGTCGCCTGCTCAGCAGGCAAAATACGAGCGGTTCTGCGGCCACCTGAAAGAGTTTGAGTCATTGATTACAAACCACTCAACGATCATTTCTCTCGCTGGTGAGAAACTCGAAGCCGACGACCTGATTGCAGGATTTTGTGAAGCACACCAGAACGATGATATCACACTAATCAGTAGTGATAGTGACATGCTTCAACTCCTACGCTTCCAGAATGTTAAGATCGTTTCACCGGCAACAGACAAGGAAGTAACGTTGGAAGAATATAACCACGATCCGAAGTACTATCTGTTTGTCAAGTGCATGCGTGGTGATTCAACTGACTACATTCAATCTGCACTGCCACGGGTTCAATCAAAGCGACTCGAAAAGGCGTACAAGGATCCTTTCGAGCGGGTTCAGCTGATGCAAGAGTTCTGGATCGACCCGAAAACAAAGACAGAGTTTAAGGTGCAGGATCTCTACGAAGAAAACATCATGCTAATCGATTTAACACAGCAACCCGATCCAGTTCGCCGCCGAATTTTTGCTGTTGTTGACGAAGCTGTGAAGAAAGAGCGAAAGTATTCGCACTTCCATCTGATGCGATACTTGGGTAAGTATGAGCTTGAAGTGATTGCAAAACAGTTGGATACCTTTCTACCACTGTTGAGCCAATGAGAGTTTTCGTTTATCGCAATCTAAATCGTCCAAATGCTTGTTGGTATTCAATCAAGGCACTTGAAGGACCTTACAAAGGCTGGGTCGTCGGATATGCACAGGAGTTATTGCTCTGTGATGTTAGATTCCGGGTGTCCGAGGCAGGCAGACAGCGTGTTCTTTCACAGCGACGACGCAACGTTCATGCTGGAATTGTTGGTAACGTTGTTCGTGTAGGTTCGGAATACGAAAAACGTTACGTGTACGATGATCACCTTTGTAACACGACGTTCGATTTTGACTGGAAAACATTTCACAAGCAATATGGTGTACCAGTGACATATAATCCATACCGCATGGGTTCGTTTGTGGAACGAAAGACCAACAATCCAGTTTACGAAGCAAATTACGCTAGCCTGATTGGTTCCGACGTTCGATGTTTCAACGTCGAGTACGTTGCCGAACCAAGCCTACTCGCCCCAATGTTCTCGTTACGACTCTCTGTGCCCGTTGTACAATCCTTCGAAGTCCGCAGTTAACGCACCTTGTCATTTCTTCGCCTCCGGTGGTAGTGCAGCATCAAGATCTGCCTCATCCACACCAACCGTTGGTGGAGTAGGACGCAATGGCCTCTGAACTGACTGAAGTCGTTGATAGCCAGTTGGCTCATAGCCTCCATTTCCGTTACCGTTTCCATTGTTGCTGTTGAAACCACCGTAACGCGCGGAGACAAACTTGCTCCAAGCTTCAATTGCACCTACATATGCCAAGTAGATCATCAGATAATCCGGCGTCATCTTTTCCTGCAATGTCAGTTTGACAATCAGCCACGTACCAACGATCCCGCCAATCAGTTGTAGTAACTTCGTCAAACTAACAAAGTTCGTTCCTTTCATCGTGATCAGGTCGGTCCAGACTAGATTCTTTTGGCGATTCGCTTTGTAGAGCAAGTAGAAGAAAAACAAGCCCAAAAACAGAATGAACGCCCCGTACATATCGAGGTTGATTACTGGTAGCATGTCAACGACTTTTTCTAACATTTGGGGTCTCCTTATGATGTGCATATTTAGGGTGTGTCGTGGGGTGTTCCTATTGGAGAAAAATACCTAAATACTCATGGAAAGACATAGAGTGGTATACAGGGCATTATCGACTATGTGTAAAGGAGCGTATTCATGCCACCAGTTGTACGTTTAGGTGATGTCTGCACGGGTCATGGTTGTTGGCCACCACGTCCAAATGACCAAGGATCGCCCAATGTGTTTGCAAATGGAATTCCAGCCCACCGGCTGGGTGATCACTGGTCAACACACTGCTGTCCAAGCCTTCCGGAATGTCATGACAGTAACCTCGCAGGAGGAAGTCCAAACGTGTTCGTAAACGGAATTCCATGGGGTCGTATTGGTGATGCAGTAGCATGTGGATCCGCATGTGCCCAGGGTAGTCCAAACGTGTTTGCAAACTGAGATAGTTTATGCCAGCAACTCCGATTCAAATTACTGCATTCCAAGAACTGTCCCGTGGCGGAGGTTTCTTTAACCCTATCGGTGGTTTCTACAATCCGCCAACGAATCCCGGCGTTCTTGCACCACTGTTAAGCACAGCACTGTTCACGTTTTTTGACACGATTCTATCACAAATTACCGCAGCTTCACCGTTTCTAAGCAGTCCTGCACCATGTCCAAATCCATTCCCCCCTCCGACTTGCGCCACAGTAACGGCATATCCTTCGGTGTTGGCAGGACAGCTTCAGGCAGCGATGCCAGAATACTATAACGCTTGGTATTCGATCAAAGGACGCCAAGAATCACCGAAAGAAGACCCATTATTTGCGCTTACAAAAATCCCAGGTGTGTCATCTGGATCAACAGCTGGTAGTCTTATGGAACATAGCGACAAATACTTTGGCCATCGACGTACGCCACTCCCAGGATTTTCAACCGGTGCGTGTAATTACTACAAGACGGGGTTACCACCTCTTCTTGTAAAAATCGCCAGCGCTCGTAGCGTTGACGATCGTCTCGGCCCGGAAGGACTCGATCAGACCGCATATCCTGCTTCACAAACGTTCTCAATAGTTGGTGTCGTGCCAGGCGCTGGCGGCAGCTGGTCTGTTGCCGGCGATCAAACAGCGATCTTTTCAGAAGGAGCAACTTTTGCAGTTACGGGTAATACCGGTGGCGGCAACGATGCGTACACGGTTCTCACGTCGGTGTTTATGCTTGGTGTCACTGTGATTAGTGTCATTGCATCACAGACAATTCCAGCACCATCAACACCAAATGGAACAATTGGAGCTGTGTTTGCAAAGGGATACTTCGCAGTAACTTTTCCGCTTGTTGATATCGCACCATTCAAGAATGCCTCCATAACAAAGCTATCTGGCAACAGTTGGTATGATGAAATGATCGGTATGATCACAGGTGCGGTTGATGAAGAGATTGACACGATCATCAACTACTACACTAATCTTGGACTGACACCTGCAGGTGCGACGTTTCTAGCCACGCTTGCTATAGAACAAGCAAACATTCTCACTGAACTAGCAACAATCGTCAGCTTCGCTACGTTCACAACTGCAACGGCCACGATTACAACTTTCGTTGCAAACATCGCTGCTGCCTATACGACAGTTATAGCAGCTTTGCCACCTCCTGTCACGGAAAGGCAGCGAATTGATGCACAAATCGTGCAAGAAAACCTCCGCTACTATGGACAGCAGTTTGTTATCCTGAACCAGGGGTCCGTCGCAGCAGGCTTCTACCAATACAAGAACGATCCTGTTGCATATCAAGTGCTGTCTGACTGCTCTAGTCCAGCAATGCTAGCGGCTTTGAACGAAGTTATTGTGTTCCCCTAAACCCTTTTGATTGGTTACAGTGTGTTTTCATTGCGTAAATAACCACGTTGTAGCAACAAAAGGAGAAAAACTATGAGAGTTGTCAAGTCCGCAAACCACGCTCACGTCGAATGGATTGAGCTGTACAATGATGGCGTTCTGCACGAGTGCTGCGTCCTCAAAACAGATCCACAAGGCAACAAGCTGTTGTTCCCGACCAACCACCTCGACGACATCGATCGTAAGCGTCTCGCTGGTATCCTTCTCGACCGCAATGCTCGAAACTTCGAGCTGTGGGACTTGATGGCTCAGAAGACCCTTGGTAATGGTATGAATGCACTTCAGTACTTCCACCAGTACGTGAAGATTCTCACGCCACAGGGCAAGATGATCGATCCGAAGTCTGGTCAGATTGGTGTCCCAGCAGGCACGGTGAAGCTCGACGACGGCCAACCGGCTGCGTAAGTCAAACTGTAAGAAACGAAAAGAGCCCTCTTAGAGGGCTCTTTTCTTATGCAGTGATCAGAGGTGTACGTGCGACAGAGATTGTCAGAGTGTAGGTGATCGTCAACACACGGTTCCGTGATTTGAGAACTGGTGAGAAGATCAAGTGAGCAAGAAGACGTTCACGCTCTGTTGTTGGTGCTACAGGATTGTTCTGAACGCCAGCAGCCTTACCAGCAACAGACGTTTGAGCTGTTGCACCTGACGGCGGATTCAATGCAGCTAGGAATGCGACTGCCGCACTAATCAAAATGCTCGAAGTTGCTCCAGCGGTTGGACTCTCAAATTTCAAGAAGCCAAACGTTTCTGCACCAGCAATAGTTGGGAATGTGCCGCCTGTATTATCAGTGATCGAAATTGTTGCACTACCCATCGGATTTACGCCCGACATGCCCCACAAAACGTCGCCTGTGTTGATTGCTTCACACAGATCGCCATAAAGGATTTCACCACCAGAACCGCTACCACCGCCGGCTGGTGTCGTAAAGGACACAGGGATCGGAATTCCACCGTCAATTGAAATGCTGAATGAATAAGCCGTACCTGGCAGCAGTCCGCTGTCCTCTTCAGAGTTGCGTGTGCCAACGTCAAGGTATTGATAACCGCTTGTTGCGATTGCAGGGGCTCCAGCGGTATACAAACCGATTTCGTCAAACACAAAGTCTGTTTCTGTGTCGTCCGTTGGAGGAGATGAATCTGTTGCTTGCTGTGAGAGCGGCTCGTCTTGATTTAGAACGCATGTAATTACGACTTCAGATGTCAGACCAAGCTCATTGCTGCGAACACCTGGACCAGAAACGTGCGGCACAGAAGGAGGATCACTTGCAGGCACTGCACCACCACCTGGACGATCGCCCGTATTGAGGTCAGCGGATCCTGGGTCGGTACCAAGTAACGGATTCAGTGTGACCTGACCAGCGTCGATAATTTCAGAATACGTTTCATTGTAGATACGGCTATCCCATGTTGCAAGATCAGGTGGTTGGCCATCGTTTGGTGTCTTGTAAGTAATCGTGAATGCTGCATCAACAATCGTACCGCCGTTACCGAATGCCATACGGTAAATGTAGTAGTTGTGCTCATTTGACAGCGCACGGGCAAAGACACGTGCGAGGTTTTGTGGATGAACAGCGTTTGGCTTGGTCTCTAGCAACACATTACCAAGATCATCCACGATCTTTGCACGACCTTTAACTTCGACTGGCAGAAACGTACGCATTGATTATCTCCTGATTTCAGATATTTATCAGTCCATCCTCTTGACGCTGGTCGTCAGTTGTTTGATCATATTGTTGAACGCAACTGGCTCGACGCGAGCATCGCCCAAATCGTAAGATTGGATGAGATCCTGATCTACGTTCGCAAAGACAAACGTACCTTTTTGCCCCTGTTTCTCGATTTTTGTCATTTGACAACCGCTTATCTTCAGAAATGCTGCTAAAACGATATCGCTAGTTTTATACTCCACTCTGCGTCTCCTTTGCTGTATTTATCGCTTAGATCGTACGTCCATAAACGTGAACCAGTGTAGAAAGATCCTCATCCATTCCACCAATGTCCATGTAGAGAGCATCCAAACCAGACGGGAGAATCAAAATACCGGTAGTTGGTGCAGTTGCAGGAAATGGTGAATCTCCCGTTCCAAACGGACCATCACCGTATCCCATCGTACCGAAACCATGCGGTTCATTCTCTAGGACTGCTGCTGAGATGTCATCAGCAAAGTCCCCAAGTGTAAAGTCAAAGCGAATTGATTCAGCAACAAATGTGTCTGTATGCAAATCGCCCGCCTGGAGCAATCGACAGTACGGTGGCTCGTCATAGCCTTCCACGTGGAGATACATACGGCCATCATAGGTATTTGCTAGAGGTTTTGTTGCTGGGACAGCTTCTTTGACAAATACGATCGTGTTGCCAAGTTCAATTGTGCCAGTTGCAGTTGCATCGACAGGAATTGTGCCTGCAACAGTGATCACTGTGTCCCCGTCAACAACTACTGCTGATACAACGGTATACACACCATTTCCCGTACCAGTATTGCCCGTTACGGTGAATGTGGAACCGACTTGGAAACCAACAGTCATGTAGCCAGGAACGGTCCAAGCGCCACCAAGTCCGGTTGTTACTTCAATTATTGCAAGCTCATCGTACGTCTCATGGATGATGTAACCACCATTGTTTCGTCCCAAATACGTGTTGTCAACCGAGATGAACACACCTTCAAAGTACTTCTCCGTTTTCTCACCAGAGACCAAGAATGCATTTGAGTCAGCGCTGCTGTTCAGAATAAAGTCCTTCGTCAAGTCAAATACGTACGCAATACCGTGCGGTGTTGCAGTGGAAATGATTGATGTCAGCCAAAAGAGCGGTGGCGTTGATGCTGTTGTGTCAATCGTGATAACCGTATTTGTCCCGTTGAACAATGACGAAGCAACACGATACCACCCACTACCGCCTCCAACGTTTCGACCGACAACAAAGAGTGTGCCAGGTGTGAAGCTCAACGTGCGATCTCCGGCAACTGTCCAAGAACCAGCTCCCGTCACAACACCTTTGATCATGAAAGCTGTGTGTGCAAATCCAGCAGGAGCATCCCAAATGATGCCAAATCCACAATCATATACAACATCAGGTTGAGGACGACTGAACACCATGTCCCATGCCCAACGCTCACAAACTGTTGCGTTAATTTCTTCCGTCCACACGTATTCAATCAACACCTCGAGAATCTTCGTATGATACGGTTTGACGGTTGAAACATAATCAACAAAACCACCAGTTGGGTCCGTTCGGAAAAGTGCGTCAATTAACCGGCTTGCCATTATAGTCTCGCTTGTTCTATGTATCCGGCATCAAGTAACGCTTGTTGCAACGCATAAACATCTCTGTCATTTAGATGAGTATTGAAGATATTTTGGAGCTCCATCTCACGCGGAAATTCAAATGCTGTTACTCCTGGAATTAGAATCAATCCTAACATGTTGGTCTTTTTCTCGCAAAGAAACATTCCCTTGATCGTTCCAAGATGTTTATGCACATTTGTTAGTGAAAGTAACGTTGGATTTTCCAGAACGGAAAAATTGCCACCAACAAATCGAGGCCCACCGACAAGGGACACTAGCTTATTATGTGCAGCATTATAAGACTTATTCACGTGAGATGGTCCACCAATTAGAGAAGTCAGATAATTGATCTGACAATCAAAGGTGCCAGTCACTGTTTTTGGACAACCAGCTAAGGAGGTTAGCTCCTGATAACGAACGTATAAATTACCTTCGTGTGGATCAGAAAATCGTTCTCTGTAGGCGGAAGCAACGTTTCGTTCGCGTGGCCCTTTTGGTGTTTTAATTACTTCATCAAGATTCATGTCAAGCTCCGTCAATTTCCTGCTTCAGCGTTGTCAGAAGTGTTGAAGGAAAGCATTCGGTCCAACCCGTTTGATTCAAAGCTTGAAGTTCTTTGGACTTATAACGATGTTTTTTATACTTACGTAAAATGGTCTGTTCCATCAAAAACGCCTCGTACAAAGGCATTTGTTTAGCTACAACTACATCAAAATCAATTCCAGGAAATCGTTGTTTGATGTAACGTTTGCTCGTAATTCCTACTTTGCAAAAATTTGTACTGTTGATCAAGTACAGATACGATGGTTGTGTTTTTGCTTCTGGTCGTTTTACAAAATATTCTCGAGTGTAGCCGCCCTGTTTCAAACTTCCACACACAGGACAACCAACACCATTTACATGGTCGGCCGGTCGTTGTTCGAAATCCCCATGAATTTTACAAATAATCGTAACCTTTGTATTCATATTGAGCAACTCTGTCTTTTCATAGCTGTATTTTTGCTTGTGTGTGCACCGGGCGCGTCGTACAAATTCCTTTGTCGTTAGTTTCTTTGTACCTCCACATGAAGGACATCCGTAGCCTTGCAAGTGATCATCCGGTGTTTGTAAAAAACTTCCATGTTTGCAACAATCGATCAACACCTTCGTCTTGACATTACGGTAGTTCACTTTTTCGTACGTATATCGAGCGTTATGTCGTTCTCTGGCACGAATTTCAAATGCTTCTTTGGTTAATTTCTTTGGCATGTTTAGTCCTAAATCTGCTATTTATGGCTCTAGTCATCAAATATACCAGCAACTTCCAACACACGAATACCGTGCAAAGCTACCCAGGAGGTCTTAAAGATCTCACGGTATTTAGATTTCACGGACAATGCATCTAGCAGACAGTTAAACCAAATGTTGTTGACGTGTTCTGTACCAAATGTGTTGTAGATTGCATCCATTGCTGTGGCAATATTCTCAGACGTGTCAAACGAGAACGTTGCAAAGAACGAGTTGATGTCTAGTGGATAAAAGTCGTTGTTCGGATCCTCGAGATACGCAATGACCGTTTGCAGCGACAATGTACCATCGGTGAATGACTGATCAACACCAAGACCGTATTGTGTATCCGTGCCAGAAATCTCATCATACAGCGTGCGCTCCAACGCTGGGACACGAACGCTTGGATCAGCGAGCTTGTAGCCAATCAACGATTCCGTTAGACGGTCCCACAGACGGCGGTCAATGTTAGCCCCCTGGCTGCGACGAATTGCAAGCCATTCTTCATGCTTGTTTTTGAGGTTCAACGGTGTCGGACCGTCATCAAGAGTGTCACGAAGTGTCAGATCCCGTGTAAATCGCACTTCATAGCGATCATCCGTTCGAATAAAGTCCGCAGCCTTACGAATGATCGCTTGGCGATAGAACACTGGAATAACAGGGTATTGATCATAGATCCAAGGCGCTGAATAAATGATGCCAAATGTGATACCGTATCCGAACCGGTCCGCCAAAGTTGGATCATCTTCTGGACGCTGTACAACAAGATATAGCGTTGGAATCTGTTCGATCTGTTGGGCAACTTGGATCAAAGGCAATGCATCATTACGATCCTCGATCTTGTTCAATCGATTTTCAACCCAAAAGTAGAACAATGAACGCGTAACGTTGTCAATTGTTACAACACGTTGTGTGTATTCGGTCTGTTGCTTGAATTGCGTGTGTGTTGTTCCGTCATCTGTCGTATCTGGGTCAAACGTAATCTGTTCTTCTGTGAGAACAGGAATTGGACGTACGACCGTCACAATATCGTTGATTGTGAGAGAGGTTGAATTCGAGATCTCCAGCGAATTATCAACAACAAGACCTGTTTCCACGACAACTCCGTTCACATACATGTTGACAACATCACCAGAAGCAAACAAGTCGCTGTCAAGCGTAAATGTCGCAGGAACCGGAAGTGTATACCCGTCAATAATTGGAATGATTTTTTGCGACACAATCGGTTTACGCACCCAAGATGTTGCTTTGAATGCTGGAACAACTTCTAGTGTTCCAATGCCGGCCGTACCGTATTCGAACGGCGTACCATTTTCCGTGTCGCTTAGTTTGGTAATTGTTGATGTTGTACCCAGTGTTGCAAAATACTTTGTTGAACCAGCAAGCGTTGTAGTTGTTGTTAATGGAAGTTGCAGGTCGAATGTTGTGATCACAATCGTGCTTTCCACAGCTTCAACTGTTGTTGGTACACCTGTGAGAGCAGTTTGCATCAAAGCTGCAAGCTGTGTAACTGTCGTTGATGCAGAAGTAATTGTGATCGTGTAGTCGATTGCCGCTCCACCATTCACAGCGAGGGTAAAGTCATAGCTGCCAATAGCCAAATTTGTCAACGTTGTTGGTACTACTGCCGGTGTATCATAGAAAGTAACCGTTGCAATGGCTGGTGATGTTTCAAACACCGCTGGAACGACCGTAATCGTTACAACCGCTGTCATCGAAGTTGCTAAACTGTCAAACAAGTCTGGATTAGCACCCGTTGTCGGACGAGTTGGTGTAATTGTTCCATTAACGACTAACACTACTTCATCGCCTATGCTCAACGTGTTCACGCCAGCAATTTCATCGGTGCCGACGTTCACAGTCGCTGAAATTGGTGTACGTTCACGGAAGAAAGTTGTCATTCGTGGGGTACCAGTGATCTTGTCGTTTGACGCAATTGCTGTGTCATTGGTCTCATCAACAGCTGTTGCAGCCCATTCCTCAGGTGTGAATTGGCTTTCAACCCATTGATACACACGAACGTCGCCCCAATCCGCCAAACGACCCCAGTTGTAGAGGCGGTCGTTGAGATCCGGTAGGACAACATCGTCATAGTACGGACGATATGCAAGCGTTGCTGTATCAAGCCACACTGTTTGTGTTTCAGCCTGATTCCATGGCTGTTGTGAGATGTCATTTGGATTCAACGTATTCGTATACAGAGCTGGATCGACAGCATTTTGAATGTCAACATTATGAACGGCTGTGGGTGAGTGATATCCTCGAGCTGGATCCCACATCGGAACATTGGTCAGCACCGTTCCGGCAACGTAATCGATGATCTTCGCAGGACTATTCTTTGTCTTACCTGGGTTGATCGTGAAGATCATGATAATGTCAGTGAAACCAGTCGTTGTAAACCGGATCACTTCCGAATTGATTCTTGAGAACTCATCTGCACCTGTGCCTTCAATCATATACGCTGTTGTATAGTTGCGTAAATCACCAGCAACAACAAGATCACGGTTGGTTACACGAACTGTGTCTGCAAAAGTTGGCAGCTGTATGTAGATATCACCGGCAACAGTTGTAATTTTGACTGGTACGTCAGTTGTCTGAACCCATTGTGTTCCATCCCAAATGAAGATGAAGCCAGTCGACTTTTCATACCACATGTCAACCGTTTCTTCGCCAGCTGTTGGAACAACATCAGAAGCATAGATTGTTGTGAGAGTTGTCACCTGACTGTCTAAAAACAGGATTGAATTATCGAGCAACACCCGTTGCTCGGGCGCATCAATCCAACGGTCTTGATTGCTAAATGTTACAATCTTGAATCCCATTGCCTCATCAGCCTCAACCTGTGCCGTGTCTGATGCTTCTGTATCTGTCAAAAACTCGAGACGAACGTCATCGACTTGGCCATCAGACGCAAACAATTTGATTTCTGGATACACACGCGGACGAACATCTCCAAATTGAGCAATCTTCCAAGCCCAAAACTCGTCGATTTTTGCGTCAACAAATCGACGAGAGTTGATGTACGCCTTGATTGCATTTGTTGATCCTTTTGCTTGGATCATACCGCGGTAGAAGACAAACTGTGTTTTTGCATTTGTGTTCAACAGATCCAAATATGGCTGTGAACCGGCACGGTAACCAAGCAATTGACGAGAGTTGAGACCAACCTTCGTAAGTTCCTTCAGCCCGTATGTGTCATAGTAGTTCTGCGAATCGACGGTCTGGCCTTCAATGTTGCGACGGTATTTGCCGCCGAGCAAGTAATATCCACCTAATGTTGGACGAAGTGAAAAATCGTTCTTTTCGTAGAAGTCCATGCCAAATCGCTGTGCTGTTAATCCGAGGAATGAATCGTACAGAATTTGATTGCTTGTTGTGTAATCGTTGAACAAACAAATGTGCTCGTATCCTTCGATAAACAAGTGCGCTCCACCCATGTGAATATAGTTGTATGGGTCAGCGGTAGAGATTGATGGTGGAACAGTGTCGTTAGGAAGTTCTGTTCGCATTGCAAGACGGCTCTGTTTGTCTTCACGGAACACCAACAACTTATCAGCACTGATTGGCCGTGCATACTGGTCAAAGATCGTTTGCTGAACACGAATGTCTGCATACGGTCCTTGAACAACGTCCGAAAGAACACCTTGAGGCGTGTCAATCCACACATTGTTCCGAGCCGCATTCAACTCAAACGATGGGAATGAAATCGGACGGCTTTGTGGAGCAATAAACATCACCCCACTGCCGTTTGTGAGAACGTCAACGATGCTTGCGTTCAACATGCGTGTGGTTGATAACCTGAACTCACCTGACACGCCGGTCGGATTATAGTAGTATGGTGTGTTCGCGATGAACGGTTCTGGCAGAAGACCTGTTGATGACATTAAGATAGCAGTTCCTGGTTGCCACATTGGCACCTGACCTGAGAACGTCATGGTATTTGCGGCCAAGTCTGTCACAGTGAATTGATATTTGTCAGCAACGCTCATGCGTGTACGACGTAGTCGGAACGCCCAATCGATGAATCGTTCTTCTTCAAGCTGCCAGTTAACTGTGCGTCCTGTTTCCGGATCCAGCTCTGTGAAGTCGCTCAAATTGTACAAGACGCCAATGTCTTTCTGGTAGGCTGCGTAGCCGTCGATGATGTTAATCAGTCGCTGAATACCAGCGATCGAGTAAGGAGGAATAAACGTTCGAACCTTTGTCTTGTCCAGTGCATAGTGATACCAGATTTCTGTTGAAGGGCCCGCACCTCCAAACACTTGGAATGATGAATCGACTTGACCAACATTAAGATCTCCTGTACCAGTTGTTGTCCACACAAAAGGAACACCAGCCAGCGCTGCATTTGGACTTTCTGCAACTCGGAACTGTCGATTGTTCAGTCGGATAATGTACAATGGTTGATTCGGAACCAACGGAGCTGGTAACAATTTTGATGAAGTTACGAACACAAGATCGCCAGTTTGCCACGGTAGAACACTTAACGGAAAGTCAATCAAACCATTTGCGATTGAACTTGGTAGTGGTTCAAGTGTTGTGATTCTTGTCCTGTCAACCGATGGATCGTAAATCGAAGCAACAACGGTATAGGAACCATCATTTCCTGTTGAGTTGATAACGTCAAATTCTTGATCCGGAGGAAAATCTGTCACATGATCACCATCAACCTCAAGCAGATTCGATACAGACAGTGCACCTGTAATTGTATAGCGGAAAATCGTTGCAGTGTTCGTAAGAATATCAACCGTGAACGGATAGTTGATCACGTCATAGTAGGAAACGTCGCGAGGAATTGACGCAAGCGTTTCGATTTCAAGTTTCCACTGAGTTTGACTGTTGTACTGAACAAGTTGTGGTGGCATATTCAAGACAACGACTTCAAACGCATCTGACCACATGTCTTTGATCACACCCATATTTGCGAGCAATACGTTGTAGTCTTGTGGACCAACATCAAAGTACTTGTTCGAAACTTCGAGAGTTGATGTGTCAATAATGCCGGAGAATTGATAGGACAATAATGGATCCCAAGCTGTCCACAAAATACGGAATTCTTTGTTCGTGTCGTAGCCAACGAATCGGTCATAGTTCACATACCACTGGTTCAATCCTCGTGCTAGGAATGAGACGTCATTGTTGTAAATGTCGCCGTGGAACAGTGCGTCTTCGTGGTTGTACACCTGACAGAATGTTGGATCGATCTGAAGGTTGTTGACACGTATAAAATCAATGCCCCACGCATAGTGCATGAAGCGAACAGGTTGCATTCGAAATGCAATCACTAGTGGATCGTAAACATGCTCACCGGAAACCAACCACTGCCATTCTACAGGACCGCCGTCTCCAAACGCATAGTTCGCTCCAGGGGCAACAATCTCAGTCGACAAACTTGTGAAGAACGAGCGAACAATTGATGAAACGGTAGTGTAATACGGTGGCAACAGATCATCCGGTGCATAGTTGCCTTGAATTACACCGTCACTGATGTTGACGGAGAAATAGTTGTACACCAGCGTCACTTGGCCTGGTAGACCAGTTCCCGGCGAACCATCCGGAGCAGTACCACCCACAGGAATGGTACCAACACGAATATTCTCCCACATACCAGTTGTTGTGCCGTGGTTGTAAATCCATCGACGGGTGCCGTTGGTTTCAAGGTAGAACGCATCCCACCAGTCAGGTTTGTCCGCAAATCCCTGGAGTTTCCATGGCTCGAGATGTGGGTAAGGTGTATTGTACCATAGCGTGTAAAGCTGTTGCCAAGACCCTGCCAACCCAGGCGAAATCGAGAACGTTGGTGGTGTAGTCAAGTTGCTATACACATAGTTCCATGTGAACGCATCTGACGGATTATACAACACATTTTCGAACGGTGCACGAATACGGCGAGCGGCGACAAATGCAAAGAATTGGTCTTCGGTATATTCATCGAAGAATGCTTGTTCACTTACATCGGGAGTTAACGATGAGTAATCGAATGCCGTTTCAGCGAAGTCAGGCGTAACAGCATGCAATTGTTCTTCGATTGAAAGGATTGTGTTTGCCAATAGCGCGCGCATATCAACTTGTTGCCATGCAATTGAGATCTCGCCAGCAGGTGCTGCAGCAACCCAAGAAACACCGTTCCATTCAAACAGTTGGTTAAATGTGGTGTTCCAGTACAAGGCACCAATTGGAACGCCAGCCGATGATGGCGCAACGGGCGAAACAGCAATCACGTTGAAGCGATACAAAACACGAGGCGCAATAGTCTGATACCAGTAAACACCGTTTCGAATCACACCAAACTCTGCAACGAACGTTGTTAGTGGGCAGCCAGGTGGTAATATGAACGGAAGCGTTGACATGAAACATGGTGGCGCTGTCGTAGAAATCTTTCCAAGAGTACCGTTTGTTACTCGCGTGTCCGGTAAACTACACAAAATACGTGCGATGCTATCTTCTTCGGCGGCTGTGAAATCAATACCCGAACGATGACCGTCGTGATGTAGAATTTGATAGATGTTCAACTTCGAATCGATGTCTACAATCGGTTTTGTCTTTGGTCCGAGTGCAAACATTGGAACTGTTGCAACCCAATGACGTACACCAATATCGGTTACATTGTCGAACGCACTTGTATCAACATACACTTGGCCGTAGAAGTCGTTCGCTTCATAAGCGTCTTGAATCGTTTCGTTGATGAATCCTTGCAAGTCTGTGATTGTTTCCGTGTTGATTGTTGACAACATTGTCAACACGTTCTTCGTGTATAGTTCTTTAATCGCTAACAACAATGATGCATACTGTTGTTGTGCAAAATCAATGATGCCCAACGGGGTCACAACAGTCTCATTTACTGCAGAAATCAGAGTATCATAACTATCATTGTGCTCCTTGATCGTACCACCCAACGAATAGTTGAACGACCCCTGCGTCAAAGCAGAAACTGTTCCGCCTGGGAATGCAAATGGATTTGGTTGTTCAGCAATGATTGATCGGAAATGTGAGACAAGCTCTGAGTAGGCAACAACCGCGCGGTTGTGATGCTCCGGATTGAATCGCCACTGATCAGGTATTTCCCAGTCACCAGTAGGATCGCCAACAGGCAGAGGATTTCGATTGCCGTCGACCCATTCGGGAATGTAAACACCACCAGTCCAATCGCTAGGTGGACCAGAAGTTCCGTTTGTGTATTGCGGGACGCTACGCCAAATCGTCGTCAGTGTTGGATCAGCTCCTTCGATACAAACAACCGGTGTTAGAAGGGAATCGTCCTGTTTCGGCTGAGCTTCTGTTGACCATGTGGTGCCATTAGATCGGAAGACAATCTGCTGTTCGGGATCATAGTAAATGCTGTTAACAATTGTGACAAGATATGCAGGAGGATCTGTGCCAACAAACGGTGCATGCGTTTCAAAGCGATCGTTCGCATCTTGAATGACAAACAACGATTGCCATGCGTCACCATCCCATTGTTTTAGGACTTGTGTGCTGGTGTTATACCAGTAATCACCCGACTGCACACGACCATCATGCAGGCGATAGCCGTAGATCTGACCATTATCTTCTGCAAGTAGGAACTGTTCGAATCCAAACTCCCGGCCACCATCTGAAACTGTAATACGCTTCTGAACAGAACGATTGATTGGCGCCGATGGATCTTCTTGGAAAGAAAAAATTGGCGATGCTTTGATGATTTCTCCCGTGCAGACATTGTACACGTTGAACAACGGATACTGATTGATCAATATCTTGGCTTGTTCGTTTCGTTTGTATGTTTCACGTGCAAGATATTCTGGTTGAGTACCAGCAATCACAGCTGCAAGGAATGTCACTTCATCTTCAATTGTACGAACAGGAACATACTGTAGACCCATGTCACTCAACGAAGCCGGACCAACTTCAATGCGAACAATGTCATATTGTGTCAGTGGTGTTGTAAAAATGATCTGCGTTACATAACCGAACGTTTGAGAAGTGTAGATGCTTGTACCGACTACCGTATAGTCCGGAGTACCGACAGTTGTTGTTTCTACATACTGACCATACTGACGAACATCGTTAACATATACACGAAGTTGGTCTTGTCCGGCAAGCGCAAACAGGGAACGGCCAGTCGTAATTGTACCAGAAGCGTTTGCTGCAGCAGGAATTGTTTCGTTGACGACAATGTTTGTATTCAGACCAACGTTTGTTGCCGACAATACTGTGTAGATGCCGTCGCCACCGCCCGTGTTGTCTGGAATGACAAACGACATGTTTGGGAAAAAGAATGATGCAAAATTGCCTGTAATTTGCCATGTTCCGTTAACACCCACGATCACACCATTGATCGTAAATGCTGTCTCATTGATGAATTGGAATGAGGCATCGAGAGGGATAGTCGTTACGCCAACGCCCGTGACTGTTGTCTCTTGGAAATACTGGCCAACAGTCATTGGACCAATAGCTGGATTGCCGAAGAATGAGTATGGATCGCCGTCTTCTATCGCACGACGGAGCAGCGGGTTACCGACAATCGATCCTTCCGCAGTAGTCACTTGTGATGCGGTGTTCATAACCCAATGAACATGATAGCCGCGCCAGGTGTCGCCAAGACTTGTCAAGCTCGGTTCAAGTCGTAAGTGTGTTGGACCACCACCGGTTGGGTACGTTGCAAAAAATACATCAACAGCTGGACCAGCCTCAATCAGTTTCACAATTGTTACCATATAGCGGCCTTGGACATCCGCTGGATCAGTTGGACCTCCTTCACGGTAAATTGAGTAGTCGACGGTGAATGTATTGTTCGTCACCGGCAGATCAGACTTCACTAAAAAGTGAAAACCCGGAACAAATGTGTCTGTATAGTTTGTGTCACGCGCCTCAGTTTCTGACTTGTCAAACAAGTACAAGAACCATTCTGTGCCTGCCCCACCCCTGGTCAGCAATCCAGCCTTTGACTGGCTCAAGTTCAAGTCGTGTTGGCTGGCTAGTTGTTGCTGAAAACACACCACTTGTTGTTGGACGATACTTCCAACTATATGTGACCTTTGTCCATTCGTTGAGTTCCGTTCGGGAATCGTACTCGAGAATTGGAATTTGAGCACGCCGGACACCGGCAAATGATTGCACTTGTGACTTGTGAATCCAACGGTTTTGTTGAGTCCACTGATTGCCTTCTTGAAGGGCGTTAAAGCAACTCGTGGTTAGGTCCCATAGGACGTCCCCAAGCAACTTGTCTCCGATGAACGCCGTCCAATCCTGTACAACAGCGATCCAGGTAGTGTTAGCAGGATTACGCTGGAATAGTATGTCCTGAGTTGTATCCAACCACAATGCCAACGCTGTTGGTGCACCATTAAAAGTGATCCAGTCAGCTTCTGTTGGCTGAGCATATGGACCAAGCAACGTATACCATGGCGGCAAAGTCTCTTGATTGTCATCCCACAACGCTAAGTCCCAACCATAATCGCCCGTACAGACGCAGTTCGTGTCTGCACGGATAATATTATGGAGCTCTGCGAGCGACAAAATACCTGAAGCAATAGGTGTGCATGGCACCCAGTCCAAACCGTCCCAACAGAACACCTCATCTGTTGATGTGTTGACCCAATATCGACCAACGAGTGATGGCGGTGGCTCTATAGAGCTACGAATGGCCATCGGTGATGCGTCCGGATCAAAACACACAGTTGTCTGTGATGGCACTGCATCCTCAGCACATGAACTTATGTCAATTGTGCATGTTCCATCACCAGTTGCTGTTAGCGGAATGTCTTCATTGACAAGAATTGTTGTTACACCAGCTGAAAAAGTTGTGCTTGAAACGGTGAATGTACCATTTGCACCTCCTGTATTGTCGCTAATTGTAAATGAAGCACCCACAGGAAGAACATCTCGGAAATCACCATCAATCATCCACAGGCGTGAGGTAGCGTTAACGTCGACAACAGGTGTTGTTCGTGTTGAAAGGCTGAACAACGAACTTGAAACTGTGAAGAAACGGTTCCGAATATTGATATCGTCCGTCCCTTTGATCCATACTTGGAAGCCTTCAATGAACAAACCATCGTACCGTCCGTCAATCACAACGCAATTGTTGACTACATCAATCTCGACTATTGGAAAGGTTTCGCCATACGTTTCAACCAGTGTATTGTATGCATTGAGGACGTTCTGCTGTTTGCGGCAACGGTCCTCAATCGTTAGATATTGTGGCTGGTCTGTGCGATCGTCTGGTGCCCAGTAGTAGTCGACGAAGTTGACCAACATATCGATATTAACAGGAGGAATCCAGTTGAATTGAATCGTGTTGCCCCACTTTTGCATGCGGTCAAAGTCAACACCCATCAACGTTAACTGCTGTTGATAGTTCTTAAACGTCATTGCCGTTTCAACACTTCCAACCTTTGTGTAGATTGTCGGCGCAAGCTGGAACGCTTGCAGTTGCGGAGTTGGCTCCGGTAGTTGACGGTTTGTCAGTGATGATGGGTTCGGTTGTCCGACAAAGCCCGATAAATGTGTTGTGTCATCTTTGGTAAGATGTCGGTTGAACGACGTTTCAAATACGCTACGGTTTGTCTCCGAATGTAGAACTTCCGGAAGCAGTTCGAAGATGTTTGTGCGTGGCTGATTGTCGTGATCGCTTTTACTCACGTAGTATGTCCTCTGATTTGCTCCAGTATTTATCAAGAGGAACCCTACTATTATTCCACTGATTTTAACCGTTTAAGCGCAAATTGATTGCATTATATGCAGGGACAATCAAGACGTCATCAACCGTAATGTCTGAGTAGAAAATCTCGTCCTCACGCGCGACCACCTCGAACATATCACCAAACTGGTTTTGCTCGAACAACGGGACGAGAACAACAGAACTGATGTCAACTGGTAATGCAGAGTGAATAGCAGCTGCCAATTCTGTGAAGAAGAATGTTTCACCGAACTCCCACGAAGTAATGTCGAAGAAGTTTCGAACCGTCGCAACAATCGTTGTTTTGATTTCATTGTCTGTGAGTAGCGCATTTTCCGACTTGATCACCTTCAACTGTGCTTGCAGCTGTGGAATTGCGTTTGAACCAAATAACAGCTTGAGGCGGCCAGGACGCAAAACGACGGTATCAGAAATCATTGCATTGTCCAGCAAGTAGTTGTACGACGTGCGTAAATCAAGTGGGGTGGGTAATGGGGGTAACGACAACTCATTCTCGAGCGCCCGCTTCAGTTCTGTGAAGTAACCTTTTGTAATGATCATCATGTCGATGATGTTGCTTGCAGCCGGATCAACTAAGTGGTATCGTGGCGAACGATGGAACCAGGCAAAATTGAAGTCATCACGACCATTGTTTCGCTTCCACAAGTCTGTTGCAGCTAATTGGTCTTCAATGTAAGACGTAATCGTCTCAAACGACGTTGGAGCCGGTACATACGGATCTGCCAACGTCAGACGCGAAAAGTATACGTAGTCCTTCACAGAAATCGTTACTTCTGTGTTTCCGCCCATGTTCAACACAAGCACAGTATCAACAATCTGATTGGCGACAAGAGATCCTTCTTGCCAATCAACGGGCGTCGCAAGAGGAATGATGTTGCCACTTACCGTCACGTCACTTTGACCTGTGATGTAGAGAATTGGAACCGTCACTGTTGTTCCTGAAGCTGTTGCAGTTGAACTGCCAACGGTCGGTGTCTCCAGGGACAGGAAATTTGTTAACGATGAAAACAACGGCGGTGCACCATCAACGATGCTTACGGTCGATAGTGCGCCAAACGTGTTGCTCATTATGACAAGAGATCCGTCAATGATCGCCGCATATCCGTTACCGAGTAAATCGGCATTGATGTCAGTGATCAGGTTTGTATACAGGTACGTTACAGGTGTCACCACTGTAACGCTCACTGGATGCGGAACACCATCCAGTGTGATGGTGGCATTGTACGTGCCCGCTAGTGCAAAAGGCTGTCCTGTGTCAGAAATATCAATTGTAAACGTGACTTCTTGTTGGCCAGTAACTAACGTGATCAACGGATTGATTATGTCGTTTAACATCGGATTGTCTGGTACTCGGTCACCGTTCTCATCTGCTGAGATTACGTTGAGCTTGTTAATGTCTGGCAGGCCCAGTTCCGTGCCCGAATCGATTGTTTCTTGACTCAGAACATTGAAGTTCCAGTTCTGAGTCATCAGGCCGTCACGATTGTTGTTCGCATTGGCCTGCAGAATCACAATTTGATCATCATCTGAATTCAATGTGTCGTACTCAATCACTGACAAACCGTCGTTAGAATTCCAGAACTCGGTTGTAACACTCTGAACTATCGTACGTCGAGCATTCCGCGAAACATCGTAGATTGTTTCAAACACACTTAGCTGTTCAACGGTTATCAGCGCGTAAGTGATGAAGTCGGCTGGGTAACCAACAGTTGCAAGACCGTCAACAAAGAATGGCGGTGTACCAACGTTGGCGGGATTTGCGCTCTGCTTAACACTGTACCATTCGTTCGTTGCTGTGTTGTAATACATTTCAAATGCAGCTGGCGCTGGAGGAGGAGCTAAGGCTGCGTTGATTCGATCGATCTCATCTTGATTGAATACTCGGCGAATGTTCGTGTTGTCAACACCATTGCTGATCAATTGCAGATATACGTCTGTCGACGAAAGCAACGGTTCAATATACGTTGAGATCAACGTGCTTGCATCAACGACAGGTGTTGTGTTCGAGATTGTCTCATCTTCAAAGTACAGCAGTGCGTCATCACCAAACAGTTTAACGTTCTCATACGTACCGCTTGGGTCATGCCAAGTGATGTACTTACTGTCTCCGGCAAATGTTCGGTTGAATGCTCGCAGCTTCAAAATCGAACTATCTTGCAACGGGAAGATGTTATAATCTTGTGCATTAACCATACGGTCTTGTGTGTAATAAACCGCTGGCGCAGTAACGCCAATGTGCTCGAGTTCTTCACTTGCAGATGCGTTCTGCAGTGTGTTGATCAAAGAAACTGTGAAAGTAAACGTCTGAACACGGCTGAGCGAATCAAGATATGTGAATGATAACGACTGGTTGACAATCGACGAACGAGGAATAACGATGTCTTCGTTCAAACTTGAACGAATCCAAATATCAAACGTGCCTTTTGGAATGTCTGCGAATTCACCATCACCAAAAATCAGACGAATTTGATCGTTGACAAGCGTCTCAACTTCGTACTTGTTACGAGCGGGATTCGTGTTAAAAATCACGTTTTGAGCGTGCGCCAAGTCAACTAACTGCCACTCGCCCGACTTGATGTTTGTTGCTCGTTTGTAAGGCAATAATGCAGGCAAATCCAATGTTACTGCTGTGTTAGGATCAATATTGTTCAACCAAACATCTGTCTCGTTAATGTTATTCGCATTGACAAGATAGATTTGATTTGGCGTAATTCCGTCAAATGTTGTGCGGAACCGTTGTATTGTACCTTGCTTGGTTAAACAGAAGAAACCTGTGGTGTCTGATTGATCACCAAGACCGTCAGTTCCGTACGTCAAGGTAAAGTTTGTGTTGTTCTGAGGACGTCGCTCAATCAGTCCTAATGCCGAGTCATGAGCGATTGGTACAAGTTCCATTGGTACTGATGTACCACTCACTGTTGTCGAATATTGGAACACACCCAACGGCAGCGGCACGAGATTCACTTGGTAGAGTTCAAACACAACGTCTTGAATTTGGAATCGATCTGTAGGAACAACCGATCCAAACGGTTGTTCAAGAACTCGGTTCATGATCAGAAGAAACTGCTGCTTCCAGTCAGGATTATTGACATCGTTCCATCGGATTGTCGTGTTTGCAAGGTTCGTACCACTGGAGTCGATCACAGGCTCGGTGGTCGTGATCGACTGAATCTTGACCAGGCCACGGGCTGGCAATGAACGATCTGCTTTGTAGGAAACCAACTTTGCCAAACGGAGAATGCTGTCACGACGTTGAGCTGTCGTGATGAAGTTTTCTTGTGCGTTTACATCGAGACGGTAAGCAATTTGCTCGGCAACATATGCAAAAGACTCGATAACAGCAATGAATTCACTACTCTCAATAAAGTCGTTGAACGTCTCAGGGAAATACAGCTGAATGTATTCAATGAGACTCTGCTTGATTGTGTTGAAATCAAACGCAGCAAAGTTGACGTTCTGGAACGCTGTGTAAACACGCTCAAACGATTCTGCTCGTGAAACTAGACGGCTCATTGGGACGCGCCTTCAAAGATGATGTTCAAGTTCAGATTGTCGATTAAGTTCAGTTCGATGTACAGTAATCGAGCAGAAGCAACAACTGTGTTTCGGTCTTCATCAGGTACGATTTCCAGCTGCAGAAGCTCAACACGAGGATCAAAGTTGATCACCGTTTCAAGGTCTTCTCGCAAAATCCCAATTGTTATTTCGTCCAACGGCTCAAACGCCAAGTCTGGGATTCTTGTACCGAATGTAGGCATCATTACACGCTCTCCTCTACGTGTAAAGATGTGATTGAGTAAGTCCATCTTTACGAGTTCGAGATCTGTTAACGAGAATGTCTTGTTCTTCTCGTACTCGAACGAGGAATACCCTTTGTAAAGTCCTGATGCCATCATTTACTCCGAAAGTTCATGTATTTAGTCGGTTATCTTCGCCAAAACTTACCGCGCGGAATCGTCTTACCACGTTCAGAACGTCCTACCTGTGTGCTTGTATAAGGAAACTCCGGATCATGTGTAAAGTCATTCTTGGTCATTGTTCGTGCCCACGGTTCGTGCGCTGGAACACGACTTGTCCACATCGCATTCTGTGAATTGGCCGTTGTTGCAACAGCAGCACTTGGACCATTGTGATGAATTGTTGGTGCTGTTTCAATGATAGCCGCACCTGCATTTTGGTGTGTAGTTCCACCGGACGTTAACTTCAGATCGGAACCCGAACGAACATTGATCTCTTCGAGCGTATCCATGTACATGCTCTTTGATGCCCGCATCCGAATATTTTCAAGCGTTTTCACGTTGATGTCTTTCTTTGCCTGCATCCGAATTTCGCCATCGGAATACATGTGAATTCCATTCTTCGCAAACATTCGAATCGAGTCATCGCTTGTGAAGTTTATTCCTTGCTTTGCATGGACATTGACTTTGTTGTCGGTGTAGATGTCGATGTTTCCTTCCTGATCCATCTCAATCCAGTTCTTGCCTTTGGCTGTTGCGATGTAAACACGCTCGTTTGTATCATCCATCAAAATTTGATGTCCGGAAGTGGTACGGAATCGAACTCGGCAGTTCTTTTGACTGTCGTCCATTGCAATCGCATGGAACCCAGGCGTCGTCCATGCATATGTTTCTGAATCGAGATTGCCTTCTCCAAACAACCCCTCATAATCAGGGTCCTGGCGACTAATCTGGTAACCTTGAGAGGTCGTCCACCCATCAAACGTTACATCCTTGTCGTCAGGCACATTACTTGTTGATGTTGGCAAAGCAGAAACGTCAATTGCACTCACTGCGTTGTCTGCAACGCGTGTTCGCCACTCAAAATTTGGCTCACTCTTTGGAAATGCCTCTCGCATGTTAACGTTAAGTGGTTCAATGTACTTTTCATCAGATGTATACGGGCCAAAAGGACGACGGTTATCAGATTTTTGCAGAGCAGGATGATCTTCATACATGAATCGACCATGCGGCATTGTGTGCGGACGGAACTGATCATAGATTCCACCAACACACACGCGCAGGTTTGGATCACCGTCAATGAACATTACGACAACTTGGGCGCCTACCTTAGGCCGCGCCCAAAATCCATAACCAACGGCACCGTCAGATGTCGTATCGCCAGGACCGCGCGCACCGACAGTCGTGCTACCAGCAAACGGTGATACGTAAACTGCCCACGGCAAGTCTTCGATTTTCATCCGCATGTTTTCGCCAAGCGTCGCACAAACGACACGAATTCGTCCCATTTGCTGCGGGTCGTTTGTGTCAACCACCGTGCCAATTGTTACAACACCATCGAATGATGAGCGAGGTGCTGCTTCGCTTTGGTATGTGTCTAGTTGTCTTGTTCTCATGAGATTGTCTCGATATTCACGCCACCGAACGATTCATACGTCTTGATGAATCGTTGCATGCTAACTTGTCTTTGACCTGGCGCATACGCTCCTGGTAAAGATGCCCATTGTGACTTTAACTTGTTTACGGCCGTAACAATCCGACCTGCTTTAATGTCGTTAAACGCATTGAAGTTTTTGAAGATTTGTTCGCACGCTTGATCTTGGCTGTCTGCACCAAAATCTGTCAAACCAAGCTGCGCTTTGATTGCGTTCCAAGTCGTTAGAACGATCTGATATCCACCAGCAGCACTTGATGGAAGAACAACCTTCTTGTTTGTGGTATCTTGCGTACCTCTCAAAGTGTCGATAAATGCCCTTGTTAGACCTTCAATCTTAGACACAATCTTTGCTGCTGTCACACGGAAGTTGTCACTGACAACAAGCTGTGGAGTTACTCCAGCAGCTGGATGATCATCGAGCGATGAACATTCTGTTCCCGGATTAACGATCTTCCGATAGTTGATTGTTCCTTCTTTGGTCAATGTGCCTTCACCTTTTGCAATCGCGTGGCGGAACGCATAGAGATTCTTTTGCTCTTGGTCGTTGGTTGGCAGCTGTGGTGCTTCGTCTTGAACAATAACAGGTGTTGGATTTACAACCGTCGAACGTTGTACCTGATCAGTAGGTGGTGATTCAGGTTGGCCAGTACCACATGGTGCCTTCAACATTTGTTGAGCTTTTTCTTGCGGACATTCAAGCTGCGCTGTTAGACTGTCGTTTGCTGTCCTTGTGTCTGGTTGACCATCAGCAGACGGTTTCGGCTGCTGACAAGGAACTGTTGAACCAAAACAGTCGACAATTTGTTCTGTGAACGCAACAGCAGAACGTCGCTTATCGTTCAAGAACGCAAATGTTCCTGGGTCTGGCAGAGCAATCATATTGAGCGTTTGGTTAAACTCTCCCTGCGTAAATTCATGATTGATTGCATAGATGTAGTAATAGCCTTGAAACCAGAAGTTCGCAGCATAGTTTGAACGATCGCGAAACGCTTGTAGGTCGTCTTGATCGGCAGGCATTTTGATGTTAAGCTTTGCAAGCATTGGAAAGTCCCCCATAGACATACCACGAATCTCTCCTTGAGATTCCGCCGGGGCTGACGGCTGCGCAGAGCAAACGTCTACATTTCCTGATTTGTCACGAACAACCGCATCAAGAAATCTGAATACCGAATCTGGATTCGACATCTCACTAGCTGTGTGGAGAAATGCCGTATTACCACGAATCTTAACAGTTGCTTCAGCAACTTCAAGACTAGCATGTTTTGCCATCGTGTAGTTCGCACCAATGTTTTCTCCCGGATACATAGTGTTAAGTCCACGACGTTGCGCCTGCGCACCAAAATATAGCGGAATCTTCAACGGCTGACCTGGATTCTGACGATTCTTTTCAGCATTTGGATTGATGTGTGTTGAACTACTGGGTGCCGCTTCGAGTTGCTGTTTGAACGAGTTAGCAGAAGTTGCTGTCTGCATATACCCCATTCCAAGATTCAACTTCAGATCAAACTCCAGAATATCGGTGTTTAGTCCGGTGTAAATGTAATCGAAGATTGTCAAATTGTCACTGATCACTTTATCGTTGAACACGCGTTCGTTTTCCGACTTCCCACCAACGAGTTCCGCAACAAGACCCGCCTTTGGTGACACAAACTGCTTGATCGTATAAACAATTTGGACTTTGTTCTCAAGGGCCCGAAGAGCAGTTTGCACCTTGTATTCGTACTTGATCACACTACCCTTACCATCTTTCACGCCGGCCATTTCTTCGAGAATCTGGGGACTGAGTTGCATGACACCACGAATCGCACTTTCAATACTACCGCCAATGGTTTGCTTAACGTAAGCCTTACCTTTTTCACAATCAACCGTGTCGCGGTACTGTTGAGGGCGATCGGTCACTAGATAACGCTCGTTACAGTACACAGGATCAAGAAGAATAATGTACTCAACCGGTAGATAGTCCGAAACTGTGTTGACAAAGTTCGTACCATCGAGAAGGTGAAGCTTCTGCTCAAAGCAATTCTTGTATTCAGTGTATCGATCATTGATATAGATCTGAAGCTGTTGCATTGCATCACGCAACGATGGACCAACCTGCAAAGCAAAACCATCAGCAGCACGAGAATATTGCGGCAGACGTGTCGCACCATTTGCAAGGCCTACAAATGACAAATCATACGTGCCACCTTGTTCGGTGTAAACACCGGTTAGATCATACGGAATGAACATCAACGGACGAACATCAGCGATTGTTTGTGCGATGTCCTGTCTCGTGTTTGGATCGACAGCATATCCAACGAAGAATGGTTTCAACATCCACGTGACCATTGACGCATCAACGCCCAATGCCTGACAGCATCGAATTACCTGATCAACAAACAGAATGCCACGTGGTTCGGAAACCTTAATGTTGCCTTCAACAGCAATAGACGTTCCTGCATCACCGGGAACAGCTTCGCCGGCTGTTACTGACATCCATGTCACGTCTGTAATTGCAAATGCAGCATCTGTAGCTCCAAAGATTAGTACGCAGTAATCGTTACTCGTATTGCCGCCATCCAAAGCGCGAGGAGCGTATTGTTCAAGACCTTCAACGTTCCAAAGCTGTGCTTCTTTTGGCCCTGTTGGATGTTGCCAAGCTGTAACATTTGTTTGTTGAGCGAGCGTTTCTGCAATCTCTGTTGTTCGACAAAGAACCAGTGAGAAAAAATAGCTGTAAGAGCGCATTTCCGACAAACGGTTGATGTCTACCGCTCGACGGCCTAGAACGCCCTCAGGATGGTCGAATTCCGAAACAGGCGTCCTTTGACGAGGATCCTGCAGCGGCGCTTCGTTGTCGAACTGTCCGATATTGTCTGGCATTAGGCACCCGATACAACCAATGGTTTCGTCAAGAACTCAGTCTGAACACGTTCACGAGTTGGAAGAAGGATTTCTTTCCCTTCAGCGAATTCGAGATTTATGTCGACGATGTTGTTATAAAGCAAGATCACCCATGCAAGTGTTGCTTTACCATACACATCGTATGCCAATAAGTCGGGACGAACAGCGTATCGCGGTGTAATTGTCAGTTTGATATCTGTCACAGAAGGTGCGTAGATTCGACGTTCCCACCATCCCAATCGATCACGGAGCTGTTCTACTGTTCCACCCTGTACGTATCTTCCGTCACGTGTTTGATCTGATCTTGCCATTGTTGTTCCTTAGAACGAGTCCAGTTGACCCGTCTTGTATTTAATCAGTGAGAATCGTTCAAACTCACGAGGCGAATGGGTTTCTGCCAGTTCAATCGACACATCCCAACGCACAGGACATGGTTGACGATAAAGATTCGGAATGTAGTCAACATCATCCGGATACGTAATGCTCAAGCTCGTAAGGACAACAGGAATCTTGTTCAGGTGAACATTTGGCAATCGAGAACGATCTGTGTCCGGAGCGGAATATGCATATAGGTAAAGAACTTCTGGAGGCGCTCCGAGCAGCTCAAACCCAGTCTTTGACGCTCGAGCGCGCAACGTCTGAATCTCAGCTGCTTGTGCTGGATCAAGCGCACGTTGCTGTTCGCGCATCATCTGTTGCATTGCACGGTCACGAGCAGTTGCTTCACTCTCCAACTGGCGTCGCTTGTTCGATTGACTATCTGTCAATGTTGAACTTCCAACACCAAAGAAAGGAAAACGCCACGAACGGAGCAGCTGTACTGCTTCCATGCTTTGTGTTGCTTCGCCGCTGGTACGTGAAATGAACTTGTGAGAGATGGAAAACGAGCGAGGCTGAGTGTTCTTATACACTTGTATTGCTCCAGGCATGTGAATCGGCATCACCGGTGTGTACTCTACACCGCCGCTCTCGGTAAACTGAGGCGTGTTGTCAAACACGACTTGTTGAACACGAAACCGGTCATCGCCTGTTGCAATGTTGTTCAGAGATGACACTAGTCGAACCTTAAAGATGCTGTTGGCCATTTTCCACTCGGTAAATAAGTATTTACACCTGTTGCCCTAAAGGAAAAATCCACTATAATGACCAGAGAAGCCGTAATTTCACAAGGAAGGCTCGAATGAATAACAAGAAGAAATCGACCAAGAAGGCTAGTGAGAAGCTGTCTTACTACCAGCGAAAAAAACTAGAACGTCTAAAAGAAGAACGAAGAGCTCTTCGTGAACAACGTAAGAAACAAAAAGAGAAAGAAGCGAAGAACCCTAAAATCGCAAAGCGCAAAAAATCAAAGAAACAGGGTCCTGACAAAGCCAAAGTCAAGCGCTCTCCTGTTACCAAGCCGAAAAAACAACCTCGTGTTAAAGCAGTTGAGATTCTGCCTCAACTCGTTGTAGTTGACCTTCCAGAATTGGAGGAAGAGAAACCCATCTACAATCCAACCGCCGCAAGTGCTCTTGCAGGTAAGAATATCTATCTGAACAACAGGGACTTGCTTGCTGCTGTCAAAGACAGCAAGAAGAGGGGAGAGATGTCAGATAAGTTGGCTCGAATGCTACAGTTGCTTTGTGCCAAGTATGCAAAGAAAGGCAACTTTATCAACTACTGTGTTGATAGTGCCACACTAGCACTAACAAAAAGTGGTTGGAAAACACATCAACAAATGACAACGGACGATGAGATTCTTTCGTATAACCTGGAAACACAACAGCTGGTATGGTCAAAAGTTCTTGAAGTGTTTCGAAATAACTACTCAAGTACGATGCACAAACTAGCAACACAAGGACTCGATGCTCTAGTAACACCAAATCATAAGTTTGTTTCCATAGAACGTGGTTTGATTCCCGTTGAAGACATCATCTGCAATGAACACATCGTTTTAATGGGACAACCGGTGGCAGATGGTAGTATTATCTATCCCGATGATGTTGTGGAGCTTGTAGGATGGTGTGTTACTGAAGGACACTACAGCACTAAATCTAAAAAGCGACACTCGATACAGATTTCCCAAAAACAAGGAGCCAAAGCTAACCGAATCCGTGAACTGTTACAGTCACTTGCTATTCCCCATAAGGAATATCTGAACAAACAGGGGATTATTCTCTTTAACTGTACAGGCGTCTGGATATCAAAAATACATCAAACAATTGCTCCGTCTCGTGTACCTGCATGCGAATTTCTTTTAGACCTTATTCAAACACAACGACTGTTACTTATCAAAACTATGGTGGCTGGAGATGGATGGATGCGACCATCAGGAGGGATGTCATACGTGCAAAAGTCCCCCGAACATATTGACGCATTCCTAATGCTCTGTACATTGGCAGGTCAGACTGTTTCTGTCACACCAATGACATACAAAACACCTACCAGTCGAAAAAATCCCAATGGCGGTGTTAGCGATGTACTCAGCGTGAACATTTATAGTGAACCTAAAACAACATGTCGTGCGGAGTGGATTGACTTTCATGGTGGAAAGCAAACAGCTGGCGGTCGCAGGAACGACAAACCGAACCTACCCACCGAGCAATACACCGGACAGATATGGTGCCCACGGACTGAGTATGGAACTTTTGTCGCTCGTCGTGGCAAGTATATCTACATCACAGGGAATACGTACAATGACGACATGCAAGGGTATGCAATGATGATGCTTGTTCGGACGTGGAACAGTTTCGATCCTGAACGTAGCGAGAACGCATTTGCATTCTATACACAGTGTATCAAGAGTTCGTTCATTCAATATCTCAACCAAGAGAAACGACAACGAACAATTCGTGATATGATGCTTGTCGATCAAGGTCTCAATCCTTCTTTCAGTTATGAAGGTGAGGGCAGTGATCAACATATTCTTGAGGATGAACAGGACTTTTATGCGCAGAAACGTGCAGCTGATCTGTTAACACGACTTCCTAGAGAATACGAAGAGGGTTCGACAGATGTTGACAGAACCCCCTCGGAACCAGATAATGTTGAGTCTAACAATACTGCCAGATAAAACCGCCAGCGGTTTTTGATTTACCACGACAACATTCACTAATGTTATGTAACATTACACCTGTTGCATGTTGTGCGGCTGTTAGTGATCGAAACGTTCTAATTAGAATACCATCAAGTGATAATTGCCGAACTGTGCGAAAATATTTCTTTGAGAAAATCGGAGGCGAAGATCCATAATAACACCATAAAAAACCACCCGCCGATCTTCTCTTTCCCTTGCAACACTGACTGATGTACGAGGCGTTTGCTTTCGTCACTTCACTTGCCAATTTGCATGACGAGAAACTTGCAAGCAACTTTCCGTCAAGCGAATATTGCGAAACTGGTTTCTCTATGATCGGCAAATATCCACGTTTTCCTTTCATCTTCGTACTTAGGATTTTGCGTCGAACATTAGTCCACGCGGTAGAGTTTCCTTCACCACCTTCAGTCAGATTACATAGAATACCGGTGTGATTTATCAATCGCCCGTAGTAACTTATCAGTTCTTTCTCTTTTTGAAAAGCCTCCGCTTCACTTACATTAATTAAAACTTTTTCGTATACAGGCTTCTTTCCTCGTTGATAGAGCTTACATAACTTATTTTTCAACAAAGGATTTGTCAATCGACTTCGCACACGATTATGCTCGTACATACGCGTTCCTGAACCTTTACCTACGTAGAAAGGTTGTCGCGAATCCGGATCTATAATACAATACGTGTAGAAATTTCTATTCATAATAAGAAGTTCCGTAAATATTTACCGTAATGAATGGTATTTATAAGGAGACTGCCTTGAGCAAACAATTGCGGAAAATGGCCGCACTAACCGATATACACTTCGGTAAAAAAGCAAATTCACAGCTGCATAATGAAGACTGTTTACGATTTATCGATTGGTTTCTTATTCAGGCGCAAGAAAACAACTGCGATTACATTGCTTTCCTTGGTGATTGGAACGAGAACAGAAGCGCCCTAAACATTGCAACACTCAACTTCTCATACCAGGGAGCAAAACGGATTAACGCCGTTGGACTCCCGGTCTTCTTTTGTATTGGGAATCACGACCTTTACCATCGACACACACGAGAAGTGTATTCTGTCGTTCCTTTCCAGGAATTCAAACACTTCCAAATGATCGATCAACCAATTCTCATTCCGGAGATCGGTGATGGAGCTGTATTCAGTCCATATCTTTTTCACGACGAATATCCTGGAATGATGCAGTACTTAGACACACCGTTTTGGGCTGGTCATTTCGAGTTTCAAGGATTTCAAGTCACTGGATATGGTGTGAAGATGCAAACAGGACCTGATCCAAAGTTGTTCAAAGGTCCGAAACACATCGTATCAGGCCACTTCCATAAGCGACAAACAATGGATAACATAGTCTACATGGGGAATTGTTTTCCAATGGATTTCGGTGATACGGGCGATGACAATCGCGGAATGATGATCTATGATCATGTTACACAAGAAATGACGTTCATCAACTGGGCCGACTGTCCGAAGTATGTCAAGACAAAGTACACTGATCTTCTTGATGGAGTTGTTGATATTCCTGTTCAATCGCGTGTTCGTTGTATAATGGATGATCCACACGCATCATTTGAGGAAATTACTTTTGTTCGAGCAACTTGGCTCGAGAAATACAACCTTCGTGAATTTATCATGGAGGAGACAATGCATCTTGATGAAGCGCGAACGTCTACAGTAACGACAGCTGATGTGAATTCGCTCGAGACAGACATCGATTCCGCTAAGGATGAAACCAACAGTTTCGACGAACTTGTCGTGCAGATGTTGAATGACATCAAGAGTGACGCAATCGACAACACTCTTCTCATCGAACAATACAGGATGATTCCGTCATGATCGAGTTCACGTCACTCACACTGCGAAACTTCCTCTCCTATGGTAACAACACAACGATTGTTAACCTCTCTCGTCAAAACACAACAACACTGATTGTTGGTGAGGACCTCGATAACACCGCTGATGGAAAGGGAGCAAACGGCGTTGGCAAGACAGCAATCATCAATGCGTTAACATATGCAGTATACGACACACCGATTTCGAATATTTCCAAGGACAACCTTGTTAACAATATCAACAAGAAGAACATGGAGGTTGTTGTTGAATTCAAAATGCCGAGTGGTGATCAGTACACAATTAAACGTGCTCGTAAGATGAAAGCTGGAGCAGCTGGAAACACAGTGTACCTGCTCAAAAACGAGGTTGATATTACACCAGATAGTGCCAATGCAACAAATGCACTGATCCAAAAGATCATCGGGATTCCTTACGAGTTGTTCATCCGCATTGTTGTGTTTTCAGCTGCTCACACACCGTTCTTAGATCTAAAAGCAGCTGACCAAGCCGCAATGATTGAAGAACTGTTTGGTTTGACAATGCTTTCTGAAAAGGCCACTTACCTTAAGGACATGATTCGCGATACTGAATCCAAGATTGCGATCCAACAGGTGTTGGTCGGTGAGAAGGAAAGGGAACGTTCTCAATATGACAAACAGGTAGAATCAGCGCGTCAAAGAATTGACGCATGGGTTTTAAAACATAATAAAGATGTCGGTGATCTTGTCGAAAAGGCAGCGATTTGGAAAAACGAACGAGAAGCCCGGCGTCTCGCAGCAGTTCAAAAAATCGAAGCGTGGGAGTCTGACCATTCGCGTGATGTTAAGACGTATGAAGATAGGTTGATTATTCTTTCAGAGATTGACTTCAATCACGAACAGGATGTATTTGATGCAATAAAACAAGCAACTTCAGAACGTGATTCAATCGTTGCTGAACAACGAGAAAAGACTCGTGATAAAGCAACCCTTATGTCAAAGCTTCAGACAAACGAAAACGAGCTTGAGCATCTTCGGGACGCTAAATGTCCTCGTTGTTTCCAAAATATGCCAAATGCTACACAAGAGATTCAGAGGTGTGAAACACACTCAAACGAATGGATGGTAGCAATCGAACATATCCAAACTGAGCTTGCTGAACTCTCAACATCTTTAACAGTATGTGACGATAAAATCAAGACTTGGAAGATCAGCCTTCGGGTTCAAACCATCAACGATCTTGCCCAACTTCGAGCAGAAAAGGACAGTGCTAGTAGTAACCTGCAGCGAATTAAAACCGCTGTTAACCCTTTGATCGGTACTGATCTTGCCGTACTGGATGAAAAAAATCCTTATGTAGCTCAGCTTGATCGAGTAGAAAACGAGACAAACCCGCACATAGGTGCCTTCGACGAATTGCAAAAACTCGCACCACCAGCACCGGACTACACAGCGATCAACTCACTAACAAAGGTTGTTGAACATCAACAGTTTCTGTTGAAGTTACTGACAAAGAAGGACAGTTTCGTCCGTAAGGCGCTTCTTAACAGAAACATTCCGTACCTCAACAATCGGCTTCAACACTATCTGTCACTGTTAGGATTACCACATAAAGTTGAGTTCACTCATGAAATGACAGCAAGGATCTCTCAGATTGGTCGCGAGCTGGATTTTGGTAATCTCTCGGCAGGTCAGGCAGCACGTGTGAATTTCGCACTCGCTCTTGCATTCCGAGATGTCCTCCAAGGTCGCCACGCAAAAATCAATGTGTGTATGCTCGACGAAGTGCTCGACCATGGATTGGATACAATTGGCGTCCAGGCGGCTGCGCGTCTGTTAAAGCGTAAGGCTCGCGATGAAGGACTTTCGTTGTACATCACCTCACACAGGGACGAAATTGACCGTGCTTTCGACCATACGATGACTGTGCAGTTGTCGAAAGGTTTCAGTTATATCATCGAAGAATGACAACGTTATATTTTGACGCTAATCTCAGACAGGAAGAGGCACCAATGTTGCCACGATTGCCTGTAGATACATTCCGACAACCAGATGTTGATACGGTTGTTGCACGTGATGTTGAAAGGATTATAACATTTCGACGGATGCCAGACCCGCTTTCCTACCGAGCCCGATACACGGTTGGAGGAGTTACGGTGTATGCAAAAGTACGAAAATGGCAAGTTGTCTCAAAAACAGCCGACGACGATTTCCAAGCCCGTTGGTATGATTGGATTGCTATAGACGACAACAACTATCACGAAATTGACTGGTACCTTGAAGGATGTGTTCATCCTTTGATACATGATCCTAGACTAAGTGGTTTCGTGTTCCATGAATAATAAATATACACATATACGGAGAAATGCATGAAACTTGACGAGCTCTTGTCCGAAAATGTGGTGTGGACGGACACTCTGGGACACCTAGTTGATCAAGCGGTCCACTACCATTCACAAAACCCTCACGATGATGCAGCTCGAATTCTTCGCCACTACATCGCTCCAATGTTAAGTCACGCTCATGATCATCCGGCCGACATTGATGATCCTGAAGCATTTCGGACAGCTGTTCATACCCTTCAAACAAACTTTCCTAACCCTGTTGCGGATAGTTTGAAACAGGTCGTACATTTCCTGCATAACGCTATGCCTTACTACAAGGAAAGTGACAAGGGGATTTGAATCCCTAAATAGTTCTCCATACGGAGAGCTATATGCAGAAGAAAGTATTCATGGGGATTGATCAATCCTACACAAGTTGTGGTGTTGTGTTAATCAACGAACAGAAAGAAGTTCTCAATTGCTATCGTATCACGTCTTCAAAAACTGACGACATATACCAACGCGCGCAGACGATCACTAACACAGTCAGTTCCTTGATTCAAAAGCATGACCCATACGTGATTGGTCTCGAAGGATTGGCATTTTCGAATTTCGGTAATGCCACACGAGATCTCGCCGGCCTTCAATTTTGCCTGGTTCAGCGAATCCGTTACTACCACAATCACCACTACGGACCTGTTATAGTCGCTCCTAAGGAACTAAAGAAATATGCATTCAAGGGCAACGCAACCAAAGACAACATGGTTGACAAACTCCCACAAGCCGTGTTAGACTTGTTCAAGGAGCACAACTTCAAGAAGACAACAGGGTTGTATGATGTAACTGATGCCTATTGGATTGCGTGCTATGCACAAGACAAACACAGACCCGACCAGACCTCCTCGTTATATTTCGTTTTTGATTCACTAGTAGATCCGAAGCATTTCACAGCAGAACAGATCAGACAAGCAGTCCTCGACCTCTGAAACAAACAGATCAAATAGAAACATAGCCGAACAAACCCTAACTGTCGGTGGCGTAGGAACAGAGTCCGTCTCTCGAGCCTCAGGAACGATGTCCTGAAAGTTGACCCGCTTGGGAGTGAAGCCCCCTTCACTCATGATTCAACGTTTTGCGTCGCAGTTCTACCGCACTGTCGCGCGTGTTCATAAAACACAAAAAGGAGCGGTATGGTGTATCTTTTCAATATTGAAAAGAGAAATGATAGACGAGAACGTGAGCGTTCCAACGAACGCAGTGAGGAAGGACGCGAACAGTTCTGCTTCGCGTCAGCGAAGCAATCAATATTGTGGATACATCTTTTTCGCTTCAACTTCGAGCCGTTTTTCAATAAACTCTACCATTCGCTGACGTTCAATAGCTGTTGTAACAAACATTGAGTCATACTGGACAGCACCACGCATGAAGTAGGAAATCTCTACCAATCGATCGATGATGCCTTCGCGCTCAGATTCCATCCGACTAAACATTTTTCGAATGTCATCATCAGTTCCTATTCTGAGCGTCAGGTAAAAAAACTTACTGGGTTGGCATTGATGTAAAGTTCAATCGCACCACCGCAATCGAGACATGCTCGGTGAACAATTCCATCCACGCCCCATTGACTGACTCGTTGAGCTGCTTGTTCAATCTGTCTTTTCCAACCGAGAGGAACCGCTAGAACCCACTGGCGAATCTGATCTTTGTCTGTGATTGTATCAACTGATCGAATTACACCGGTGATTGTATCAACGACAAGTTTGATCGCTTCTTCTTCTGTCAGTTCGTTACGTTTCGTTAAAGCGGTCGTTTGATAAAGCTCAACGATATGCTGGTATGTCAACGGTTTCAGAGTCACAACCTGTCCATTTGTCATCGTAAGCCTGTATTCATCTTTCACGATAGTCGGATCGACCATCTTTGCCGAACGGATGATTTCGTTCAGGTCAATCTGATACGAGTGTTTCTTGGCGTGTTCACAATCATGCGTGAAGAATGCCTCCATTGTTCCTTCAAAAGATACCATTCGGAGGCAAATCATCAAATAGTCGACGTCCTTCGAAAGTAGTTCGGTTGGCTTGAGAATTTGTGGAATACAGCGCGAGAATACTTCAACAATAGCTTTGCCAGATAGAAGTTTGTCTGGCGTGCTAAACACAATCTCATCCATTGCGGTCATTGGATACACTTCAAGTTCACCATGCTTAACGTCCGGCGCAAGTTCGCCGTTCTCGTAGAACAAACCTTGCGACGGTAACTTAAAAGTTGCGCCAGGGATACGCAATTTTTCCATCAATGGATTTTCGTGGGTTTCACTCATACAGATCTCCTTAACACTGAGTATTTACAAAAGGGAAGCGTCCGATAAATACGCGGTATGAAGGGGTATTTTGATGGCGGAAGCTAACATCGCAACACAACAAATCGCAGCTTTGGCTGAATCGTCACGGCAATTGGTTGCCGCGCACAACGCTGAACTGAAGGCGATGAAGCAGTACACAGATGCGCTGAATCAGTCAACAGAAGCGTTAGAAGCTTACGAGTTGGAGTTGACGAAGGGTCAAGAACTGACGGACGATGAAAACAAACTCCTTCAAAAAGCCCTTGTTGCAAAGCAAAAAGAACTGCAGATCACCAACAGCCTGAACGCAGCAAACAAGCGACTTCAGGACATGCTTCAGCAGCGCCACAAAATTGCTAAAGAGGATCCAACACTTGGAAAGGTTCACAACAGACTTATCCGCGAGCAGATCCAACAGATCAGAACACTGAAGTCCTCTCAGGCTGCCGCTTCCGCTGGTTCCGCGGCGTCCGCTGCCCAGTTTGCAAAAATGATGAGTGGAGCCGTTGTAGCGCTTCGAGTTTTCACCGGCATTTTGGGCATCATCGTTGGTGCGATACTGGGTCAGTATGAACTCCAAAAGAAGTTGATGGTCGCCAACCAAGGATTCATCGAAGGAACTGACAACGCAACCCAAGCGTTGATGCGTCAACAAGAACTTGCAACACTTCGTGCGAAAGTTGAACCAGTTGAATTTGCTAAAATCATTACATCATCTCGACAAATGGTCAACGCGTTAGGTGGTAATGCAAAGGTAGTTGATTTGTTGTCTGAATCACAACATGCATTATATGCAATGACCGGCAACTTCGCCGATGCATTGAAAGCAGCAAACGATATCGCACAATCATTGATCTATAGTGGTTTCCGTCCAACGCAACAAGCAATGGAAGCGTATATCCGCGACCTGAAAGACCTTCACATCCTCACAGGTAGAACCGAAGCAGAGCTTCGAGGAATGTTTGACGAGATTGCTAAAGATACCGATTCACTCACGTTGTTGCGAGCAGCTCGAGAAGATGAACGTGAAGCAATCCTTGCATCACAACGAGCATTATTTAAGTTGGGTGTTGAAGCTGGTATGACGGCTGAACAAGCTCGAGATGCGGCAAAGATGTTGAACAAGATGGTTGCCGCGAAGCCGCTGGAGCGTATTAAACAAGCAGCGAAAATGCGCGCATTTGGTGCAGCATTCGGTATTGCTGGAAGTGAAGAAGCAGCACGAGCAGTTCTAGCCGGACCAAGAGCAACAGCTGATCAGAAAAAGTCCCTGCAACAATTTAGCATGGCGGCAACAAGCTTCGCCGATCAAGCACGAGGTGCAGGCATGGCAACAGAAATTGCTGTAACAACTCTCCTTGACAAGCTTGACCTTGAGCAGTATTACGGACCTGGCAGCACATTTTCAACAACGTTAGGACAACAATTGCAAAACAATGCGGGTGATTTGCTGAAACAGTTCATTGACATTGCAAAGGATCCGCTCGCTAAAGTCGTACAGACAGAAGAATGGGCAAGAACACTTGTTGAATGGGCTGCTGTAAGTGGTGGTTGGTTAGCAATTATATCAAACCACTTGAAAGACATTCTCGAAGCGGTTAGGGGTATGTGGGCTTCAATCAAACATGGGTTCGGTTGGGTAGGGGACAAAATGGCTGAATTCTGGCTCGGGTTCAAATCAGTATTTCTTGAGATGTTCTATGGACTTGCTGAGGCACTGGGTAAAGTTCCTGGTTTAGGTTCACTAACTGAATGGGCAACCGAGGGCAGAAAGAACCTAGATAAAGAGGCGTTGCGTATTGGTGCAAGTACTCAACCAATTGGTGATAGATCTGCGCTCGTGAAGAAAGAGCGTGAACTAGAAGAGCGCCAGAGGAAACTTGAACAGCGGACTACCGCTGCTCCGGTTGAAAACAAACAGGTTGTTGATGAAGCGAAGAAAACGAATAACACACTTGAGAAGCAAAACGCACTGATGGAAGAAGGTAACGCTATTGCGAAGAAGACGCTCGAGCAAGCGACAACATCTGCAGCTGAAATCAAAGCACGACTTGAAGAAGCGGCAAGAATGGATGCGGCGAAACGAGGTCTCTCTTATCACGATCTCGTTCGGTAACGAAATAAATAATCCTTGATATAAAGGCACATACATGGCAAAGTTCGTAGACTTCTTCAAAGTTGTCCAGCCAAAAACTGGCACAACGACAATGACCGATAGTCAAAGCATTGGCGATCAAGGCGTCTATGCAAACTACTCATGGTACCAGCGACTGATTCAAGGATCTGCCTCTCGTATTACACGTTACCGTGAATATGATTTGATGGACAACGACGTTGAAGTAGCTCGAGCACTGGATACGATTGCAGAAGAAATGACAGGATCTAATCCACAACTTGAAATGCCGCTAGAACTCAACATCAAGATGGAGAAGCAAGAGTCAATCCCTTCATCCGTTGTTATGACGTTGAAATCTGCCCTTAGTTATTGGTGTGATCTCCATGAATGGGAAACCCGTTTATTTCCCGTAGCTCGTAACTCGATCAAATATGGGGACTGTTTCTTTCGTCGCAAGACGGACACGAAGAAGTGGGAATACATTCATCCTAAGAACGTTGTTGCAGCAATTGTTGACGAAAATGATATGACGCGAGTGCTTGGATGGCAAATCAAGCAAGACATTAAAGTGCCGAACTCGCCCTACAATGCTCCTGTCGGTCATTTTGGGAAGTATAGTGAAACACAAGTAGACACATACAGTGCAGATGAGATTGTGTGGTTCACATTGAACAATGATCTCGGTGAGCAAGCGCCATTTGGTGATAGCGTGCTTCGTGCTATTTACCGTGCACAAAAGCAGAAGGAACTGCTGGAAGATGCAATCATCATCTATCGTATCCAGCGTGCTCCTGAACGTCGTGTTTTCTACATCGATGTTGGAAAGATGCCACCACAACGCGTTAAGACGTATCTTGAACAAATCAAGAACGAAATCCGCCAGAAGAAAATTCCAACATATGGTGGGGGTGTTGAACAAGTTGATAGTGTTTACAACCCACACAGTATGAATGAGGACTTCTTTTTTGCACAACGTCAAGAAGGTAAGGGCTCACGCGTTGAAGTTCTACCAGGGGGACAAGGTCTCGGCGAACTTGCCGATCTCGAATACTTCCAATGGAAAGTCTTTCGTGGTCTTCGGATTCCTCTGTCATACATGAGAGAAGGCCAAGATAATGCCATCTTTAATGATGGCAACACTGGTATTGCATACATCCAAGAATTGCGATTCGCTTTATTTGTGAAGCGTCTGCAGCGCTATGTTGAACGTGTTCTTGACAAGGAGTTCAAGCGCTATCTCCACGCTGCAGGAATCAACATCGATACAGCTATTTTCAACATTAAGCTGCCAGATCCGGAAAACTTTGGCATCTACAAGCAGCAGAAGCTCGATAGTGAGTTGCTTAATACAATGTCAACGGCGCAGGCTATTACATCACTTTCTGCACGATTTGCAGAGAAGAAGTACCTGCAGCTTACAGACGAAGAAATCATCACCAACTATCGTCAGAAGTGCGAAGAGTTGCAGCTTGATCCAGAAGATTCTGCAAGCATGCCGAAGGTCTACGGTCCACCACCAACTGAAGGAGGTTTGGTAGCTGGTGGCCTTGGAGGTGGTCCAGGCATGTTCCCAGGAACGCTTGGAGGAGTTGGAGGCGCTCCTGGCATGGAAACCGGTGGTTTAGGTGGTGAAATGGGTGGTCAGCTTCCAGCAGGAGGTCCGGAAACTCAAACTGCTGGACCCGCACAACTCCCTGGAAATACAGGTGGAATGACGCCGCCTCAGTAAAAAAGTAGCCAAATCAACAAGGTAGAAATAAATAACCACGAATCACCTAAACCGGTGAGTTTAACTGTTGTTTCCACAAGGAGCAGACAATGAACAAAGAAATGAAGGACAACCTTGGCAAGGTGATCAACAGTCTTGTCAATGACGATAGCAAGACTGCATCTGATTCACTTCACGAGTATCTTCGTGCAAAGGCTCAGTCTATCATCCTCGGCGAAGAACATGATATGGATGAGAAGCCAGAAATGAAGGACGAGGAAGACGTGGATGAGAAGCCAGAAATGAAAGCTGATGCTGACGACGCAGATGAAGATGCTGATGACGAACCTGTCGATGGCGATGATGACGAACCTGTCGATGGCGATGATGACGACGTTGACATGGAAGAGGAAGAGAAGTCTAAGAAGTCCAAGAAGAAGGACAAGAAGTAATCCTTTAAGGACGTACCATGAACAAGAAAGAGATTGTGCTTCTTATTGAATCGCTTCTCCCTTCAGAAAGCAACATGGTTTGTGAAACATCCGCTGACGGTAAGTCTTACTGGCTTAACGGCACAATGATGCAATCAAATATCAAAAACCGTAACGGTCGTGAATATCCGCTCACTGAGATTACCTCGGCCGTTGAATCTGCTATCAAACAGATCAATGAATACGGTCTGATGGGAGAGCTAGACCACCCACAAACGCTTCAAATCAACCTTGATCGTGTTTCACATAAGATCACTGAAATGAAGATGGTGAATGGCAACGCAATCGGTAAGGCTCAACTACTTGATACACCAATGGGTAAAATTGCACAAGAGTTTGTCCGTGCAGGTCTCCGTCCAGGTTTTTCGAGTCGTGGTGCTGGTAATGTCAACGAAAGCGGCGGTGTATCAGGCTTCCAATTTGTCACAGTGGATATCGTGGCGCAGCCATCTGCCCCAGGAGCATATCCAGAAAGTGTGTATGAAAGCCTTGATCGCAGCAGAACGGGTCGTAATGTGTTAACTCTTGCTGAAGCAGTTCGAAATGATCCTCAAGCACAAAAATTCCTTAAGGACGAAGTGCTTAAGTTCCTTTCAAGTGTGAATTGGCGCAAAGGCTAAATCCGGAAACTAAGGAAGAGAATAACACGTTGATTTAACTCGGGATTTTCTGTATAGATTACAAGTTTCGTGCAGGAATGCGGATTTACCGCTAAATAAATCCCACAAGGAACAACTTGTTACCAAGGAGATTTACATGGATGAGCTGCTTAAGAAACTGCTTGCTGCTGAAGTCCTGACGGAAGACACCCGCAAGGAACTTGAAGCTGCATTCAAGCAGAAGATCGACGAAGAAGCAAAGAAGGCCCGCGAAGAGGCAACAGTTGCAGTCAACGCAGAACTCCACGAAAAGTGGACACAAGAGCGTGACACTCTGATTGAAGCTCTCGATGCAAAGGTCAGCGAAGTTCTGAAAGAAGAGCTTGCAGAGCTGAAAGATGACATCGACCGTTTCCGCGATCTTGAAGCTGAATACGCAGAAAAGCTCGTCGAAGCAAAGGGTGAAATGGCTGATGGTCTCAAGAAGGACATGGACGCTCTCATCGAGAAGCTGGACAAGTTCCTTGAAATCCGCCTGACAAAAGAACTCGAAGAACTCCACGAAGACATCGAAACACAGCGCAAAAAGAACTTTGGTAAGCGTGTATTTGAAGCATTCGTTGATGAGTTCAAAAAGCACTACGCAGCAGATGACAGCGTAGAAGGCAAACTTCACGAAACAGAGCAACAGCTTGCAGACGCTCTCAAGGCTCTCGAAGAGTCCGAGAAGAAGTCCGCTAAGCTTGAGCGCGCAAAGAAGATGGACGAAGTCCTGAAGCCTCTCTCAGGTCGCTCACGAGAGGTGATGGAAGCTATCCTCAAGAACGTCGACACTCCTATGCTCGAGGATGCATACAAGACTTACGTAGGTAAGGTCTTGAAGGAAACGACAGCCGTCGAGCCAAAAACCGACGACAAGAAAACTTCAGAGAAGGAAACTCCAGTACTAGCTGAAGGTGAGAAGAAGAGCGAAACCAAGCCGCAAGGCGTAACAAAGACCGGCGATGACAATGAGCGTATCACAGAGGGTGCTAAGCTCGACCAACCAGCAGGCAAGCTCTCGGAAGAGAACAAAGCCAAGCTGCGTCATCTTGCAGGCATTAAGTAATCTCACTTAGCTAGGAGCTAAAACAATGAACGAAATTTTTGAAAATTGGAGCGAAGTCAAGGAAGCGCTTCTTGATGGTCTTACTCCTCAACAGCGTACCGTAGTCGGTCCTGTTCTGGAAAACCAGAAAGAGTACCTCTTGGCAGAATCCGCAGCAGTAGGCGCTGTTCAGGCGCACGACATTGCTGGTTTCCGTAAGATCCTCATCCCGATGATCCGTCGTATTATCCCAGGCACAATCGCGACCGAAATCGTTGGTGTTCAGCCAATGCAAGGTCCAGTTGGACTGGTTTACACGATGCGTTACCGCTACGGCGAAACAGTCAACGTGCCAGGTGCACCAACAGCAGCAAACCCATGGTCACCGAATCCAGTTGGTAACTTTGGTAACATCACGTCTGGTGATGAAATGTTTGGTAACAACCCAGTTCTTCGTCAGTTCTATTCTGGCGCAGCTGGTGCAGTCGTAGGTGATGGTGGTGCTAACCAGCCAGCTGGCGCATCCGGTATCACAAACGCAGCTGCAGATGAAGCCGACATTCAAGCTAACGCATCACGTGGTGCATGGCCATCCAGCATCCCAGCATGGAACACATCATTGTTTGGTCCATACCCAGCTGTAGGTACAGACGCAATCGGCAAGCAGTATGCTGGTCGTCTCTTCGGTGGTTCTGGTTCCTTCATCGAAGGTTCCGGTGGTCGTGTGGTCAAGCTTGAAGTTGTGAGCCAGGCTGTTGAAGCAGGCACGCGTAAGCTTCAGGCAGGTTGGACAATTGAATCGATGCAGGACCTTAAGAGCCAGCACGGTCTCGACCTTGAGAACGAACTGACACAGGTTATCTCTGCAGAAATCGTTCAGGAACTCGACTCTGAAATTCTGACAGACCTTTTGGCTCTGGCAGGAACAGTCGGTACCTACGACTATGCAACGATCGGCCTTGGCCCACAGTACCAGCCAGCATACCTTGGTGACCGTTTTGCAAACCTTGGTATTATCATCAACGCAGTTGCAAATGAAATTGCACGTAAGACCCGTCGTGGTCCAGGCAACTTCATCGTTGTATCGCCAATGGTTGTTTCTATCCTTCAGAGCGCAGCAAAGTCAGTGTTCGCACCGGCAGTTGCTGGCAGCTTCAAGGGTCCTAACAACAGCATGTTGGTAGGTACACTCAACGGCACGATCAAGGTTTACAGCTACCTGTGGAACCAAGTATCAGGCCTCGCAGCTCAAACAAACGACGTCATCCTTGTTGGTTACAAGGGCGGCAACGGTGAGACAGACACTGGTTACTTCTACTGCCCATACATCCACTGATGTCAAGCGGTGTTGTTATCAACCCAGTAACGTTCCAGCCAGTTGTCTCCATGATGACACGTTATGGTAAGACAGCGTTTACCCAAACAGAAACATCGTTGGGTAATAGTGCAGACTACTATGGAAAGATCAATATGCTGAATTTCCAATTCGCATAAACAGTGGATCTTCACGAAGCAGCTATAAAAATCCCCGTTTTTCGCCGGGGATTTTTTTATCAACTGGGAAACTCCGTGGATTACCCTTCCGATATAGCGTATACTCAGAAATCTATAGGGAGAAAACACCAGATGCCATTAGCAGGAGAAATCGATAGAACATATTCCGAACGTCTAACGGCAATCGGAATCGAACTTCAAGAGAGTTTCAAAGGAACCAAAATAACACATCGTATGAAGTGTGTCAAATGTCAACACAAGTGGTCAGCGACACCTCTATCGAAGATTCAATCCAATAAAAAACGTAAAGGAAACGGTTGTCCCAACTGCAATCTCGATCGGCAAATAGCAGAAAAGAAAGAATTACGTGCCAAAAATATCAAACTTCTTGAAGACAGAGGACTTGAGATTCTATCTGATTGGGATGGTAAACGTGTAGCAGATAAACATGATACACCAATATTCGTAACCGTTCGAAACAAAGTTTGTGGTCACACGTTTACTTCAGTGGCGAAGAACCTTCTCTCAAGAGGCATAACATGTGCAGTTTGCGGGAAAGAGGAACGAACGAAGAATATCAATGCCTGGTCAAAAGCAAACTCAGAAAAGTGGCGAGAAACAGCCGACCTGTGGTTGCAGTATCGCTCGAAAGTAATGTCGCTCACCCGTCAGAATTACAAAGCCCATAAGCAAGAAATCAATCCAAACAATCTTCCAACAGGCAAAGCTGGCACAGAAGGTGCGTATCAACTTGATCACATCGTGCCGATTCGATACTGTTTCGAGCACTATATCCCTGCGGAAACTTGTGCTGATTGGTCCAACCTCCAGATGTTACCTTGGCAAGAAAATCTCTCTTCAAAAGCACACCTAAAAGAAGGAATTCCACCAATCTTCGCTAAATATCAGCTTCAGAGGGTCCTCAATAAATATTGGCATGGACCTGTCATTCAAAGAATACCTGAAAAGCAAGGAACAGCTCAGACAAGCAATTGAGCAAACTCCGCGTGCAGTTGTTGAATATGAAGTTCGTAAATATTGCAGTATTGCTTTGGGTGAGAACAAAGAAGATCGTAAAATCGTTGGGTTGAAACCAAAACAAACGATCATTGTTGAATGGCGATATGATACAATCAGCAACCCAACGATTGTATCATTGAAATTCAAGAATGTTCAGGCGTTAGATGAGCAGGAAGAATTCCAGACATTCTGGAATTCTTCAAAACTCAAGAAATGGTTGGCTCGGCACACAAAAGAAGGACAATGACATGAAAAAGAAGACCCCAAAACAGCGTTGGAACAAAGCTGTTAACACGTACAAGAAAGTCAACCGAACCAACGTAACAGTCAAAGCAAAGCAGAAGCTGAAAGTTCCTCGGATGACAAAACTTGCTAAGATCATCAAACCACAAAACGCCTTCCGTGCGTTCAAACTCGTTCGTGAAGCAGATGAAACAATTAAAGCAAATGACATGCTGATTGAGAAGGCGGTTGTAACTTGGACTGTTCGCTTCGGTGATCGTGCTTCAATTGTTGTTGAAAATGTGATGAAGGTTCTCGGTGCTGTTCAAGCAAACATCAACGCAGGAAAAAATCCTTTGAGTATTGCACAGGGGAAGGAGCAAGACCTTGTTGACCTGCTTGCGGGCGCTCGAGCGCTACAAGCAACTGGCACAGGAAGCTCGGTGGCTCTACATTCATATATGCAACAAGTGGCTGGACAAAAGCAAGGACTGACACCGGAACAAGTTGAAATTGCAGCTGTGAAACAAGCCGGTCGTGGATCTCGTGTTTCTCCTGAAGTTCAACAACAATTGCAGCAACTTGCGCAAGCGATTCAGACGGGGGATGCGGCAGCAGTGGAAGCGATCAAGCGTCAGTTCCAGCAAACGTTTTCATTCTATCAGCAGTTGCAACAACGCATGGCACCACAACAACAGACACCTGTACCAGCGCAGCGTCAACCTGTCATGCCTACGCAACGTCCGGCACAACTACCACGTTGATTTGCCCCTGAAAGCCTGTCATACTGGTCATGACCTCAGGGTCATTGATCAACATTAAGGGGACTCTTATGAAATCAGCAATCGTTGTTGCTCTTGCAGCAGCTGTGTTCGCCGGTTCGGCAAATGCAGCGATTCTCGAGGGCGTGAAGGACGGATTCAAGCGCGACGTATACGTCAATGACACCTACAAGCAGCATGATGGTGTTGGCGGCGGTGGCAGTTCCGCTGGTAGCGCTGGTGCAGCGGCAGGTGGTTCAACTGGCGGTGGTTCAACTGGCGGCAACGGCGGTACGTGTGGCGGTGGTAAGTAAGTCAAAAACGTGCAAACATGAAGGTACACCACGCGTGGGAAAACTCCACCCGTGGTGTCGTTCTTGTGGAACGTGCTTAGGTTCGATTTTCAATACGAAACGATTCTGTTGACTCTTTAGTTGTACAAGTGTAGCATGCGACCACCTTAACAAATGGAGGTCAAAATGCAAGCTCTTGATTATACAAGGTTCGAACACGGACTTCGTTCTTTTGTTCGACTGATTCCCCTGCGCCGCGACTCCACCCAAGCTAAGTACATCCAAGACGAATTCGATCTGTTTTCTGCAATCGACTGTCTTGAGCAGTATCTAAACGAATCTGCTGAAATGTTCGGCAAACAGAAGTACCGCGATACGCCGTTCGATTTCTGTGAGGACATTCAACTCGACCTCGCCGAACTGTTCCTCAACCATGAAAACCAACAGAAAGCAGCTGTTCTTCGTAAGAAGAACCAGCCAATATACCACCTTGTTCTGTGCGTGATCCTCGATCTTCTTCGCACCTATCCGCATGGTGATGTCCTGATGCATGCACAGGAAATTTTCAAAGAAATTCGCGAGCGGATTGCGAACCATAATTACGATGGTGGATACGACGACGCTCTCGTGATGCAAGAGATCATCTACAAGGAAATCCGTGAAAAGGAAGCCGCTCGCCAGGCGAAGATTGTCAAACGTCGCAAGCGTCATGAGGCAATGCTTGAAGAAATTGTCGAGTTGTCGTTCGAATAACTCTTTCACCCTGCAACAACAGCCGTGTTCCGAAAGGACACGGCTGTTTTGTTTTCCGGATAAATACAACTACATCAAGGAGAAAGCATGAGTACTTTCGATATTAGCCACGACTCCCCTGGTTTGCTGCGCTTTGAAGCGCTCAACATGAGCCTTAAAGTCGAACGAACAAGTGAGACAACTGCTCGAATCAGCTGGAACATTCCAACTCCAGCAGCCGGCTGTACAGCTGATACCCAAGCATATTGTGGTATTGTCATCACCGGCGACACAACAGCAATCAATGGAAGCAAGCTTCCAAAGAATGGTGTCGTGTACAATTCTGATCCAACAATGGACAAGAATTTATTTGCAGGTGACAAGATCGGAACATCGTTCGTTCTTGGCGCTTTCTATCAAGACAGAACAACAACATTTCTTGACGTGACAGGTCTGTTACCAAACACACCGTTTTACGTTTCAGGATTCCCGGTTGATTGTGAGTACCGATACTTCTTTGAAGGCGTACATGGGTACTCGCTGGATTTCAAATCTGATGGAACCGAACCAACACATGCAACACAAACAGTATTGCTTACAAAGCCAGACGGTACGGCAGGTGTTCTTCCAACAGATTACACAGGTTTGGTTCCAGGTGTAACGTACACGTTTACAGCTTCAGTTGGTGCAGGAAGCCTAGCGACACAACCACAAGTTCCTCTTCCGCCATCTGCGTGTGTGACAAAACCAACTGTGTACACAGTTACAATCAAAGGCGAAAATGCTCTTACATATCAAGATCTGATCGATGAGATCAATCGACAGTTCGGGATCTTGACAGGTTGCCCACAAAGTCCACAACCACCAAACGCTGGTACGTATTTCTGGAATGTAGTAGCACAGAAACTGTACCTGTTTGACGGATTCCAGCTGATTGAACTCCCTGTGTACATTCAGCCAACGCCGCCAACGCTTGTTGCGATTGGCACATACTGGTACAACCCGGTTACGAAAATTCTCTATCAATGGGACGGCACACAATGGATCGTTCAGACGGTAATCGTCTATGCAACGGATCCAACACAACCGATCTGTGATCAATCAATCTGGTTTGACGGAACTGCCGTTCACTTGTGGAATGGAATTGCGTGGTGTGACACAACTCTATACACATCGCCCGTCGATCCATCACAACAGAATCCAGCTCCGTGTGGAGCGTACTGGTATAAAGCATCAACAAAACAGATGTTCAAATGGAACGACGCACTTGAGATCTGGATTGCCACACTCGTCATCAAAGCGACCCTTAATCCGAACGCCTTGCCAATTGGATTCTATTGGTTCAACTCTTCGAACAACACATTGTATCAATGGAGCGGTGTTTCTTGGGTTGCTCAAGTAAACGTACGTATTCAAGAAACAACTCCGTTAATGCCTGGTCCTGGCACGTATTGGTACAATCCGCTGACAGAAGTCCTACAACAGTGGAATGGTGTTGCGTGGATTGTTTTGCCTGATGTAACAACGTTTGCAACTGATCCTCAGGACCGTAGTTCTTGTGACTTATGGTGGGACCTAACTAACAACCTTCTCTATGTTTGGGATATTGTAAACGGTGTATGGAAAGAAGTAACGGTATTCTTTCAGCAAGAGGTTGATCCAACAATTCCTCCTGACATAGTTGATGGATCGTATTGGCTGAACCCAACAACACTTGTAATCAACGTGTGGGTGAATGGCTGCTGGATAGAAACGCAGTACATCTTTTTCCCGACTGATCCAACACAGATGGTCAATGGAACTGTGTGGTTCAATGGTACAGGTTGGTTCTACTGGGACGGCACGCAGTGGGTTCCATTTGTGCCGACAATCTCAGAAATCGATCCTTCGTTGATTGCAGCTGGAGCATACTGGTTCAACACCACAAACGATACGTTGAATTTGTGGAACGGTGCATTGTGGGTGAACCTGTTGTATGTAACAACACCTCCGACGCCTGTTAAGGGTGATTGCTGGTTCAATACGACAACTGGCAAGGTGATGGTTTGGGACGGTACGCAGTGGATTGATGGAACGCCTGTTGCTTCTGTTGAACTTGACTGTGACGGAAACTTACTGTTCACAGACACATCACACCTTGGCAGTGCATCGTACATTGCTGTTGACGGTCGTGTGTTGACGAATTCGTTGGTGTTTGGTTTCCCTGTGTGGGAGATTTCTTCAGCAGGTCCTGGAACGTTGTGGATGTCACTTGGAGCTCAACCAACGTTCACAAATCCACAACCTGGCATGGACGGCATCTCCGGAGAACCAATGTATCGCCAACTCGGTATTGGCACCGATGGTTCGAGCGACGAGCGTTTGGCTCTTGCAACAGAAATTCGATTCCAGCTTGGTTATCCAGTTGTTGATGTTGAGTTGAGTAAGGAACAACTCGATTATTTCATCACGAAGGCCATTGATGAACTCCGTCAGCGAGCTGGCATTGCATACCGTCGTGGTTTCTTCTTCATGCAAATCGCTCCAGAACATCAGCGATACATTCTGTCGAACACAGCAACTGGCTACAACAAGATTGTAAATCTCATGGGTGTTTATCGTCTGACATCAGCGTTCTTGAGTTCAGCACACGGTGCTGGAGTGTACGGACAGATTGTTCTTCAGCACTTGTATAATATGGGTACGTTTGATTTGTTGAGTTATCACATCATCTCCGAATACATCGAACTGATGGAGATTCTGTTTGCTGGTCGAATCACTTTCACGTGGAATGAACAAAAACGTGAGCTTCACTTGCTTCACCGATTCCCATTTGCAGAACGTATGGTGCTGATTGAAGCAGCTGTAGAACGCACGGAACAAGACCTGCTTTCTGACCGATTCACATTCCCGTGGATTCGTCGTTACGCTCTTGCGCAATCCCGTATTGCTCTAGCGGAAATTCGTGGTAAGTACAGCACCCTACCTGGGGCAGGGGGTGGTGTAACACTCAACGCCTCCGATCTGCGCGCTGCCGGTGTAGAAGAAATCAATCTTTGCTTGCAGGATTTGGATAACTTTGTGACAGACACGCCAGAGGAATTTGGCATGGCAGCATCGTTCATTTTGGGTTGACCTTTGAAACTCAACACTCAAACATTCATTGAACGAGCGCGCCAGGTTCACGGCAATCGCTATGATTATAGCAAAGTCGAGTACAAGCGCAGCACTGAAAAAGTCAAGATCTTTTGTCCCTTACATGGTGCGTTTTTACAAGCTCCGGAGAATCACGTTAACCAGAAGCAGCATTGTCCGAAGTGTGCCAATCTTCGTAAAGGAAAGCATGAACGATATAGTTTTCAATGGATGCAACAACGTCCGGAACGTGCTTATGCACCTGCCTTGTTGTATGTTGTCGACGCTGGCGCTTACATTGAACTGGGAATAAAAACGACAAGCGTAATGCCTATGAAACACAAGCTGTTACACTTGCTTTACCTGTCTCTCAAAGATGCGTATCTGCTCCAGGACAAAATTGAAAAAGCACTTGAGAGTCATCGCCACGAGACGTATGATATTTACGCTGAAAAATCAAAGCGTTGGAACAACAAAAAACATGTACTCGAAACTCTGCAGGAAATTTTACCGAAACCCGAGTACCCTTATAAATAAGTCTGCAGTTCATTTTATCTAAGGAGAAGAACTAATGTTGAACGTACCAGCACCTTTCGTACCTCTTGATGTAAGTTGGAACCGTATTGCTGAAAATACGCTTCTACTTCGTGCATCAGCGGGTTACGCACATATCAAATTTGGTCCTAACTTCCCTGGTGGTAGCAGCACCCCGACAGGACTCGCGAACGACGCAACAGTATACACAGCAACAGTTCGTATCGATGGTACAAACCGTGCAGTGTCTATCGTTGGTTCCGCAGCACAAACATTCACGACACTGATGACAGAACTCAACACAGACCTCAGCACATGGTCGACTGTTGTTCTCGATGGTGATACAATCAAAATCACGAGCTTGACGACAGGTGCAACAAGTGCAGTGTTTGTTTCCGACTCTGGTGCAAACTTCTTGTTTGCAAGTCTCCGAGGCACCGGTTCGCAGAAGTTTGGCGTTACCGACTACGACTCCACACGCGGCTGGTTCAATATTGCAGCTTCTACAAACCGTGTTGGTACAAGTGTTCGTGGTAACTCACAGTACCTTCGTTGGGACAAGATGCGTGACTTCACAAACATGCAGGAAGATATTTCTGACCTTATCGACGCGTTCTTGGCAGCGGCAGCAGCAAACACGAACGTTAAGTGGCAGAATGCAGCTGCAGGTATTGTGGTTCCGACAGGCCTTCCAAATGCTGATACAAGCACAGGTTTGCTCCGCACAACGATTTACCAGTTGCGCGTCAACTTGAACGGTGCAGGTAACGTAACAGTGTTCATTGACTTGAACATTCCACAAACAACCGGCGTTTCATTCAACAACCTTGTTGCCGCATTGAACACAGGTCTGAAGACAGCTGGTCTTGCAGTTGAAGCAGTATGGCGTCCTGGTTACAGCGCTACTGTTCCACCAGCAATTGTGTTCACAGCATTCCCTGTTAACACAGCATTCACAGCAACATCAACAGGTGCGGTCCTTCAAGGAACCACATCCTCGATCGTTCTAACGGATGGTGCAACAAACGGTATCGTTGCCGCACTTGCAGCATTTGGTGGTGCAATTGACGCAGCAGCTGAAGGTTTTGGCTGGGTTGATTTCCATCGCGTAAATGCAGCAGCAGTTTTGCCAGCAACAGTTCCTGGTGTTGCAGCTGGTAGTTATGACTTTACAGTCACAACAGAAGACGGTGCCTTCGATGTAACGGTTGTACTTGCAGGCGGTGAAACAATGACAGCAATTGCTGCATTGATGCAAACTGCTCTTCAAACAGCAACAGGTGAAGCTGAACTGGTTACTGCAGTTGGTAGCAAGTTCCTGTTCGTTAACGACGATGCAGGTTTCAATTCCGGCATCTCTGTGACAATTCCAACAGCTGGTTTAAACTCAGACCTGTTCCAGGCAATTGCAACAGCGCTCGACACAACTGTTGGTAGCATCACAACCCTGCACACGTTCTCTGGTGATGGTTGGGCAACACCTGGTGTTGACGGAACAACCAACTTGGCATTCCCAAAAACCTACAACGGTGTTGTGTACAACAACTGGTTGGAATTTTTGGCACGCTCGCCAATTGGCGGTCGTTTGTCAATGCAGTTTGCATTCGGTCCAACAGGATATGGTCCTCTGTTCACAAGTGATGGTGGTTCCGCATTCGAGAAGGAACTTCGTCCAGCATCTCGTGGCCAGTGTATCTACGGTCAGTTGTACTGGGATGGTGCAGCATACCGCTACTTCGTGGCAGGCGATTCTAGCCGTGTAGCAGCAGATGACATCAGCGCAGGTACAAACAACCCACCGCAAGCTGACGACAACGGTCTGTAATCGTCGGATTCACAAGGGCATAAATAGGGGTTGGAAGATTACTCTTCCAACCCTTTTTGTTTGGAGCATTTATGACCGAAGGTTGCGTACCGATCCTTCCACAAGCATTAGATGAGAACGGCAACCCCGTTGACACAACGCTTTGCCCAGCTCCTTCCGATTGGTCTACGTGTCGTCCTTGGGAATTAACGACGCAAAGTCGTACACAATGCTACATTGACAGTTTGACTCAAGAAGCTCTAAACATTGCTGGTGCAGATGTCAATGTGTACAAGCTTCTCGGTGTTCATGAACAGACAAAACTAGTCGATTTGACGGGTGACGGGAATCCAATTTCCGGTGGCGACTATGCTTTGTTTCCTGCTTCAAATGCTTTCACGGTTTACTCATCTGAGTGGCGTTCTGCACAAATTGGGCAAGCAGTTCTTTCCTCTGCATACATTGGTTATGATTTTGGCATCATCAAGATTTCAACAGGGCGCGCTCGTTATGGCATCGACACAAGCATTCGCCAACACATTACCACAATTCGAATCAAGCAAGGCAACAATGCAGCGAACCGGATTGTAAAAGCACGTGTTGAACGATCAGACACAGGCACGGAGTGGTACGGTGTGGCTGTGATCAATCTGCCGAACAACGACGAGCTTAATACAATCCATTTCAAGCACTCTGTTCCAAGTCGCTTTTGGCGTCTCCGTCCGCTTGCCTTTGCAGGGGATACTTGCGACTGGTGGACGGTCAAAGCGCTAGAAATGTTTGACTACATGGCAACAGCACAAAACAACATTCAGGACAAAGTGTTGATGGAGAACCGTGATCGAGACTACGCAAAATCGTTTGTTAAGCTCAAAGGCTATTACGATCTTGTATCAGTTGCAACAGAGTTGTCAAAGTTTGGTATCGAGATTCCAACGTCAACCTATCAGATCAAAGTGAACTTCAACTCGACCGTTGCGAAGTTGGGACGACCGATTGTTATTGGTGATATCATCGAACTCCCGAGTGAAACACAGTACACTCCTGACTTGCGTCCTGTCAAGCGTTGGTTGGAAGTGACAGATGTATCGTGGGATCCCGGTTCATATACACCAGGTTGGCAACCAACACTGTTGCTCGTAACAACACAGCCAGCAATGGCAACACAAGAGACACAAGACATTTTTGGCGACCTTGCTAAGCAAGTTGACAGTTCGGGCCTGTTCAACAACGACGACGGCAACAATCCTGTCTGGCAAGACTACAGCACAGTTGATCAAACGATCCACAACGAAGCGCTAACCGCAGTTGCGGAACGAGGCCGTGAAGGATCGAATGTAGTTCGCCAGTTCGAACAAGCAGAACTCGACACGGCAACTTCAGAAGGATTTCCGCACCTCAACAAGATTGGCTTGAATCCAACAGGATTGTACGTCGAAGACGCAATCCCTGCAAATAATGCACCTTATACACAAGGTCCAGACTTTCCTCTTACTCCTGTAAATGGTGATTATCACCGACTGGTGTATGAAGGATTAGCAATGGATGTTCCCGCTCGTTTGTACCGTTGGTCGACTGCAAAGGGACGGTGGATTTATGAAGAAACAGACCGTCGAGCTGAATTCAATGATGAAAAGGCAAGACTGGACGAATACTTAACATCGCCAGCTGCCACCTCAGCAAGGAAGATTGGACAATGACAAACTACTATCAGACAACAGAATCATCTGGACGTCCTGACAAAGCGTACTATTATGATCATCAGTTCCGCAGCTATGTACTGCAATTTATGGCTATCTTTTCAGGTCTGCAAGTTCGTGTCGGAAAGCGTGCCACAGGGGAAGCTGTTCCAGTAACAGATTGTGAAGGCCAGGTGACAGAGGAACCAATCATCGCGGAAGATCGATTGATTAGTGTGCCGATTCACTATGGACACGCTGATCGAGTTGTCGCTGCAATTCTTGCTGAAAACACTCAGAACAAAGTCCTTCGCTTGCCAGTGCTTTCGGCTTACGTTTCTGGACTGGATTTTCTTACGAACTACCAAGCTGGTATTGGCACAGAGCGCCGACAAGCATACTTACCGACCCAGGGATTGATTCCTGATGATATTAAAGTTGTCTACCAACGTCGCGCATTCCCGTTTGAGTTGACGTTCGATCTCAACATTTACGCAAGCAACACAGACCAGCATTTTCAGATCCTTGAACAGATCTTGATGGTGTTTGACCCAATGCTGCAAATTCAGACGAGTGACGGATTATTTGACATGGGACAAATCACACACGTAGCGCTCACGAGCATGTCTCTCGACACGAATTATCCAATTGGTACAGATCGTCGAATCATCCAAAGTACCCTAACGTTTAAGATGCCAGTTTACCTGCAATCTCCGGCAGATGTCCGTAAGAACTTCATCCAGAAAATTTATGCACGAGTTGGAGCGGTGAGTTCGACGGCTGGTAACAGCTTTGATATCATTGCAGAACTTGACGCGCAGGGCATAAATTACGAGCTTTTGATGAGCATTGACGACTTGACCGTCACGTAAGTTTTTCCACCGTGTCAGGGCACTATTTCATAAATATCCTCAACAAGCACAGCAGTTTAAGGAGATTTCTATGGCAACACTCGTTAGCCCAGGCGTAAGCGTAACCATTACGGATGAGAGCTTTTTCATCCCGGCTGCGGCTTTGACAGTTCCACTGCTTTTCATCGCTACTGCAGATGAAAAGAAACAGCCAGACGGCGTAACGGATGCTCCAGGCACCTTTGAAAGCAACGTTATTCGTACTGTCACATCGCTTCAGCAGAGCACACAACTCTATGGTATTCCGCGCTTTTTGGAAGATGAACAAGGATTGCCACTCAATGGCGATGCCCGTAACGAATACGGTCTTTTCGCTCTGAATCAGTTTCTCGGCATTGGTGACCTCGCATACGTTATTCGTGCAAACGTCAACTTAAACGACAACCTCGATGATCTCCGCACTCTGTGGGATCAGAAAATGCAAGAAGCAAGTTTTGTTCTCGAGAACATCACTGCACAATTCATTTCTGAATACAACACAGTAAACGGTTACACACCGTCGTCAGGTGCAACATCAGGATATCAAGAAGCAGTTTTCGCTGCAGCAACGATCCTTCCAGCAACTGCTACAGGTCTTGTTGCTTTGACGACATACAGCTTCCAAGCAGTCGTTGATGGTGTAACATTTAACGGTTCGTTCCTTGGATCTGCTGCGTCAACGTTTGGTACATTGCTGACACAGATCAACACAATTCTTGGTGGTGTAGCTATCGCGTCGTTCTTCAATGGCGTAACACCTGCTCCAGTTGGCCCAGCAAACAGGATTCGCATTACAAGTGCAACTACTGGTCTGACATCAACAGTTGTGATTGACACAGCGTTTGTGGGCTTCGGTCCTAACGTATTCCCAGCATTGGTTGGTCCACCAGCATTCGTTACTTTGGGTCCGCAGGTGCGTGGTGACACACTGTTCAAGTACACGGTAACTTCTGCAGAACTGCTTTCGTTGACAGAACAAGCAACAGCGTTCATCTGGGAAATGTTCTCGTTCAGCCGCGGTGTTCCGCCGCTGCATGACGACTTCATGGATAACCACACATCGAGCCCACTTCCAGTGTTTCCGAACGGCTACGATCAGCCGCCTGTTCCGCCTGGTTATCTTGGTTTCCAAGGTATTGAAGCCGCTTGGGTTGCAGGTAATTTGGGATCGACGCCTGGTCGTGAAGACGAATGGACACCAACAGAAGCATCGAACACATTACTTGGTGCGGCAGATGATTTCAAATTCACGACTGAATTCTTGAACAAGACCGCGCTTGGCGCTAACGATGCAGCCCGTCGCGTTGCAATTGTGACCGCTCTGCAAGCATCGATCAACAGCAACACAGACATTCGTGGTGAAACATTCGAGTACAACCTGATCCTCTGCCCAGGTTACTGGGAAACCGTTGATGAGTTGAACAACCTCGTCATCGACATTCAAGAAGAGGCTATGGTTATTGCTGACACACCATTCAGTATGGATCCAGATCAAGTCGTAGCATGGGCTGCGACAACCGGTCGCACGCAAACACGTGATGTAGCATACTATTACCCACATGGCCTTGCATCGAACCTTGACGGCAAGAACGTATTCATTGCTGCTTCTGGTACAGCTCTTCGCACGATTGTGTTCAGCGATGAAACAGCTGAGATCTGGTTTGCTCCAGCAGGTACTCGTCGTGGTCAGGTTTCCGGTGTAACAGATGTTGGTTACGTAACCGGCACACTTGGCACACCAACAACATTCACACCAGTGGCTCTTAACCAGGGACAGCGTGATAACCTGTACAAGTACTTCACCAACGTCAACCCGATCGTGTTCTTCCCAGGCCGAGGCATTCTAGTGTGGGGTCAGAAAACATCGGCACCAGATGCAAGCGCACTCGACCGTATCAATGTCATGCGTCTTGTCATGTATATCAAGCGTCAGCTTCGTAAGAACACAATGAGCTTCGTGTTCGAACCGAACGACCAACTGACCCGTGACAACTTAAAGGCAATGGTTGATGCATTCCTTGGTGATCTGATCGTCAAGCGTGGTCTGTTCGACTTCGCTACGGTTTGCGATGAAAGCAACAACACTCCAGATCGTATCGATAGAAACGAGATGTACATCGACGTAGCATTGAAGCCGGTGCGTGCAGCCGAATTCATCTACATCCCACTACGTATCGTTTCCACGGGAGCTCAGATCTAATAAATAGGCTAAACTAAGGAGAGCAGCGTGTCAACCATTAACGATATCGGTATTCCTGGTGTAGGAAGTGGTATCCTACACCCAAAACACAAGAACCGTTGGCGTGTAACGTTCGCCAATATGGGCGGCGGAACAGACAGTCAACCAGTTTCGATGCAGGCTATTCGTTTCATGCGTCCGAAACTGAACTTCGCCGAAATCGAACTCCACCGTTACAACTCAATCGCGTACATTGCAGGTAAACACTCGTGGGATCCAATCACATTTGTGCTACAAGATGACGTGACAGGTACTGCTTCCGCTGTTCTCAACACACAATTCCAAGCACAGCAGTGGTTGATTGGTGCAGAAGGTCAATGGTTGGCAACAGCAGGTGAGGGTTCGCTATACAAGTTCGTTACATATTGCGACATGCTCGACGGTAACGATCAGGTGATTGAAAAGTGGACGATTGAAGGTTGCTGGATTCAAGCCGGTAACTGGGGTGAACTCGACTACTCGACAGGCGATCCTATTGAACTTGAAATGACAATCCGCTTCGACCACGCACGTCAAGTCCTTGGTGGTTACCAGCAAGGTCCAGGTGTTGCAACTGGTGGTGCAGGTCGTACAAACGGTTAATCCATAAGCTAGAACTGCTTAGAAAGAGCGGATTTTTCCGCTCTTTCCTTTTGATAAATACGATCAATAGGAGCAGAAATGGCAAACGACCCACGATTTAACACGCAGTTAGTCAAGCCCTGTCCACCTTCGTATTTGGGGCGATCTGGTGCTGAGATTGCAAATGCAACCTCCGATGCACGTAAGTTCACAAACGCGGTTGGAAAGGTGGGCGATCTTGAAGTCCTGAACAATCCTCGAATCTTCGGTTCAAGTGGCTCGCGTGTTGGTCAGGGTCTTCGTACACTAGCGAGTGTTTCAAACTCTGTTCGAACTGGCTGTGGTGCGCTACCAACTGTTATCGGATCGGCTATTGAATCAACGATTGATAAAGGCGCGAACTGGGTGTTAGAAAACGTTGGTTTTAGCAAGACCCTTGTTGACCAAGCTCAGTACTTCAGTCCAGATATTGCGAACCAAGCGTATGGACAAGCGCAGCAAATCTATGAGCAAGTTCGACAAGGAAGCTTTCGTCTTCAAGACATTCCAAACGTACTACAAGATTTTCAGAACCTCGAACGACTAGCACGTAACATTTACAATCCGCCTTCGAGCGTTCAATCAAGGTTCCGTGAGTTTTGTGAAGCATCACCGTACGCGGTCGATCTCGTGTTACGTAAAATGAAGTACAAGTTCTTGTTCCTTGTCCAATTCATTTTCAATGACGGCTATACAGCTCTTGGCAATGCAAACTTTGCTTTCGTTGTTAAGAACTCTACACTGCCAAAGATGACAATTGAACAAGAAGATGTCAACTACTATAACTTTCGTTCGAAAGTGATAACACGAACTCAGTTCGACGAAATGAAGATGGCTTTCCACGACGATGGGTTCAACAATGCGACACGATTTTGGGCTGCCTACCAACGAGCAACGGCACCTGTTTCTAACTTCGAAAGTTGGGCAGAGCTGTCCCTTGCGGAGGAACAAGGTCTTGACTTCGATCGTGTCAACACACAAGTGAACGAACAGCTGGGTGATGTTGTTGTTCCTGTAACGGTTTCATCGGCTTCGTTGGGCGCTCTTCAAGGAACGGCAAGAACGATTATCCAAGAGATTCGATTGTATCACCTGTTTGACTGGGGACGTTTCATGAACGTCTACAAGTTCTTCAATCCTCGTATCACTTTGCTGGAAATGGACAACGTTGATATGGCTGTGAGCGAAATTAACGAAATGAATATCACGTTCAACTTTGACAGTGTGTTCGTCGATACTGACGTGCCAATCGCTGACGAGTTCTATAACATCAAGAGTCAGCAACCGAGCGCGTTCTACCCGATCAAGAACGTTACTTCTGGCGCAGAGAGTGGACCGAGCAATATTGGCTTTACATCTGGTCCTATTCCACAAAATCCAGCAGACTGCAACGCAGGCGGCATGCAGAATACTACAATTCCGCCAGCTGTTTTGCCGCCGGGTGTCATTCCGGGGTAATATATGTCTCGGTTTCAACAGGGATTTTATACACCAAAGCATCTTGACAAGTATGTTGTCAATCCGTTTCAGCCGACGAAGAAGCCGGGCGGTTCACCACGAATTCGCTACTTATCTTCGTGGGAATTGCAACTACATGAGTTCTTTGATAACAATCCGAACGTGATTCGTTGGTCTTCAGAAGGTGTGGCAATCCCCTATGTTCAGCCTACTGACGGGAAAATCCACCGCTACTACCCGGACTACTGGGTTGAATTCCGCAACACCAGGGGACAAATCGTTCAAGAAATCATCGAAGTAAAGCCCAAAACACAAACTAGAGCACCACGTGCGAATTCGAAAAGGAAACTGTTAGAAGCTGTACAATATGCTGTAAATATTGCTAAATGGCGAGCTTGTCAACAATGGTGTAAACAGCGGAATATAGCCTTTCGTGTTGTTACCGAAACAAGCATCTTCAAATAAAAGGGGCAATAATGCAGCTAAAAAGCCTACTGAGCGAATCGCGTTTGGACTACATCGCGAAAAAGCAGGGCGACGCTTTAATAAAGGCTTACAGCCAAGATAAAGGTCCCAGCAAACCGAAGAACCTTCGAAAGCCGGAATCGGTTTTGAATGCCTTGGCGAACGCTGACCCATCACCGAATCACCGGTACCTTCAATGGCTTGCTAATCGCTATATCCACAACGATTTCTCTCTCGAAGACCTTGATCGTGTCAATGCCGACCTAAACGATTTCCTTCGTGTGCGAAATCGTTTGTCGGTTCGCGACATCAATGCATATTCAGTTGATGAGTTGTACAAAGTGATGGAACCATTGCTCTCTGTTGGACAACAGGCAAGCATGAAGCGAAAGCAACCATGGAAAGCTTCGGAAGGAGAGCAAAAGATGTTTGACGCAGGGCACGCTCGCCTGCTCTATCACGACGATCAGATTCGCGTTTTTGTACCAGACACGTTTGAAGCATCGTGCCACTTTGGTACCGGAACAAAATGGTGTACAACGTGGACGGATTCGCCCAACCACTTTACACGTTACAAAAATCAAGGGCCGTTGTACATTGTAGACACCCCCGATGGAAAGTTTCAGTTCCACTTCGAGACGAACAGCTTCAACAATGACAAGGACCGTCCTGCCGAACTAGGCGCTCTTGTTGATCGTTATCCGCAACTGGAACGAGTATTCAAACAATTAGCCGACCAACATGGCATTCTTGGATTGCTTAAAAATCCAACTCATGAAGCTATGGTCAATTCGGTCACCCGTCGTCCAGACAGCATTCGACAGCTCCGGATCACGCACCTTACGCCTGAGATTGTTCAGAAAACGATGGATAATGTTGACAGTTATCACGTCGACGATGTGTTCAGTTTCATCATGAAGTTTCGTCCGGATCTTGTAACAAAACATATCAAACATCTTGCGATCAAAGCCAAACCGTCGACAATCAAGTCCATTCCGCCAGATGAATTGACAGCCCCGCAAGTGGAAGCTGCTATGAACGGAAAGAATGCTACAGACGTCGTTGAAACGTTTCGTTGGTTGGAGGCAAGCCGTCCTGAACTTGTTACCGATGATGTTCGTGTGCAAGTATTACAGAAAGACGGCCGAGTAATTGAGACGATTAAAAATCCAACACAAACAATGGTTGAAGCAGCAATGTCTGACTTGAACACAACAAACGCCATCAAAGCGTTTAAGTGGATTATGGAACATGAGTTAAGCTCGAAGGTGAGTGACGAAGCGCTCGAAAAGATTGTTGGCCGTTCACGGCATGCGTTGAAGTTCATTCCTGAACACCGTCAAACGGATGAGATCATCAGCAAAGCATTGGAACATGATGTTGGTGCATTCTCGCACGTAAAACGAGTAACACCTGAAATCATTGCAAAGGCCGTTTCAGAAGGTGCGTTCATTATCAAAGACAATAAGTATATTAGGGACAAAATCGATACCGCTTTGATGGTCAGAGCAGCAAAGATGAATCCTGAAGCGATGGCACATGAATTGGGAGGCTCGTACGATGTATACGATGTCGTTCCACCATACGTCGATCTGAACAAGGTTCTTGCGGCAGCGATGCGTGAGAATGGACTTGCATTGGAACATATCAAACACGAAAAGCAGACGCCTGAGATAATCAAAGCTGCCGTTCGTAGCAATTCGGAAGCATGGAAGTTTGCGAACAAACATTTGATCGCAAAGGATCCTGTCCTGCGCGACTTGATGAAGGAGTACCAACGTGGAATTTGAGAAGAAGGAAAAGACAATCGCCCACCCGATGGAAGAGGTCCTAGGAATTGCGCCTGGTACAACTGTTGTTGAATACACCGACATGCTTCCGGCTGTCCCTGTTACTGCTCCTGAGTACGATGCAAAGGACGACGAAATCGAAGGTAAGATCGAAGAGATTTACGCCTTTGCAATGGCTAAAGTTGCCGGAATTGCCGACCAGATTGATCTCGTGGAGGGTAAATACCGTGCCCGCTTGGGAGAAGTAACTGCAAACATGCTGAACATTGCTCTTGGTGCTGTTCGCGAAAAGCGTGAACTCAAACAACACAAGGACAAAATTTCCGTTCAGGACAAAGAAGCTGGCACACCACGCTCAGTAACAAACAACAACGTAATCCTCACGAGGAATGAGCTGTTGGACATGCTCGCGAACAAGAACAAATGATTCTACTAGAAGTTGTCGAACAGATTGATCAACGTACAAAACAGGAACGCGTTGCAGCTGGTGCGCGAGCGCAGCGACTTGTTCGCGATGAACTGCGTCATCGTCTCGGTGATGAAATGCGTCGCGTTAAGCTTGCACGCGTTGGAAGTAAACTGTTTGACATTCAAGCTGATATCAAAGGTGTTCGCCAACGCGTGGAAGTGAAATCGATGACGAAGGGGAAACCCCACTTTGCTTTCTTTGACACATATGTCAGCAAAGGAAGTCATAGTCCTCTACTCGACGAAATCACACAACGTGTGACACGAGGTAAGTATGAACACTTTTCCGAGTGTGTTGAGCAGGAAACGGATGGCGGATTTCCTTGTGAGAGTCAAGAGCAAGAGGTACATCGAAGTATCCGCAGCATTTTGAATCCAGGCACAACGTTTTCACCGGCACCAGCGACCCAACTTCCAAAATCTGGCCGTGTTCCAAAAGTGTTGAAGAATATCACCGATCCTTATACATTGGATTTTATTCGGTCAAAACTATTGGCAGATCTCGCAGCGAAAGACATCAACTATCTTGCACTGCTTAACAGCACGACAGGAAAGGTTGATTATTATCACATTGTCGGTGAAAACTATATTGGTGCTCCAAACCTCCCTCAAGTTAAGCGAGCATCGTTCGACACATATGGAGCACCCCTTCAATGCTCAATGAGGGTAGTTGTAAGGATTGCCCTGTAAAAAACGTTCTATATAAGGCATGAGCCGCAAGAACGAATACATCAAGCGCAGTAACGCTACAACCGTAGAAGAGTTTACTGCAGATCAAGTTGTCGAATATACGAAGTGCATGGATGACCCTGTGTACTTCATCCTGAATTACTGTCGTCTGCAACATCCTGTGAAAGGCGACATCGCATTTGCAATGTACCCGTATCAGAAACGTGTTGTTACAACGTTTTTCCATAACCGCCTTGTAATCGTCCTAGCAGCTCGTCAAACAGGCAAGTCATGGACTGTAGGTGCATACATGTTGTGGTATGCGATGTTCAAGAAAGACAAGACATGTATCATTGCGTCGAACAAAGAAGAAAACGCAATGGAAATGATCCACCGTATCCGGTTCATGTACGAGCGTATTCCAAACTGGTTGAAAGCAGGCGTGACCGACGACGGTTACAACAAGCACCGATTCTCGTTTGATAATGGATCTCGTATTCTTGCAGAGACGACAAGTGAAAACACAGGCCGTGGTAAAGGTGCTTCGTTGCTGTTTTTGGACGAATTTGCGCACGTTCGCGAAAACATTCAGGAAGAGTTTTGGACATCTACGGCACCAACATTCTCGACGGGTGGTGATTGTATTATCTGTTCAACGCCAAACGGTGACACAAACCGTTTCGCGCAGCTGTGGCGTGCGGCGGAATTGTACCAATCTGAAATCGTTCACGTTCAAGACGAACCGAAAGCCGAAAACGACATCTCTGGTGCGGATTTCATCCCGATTGAAGTAAAATGGAATGAAGCGCCCGGTCGCGATGAACGATTCAAGCAGAGCGAAATTCGTAAGATCGGTGAAGTAAAATGGCGACAAGAATACGAGTGTCAGTTTCTGTCGTCAGATCCTGTTCTTATTGATCCAGTCGTTGTTGCTCGTCTTTGGAAGGAAACGGAAAAGACGAAACCTGTTGCGGTGATTCAGGACATCGTATTCTTTGAGCTGCCAAAACCTAACGCCGTGTATCTTGTTGGTGTTGATCCTGCGACAGGGTCTGGACGTGACTACACAGCGTTCAATGTCTTCTCCCATCCAAGCATGGTACAGGTTGCTGAGTATCGCTCGAATACCATGTCAAGTGTGACAGCGTACCAATCTTTGAAACAATTGCTCCGCGTGTACGAAAAAGCTCAATCGACTGTGTTCTTCTCGATCGAAAATAATGGTGTGGGTGAAGCAATGATTTCATTGTACGAAGCGGATGAAGCACCACCGGATACAGCCGAATTCATCAGCGAGACCGGACAAAAACGTCGTGGAATGACGACCACCGGCAAAGCAAAAATCAAAGCGTGTTTGGCACTAAAGGAAATGGTTGAACGAAACACAATCAAGCTTCACTCACCAACCCTTATTGCAGAGATGAAGAACTTCGTTAGGAAGGCGGGCTCGTACAGTGCAAAATCAAGTTCGACAGATGATTTGATTTCTGGCTGCCTTATTGCTCTTCGTGTTCTACAAGAGATCTCGTCATTTGACCAAGACGCTTACGAAAAGCTGTACAATCCAGCGTACTATGAAATTGGTCCAGCAGAAGAATACGACGAGTCGTACGAACCAGACCCTGTTGTCATTTAACCCTGTTTCATATTAGAATCCGGTAAATACTGGATTCTGAACATGAACGCACCAACTCTTTTCATGCCAATTGCACCTTATCATCAGACCCACTTTTGATTGACACTCTTGCGTTAGAGAGCCTTACAACAGAACTTAGAGGCATTACTCACATTGGTACGTTTGATGAATTTAAGTTTTATAAACAACCAACAACTGGCTCCACACTTTTAGTTGGCGTTGATCCAGCAACGGGCAATGGAGAGGACTATACAGCAATTGAAGTGTATGAGTTTCCTTCGTTAGAACAAGTGGCAGAATTTCGTTCAAACACAACATCGTCTGTGACAGCATATCAGAAACTGAAAAAGCTTCTAAAAGTTTTAGAGAAAGCTTTCGTTTGACCAGGATGCATACGACAAGTTATTTGTTCATGCTTATAATGATGTGGATGTTAGCGAGGAGTATGATGAGAACGACGTTCCTCTACCGATTTCGTTTAGTTGACCTTACTCTTAATAGAATAATGCGGTTGTTTTCCCCACATAAATACATATTCAGGGAAAAGTAAATAAGCTATAAGGAACAATATGGCATACACGGAAAAACAACGTGAATACAACCGTAGATGGCGGCAAAAGGATCCCAAACGCTGGCAACGGCACCTTGCGCAAGTGAAACAATGGCGTAAGGAAAACAGAGCGAAATGGCTTGAAACACACCGAGCAACGAGGTCCCGTCCCGAATACAAGGAGCGAGAGAAAAAACGAGCAATAGAAGCCCGTCGCAACAACCCTCTTAAATATGTTGCACAAGGTCTTCAACAGAGAGCAAGAAAGCTGGGCCTTGAGTGTAACGTTAACACGCAATATCTCAAATCTATATGGACTGACCAATGTCCAATTCTGAACGTGCCGTTGTTTGCTGGTGTAAAAAGAGGGACAATACCAGAACTGAACCTTGCAAGTGTTGATCGTCTTGACAACACAAAAGGATATATAAAGGGCAACGTTCACTTTATTTCTTACAGAGTGAACAATATAAAATCTGATGCGTCGTTTGAAGAAATCGAACGGCTGTACAACTGGTGGAAAGCAAACAAAGCGAATGAAAGTCAACCAACTACTTGAGAACGCTCAATCAACTTTATTTGTTCCAATTAGTCCGTCAGGCGGAGGCAAATCTACTCTCTATCAAAAACTAAAAACACAAAATCCCGATCTTCTCGTTTTTTCGCTGGATATACTGCGTCATGAATTTTACGACCCTAGTGATTACGCCGCCGCTTGGAGGGCATCAAATGAAGATCCACAGTTCAAACAAAGAGCAAATGATCGTTTCCTTGAATTAATTAAAACGGGAAAAGATATCTATGTGGATAATACATCTTTGACACCTAAACGCCGCCGATTTTACCTTAATGCAGCTCGTCAACACGGTTACAAAACTATAGCCTATGTCTTTGATGTTGACCTGCCAACATTAATTGCCAGACAAAAAACCAGATCAGATAAAAGTGTGCCTGAAGAAGCCGTTCGCCAACAGTATAAGTCGTTAGTTGGTCCACAAGCGGGCGAATTTGATCAGGTTGTTAATGTAAAATAATGAATACTTACTTAATTTACAAACACACGTCTCCCTCTGGAAAAAGTTATATAGGACAAACGGGGGCGTTCAAAAGGAGAACACAGGAACATTTATCGTCAAAGTCTTGTTGCCGAGCCTTTCTGAAAGCTATACAAAAATATGGCTGGGAGTCCTTTACGCATGAAATTTTAGCGCAAGAGCTGACATTAGATGAAGCCAACCGGTTGGAGAAAAAGTATATCGTTGAACACAACACCCTTGTCCCAAACGGATATAACCTGACGTCTGGTGGAAGCAATTATCAATTATGCTCGTGCTTGGAAGATGTCGACTGAAGACTCGCAGTTTGGCAAGAAGGCGAACGATGAGTATTTGCGCTTGTTAGATGAAGGTATCGATCTGTACGTTGACAACATGAACCTTTCACCAAAGAAACGGAAGTGGTTCTTGGAACAAGCAAAGAAGCGTGGTTACAAAACGGTGGCGGTAGTGTTTCCGAACGTAACACTGGATGTGCTGTTGGCTCGCCAAAAGACGCGAGGCGACAAGAATGTACCAGAAGCTGCTGTTCGTCAGCAGTGGATGGCTTTGAAAGGACCTGAACGCGGTGAATTCGACACAATCATTAGCGCTTAAGCTGATCCGAGGTTGCCGTATTCTCGATCAGCTTAAGCTACTAGCTGAAGACAGCACATATCCGGAGTTGTACACCGATATCCAGCGCGGATTTCCGAACACACAACGACGTCAGCATGCGACAAATGAAGTGTCGATTCGGCAGCTGTCATATCTGCCGTATATTGGAATGAAAATGCTGCAGATTCGTGCTCAATGTCGTAGCAATCAACATGACTATCAACCGATTCTTCAATTGTTGAACGTCACGTTCGAAAACGCTGACTCTCCAGAGAACGTCACATTCAACGCACAGGGCACAGATTATCACATGCAGCCTGTTGACCTTGATCAAAGTCGGGTGAAAGTTCGCTGCAACTGTCTTGACTTCTACTACCGATTTGCAATGACGAATTTTAACGACAACAGTCTTGTTGGTCGTTCACCACCAGTGTACCGTCGGGTGCCAGGATCGAACCGACCACCAGCAAATCCGATGAACGTTCCTGGGCTTTGCCGCCATTTAATCAAGGTTGTTCAGCGGTTGCAACAGTTAGGATTCGTTCGATAGGTCTCTCTGTTCTTCTGGATTCTATATAACAAAAACCAGGAGATAACAGATGGATACCCGAACTATACAACACATTCTTCGTTGGGAATGGTTACCAGTCGTTGGTGATAATTTCCGTAAAGCTCGTATCGAAAGAGAAGAAGCTGCTGAATATCAAAAGATGTTTGAGGCACAGCTTCATTGGTTGAAGGCAATGGCCGGAGCTCCACACGATCTAGCAAAGAAAAAGCTCCATCACGATGCATATTGGCGCAAGCGCTGGGAAAAACGAAGCAACGAACCAATTTCACTCGCCCCAGTCTTTCCATTCTTTGGAACACCTGGAGACGTGTCTACGACGGCGCGTCCAATCGAAGAAATTATCGAAGCAATTCCTGACAAACGTATCCCGAAATTTGACGAAGACACCACACTTGCTGAACTTTTGTATCCGACAAAAAGAGTTCTGCCAAGTATTTCTCAAGAAGAAGCGGTAGCTCGAATCACAAGACTGGCAGGTCAGTGGTACGATCGGATTGATAGAATTGGTTTGAAACACAACTGGAGTATTGAACATCTTGAAGGAATCGAGCTTGAAGATGTCTTTCTTCACCTTCTCGGAAATCTAGGCAATGTGCAAGCATCTGGTTATGCTGACGATCCTGACATCCAGCTTGTGTTTTTCGTTCATTCGCCTCGTTTTATTCCTGCATGCATCGAGAAAGATTGCGACAGTTCGAACAGCATCATCATTCCGTTCAGCCCAAATTGTACATGGCAAGGTCGTGGCTTGCTGAATTTTGACACAAGCATGAGAATCGCTCGTTGGTTTGATTGTGAATTGAAACCAGTCGCTGATGAGTGGCGAGCAACGTTTATGCTTGATCGGACATGTTCATGGCAATCGAAGAATCCATCTGAAGCAATCCTGAAAGCACTTTTACAGGCTAGGATCCTTGAGATTCAGACAGGGCTTTCCGCACAGCTGCCGCCTTTTCCTCCAAACGACGCTTCGTCGGAAGATCTGGTTCTAGTCCAGTAATAACCGGCTTGCCTTCTGTGGTACGTTGAAACAAGAAACCAGGCTTCTCTGGTTTCTTTTGTTTGCCAAATGTTTCTCGAACAACATCATCGAGCTTTTCCTCATCTGTGTCTTCATCTTCAGGCATATCACGGTGATCGCTTTTCATGCGCTCATCACCTTCAACATCATGATCGGGTGGAAACTCAGGACGTGTGAACTGGTTTGTTGGAGCAGGTTGCTGGTCAATTTGCACACCACCTCCACCAGTTGTTTCCTCTACATTCTTTTCGTCTTTCTTTTGTTCGATTGGACCCTCTTTTTCCTTCGTTTCAACCGGTTCTGATTTGTCCTTGTTGGGCTGCTCAATCTTGGCAGTTACTTGTGGTTTGGACGCTTTTTGAAGCGTTACTTCAGGATCCTTCAACACAATCAGATTACCTGTTGCTGGTTCGAAGTAGTATCCGTCGATAACCACCTCGATTCGAAAAGCGTGAGCATTTGAACTTTGGCTTAAGAACGACAACGGAGCAAGTTTAACGTACCATTTTGTTGAGCTATCAGCACGTCGTTCGCACTTGAATGACAAATCGCCCTTGTGAACGTCTGTAATCACAAAACGAACCTGCGCAGCATTCTCTGGTTCTTCTACAGAGATCCCTTGAATGTTGACTTCAAACTCGAGTTCTGTCTCACGAGCACTGTTTACACGGATATTCGCGTCCACTGATGTTTCCTCTAATCACTTATTTATCAACAAACCATGCCGTAACTGTGCGAACCGCTTGTTTCAAACCATGCACAGCGATTGATGTTTTGTCCTTGATTGTATTGATGAAACCAATGATCTCAATCAAAATTGCAGCTTTCTTCCGGTCAACAACGTACATTTTCTTCCATTGGTGCTCTCTTGTTGTCACAGTGATCATCACCATCCTAGTGTTTGTGTCGATCTTTTGACCAATAGGAGTGAAGTATGCAGGGATGTGAAATGGGCCACCACCCTTGGCCTCTTCTACAACGACGACGATTTGACAACCGCAGATCAGACCGAAGTTGGCCGTCAACAACGCACAGCAAGCAGGAAAACATAGTCCCTTGGTGATGATCGCACTATACGTGTGAGTAGGTATCGTCATGGACAGAATTGTGGGTCTCTCTCACACACCTCAACAACGCTCGGAGCACCAAACTGATCACGCAAGTCGAATACTTGGAGTGGCGTAACGCAGTCATCGTCATAAACCGTCAACGTTTTTGCAACGGGGTCAATTCTTGTTCTGTTTCGCTCGTATTTCAACAAAGTTTGAATCAAAGAAATTGCGGTGGCAACACTTATGATAATGCTCGTTGTGTCCGCCTTAATAGCGTTCAATACGAAACCCGTTGTACCAAGATTCAAGTGATTGGCCGCTGGTTCCTCCCATGTAGAAAAAGCAACGTCGTCATGATAGCTTTCATTGACAGTTGCTTGATACCGTTCTCCCGGACACGTTGTAGATCCGCCGTCGACCGTAACAGTATAGTTGAAGGCCCGATCATATGTTGTGAAATCGTATCGATACCAACCATTTGCCACTTCTGTCATAGCTGCTGCATTAACGGCAGTTGTAAACAGAGCAGGGTTGAGCGGATCGAGTTCGAGAATCGTTACCGTAGGCGTCAACCCAGTTTTTGGAATACCTGCTTGTGTAAGAAAGGCTGTGATGATTTTCGTTGTCATTATGAACCCTCAAGATGTCTGTCTGAGATACGCTATCGCAGCTTGCAAAATCGCATGCCCTGTTGCTCTCGCAACAGCTGAACATCCTTCAGTGTAATACCATATAGCGATTTAATCCGCGCATTGTGTTTTGGTATTCGTAGTTTGTCTCGATTATCAGCATGATATTGGCGTTGATAATCTTTATACGCCTGCAAATTTGCTTCAGCCCACTTATTCTGCATACCTTGCCCCCTTGAGACTATTTATCGTTCAATTTCTATGTAAATACACGGAACATTTGAGGAACTCATGAGTGTAATCACTACCAGACCAACCGGCGTTGCTGCATGCTGTCCTATTTTGTCCAATATTCCAGTTGTTGCTCAACTGCAGCCAATTGCTGGAATGGTTATTGTCAATGCCGCTGCCACAACAGCGATTGACGCGATCCCATTGGCGGATTATCGTGGTGCGAAATGGTTCGTTGCTGTTGTAAACCACCACACGAACGATGTTGACATGTACGAAGTGTATGGGATCCACCAAGACGGAACAGCACCGTTCCATACTGTGTATTCGATCCAAGGCAATGGTGTCAATCACACGGTTGATGTCGTGATCAGTGGCGCCAATCTCCAGTTGGAGGTGACAAACAACGAATCTAATGAAATAGTTGTTTATGTCACAAGAATGCCTGTACCACGAGTAACTACACCAACTATACCAATTCCTACAGATTTTGAAGCAATCCACGTTATTCAAATTCCTGACACAACAATTCCTGCTGGGGACACGGTAAATGTTGATACGGTTCCTTTTCGGTATCATAAAGCTGAAAAATGGTTGTTAACACTGCTTGATCTTACAGCAGGGAATATTGAAGCACGTGAAGTATACAGCGTGCACGGAGTTGGACAATTCACTGATACGGAATATGCTATTGTAGGTCCTGTAGGAATAAATGCAACAATCGAAGTCGTTGTTTCTGGTACAACGGTTGTTCTGCGCGTTGAGAACAATGAAGCAAACGACATTGCGATTGTTGGTTCGCGCGTGCCGATTTCGACAAATCAAATCACCGTAACAGCTCCGACAACGAATTGTGTAACTATTCCAGGAAATTGCATCGGAGATGTGGACTGCGCGATTCTGTTAACGTATGCAACGGGTGTAAGTATTCCACCAGCAACAACGGTAATTGTTGATCAGGTAAATCATGTAAATTATCATCAAGTCAAGTGGTTGTTAGCTGCTTCAGATGATTCAACGGATACAACAATGGGCTTTCAAGTGAACATGGTGTCACATTATGGAAACCCATCTCATACTGTTTATTCACAAATTGCTGCTGGATTAAATCTTGACGTTGATGTCGTGACGTCTGGTTTGAATGTTAATCTAGAAATCACGAACAATGAGGCATTTACCGTCGTTGTCGACGTAGTTCGAGTGCCTGTTTCAATGTGATAAATAACTGATAACAAAGGATTGCTAGATGCGCGATTTTCACCGTATAACGAAAGGTTTGGAGATTGATAGAGCTGCGCGAGTTCTTCAAGGGAGCGGTGCTCCAGGAACAACCACTGATACAAATACAGCACAGATTGGTTCGCTCTATCTTAACACACTTGGTGATTTGTCTGTTAAACAATTAGCTGGATCAGGTACTAACAAGTGGCAAACGCTAGCAACCGAGTCTTTTGTCCTCTCTGCACTATCATGGCGTGAACCAGTCGAAGTCGCTGACACAACATCTGCTGTTCTACCGTCTGGAACACCCGGCAATCCAATTATCGTCGACGGTGAATCAATTACTGATGGTCAACGAGTTCTATTTGCAATAATTAGTGGTGGCAACGGCCCAAATATTTACATCTATGATCAACCGTCAGGCTTATTCACAGAGGATACAAATCCTGAAACACAAGGTGATAGCGTAGTAGTTAAACGTGGCACATATGCCAACCGTCGATTTGTGTTCGATTCTGTTTCGTGGCTAACATATGACGCGCTATTTCAAAACACAGTTGTCGTACAAAAGGATCCCGGTATTCATCAATTTGATAGCATTAAGGATGCTATTGATTTTGTTGCAGCACAAGTACCAAGTGCTTCAAATCCGTGGGCCGTGTTTGTTTATCCTGGAATTTATACTGAAGACACAATTACAGTGCCTCAGTGGACAGCCTTGATGTCTGTTGCGGTTGGAGCAGCGACAATTATACCGTCGGATCCCGATAATGATATCATTGTAATTGGTGGGTCTTTTGCTGCAATTAATGGTTTTATAATCACTGGTGCAACAGGTGTTGGTGCTGCTGGTGTTCGTGTTAATAGTTCTCCTCTTCCAAGCGTTCTTATTCTTAATGAGATTGGAGATTGCTATGAAAACCTAGTACTTGAAACGACTGGTGCGAATGCTATTCCGCTTGCAGGTTTACAAAATCGTCTTGTGGCTGGTACAGGAACAATTCGCCTCGTTCGTCTTGAAGCAAATGGTAGTGTGCCCGTTACATTTAGGGGCTTTAGTAGCTTTTACATTGATGGACTTAGCACCGGCTTACAGGACGCGATTCTTATCACGGGAACAGGCGCAGAGATGATTCTTGGAGGTACGCTTGTTTCAAGCACAACCGGTGAAGGTTATGGAATTCGAGTTGCTGATGGTGGTGTGTGCGCTTCACATTCTGGATTTACTGTTGATGGTTTCGATACAGGAATCTACGGCGAAGCAGGCGGTGCGGCAATTCGTTTTGAAATTGACGTTGGTATTGTAAACAGTGGTACACTGGATCTTAATATCGACCATCCATCTGCAACTGGTTTTATTAGTGGAGCATTCGATCCTTCGCTTGTTGTCATTGACAATAACAGTACCGTAAGTTTGTTGTTTAATCACACCAACTTTACCAAGGGAATTAGTATTGTAGGTGATTTGTTCCTTGGAACACAAAATGATACTAAAACGAACGTGACTGATTTGATTCAGGAATCAACACCTATAGGTGCTCTTAGTGACTTTGAATTTCTTTCTCCAGGCGTCAATCCGTTAGATATAGATGTTGCTGCAGGACATGGATACTGTGAGAATACTGTCATTACAAAAAGTCGTCGTGTAGAATGGAGTGCAGCAACACTAACACTCGCCGACGATGCAAACAACTTTATCTATGTAACTGCAGCTGGTGTTGTATCAAGTGCAACTAGCGAACCAAATCCAATTGAAACAGTTCGTTTGGGACGAGTTCGTACACAAGACGGAGCAATTGCATTTATTGCAGAAACAGCACGGTATGCAGAACATTTGTCATCGCTTTTGGATGATTTTCTACGAGATGCAGTCGGTCCATTGTTCACAGATGGATGCATTACAACAGAGAATGCAGTTACCGATCGGGCGCTAGACGTTACAAATGGAACATATCGATTTGGACCATTAGTGTTTACGCCAACAGGAGGTACTGAAATTTCGTTTATCCCACACTACCACACCGGTGGTGTGTGGGGTGGTAATCCAGCTGAGACGATTGTTGATAACACTCAATATGATGATGGTACAGATTTAACAGCATTGACTGCTGGATTTTATACAAAACACGCATTGTATGTCGGCGGACAAGGTGCTGAGGAAACATATAAACTTGTTTATGGTAGTGCTGAGTATGCCACACAAAATGGTGCGGAAACTGCTCCACTGCCCGCACCGCCACCATACTTTAATGACATTGTTGTGCCAATTGCAGCATTGGTTGTACAAGAAGGCAATACGAATATCGTGACGATTTTTGACATACGACCAAGAATCGGGTTTGCATCAAGCGTTGCCGGTGTAACGGATCATGGTGATTTGACGGGTCTACTTGATAATGATCATCCACAGTACTTGCTACGAAACGGAACCAACGATATGCTTGGTAACCTGGACATGGGAGGAAATAACATTGTCGATGTGAATTTAGTTGATGGCATTGATGTAACGGCACATGCATCCCGTCATTTACCGTCCGGTGCGGATGCAATAACGACAGCGTCTGCTGTTGGATTGACACCTTCCTCTACAAATACAACTGGTACGGCAAACTCGCTTGCGCGAAGCGATCACACTCACCAAGTTACTGGTTTTTCAACGGCAACATTCTTACAACGTTTTACGTTCCAGGCAGATCAGTTCGATAATCCAGTCACAGCAAACTGGGCAATTAACGCTCTAGCACCAGCGTCCGCAGACACTGCAAACTCTGCTTTGACAGTTCGTCGGTTTGACGATACAACAGAAGAAGGTGTTGGTGGTCAAGTTACAGTGCCGTCTGGTGCAGTGAATGTCACATTCTATTTCAAGAGTCGAGCACAAACGGCGCCTGGTGCAACAGCAGGTGTACAACCAACGTTTTACCACCGATTGATTCCTGACAATGCCGCAGTCGGTGCCTGGTCGGCGGCATTGAACTTAACTGCGATTTCAATCCCGACAAACACTAACTTCCAGTACGACAGCCAAACAATTTCACTTGCAACGCTTGGTTGGAGTGCTGGAGAACATCGCCAATTTGAGTTGACACGCCGTGGCACACAAGGGGGCGACACTTTAACAGGCGACTGGGACTTGTTGGAAATGATCATGGAGTTCACAACATGATGGATTTTGACGGTGTAAATGATTGGGTGGATTTGCGTGCTGGTGGAGCAGTGCTCGATTTCATCAACGGCGCTTCCGGAACAAGTTTACTAGGGTGGTTTGATTTGGACGCCACAACCGATGAACACTTGATTGGACTATCGATAAACAATGGTGGTGTCCCTATTGCTGATTCTCGAGCGGAACTACAGTTAACGCCTGGTGGTGTTCTTGGGTATAACTTTCGCATTGGTGATGGCGATGCACTTGAGACGGGTGATGATGGTGGTGGAAATGTCGGAACAGCGTTGGCCCATTTCGCGATAACAGCCGACGGTCCCGGTGATACTGTTCGTCTGTATCGTAATGGACTGTTGACAGCAACAAATGCTGTGACATTTGCAGGCGCTGCGTTCACTGGTACAGGTTGTGCATCTGCCGCACTCATGGCTCAGGATGACGGCTTAACACTTTTTGCTGATGGACGTGCAACGGATTTGCGAGTTTACAATCGTGTTTTGTCCGATGCTGAAATTGCTACAATTTACCAGTCACGTGGACATGATAACATCGTTTCTGGCTTAGTGGCAAAGTATCAGTTAACGGAAGCACCACCTACGGTAACGTTGCAACAGAGTCCGCAAATTGCCTCCATTACCAACACTGCATCAGCAACTGATGGTACAACACACAATGTCAGCATGCCTGCAACAGTTAACAAGTCAGATTTGTTGCTGGTCTTTATTGTCGTTGAAGGTGACAACACTGCAACTTTTACTCCTACACCGACAGGCTGGACGCCTTTGTTTTCGTCTGGGGCAGGTACCACAAATTTAACAGGAGGATTTGCCAAGATTGCCGATGGTACTGAAGGAGGAACAACGGTTGATTTTGCTACGAGCAACACAGGTGGATTTGCGGCACACACGTATCGTATTACTGATTGGTATGGTACTCTTGCAGGTGTTACCACTGGTACAACGGCAACTTCTGCAGGCACTACTACACCAAATCCTCCAAACAACGCCCCTACCTGGGGTACCACAGTCCAACAAACACTATGGATTGCTGTGGTAGGAAGTACCGATGACGATGAAACAGCAACAACAGCTCCTGCTGGGTTTGGTGGTCTAACGTCAACAATTGTTGGAGGTGGTGCAAACGACGGTGGTGCAATGTCAAGTGCAAATGTTGTGTCCGCTGTTGCGTCTAACAATCCTGGAACGTTTACGCTTACCGGCTCGGAAGCAACGGTTGCACAAACAATATCGATTCGACCCCAACAAGTTGTTAAGGACTCCTCGATCTCAACTCGCCATGGTACAGCCAATGGTGGAGTTGTTGGGTTTGAGAACACTGCAATTTCAAAAAGAAGGAGATATCACTAATGGCCGATGCCTTTAATACAGTCACAAAGGAATTGATCCAAAGCGTTGACGCAACGCTTGTGAGGTCTGATCACATTCTCTTCATTAAAAGCCGTGACAACTCCGACTATCAAGCGTTGGTTCAAGCTGGTGTACCAATGAGATATTGGAAGGTGGTCGCTGACCGGCTTGTTGAAATGTCAACACCTGAGAAAGATGCCGTTGATGCAATACTGCTTGGCACACTTAAGGATCGTGTTATCAATAAAATCAGTGTGCAGGAAGAAAAGTACTTCCGTCATGTGGCAACATTTAGCTGGAATGGATTTGCTTTCAGTCTTAGTCTCGATTCACAAGTGAAATGGTTGTACTTGTTTCAGGCGAGGAACTCTTTGACTTATCCGTATCGCGTGGCTGCACGAAACGATGTCGATTTTTACGACGTTCCAGATGCCAGCACAATTGTGTCGATGTCACAAGCTGCCATGGCAGCAATGAACAACGTTTTCACTAAAGTAACAACTGCAAAAGAACAAATTAGGCAAGCAACAACTGTCGATGAAATTCAGACGATTTATGACAACTTGGTTGCAAGCGTAGGATAAACACAATGACCACTGATTTCCACCGAGCGAAACGAGGACTAGAGATTGTCGTTAGTCCAACTTCTTTCGTTCAGTTGTTAACCGACACCGCAGCACCAAACGTGCAGCCAGATGCGCAAAATGCACCAGTCGGTTCATTGTGGATCGTCAACGCGGGCACGCCCATTACAACAGCCATTTACCAGAAATTCCAGGACGTGTTCAACACAAGTGCAGACTGGGTCAACGTTACAAGTGGTTCAACGGAGGAAGCTGCGATACGAGCGTTCATTGGTAAGGACGCAGCGGGCATGGAAACGCCAGATTATGCCAACCCAACAGGGGGTGGTCCGTATGATGTTGGTAACATCATTGGTACAAATGACAACCTTGAATTAGCCACAGCGAAACTTAACGCTTTTGTCTATCAGAACAACGCTGAGACAAAAGGAACAAACGTACTAACGATTTCAGACACGTTGCCGGTGGGCGTAAATATTGCAAAATGGCTTGTTCGGGTCAATGGAAATGCTGACCCGACGCGTGTTCGAGCACGTGAAGTATTCGCGATTCGAAATAACGCAAACACCGTTGACTTTTCAACATCCAACTTGTTGTCGTTGGGGAGTACAGTTACTGGTTTGACTTACACTGTTACGTCTGTTGGATCGCAGCTGATTTTAACCGTATCGGCAGCAATAGCATTCGACTATGAAATCAAGCGCTTGGCCGCTGTAGGACCATAACATGCCTGATATCTCTCTTGCATATACTTTGAATGAAAATGGTCTGGCGTTGTTAATCAACGACACGCCAACACATTCATCCGTTACGGCAGGTGTTGCTGATCCAACAGTCACCGGATTTTCAACCGAACAAGGTGCGATTTACCTGCGCACAGATGGCACCTTGTACATCAAAACTGGCGCATTGGACACGGATTGGTCTATCGCTGCGACGGAAGATTTCGTTGCTGCCGGTTTTCAGCCTTTAGATTCCGACCTAACAGCGTTAGCAAGCACGGTTACGACCGGCCTGTATACGATCACCGGTGTCGGAACATCAGCAACTCGATCTCTTGTTCAACCAGCTGCTGGCATCACAATCACCAATCCAGATGGTGTTGCTGGCAACCCGACGTTTGCACTCGCAAATGATTTGGCTGCATTGGAAGGTTTGGCCGGAACTGGACTTGCCGTTCGGATCGCTCTTGATACGTGGACCCAACGAACAATTCAAGGAACAACGAACAGAATCTCTGTGTCAGACGGCAACGGTGTTGCAGCTGATCCGGCAATTGACATTGCTGCAACCTACGTTGGACAAACATCAATTACAACACTTGGTACGATTACAACCGGCGTGTGGAATGGTACAACAATAGCAATTGCCAACGGTGGTACAGGACAAACAACGCAAACAGCGGCCTTTGACGCGTTAGCGCCAACAACAACGAAGGGCGATTTGATTGTTCATGATGGTGTTGATAACGTTCGTCAAGCGGTCGGAACCAACAACTTTGTTTTGACTGCCGACTCATCAACAGGCACGGGCATTAAGTGGGCAGCTGTTGCTGGTACGGTTTTGCAACTGTATCACGAAAATCCCGTCACGCCGACAGCAAGTACAGTTGGTGGCAACAACTCAGTTGCAATTGGACAAGGACAAACAGCATCTGGTCAAGACAGCATTGTTGTGGGTGGAGCCAACAATACAGCTTCAGCTACGTATTCGTTTGCTCAAGGCAATCGTGCCGTAGCAAGCAGTTACGGACAAGCATCCCAAGCAAGTGGACGCTTCACGGCAGATGGGGATGCTCAAACGTCCGTGCTTGTTCTACGAACACAAACAATCAATACTGCAACAGTCACTGAAATGTTTCTAGATGGGGTAGGTGGTACACAACGAATGGTACTCCCGAACGATACAACCTGGGGATTTCGAATTCTTGTTGCTGCTCGTGAAACGGGTGCTGACAACTTCTCTGCAATTTACTCATTTGTTGGAGGTATTGATAGAAATGCATCTGCGGCATCAACGGCAATTGTTGGCACAGTCAGCAAGACTGTCGTTGCTGAAGATGACGTTGATTGGGATTGCAACGTTAACGCTGATACAACTAACGGATCGCTGCGTATTCAAGTTACGGGTGAAGTAGGAGATGACATCAACTGGGTAGCTCGAGTTGAACGGGTGGAGGTAACAGGCTAATGGAACTTCTCACACGAGCACAAGCCATTAAACTTGATCTACCAAAGTATTTCACTGGAAAACCGTGTAAATATGTTTGTGGTTTACACTGTTGGGCTAACTTACAGTTACTGGACAAGTCTGCTAATGGAAGTAAGCACGACACATATCAAGCAGACTAGTAAGGGAGAACTACCATCGATTTCGATTTTAGTACGGAAACAATCACTCCTACCACAGGTACGACATTAACATTGTCGGCCATTGGTTCCGTCGTGATTCCTTTTGGTGCAACGGGCGATCGTCCGGGCGTGCCGGGCGCTGGTCACACTCGATACAATACAACTCTAGATACTTTGGAGTTTTATAACGTCACCGCCACCGCATGGCAAATCGCTGGTAATACCGAAACGAATGGTATTGGTGGCCTAACAACAACCGGTGTGGTTGTTCGGACAGGTACTGGTACGTACACAACTCGAACAATTGCCGGTACAGCAAACCAGATTACATTAACGAATGGTGATGGTGTTGCGGCTGCGCCAACAGTATCAGTACCATCTACATTTATCGCGCCTGGTACGGTTCAAGCCACAGGCAGCTTCATTGCAGCTACTGCAACCAACTCGTACACCTCAACTACAGGCACAGCAATAACATTACATCCAGGAGCTGCTGCTACAGCAACGTCTGTTGGAAACACTTTAACGTTGACTGGTGGAGCTGGTGGTGGCACATCTGGCGCCGGTGGTGCACTTACACTTAATGGAGGTGTCCCAACTTCTGGTGCTGGAGGAGCAATCACGATCGCAGCTGCAGCAGGCGTCGGTGGCAATAACGTCGGTGGCAACTTGTCGTTAACTTCTGGCAATTCCGTCGGTTCGGGTACAGGCTCAACTGTTACGGTTACGTCAGGTGCTGGTGGTTCAACGGGAGTTGGTGGAGCAATCTCTATCACGTCAGGTGCTGGTGGAAGCACATCCGGTTCAAGTGGTGCTATTACAATTCTGACGGGAACAGTGACAAGTGGAACACCAGGCACTCTTACATTGCAAACTTCGAATGCGACTGGTACAAACCAAAATGGTAGCAACGTAATTGTTACAGCTGGCACTGGTACAGGCAATGGTACAAACGGTTATGTTGACATGAGTGCAACAATTAATAGTTTGTTGCTTCCAACTGGTACAACAGCACAACGCTCAGGTACAGCTACAGCCGGTATGATCCGTCATAATACCAGCACGAACATTCCTGAAATCTTCCACAGCAGTGAGTGGGTTGAAATTGGTATGGATGGTGCTCGTGGATTTGGTATGTTGTGGGACGACTTTATCAAAGATGTTCTCAATGGTACGACGTGGGAAGTTACACTTTCGGGTACTGGTGCAACGGTTGATAGTGTTTCAACGGGGGTTAACTCAACCGACTCGGCACTTGGTGTAATGCAACTTGAAACAGGAACGACAACAACTGGTCGTGCAGCTGTTGGTTCAAGTAATGTCGGACTTGCTTTTGGATTCGGCTATCACTATCTAGAAATGCGAGTAATGTTCCCAACACTATCAACCGCAGCGCAAGAATATGATGGTTACGCGGGTTTTATGGACATGTTTGGAGCAAGTGGTAACGGTACCGACGGTGCGTATTTTCACTATGATAGAAACAACTCGACGAACTGGCGAATTCGTGTCATTGGTGGTGGCACATCATCCGTAACAAGCACTTCGACAGCTGTTACTGCAGGGCAGTGGTATCGTTTGGGTATTGAAGTAAATGCAGCGGGTACAACCGTTGATTTCTATATCAATGGTGTTAATGTTGGTCAACACACGGGCGGTAACATTCCAACTGCTGGTGAATTCTTTGGACTTGGATGGAAAATTGAAAAACAAGCTGGTACAACGAACAGAACAATGCTAGTCGATTACATTAAATATGCATATCGATTAACCAATGCAAGGACATAATAGTGGATTCCGGCTACACACTAACACTAGACGAACTTAAGGAATACAATATTCGTCTCGTAAATGAAATTTACGAAGAAACGATTAACGGAGGATTTAGTTACGATAGTAATATCTATGCTTCATCAGAAGATGCACGCGACGATATTGACAATGCTATCGTTAATGCACTTACTCGTCGTGTTCAGGATGAACAATTTGATCCAGGATTTGTGTGGTATACAGCAGCCGGCACAGCTGTTACTTTTACAGCTGATGAGATTATTGAGCTTGGTGATACGCTGCGACAGTTTCTTGCAGCCGCTAAAAGCAACGCACAGGATCATATTGATGCAATTAATGCATTTAGTGTGTATCAAGACTTGGCTGATTACGACATCACAACCGGCTGGCCAACCAACACAACGATGTGGACGCCTGAAACATTTGTTGCGTTAAGTTCTCCAAGCGTACAAGACTCTGATGCTGATCTGGACGCAATCGCAGGGTTGTCAACTACAGGTATTATTGCGAGGACAGGGCCTGGCACAGCAACGACTAGAACAATAACACAACCAGCTGCTGGTATTACAGTAACTGACGGCGACGGTGTTGCTGGAAATCCAACTTTGGCTTTGGCAAACGATCTTGCTGCTTTAGAAGGTTTTGGAAGCACCGGTTTTGCAGTACGTATTGCCAGCGATAGTTGGGCTCAACGGACAATCACCGGCGCCACGGGTCAGATTACGTTAACATTTGGTAATGGTGTAGCTGCTAACCCTCTTATTCAAATTGCATCTAATCCAACATTGCCTGGCAACCAATATGTAATTCTGCCAGGTGGAAGTACGGCAAATCGTCCTTCCACACCATCCGGAGCAATGGCACGGTACAACGCCGAGTTGCATATTTTCGAAGGCTATATTGCTGGTAGTACAAACGATTGGCTTGATCTTACAAAGCAAGGAACTGTTACGTCCGTTGACGTAACAGGCAGTACAGGGCTGACGCCTTCTGGTGGTCCGATCACAACTTCCGGATCAATCACACTAACACTTGATACTGGTCTTCAGAATCTTGCAACATTTGCGTCAACAGGTCTTGTTGTTGCAACTGGCACAGATACATGGACGGCACGATCTCTTGCGTCTGGAGCAGGAATCAATATAACAAACGCTGACGGCGTAAGTGGTAACCCAACAATTTCAAGTACAATTACTCAATATACAGACGAATTGGCACAAGATGCGATAGGAACTATTTTGACAGATAGTTCATCGATTGATTTCACATATGATGATGGTGCACCAAGTATTACAGCTACCGTTATCGACAACACTTCAACACAAAGAGTCGAAGTGGTAAAAAATAGTGGTGCTGTTGTCGGAACACGCAAACAACTGAATTTTGTTGAAGGCAGTAATATTACTTTAACGATTGCTGACGATACAGGCAACGATCAAGTTGATATTACTATTGCATCGTCAGGTGGTGGAGGCGGAGCTCCTGCAGACGCAACGTACGTTACATTAACTACAAATGCGACTCTTACTAATGAACGTGTACTAACAGGCACAATAAACCAGATTGATATTACAGATAATGGTGCTGGAAATACTGTTGTTCTTTCCTTACCATCAATCTTAGTTGCACCAGGAAGCGTTCAAGCAACAACTAATTTTATTGCAGGAACAGCAACAGACTCGTTCACAACAACGACTGGTACAAATTTAACTATCCACCCTGGTGCAGCATCGAACGCAACAGCTGTTGGAAACACTTTAACCGTAAGCGGAGGTCCTGGTGGTGGGACTTCAGGTGCAGGTGGTGCTGTTACCATTCAAGGTGGTATAGCAACAAGTGGTGCAGGTGGTGCTGTTACCATCGCGGGTCGAGTCGGCGTTGGCACAAATCAAGATGGTGGAAATGTTTCAATCACCGCTGGTAATCCAACTGGTACGGGCACAGCTGGAGCAGTTACAATCTCGTCTGGAGCACTCCAGGGTGCTGGAACGCCTGGTAATATTAACATATTAGCTGGCAATGGTAACGGCAGTACAACCGGTGGACAGATTCTTATTCGTGGTGGTTCTGGTGGAACGTCAGGTAATGGTGCACAAGTAACTGTTACAGGAGGACTTGGTGGTTCTACATCCGGTAACGGTGGTTCTGTTCTTATCCAGGGCGGACAAACATTTGGAGGTGCTGGAGGCGTCGTAACCGTTCAAGGCAACAATGGTGTTGGCACAAATCAAGCAGGTGGTGGTGTAACTATTAAAGGAGGATCCGCAACTGGTTCTGGTGCTGCTGGATTAACTCGAGTTGTTGGTGCTACAGGCGCAACAAATGAAACGCCTGGTGCTGTCTCAATTGAAGGCGGTCCTGCTCAGGGAAGTTCTTTGGGTGGTCAAGTTGTTATTATTGGTGGTACGGCTGCTGGTGTAGGAGCTGGAGGTCAAGTCAGTATTTCTGGTGGTACAGGAGGTAGTACCAGTGGTGTTGGCGGTGAAGTTTTGATTCGTGGAGGACTTCCAGTTTCCGGTGCCGGTGGACCTGTTAACATCACTGGTCGTGATGGTGTTGGTACGAACCAAAATGGCGGTGCAATTACACTAACAGGTGGTGCTGCAACTGGTTCTGGATCCGGTGGTAATATAAGCTTTATAGCTGGACCTTCACCATCAGGCACAGATGGATCAATCATCTTCACTACAGATGGTACCGAACGATTTGAAATTCGTGGTAATGGCGGATGGGAAGTTGGTGGTTTACAAGGCACCTCCGGGCAAGTTTTAACGTCAAACGGTGCAAACACCCCACCAACATGGTCAACTATGATCTTCACCCGAGGAGGTACGGTTTTATCTCCATCGGTTGCTAATATAATAGTATGGAGAGCGCCGTTTGCGTGTACGGTAACAAATGTTCGTGGTTATCGAGTAGGCGGAACAGGTGCGACCATTAACGCTCGAAGGAATGGTACCAGTAACCATCTTTCATCCGCGCTTTCGGTAACTTCAACGGATACGTGGATGGACGGTGGTGCTGTGCAAAATACCGCCTATGTTGCTGGAGACAAGATGGAGATTATGATCGCTAGTGTTAGCGGTTCACCAGCGCAAGTAGCGGTCCAAGTAGACTTAACCAGACCGTAATACGATTACAACTCGTCTTGAATCCAAGAAACGAACGAAGCAGTGGCTGCAGGTGCAGGATATGGAACTAAATCCTCATCAAACCACGCTTCAATTATCAAATACATTACTGATCTCCTTTGTTACAAAACAATCGTTCTAAAACCAAGCTTCAATTCTAACATCTGGAAACAACCCCTCGCCCCCACTTTGATCTACTAAGTAGAGAGTTGGTTTCTCCTTCCCTTCGGGTGGAGGTATAATACCGCGAAGCGTTAATAAATACACACAGGCTCCACCATCTTCTGGTGGAACATCCCACTCGCTGTTATAAGGTCCTATGGTTGGAGCAAGTTTCCAACCGATGCCGCCAACAAAGCGCGGCGTGGCCCCGTCCGTTACCGTTTGTACAACTGTGAATCCGGTATTTTCCGTAACTGTAGTATTCGCCCCAGCACCTTGGAAAACAACAGAAACTAATAACTCATCTTTGAACAGAGTTGTCTCGGTAGTACTATCATACGGGCCCACTTGAGTCGTGTAGGTAGCGACGCCTTCTTGGTCCAGGAATCCCCTATCACCTCTAAAAAGAATAAGGTGAGGCTCATATCGTTTGGGGGGTCTGTAAGCGTAACCGTTACAGTGTGACCAGACCCCCCGACACCGTTTTCGCAAATAAAGATTCTAGCTTGTGGATCAGAAGTTGGACCGTACGAAGCTTGTGTTCCAATCGTGGTATAAGTGTTGCCCTTGCTGTCCACAATCGATTCAAAATTCGCGACTGATGGGGTTGGTCGATCCCAAGTGATAGCAGCGATAAAGGTGCTACCAGAGACATTAGTCGTTACGGCAGCAGTTGTAACAGAATCGTTACTACTAGGCGCAATGCCCTCACTAGACGCTCCAGCAACAGGGGCCGTCATGATTTACTCAACCACATTATAATGAAGGTGGATTCTATCCACTGGTGCAAGATGTACAACCTCGTGTAGCCTTAGAAAATCAACTTCATAGAGCCAGCCTTGCTCCATGTGTACTTCCACACCGTCGTCCGGCCAGCACATCTTAACGTCCGGATGAGTGATTAAAGGTATGTGAAACCGCTTACCTAAATTCGGTGTGTTCCCCCAGAGATCAATGTGGGGAGGGATTCCTTGGTAAGGGGGGAGTTTTCGCAAACAAATAAACGTAACCTTGCCTGGAGGTTCCAATGTTTTAATAAAAGGAAGCAGCCAGTCCGGTTTAGCCACCCAACCATTGGTGCCTTTGGTGTCAACAAAATTAACTGTTGGCAATAAGGACAGTGGTCCACTGATATCGATCGGTCTGATTTTACGATAGCACTTCATCGGACCTCCGACGGCACCAAAGCCTTTAACTCCTCCACATCTTGAGCTGCATCGATACGCGGATCATTTACAAATTTTCGCAATTTTTTCCGAATGGCATCTATGTCTTCGGCGGCCTTGGTATCCCCTATTGCTGTAGCATCAACCCACTCGCGGTCGAGAGTTAGTAATTTTTCTCCATTAAGATGACGTAGTACTGCACGATGCAATTCACAAGCTTTTTTCATGTTGTGTTTAATGGCACCTCCCACGTCCTCCAGAGCATTACGGTAGTCTCGTTCTTTTCCAAACATTTCGTGTTGTTCTTGATTTAATCGTCGCCAGCTAATCGTAGCTTTTCCGTCCTGCTGCCAATGACGAGACGCTCTTGCTACCTCGTATTCAATATTCACATCACTCGCATCGCGCGAATAAAAACCGTCCTTGTCTGGTCCAACCCAAGGACCTCCTGGATTTCCAGGAGCTCGCATTTTGGTCTGAAAAGCCATATGAGCGACGGAGCCATCAGAAAGAGAAATTGCAATGTAAACCTCAGACATGTTTAACAGCCTCCCCTAACAAGCTCGACATCCAATCGATTTCGGTGGACGCAACGCCGGTAACGCGGATGCGGATATCTGAGTCGACGGCATCCACCATAGCAACCACAGTCGCAAGCGCGATCAAATCCCCCAGAGTGCCCTTCGTACTCAACAAGGAAACCCCAAAAACATCGGCATCCTCCTCGCCTCTCTTGAACCCAAGAGAGAAGTCGAAAACCTTGGTAGCACCGTCTGAAACCCGACGTGCCACGACACGCACGGTGAGCCAACCGGCACTGTTTTCCGGAACGGTGAGCACCTGTAACGTTTGCTGAGTAGCGTTGTTGAAAGTGGTAACTTCGTTAGCACCGAAGCCTTCAATTTGAGCGGTCATGGCTGGTCTCCGTAACAAGCCCAAAAATAAGCTTGTGGGTCTTGTGCAGCAAATAGAATTGCTGTGTGGTCATAGGATTCGATTTCAAACGAACCGGCGGCCTGACTGTTGTTTCGGATGTTATTGTCTTCTACTCCTGTAGCAGTCAAAGACGTGACACTACGTTGCAAGGTACAAACAATGGAATAATCACTACTGCTAAAGTCGGTTCCAATATTGACACCTAGTCGGCCAGTACCTGTATCCGAAATACTACTTACGTTGTAGTTCACAATCAAAGAAGTCCCAGCACCGTTTGCCTTGCCCCAAACCTTAGCGATACCCGGATGGAAGTGCATCCGCCCTGGAGAAACGGTTGTAACTAAACTAGTTGCCGCCTCCATCTCGTTTTGCGAAGCAATTGCTCCAACTTGGGGGTATACACCACCGTTTGCATCATAGTGAACCCACACGCCTCCTTGAGTAAACACAAGTGTTTCGCTAGCAAGCAATGTTACCTCAGCTAACGTTTCTACGTTTGTGCCGTCAGTATGTTGTACCGTAACCAAACAGTCTTGTGAAGCGTGATTATTGTAAATGTTCAGGTGTTTGACATTGCGTTTACGGTTTGCTGCCGGTGAAGGAACTACCGTTGTCGCCGTAGGAGTTGTAATACTAGCCGTGTTTGTACGACCAATGTCCTGAACAACAGGAGGCACTGAATTGTCTGCTTCCATCCACGAGGCATGGACTTCGACGTCAGCCGCCGATCCGGTGATAACTTGAATTAAATCCGAAGTACTTGTAAGCAATAACAAATTGCTCTCCTTATAATTCTGAGCTGTTGCGTTTCTATATATGGTTTATCTTCGCTTCGATTTGCAGACGAATTGTTGGGGTAATGAATAAATACAAAACTCCAAAAGGACATTAATTTAATGGCTCAAATATCATTTCGACAGGGTATTATTCGATATCCATCAACAGGCTCCCTTCAAGCGTTTCTTGTTAAATCAGGCGCGAACGTCAATTTACAAACCACAAATGGCATAGTTGACGTTGCACTTGCACATAAAGATACGAACTATCTATTGACGGAAACAACGTCCATACCAGCTGCATGGACGGGTATTCCACCAAGCACAGACACGTGGATATATTGGGATATCAATCTTAATACGGGTGTTCGAACATTCGGACAGACTTTGCTTGCTCCAGTTTTTGGAACCGCCGCACCATCATCACCACAAGAAGATCAGCATTGGTTCAACACTTTATCAGCAACCATGTTTGTGTTTAGCAATGGATTTTTCCGAGAAGTTATTCGTGTTTTTGCTGCAAAAGTTAACAACACAACATTCACGCCAATGGGAACGATCCAAAGTCAACCGTTTGCTGGTTCTCAAGTTGGTTTGAACAACACTCCAAGTTTTGTAGGTCGGATCATTTTTGATGATGATGGTAATCCGATCCGTCGTCGGAACGGCACGCTGTTTACAACAGAAGATCAGTTTTATATCAATGGTTCCCCAGCAAATACGCTAAAATTTGAAGCAAATGTTCTCACAGCAATTGGTGACGAAACAATCCCACAATTTTCAGTGGTTAAACTTGTTGATTTTGGCAAAATTCTCCTAGCCGGCTTCAACGATCTTAACACGACATTCATCGGTATGGCCATGCAAAATGGCAATGTCGGTGAAGTTGTCACAATGGTTTCGCAAGGCACAATTACAAATCCTGTTTGGGATTGGCAAGTTCCTGGTGCACCTTTGTGGGTTCTTGAAAATGGTGAACTGACAGAAGATGATCCAAATCTTGTTGATACTGTTACATATCCAACACCAAAACCACCGATCGCCCGCATAATTACACCGACTCAGATCTTTTTCGATCAAGGCCTCGGTGGACGGGGTGCACAAGGAGATCCCGGTGAAGTCAGTCTTGCAACAGATTTGATACACGGCATTTCCCGTCTGTCCGTATCAGCAGTATTGGTCAGCGACCCAATTGTAGTTGGTGACAATGACCCACGTAATACAAACGCTCGTGTGCCATTGGCTCACTCACAAGCAGCGAGCACAATTCTCACACCAACGTATCTTACATTAACAGCACCGACATTAGATTTTCAATTACAACAATTGTATGATCAAACGTTGAAGCTCGCTGGTGGTACAATGACAGGTGCATTAGTACTTGGTACTGGTGCAAGTTTGGATGCTAATAGCAAACCTGTAATAAATGTCCCGACACCAGCAGCTGGTACAGATGCAGCAAACAAGGCATACGTTGACAATCGATCACTGGATAACCTAACCGATGTTGTCATTACATCACCAGTTCTAAACAACACTCTATCATACAACGGTACAACTTGGGTTAACTCTCCATTTCCGTTCATTCCAAGTGTCTTAGATGATTTGACAGATGTAACAATTAGTGCTCCAGTTGCAGGGCATATCCTGCGATACAATGGCACTCAATGGATTAACCAAGTATTGAATCTTGATGATCTCAACGATGTTGTAATTACAGGACCAGTTAATGGTCAAGTTCTGACATACAGCGCAGGCACGTGGGTAAACGCAGCTGGCGGTGGCGGTGGTGCCTCAGCTCCATTATATGAAGTTGTTTATGGTACGGGTGCTAGTGTAACAAGTGATCCAACATTTCTGGCTACACTTACTGCATACGATGAAGTATTCTTTAGCGTTGCAAAAACAGGCGGTGATAGTACGGGACTTGCAAATGATGCAACAGTCTACACAGCCACTGTTGCGGTTGATGGAGGGTTACCGCAACCAATTGCGGTAACCGGTTCAACTGCACAAACTTATACAACACTGATTAGTGAACTAAATGCCGATACAACTGGCGCAACGTGGGCACTTGTTAACGGTAATTTGCGTTGTACTTCAGATACACCAAACTCTTCGGCATCTGTTGCAATTGTAGATGTTGATTTATTTGCAACATTAACAGACTTTTCTTTCATTTTCCCAACAGCTGCTTACTTAATTCTTTTGCTTGGTGATGAAGGAATTTCAGCAGAAATTCGTGCACCAGCAGCAACAACTCTTGATGCATTTGGCGGTTCATTAAGTGTATTTGGTGGGCAAGGCGATGGAACAGGTTGGGGTGGCAGTTTATTCCTTGCTGGTGGTGACGGTGGATTGACAAGTGGTGAGGGTGGTGGAATAACAATACTTGCTGGCGGTGGTGGCACTCCTAATGGATCAGGAGGTGATCTTTCATTATTTGCGGGTGGCGCGAGTGGTACAGGTGACGGCGGCGATGTTCAGATCACATGTGGTTCGAATGGTGGCTCCTTCCAGCTTACAGCAGGGAATGGTACCTCATCAGGAATCAGTGGTGGCATTGTTACCATATTAACCGGTACTGGCTTCTCAGCCGGTCCAGGTGAAGCAGCAGGTTTCGGAGGAGGAGTTGACATAATCGCATCTCCAGCTGGTTCGAGTTCAGAAATTGACACCACTGCTGTAGGAGGCATAGGTGGCTCAATTGGTTTGAGTTGTGGTAGTGGTGGAAATGCCGATAGTGTTGACGACGGTGGAAGTCCAGAAGCTAACGGTGGAAACGGTGGCGATGTAATCATAAACGCTTCTAGTGGTGGAGCGGCATTTATCTTCGCCGGTACAGGTCCAGGAGACGGAGACGCTGACGGTGGAAACGGCGGTAGTGTTCTGATCTCTGCGTTGGGTGGCGGCGATGCGGATGTACCTAATGATGGTAATGCCGATGGTGGAGATGGCGGCGACGTTGAAATTGCAGCTGGTGCAAGAGGGACAGCATCGGTAGGAGGCGTTGGAACTGCAACAAACGGTCGACCTGGTAATATTCTCGAACGAACAACTGCTGGATTTTGGCAAAAAGAAGCTGGTGGATTTGCTGAAGGAGTAGCGACTAATAAGACGTTCTTGGTGCGAAATGTTACTGTTGACGATACAGCGACAGAACTATTTCGTGATGGAACACAGGAAACACTACGAATTGAACTTCCTGATGTTGGTGTCAATTTAGCCACTTGGAAATTTGATGTTCACCTTGTTGCCCATGAGGTCGACAACCCAGGCATGGGTGGTGGATGGCATTACGCTGGTGTAATTTATTTTGATAGCACTGGTCCAACAACGGCACTAATCGGTACCATACAAACAATTATGATGCCACAGGAATCTTGGACTGCTGGTGGATCGGCAACAATATCAATTACTGCTGGCACTGGAACTTTGGATATTACCGTTACTGCACCAGCTGGTACTGTTGATGAAATTTACTGGCACGCCTATGTAAACGTCGTCGAAGTAACGTTTACAGATACATAATCATCGGTTTTTGGGGCAGTTACAATAAATAATCTCAAAGACTCTTCGGGAGAATAACATGCGTGTTACTTTTAGACAAGGTACAGTTGCCAACGCTGTCGTTTCAACATACAGCATGGGCACCAGCAATATTTCAGGTTTTTTCGTTAACCTGAGTGTGCCAAACCCGAACTTCCCAGTAACATACCATTTCGCTGACGGGAACCGAAACTATTTGCATGCATTCCGTTTGACACGTGCAGATGCTTGGGGTCCTTTCCTTCCTGGCATTGACGCATATCTGTACGTTGATATCAACACAAGTACAGGTGCAATCAGCTTCGGGTCAAGCGCATTTGATCCAGTTGTTGCAGTAACTGCTCCACCATCACCAGCACAAGATCAGCACTGGTTCGACATGCTGAACAAGCAGATGAAGGTGTGGGATAGCGTTGCAATGCAATGGGTTCGCAAGGTTCGTGTGTTCGTTGGCAAGTTGTCGCTTGGCGCTCTGCCACTAGTCAGCATGTCTATCAACGCTGGTTTGTCGAACTCCAACGCAAGCTACTACCTTGGCACAACAATTGGTGATCAGTCACCAAACTCTGCTGGTTTCATCCTGTTCAACAACAATGGTGATGTTCTCCGTCGTAGTGATGGTACATTCATCACTACTGAAGACACACTGATCGCTGAAGGTGTTCAAGAATCCGCTCCAATCACATTTGCGACAAACACACTTGCAGCTGTTGCAAGCGCCTCTCTATCCGCATACACAATGGTTGCGTTTTCAGCACCAGGTGAAGTTAGTGCGATGACCGACCTTGATGTCAACTCAAAGGTATACGGTATCATCGTTGAGAGCGTAGCAATGGGTGGAACGGTCACAGTTGTCACACAGGGTATTGTTAACAACCCGCTGTGGAGCTGGCCAACGGTTAATGCTCCGTTGTATGTCGACGGTACAGGCCAACTGACAACAACTCGTCCAGCTTCTGCGCCAGATCCTGTTGCAGCAGTTGTCGATGAATTCACAATCTACTTACTCGCATGCGACGTCAACGTTCCAAGTGATATCTTCGATATTACATACGTGAACACAGCTGGCGATACAATGACCGGTTCGTTGATCATGACCGGCGCTGGCACACAGGTCGTTCTAACAAACGCACCAACACTCGGTTCACACGCTGTCAACAAGACCTACTCCGATGCTCAGCTCGCTGCACACGCTGCTGATTTCACCCTGCATGTAACAGCAAACCAGAATGGCATGCTAGACACGTTAGAAGCAGGCGGCAACGGAATCGTTGTTAAGAATGCAACGGCAACAACAGTCACACGCTCGCTTGTAGCACCTGCAGCTGGCTTGACAATCACAAACCCAGATGGTGTTGTTGACAACCCAACGTTTGCTCTTGCAAATGATCTTGCAGCGCTTGAAGGTCTTGGAACATTTGGATTTGCAACGCGTACTGGTGTTGATACGTGGTTGACACGTACAATGACAGGCACAGCTGGCAACATCGTAGTAACAAACGGTGATGGTGTTTCAGGTGTCCCAACATTTGACTTGGCTCCTATCGTCCAAGGCGTTGGCGGTACACTTAGCAAAGTCACACTCGACGGTTTCGGTCGTGTAACACAAAACACACCAGTGGTTGTAGCAGACATTACAGCGCTCGTTGATGGAACGTATGTCAACGTAACCGGTGACACAATGTCCGGCAACTTGGCAATGGGTGGTTTCAAGGTTACTGGTCTTGCAAATGGTACGGTATCCGGTGATGCGCTTCATTTTGGTCAGATCGGTGCTCAAGTTCAAGGATGGGACGCAGATCTTGACGCAGTCGCAGCGCTTGCATCAACGGGATTGATGGTTCGCACAGGTGCTGGTACAGCAGCAACACGTTCGCTTGTAACAGCTAGCTCAGCACGTATCACTGTTGCAGATGGTGACGGTGTTGCCGCAAATCCAACGGTTGATCTTGCACTCCTTGCTGATGCCGGTACAGGTACGTTCCTGAAGATTACTCGCGATGCGTGGGGCCGTGTGTCTGGAACGACACCAGTTCTCGCAGCCGACGTGACAGGTTTGATTAGTGCAACATATGTTGACACAGCTGGCGACACAATGACCGGTGCTTTGTTGCATCCTGCAGGTACAGCAGCAGCTCCATCGATTTCATTCTCAGGCGGCGTTGGACACACAAACAAGGGTTGGTACAATAGTGGCGTTGATGAGTTCAGTGCAGCCATTGCTGGTGCGCAGAAGGTTTTGATTGATGCGGCTGGTGTAACAACATTCAGCGGATTCATTCAGGGAGCACCTGGCTCGTTGGCTTTGGAGTCAGCAGTTAACGCGCCAGGTATGGTTGGTGTTAACTTCCTTCTTCCAGGTACAATGGACGTGTTCATTGGCGGAGCGCCTATCGCAACATTTGGTCCTGGTCCAACATTCACTATTGGTGGTTCTGTAGCTCTAACAGCTGCAGATCTTGGCGTAACCGTTCAAGATTGGAGTGCAACGCTTGATGCCGTAACAGCAGGAACATATACTGGTGCAGCATCAATCACAACCGTTGGAACAATCACAACTGGTGTTTGGGATGGCACAGATGTTGCTGTTACAGCAGGTGGTACAGGTGCATCAACCGCCGCTGGCGCTAGGACAAATCTGGGTGTTGGAACGGGCGACAGTCCAGAATTCCTGGCTGTTAACATTGGTCACGCTTCCGATACAACCATTACCCGGGTAAGTGCTGGTGTAATTGCTGTTGAAGGTTCCAACGTATTGCTAGCAAGTGGTCTTGGTTCTATCACACAGGCTTGGGACGCAGGTCTTGATGAATTGGCCGCACTAGCAACAAATGGTCCAATCCGTAGGACTGGCGGTGCATTTGTTGTAGGTAGCCCAACACTTGATGAAGTTACAAACGCTGCTGCAAGTGCTTCTCGCTCACACGGCAACAACACAATTGAATGGGAATGGTCCCGTACATCTATTGGACCAACGTTCTGGTTTGATGAAGCCGCTGCCGCAACGGGTGGTAGTGATCTAAACCAGCCTCTGGTTTTGGTTCGAACATTAGCTGGATCAACAGCAGCTCCGTTTGCTGTGTTAAGCACAGAAGGTTCCGCAAGTTACTTGATGGCCGTTGCTCGTGTAGCAACAACAACCGGTTACGATCTGCGACTTCGAAGTGGTGATCATACAACAGGCCACGCTGGTAACGTTACGGTCACAGGTGGTAGTGGTATTGCAGCCGCAAGCAATGGTGGTAACGTTACTCTTACAGCTGGTACAGGTACAACAACTGGTGCTGGTGGTGACATTTCTATTACTGCAGGTGCAACAGGTACCTCAGGGCTTGCTGGTGACATCGTCGTGACCGCGGGTGCTGGAGGAACTACCGGTACAGCTGGTGTTATTACAATCTCTGGTGGCGCCGGCGGTACCACAACAGGAAATGGTGGTAATGTTCGTATGCAGGGTGGTGCGTTTACTTCAGGTGACACAGGAAACGTTGTTGCAGGTCGTGGTACAACAACCACGACTCGTAACGGTGACTTCTTGCAGATTCCAACAGTATCAGGAGCTCCAACAGGAACACCAGTGAACGAATCAGGTATGGTTTCAATTGTCTTCCGTACTGACACAAACCAAATCTATGTTTACGACGGTGCATGGTTGTCAACAGCAGCCCTCACATAATTCGTTTAACCTAAACCAAGGGCCGCCTTGTGCGGCCCTGTTGTTTGGTGTATAAATAAAGCATAAGGAGAAACAAAATGAAGTACTTCTTGTGCGCCCTCACTCTTGCATTTTTCTCATCTTCCGTTTTTGGTACAGTTGTTGCAAACGGTTGCAAAATCAACGCTGATACGTTGAAAGAATCTTTGGAACACTCAATCCGAATCGTTCGAGATCCACAAGGACGACAACGCGTTGAATCACAACCTTGCAATAGAGCATTTCGAATCGAATTCTTCATTGCTCCGTATTCCCTTGCAAAGCATACAAATGATGAGTTTCTTGGTGTTGATGAAGAAGGACTAGACCAAACAGACCAGTACGTGAATTACCTCGTGTACTTGCCAAGCGTCAAGATCAACATTCCGATCATGAATGAGGGTGACGCAAAGAAATTTGACGACAGTAATATTGGTTGGACTGGACCAACATTGCCCCTTAGCGTAGATATTAAAGGTATATTTTCAGGCGCGCCCCGACTGATGGCGGCACACAAAGCTTACAAACGATTGCTGGTTGTTGGACGAACGAATGCAGCAATTCAATTCGAGTTGTATATTTCACTACCAGATCGAGTTTACAATGATCCACAAAGTCTCAAAGATGCCCTGGACAACACGTTCCGACGTGTAAGGATCAATTCGGTAGGTGGCATAAGTGTTACTGAATGATTGGTGGTTTGACTTCGATCAATCATAAATACCCATGGTGTTGAAGTTGACACCAATCAGAAGTGAATGTAAAGTGAACCAGCTTTTTTCTTGAAGAGAAAAGTTATAACAATTAGAAGCGAGGATAACAACTATGACAACAAAACTCACTCTCGAACAGCTTCGCGCTAACATCGGTCAAGATGAACAAGGCGAACGCGTCGGTCTCCCAAACAACTACTTTCCATTCTGGAAGATGAAAGAAGGCGAACGAGCAGTTATTCGTTTCCTACCCGATAAGAATCCAGAGAACCCACGTGGCTTCCTAGCACAGAAGGTAATGCACGTTCTCGAAATCAATGGGGAAAAGAAGTCTGTCCCATGTCTTTCGATGTACGGTGAAGATTGCCCAATTTGCAAGGCATCTCAAGACTTTTACAAGGTTGAGGGAAAGGAAAGCCCAAACGGTAAGAAGTACTGGAAGAAGAAGCAGCACATCGCACAGGCAATCGTTCTGGAAGATCCACTTCCAGCCGACGAGAAGACTGGTGAAACACATGTAGGCAGGGTTCGCTACATCGCTCTCGGATTCCAACTGTGGCAGATCATTCAGAACGCATTTAAGAGCTCTGAAACACTGGAAAGCATCCCGTACAACTTCGATGATGGATATGACTTCATCATTCAGAAGGACAAGGGACCGAAGTACCCAACATACCAACTCAACTCGAAGTTCCGCGCTAGGCAGCGTGCACTCACAGAAGACGAACTCGCAATCGCAGCGGAAGGCATGTCAGATCTGGCAGCGCTTCTTCCAAAGCACCCAGGTCGTGAGAAAGTCGAAGAGATGCTTCACGCAGCTCTGACAGGTGCGAACTATCAGGGTAGTGGTGTCGACGGGGACAGTATTCCTGATCCGGATGATGTTACGCCAGCACGGAAGCCAGTGGTAGCCGTTAAGCCTACTCTTGACGATGAACCATTTGTAGCTCCAAAACAAACTGCACCTGCTAAGCCAGAGTCTGCAGACGCGCAAAGCGACGTTGATGAAATGCTCGCTACGATCAAAGCACGTCGAGCAGCTCAAAAGGCAGCATCAGCAGCGTAATGAACAAGAGGGTGGCTCAGCCACCCTCTTTCTCACAAGGAGACTACCATGGGAAATAGTTTAGGGTTTCTCGACGACTTTAACAAAGAACTCGAGGAAATGGAAGGTGTTGGCACATCTTCAAAACCACCACGTTATTGGTACTCAACTGGTAACTTCGTTCTCAACAAGATCATCTCTGGCAGTTTCGCCAAAGGTATCCCACAAGGACGTGTGACGAATCTTGCTGGACCATCAGGTGCTGGTAAGAGTTTCGTTGCAGCAAACATTGTTCGTGAAGCACAGCGTCGAGGTGCGATTACACTGGTTATCGACAGTGAGAATGCGCTTGATGACGACTTCATGGGCAAGATCGGTGTAAACACCGATCGTTCAACAAAGAAGTACTTCTATGCGGGTGTGGTCACCGTTCAAGATGTAACGCGTGTGTTCTCGAAGTTCATGAACGCATACAAAGAATCGTGTGCGGAAGATCCAGAAAATGGTCAGGAAATTCTGATCGTTTTAGATAGCATCGACATGCTGCTGACTGAAACAGAGCAAGAAAACTACGACAAAGGTGTACAGAAAGGCGACCAAGGTCAGAAGAACAGGCAGACGAAAAAGCTACTGAAAACAATGGTTCAAGACATCAAGCCGTACAACGTAGCTGTGGTTGTAACATCACAGGTCTATCGTAACCAAGATTTGTTAAATGGTGAAGGTCTTTGGATCATCAGTGAAGCGGTGAAGTTCTCTGCGTCACAGATCATCATGCTGACAAAGCTCAAACTGAAGGAAGCGGGCGAATCAATTGTCCACGGCATTCGTATGAAGTGTGAAGGTTACAAAACACGATTTACTAAGCCGTATCAAACAGTGACAATCGAAGTTCCGTATGATACTGGGATGGATCCATACTCCGGTCTTATCGAAACTGCAGTCGAAATGGGTGTGGTTGAGACGAAGGGCTCGCGGTACGTGATCGACGGCGAAGACGAATCATGGTATAAAAAGGATGTTGCAGCCGTTGCTGATCGAATCTTGGTCAAGGCGGAGGCAAAAACAGAAGCATATCTTAAAGCTCGTATTGATGAGGCGATGGAAGCTGAAGAGGATGGTGAGTCGAAAGACGACACAGCAACACGCCGTCGCTTGAAGAGGGCAAAAAAATGAAGGCGAGCCAACTACCAGCGTATAAAATCATCACATCGTTAAGCTACGACCTTGATAGGTTGACAGCAGCCGTCAATCAATTTGTTGCAGAGACGCCTGGTCAGTGGATCTGTGTTGGCCCTCCGTTCCAAGCATCGATAGCGGCCGGTGAGCACCGCGGCATGGCACAAGCGTTGGAGCGAAAAGATTGACCTTTAATCCAAAATAGTGGACGGTAGTCCGTTCCTTATTAGGAGCTTAACATGTTCGATAGAAAGAAGCAACGATTGAAGTGGGGAAGGGCAAACGGCGCGCCATCGCGAAAGTCGGACGTGATAGACGAAAGCAAGAAATGCCTATTCCAGACATGATTCGACGATCGAAGTTTCGTGCTAAACGATTAGGGTTAGAATTTAATTTATCTGTAGAGGAGTTAACATTACCTTCTTTGTGCCCAGTGTTAGGCATTCCATTATTTTTACATATGGAAAGATCACTCCTAACACACCATCTCAATTGATAGGATTGATAGTTCGCGTGGATATGTGAGTGGGAATTGTCGAATTATCAGCTCACGAGCAAACACTCTTAAAAATGATGCAACTGTTACGGAAATGACATTGATTCTTGAAGACCTCAAAAGGATAAACAATGGAAATCTACGACGCACAAGAACTGGCGCAGAGGAATTTGATTGTAAAGCACTACGCTGGATCACATGCATACGGTACAGCTCTGCCTACATCCGACATTGACTTTCGCGGAATTTTTGTCGCTCAGCCTGTCAACGTTCGGACACCTTTCTTTCCAATCACGGAAGTTGAAGTGTCGACTGAACAAGATACAAAACTGTACGAGTTGGCAAACTTCATGAAGCTTGTTGTTGACTGCAACCCGAACGTTGTTGAAACATTGTGGGTTGCAGATCGCGACATTGTATTCCGTACTCCTGCATACGATTTGCTTCGTAGGCACGCGCCCGATCTGTTGTGTTCGAAGATTGCTTTCACAACGAGTGGCTATGCCTTGGCACAGTTGAAACGGATCAAGGGACATAACAAATGGATTACACAGGCTGATAAAGGTATAAAAAAACTGCGTCATGCTTTCAAGATGAGTGAAATAGATTACAAATGGCTTGAAGAACATTTTGATGAAACAATCGTTAAACGAGTGGTTGAGTAATGTTTTACGTTTATGGTCTAATCGATAGTTTCACCAATAAAGTTTTCTATGTTGGTAAGGGCTGCAAAGATACCATCGGAAACACGAGAGAAAATTCGTGCAACACTCAAAAGGAAAGCAAATGAGCAGAGACACTTTACTTAATGATCCTGACGTGATGTTGCTTTGTAAACATTCTCCACGTCAAATTGACTTTGTCTCATTGGTGCACAACTTTACGCCTGAAAAACGGTTTAAGGTTGACCTTAGTGAGTTCCACAAAGGCTACCGATTGGTACCATTTGCAGCGGACACATATGGTGTATACGAATCTGCCAATCATGAAACGTTCACGGAAAGCGACGGAACGTTGAACACCGTGTATGAAGGTAATACACACGAGTTGGGTTCACCGTTGATGATTGTTAAATTCAACAAAGACGTCTATCTGAGTGCAAAGGAAAAATGGAGTCAATATTGGACGTGGAAGAGAGAACGAAACGTTGTACGAAACGCTTTGGAAGAGCAATTTGGATATGATTGTTATACTGACGATACAGAGTTTCTTACGAACGATGGTTGGAAAAAGTTTGATGAGGTGTCAGAAACGGACACTCTCGCTACTTTCAATCCATTATCTCATAAGGTTGAATATCAAACGCCGAGAGAACGAATTGAAGGAACGTTTACCGGAAATCTGTATCATTTTACAGGCCAACACGTAGACGTATGTGTTACACCAAATCATAAAATGTACATAAGAGAGTTTTCACGGACGCTTGACAAACATGTGAGTGATTGGTCATTTGTTGATGCAGCGTTTGTTCCGGAATGTTTTGATACACTTCACACCATAGTACCGAAAAAAGCGCGACAGAATTTGCCCAAAGGATTCACTAAAGCAATCTTAGATTACATTCCACTGCACTCCTACTTACGAGTCTTGGGATGGTACATTAGTGACGGAAGTTGCTCCTTTCAACCGAACGGTTGCGTTTCATGTGTATCGATTTCACAATCGAAACCACAATCGCGATTGACACAAAACCTGACTCGCCAACGTAAACTCAACAAAATAAAATGTACGGAGAAGGTATACGAGGCAAAAGGAATAGCAAACTTTCCTGAAAAGCGTTGGTTTTTCGATCAAAAACTGTCCACAATGATATACGAAGATTGTGGACATGGTAGTCATCAAAAGCGAATTCCTCAATGGTGCTTTGAGTTGACACAGCGTGAGATGAACATACTCCTTACGTGCTTGTTGCAAGGCGACGGAACAAAAAAGAACCATCAAGAAGAAACTTATGTTTATTATACAATCAATGCAGCACTTGCTGACGATGTACAACGATTGGCCTTTTTGTGTGGGTTTGAAACATCAAAATGGGGTCCTTATTATTCGTCAACGTTGTTTGATGATAATCTGGAAATGTACCAAGTGCATATAAACAAGAAAGCGTCTAATACAAAAAGAACTTATCGTAGTAACAATAATATTCAAACAATACCCGTTGTAAATCAAAGAATTGTTTGTTTTATGACTTCCAACCACACTCTTGTTACACGAAGAAACGGAAAAATAGCACTCCACTCGAATTCAAAGCATGCAATGCACTTGGTTCGCTTGCTTCGCATGGGCGTGGAAGCTCTAACTGAAGGCAAGATCATCGTTCGTCGTCCAGACGCAAAAGAACTGTTGGAGATCAGAGCTGGTTCGTGGACTTATGAGCAGGTGGTGGAGTACGCTGAAAAGATGGACGTCATGGTCCGTGAACAGCTATATCCAACAACCAGCTTGCCTAAGAAGCCGAACTACAAACTTGCGGCACAGTTGACGATTGAGGTTCAAGACATGATGTGGAACCGAACCATTCGCACAATGAGTGAAGAGGAGAAGTTTCTGATCGTTGGCAACCAACAATACAGGATCACAGACTAAATGATCGACGAAGAACTAGAAAAAGAAATCATACAGTTACTGCAGTTGTTTGAACAGCGAGAACAATTATTCACCGTTGGCACAGGAAAAATCATCGAGAAACTCGGTCCAACTGTTCTCGCTGCACTTTACGAGTTCTTCAACGTCTCGTATGACGCAATTTCGTGGCTGTTGATCGACGTCAATGACGGCACATTGATGATAGGTGCTGTTGTCTCGTATAAAAACACCGATTTGGTGCCGGAGGCAATCAATCGCTTGTCACCTATGACAGGTGAAGTACCAGAAGAAGGAAACCTAACCGAGGTTCAACGTCTGATGCGAATTGGTATTCCCTTGGCAATGGTGTTCCAGCCAAAAGAAGAGATTGTTCGTTTTCTCAACAGCCGCGTTGCTCAACAAGCAACGCCAGAGGCTCCAACTCCAACTGTGTTCGTCAACAAAGCAACGGGCGAAGTGCTTGAAGCGAAACAAAAACCCGAAGAAAGCGATTTCGACAACAGTAAGCTTTCACGTGAGCAACTCGCCTCGTTACTCCAATCTCAACATCTGATCAAGGGAACAAAACACTAATGGCAGATCCAACAAACATATTCCAAAAACTCGAACCAAAAGACAGTATAGCGTTTCGCCTGCTTCTTGAACGACACGTGCAACTGGAAGAAGAGTACGACCTTGCTCGGCAGAGCTTAACATTCAAAGGTAAGACGCTAGCGCAGGCAAACAATGATCAAGCCGAATGGCCGATCTACGTTGACGAACGACTTTCCGAACTTAAAACAATCTGTAAACGACTAGAAACCGTTGTGGATATGGTTCGGGGAAACATTGTTCGGCAGCTCAAGGGTGGCAGTGGGCTTGATTTAGGTCGCGACCTCACTCGCTACGTTGACCGTGACGACAAGTTCCTTGATGCTCAGGAACGATTCCTGATGTTTGACGAACTCCGTGAAAAGTATGCAGCACTTTCCGAAGCATGGACCACAAGGGGGTATGCTTTGAAGAACAGAGTGGACATGTTGGTACATCAGGTAAAAGACAACCTGTTATAAACATGCAAATACGAATAAGGATACTGAATGAAGTATACGTTGTTGTTCTGGATCTTCTACCAGAGCACGTCGATTACTTCTACGAAAAATACGCTGTTCATGCGCCGAACTACTTCTTCAATCCGCGCTACAAACTAGGCCAGTGGGACGGTAAGATTCGCTTCTTTCACAAGACGGGCAAGACATACTTGTACCTGTTGGAAGACCTCTTGCCGCGTATCGTCAATCTTGGCTACAAGGTCGTCTTAGAAGACCTGCGTGACAACGTTCTGGTTGCAGCCGACGAAATCGATGCTGACTTGTTTAACGCCGTAAAGCATCCTGACACAGGTGAAGCTACGGTACTTCGCGAACATCAGGTTGCAGCTGTAAATTCACTTATCCGAGAAGGTTTTGGTACAGTGATAGCATCAACCGGATCTGGCAAAACTCTAATGTGTGCTGCGTTGTGTTATCAGTATGATAAGTTTGGATTGAAGTCGTTAACAATCGTTCCAAACAAGGACTTGATTCGTCAAACACGCCAAACATACATTCATTACGGACTCGACACAGGCGAATATAGCGGCGAACGAAAGACACTTGGACATCAACACGTTGTTTCAACGTGGCAAGCACTTAAGAATGCACCGGAAGTGATCACGATGTTCAACATTGTCATCGTCGATGAGGCGCATGGTTTGAAAGGCAATGTCCTGTCAACAATCCTGACCGACCATGCTGCAAAGGTCCCGTATCGCTTTGGTTTCACTGGTACGCTGCCAAAGGACAAATCTGATGCTTGGGCTGTTCATGTGGCCGTTGGTCCAGTCCGCTACCAAGTTCCAGCTTTTGAACTGATCGAGAAGGGACTTCTTGCCAAGATCAATATTGATGTGGTCCAACTGACTGAAGATCTGACTGAAGAGTACGACCAATTCATTGCCGACACACCAAACATTCCCAATAATGAGCAGCCGACGTATGCAGAGTTCAAAGAAGGCTACTTTCCAGACTTTACAGCTGAGAAGTCATACTTGCAACACAAGGAAGACCGGATCACATATCTTGCGCAGTATATTGAAGCAAAGCGGGATGCAAAAAGGGGAAACGTTCTCTGTCTCATAGACAACATTGCATTTGGTCGAAAACTCGCTGCAGAAATCAATGGAGCTATTTTCGTCAATGGTAAGGATGTTAGATCAACGAAGGAACGAAAACAGATCTATGACTTGTTTGCTTCTCACGACGATCTTGTCGTGATTGCTACGGTCCACATTGCAGGAACTGGCATTGACATTCACCGCATCTTCAACCTAATGTTAATCGATATTGGAAAATCATTCATTCGAGTGATCCAAGCAATTGGTCGAGGACTGCGCATGGCAGAAGACAAGGATAGCGTTCACATCTCTGATTTGACGAGCGATTTAAAGTACAGTCGCAAACATATGCGAGAGCGAATAAAGTTCTACAAAGAAGCTCAATACCCTCATAAGCTACACAAAATCAACTACTCGAAGCTTGTCCTCGAGGACTAACGTCGCTATAATAGAACGATGCTGATTTTTGACACTGAAAACAAGCCTGTCCTTTTAGACAGCATTTACACCCCGACGTTGACTGATCATATGTGGGTTCTTGATTTGAACCTCATGGACTTTACAATGTCTCCCTTGCTTGTCCTTGAGGAGATTGTGTGTCCGGTAATTGTTGTCGCGGTTAGAGGCTTCGAGTTTCCTCTGCCAGCAAATTGGAACATTCTCGTGTACGACACAGACACATCACAGCTTGATGTGATTGAGGTTGCAGAGGCTGCTGGACGTGAGTTCACTGCACTGGTGTATGGACCGAACAAGGCGAATTTCGGTGCGGGAATTGTCTCAGTGACAAACTACTTCGCTGAGTTCCGTATTGTTGCCCCCTCATTAAACAAACATCAAATGTTGTGTCATCCAATTGGACCAGACGAATGGGTAACGGTCTCTCCATCTGACGGGTACAACAAGTATTTGAAGGGTCGGATCGTTGGTGACCTAATAGGATATTGAACAATTTGAGTGGTATATCTGTCAAAAATTGTTGTAAATAACAGCTTAGGTGAACTAATAGGATATGAACATGGCAGAGAAAAAAGAAAAGAAACTCACAGTCAAAGAGTTCAAATACTGGCTTGAAGGTGTCGAAGAAATGCAAGATGAAGGCTGGTATCCCGATCCGCGCCAATGGAAACGCATTCGCGAAAAGATAGGACTGCTTGACGAGGCCGCCTCAATGATGACTGAAGTTCAGGCTGCTGGACTTACGTCAATTGCCCCTGGTATAATGGCATTTCCTCCAAATGTGAATCCAAACAATCCGTTGGAACGAATGAACATTGATCCAGCTAACTTTCCACAACCGACTGCTCGTCCACCAGGCAATGGCCCGTTCTTAAACGATGACACATCCAAACCAGCCAAGACCCCAAACATCGACACCGGACCGGGTAAGCCTTACGCAAGCTCATTTACATAGTACAACGCTGAAAGACCGCACCCTTTGGTTTGATGGTGATTCGTCGTTCAACTCAGATACGTTGTACGACGCCGTTCAGAAGTATGACGTAAAGTTTGTCGATTGGATCTCACCTCTCGTTGCCCAATACAATCGTCAAGTTCAGACCGATCAAGAACTCACTGTCAAAACACGATGCAAGCCTTTAACGTTTGACTGGACGATTCCTGAGAAGTACGCTAAACTTGACATTGTGCAGCATATCGCCGACAAGCATTGGGCTGTCTTGCGGACGTGCCCGGAACAGGAGTGGGAAGATCGCGAACTTCGCCTCGTTTCAGAGCTACGGAACTATCAGAAGCGGAATTTGTACGGCGTTTTACGCGTAATCATTTTCGTCATAAATACCTTAACCGACAATGATATAGTGTGGGGTGTCGGCCGTGGCAGCAGCGTGTCGTCTTATGTCTTGTATGTGATAGGTGTTCACGACGTGGATAGCTTTGCATATGATCTCGACGTCGACGACTTCCTGCACGATTAGGAGAGGGTTATGCGAAAAGGAGTGCGTAGTGCGCGCGGCGTTGAAGTCAACTTCGACCTGCTCAAAATCAAACAACAGATTGCTTCTGCTCCGAAAACAACGGAAGTGAAAGCGCGCGAGAGCTTTATTGATCAGAAGTTCAAGCGCCGGCTTAAGAGGGTACAGGCACAAGTGACGGATAATACAATTCCGCCACCAGGACCACAAGTATTTCCTGAAGTCGTCGTCGAGAAAAAGTTACCGGAGTCAGACGAACCAAAAGAACAATAATACGGAGTGCATATTATGAAACTTAGACCCATACAAAACCATATCATCTTTCGCTTTCTTGAAACCGTTGATTCAAAAGGATATTTCACTAAAAAGCTCGACTGGGGATTTGAAGTACAAGGACATGCTGACGATAGTGCAAAATCTCCTCGTTGGGTGAAAGTCCTTGATGTAGGACCAGATTGTAAAGGCGTAAAGCCAGGTGATGATATTCTTGTTAAGCCATTGATGTGGTCGTTGCGATTCAAGGTCGACGGCGAACAACTATGGCGAACCGATGAAAGCAAGATCATTGCCGCAGATACGATAACAACGGACGAAGCAGGAAACATCAAACACGACTTTCGTGCTTTCGGTAAGAGTGTAATTTTCCATCGCATGGACGTTCAGAAAAACGTCACCGAATCTGGTCTCCATGTCGAAGGCAAAATAAACGATGATACGGCATACGGACAAGTTGTTGACCTTGGCCCGGATGCGGTTTCCGAGCTCAAAAACGCAAAAGTATACTTCCTGGACCAGAACTTCTTTGGTTACTTCGAGTACAGAGGCGTTAAGTTCTGCTATATCGAAGAAAACGAGATTCTGGCATACGAACCTAAGGAGTAACAATGCTGTTCATTGCCATGTTGATTGCTACAACAATAGCAATCGCAGGATCTGCTGCTTACTTTAGCGTGTATGGTCTTGCGTATACGTTCAGTGGGATGTTCTGGTATGTTGTTGTTATGGGAGCATCTCTTGAAGCTGGTAAACTGATGTCCGCTTCGTATCTTTACCGATACTGGTCAAAGATGGGTGGGTGGACGTGGCTTCGATACTACATGATTGCTGGTATTCTGGCGTTGATGTTTCTGACGTCTGCTGGCATTTTCGGCTTCTTGTCATCTGGTTATCAGGCAGATGTCCTTCCGTTGAAACAGAAAGAAGCACAAGTCAAGCTTCTTGAGGACGAAAAGGTCCGTAAGCTTGCTCGGAAACAACAAATAGACGACCTGATCGCCCGATCTCCAATAGTGCAAAATCTTGAGCGTAACGGCGAGATCGACCGTCGCGCAATGCTTGTGTTGCGCGAAAGCACACGCGCACGAGACAGTTTGACCCGACAGTATAAGGCAGAACAGACCGAAGTCACGAAGCGACTGAATGAACTCGACAAAGAGATCCTTGCGCTTCAACAAGAAATCATCAAGACAGAAGCACATATTGGTCCGATTACCTACATCGCGAAGGCGTTTGGTTATGAAACGGATCAAGCAACAAAGTACCTGATCTTCATAATCATCTTTGCGTTCGACCCAATGGCAATCGCTTTGACGCTCGGCGTGAACATCGCTTTGCGAGTCCGTAATAACGAACGGCGACCAATGCCAGAGATCAAACCTCGCGAATCGATGCTGCCTGAACCAAAACACACACCACCAATGCCAGAGATCAAACAGCATCCAAAGCAGGAGATTGACCCTCGTGAATTCATTGGAGAACTGTTGCCCGAACCAAAACACACACCACCAATGCCAGAGATCGAACAGCCTCACGCTGTTCGAGCAGAAATTCTTCCGGTAAAGATTCCAATTTCAGAGCCTGTTGTTGAGAAAAAACCTGAACAGCCTGTTGAAAAACGCATTCGTCCACGATACATTGACGAACTGGCCGCAAGTAGTGGTGCGATCAACCCCGATGCGCTATACGAATTGATCAGCTACTATCGTGAACTAAAGGCGAAGCCTCATCCTTTAACGGGTCAAGACCTTGTTGACAAGCACGCAATCGAGAACATTCTTCGTAGTCATGGATTGATGTTATACTTCAACGAGTAGTTGATTTGTTCCTTGTAGTCGGTATAATAGTACGATACCAAGGAGCATCCTAATGCAAGATAAGCATAAGCTTTGGGTCGAAAAATACAGACCCTCTGCAATAGAAGACTACATTTTTCACGACGGACATCAACGGGCCTCATTCGAGGTGATGATTGCAAATAAAACGATCCCACACCTACTTTTGTCTGGTGTTCAAGGATCTGGTAAGACAACAATCGCTCGAATCCTTATCAGTGCAATGGAACTTGACAACAGTGATGTGCTGAAGATCAACGCTTCACGAGAAAACACCGTTGAAGTGGTTCGTGAGAAGATTCAAAGCTTCGTTTCCACGTTCGCAATGAGTGACTTCAAGGTTGTGTACCTCGAAGAAGCGGACTACATCACGTTGAACGGTCAAGCCGTAATGCGCAATATCATGGAACAGTATTCGAATCACGTCCGGTTCCTACTAACTTGTAACTACGCCCATCGAATCATGCCCGCTATCGTGTCGCGATGCCAACACTTCCATTTCAAAGCTCCGCCAAAAGCAGAAGTAGCAAGCTACTGCTATGAAATTCTTGGCCGGGAACGAATCAACTTCTCCGATGCGACGTTGATCAAATACATAACGCACGGCTATCCGGACATTCGCAAGATCGTCAATTCGTTACAACAGAATTCGAGTACTGGTGAGCTTCTTGATCCAAAGCTAGAAGGCGCTGCCGGTGATTGGAAGTTCCAACTGATCGACATGATTGAACAGAATAAGTGGAATGAAGCTAGGAAACTGGTGTGTGCGAGTGTTGATGGAGAAGAGTGGGTCGAATTGTACAGATTCCTCTACGAGAATCTACGTCGAGGCCTCAAGTTTCAAGACACTGCAAAGTGGGAGGAAGGAATTCTCACGATTGCAAAACATCTATACCAGCATGGTGTTGTTGCTGATCCCGAGATCAATGCAGCTGCCATGTTTATCAGCTTAGGACAACTATAATGGCTCGTAGAAAGAAACCAGACGCAGAGACGCCTGAACAGGCGAGACAACGAAGAATTTTCGAGACGATTTGTGACCATGCAACGCGTGGTGAAAAGGTATCGTGGAATCGATTGATGGACAACATGGTGTCTTTGCTTGCAAAGTTAAAACCGATTGAAGACAAAATCGTCGCGCTGCAGTCACAGAAACTTCCGATCATTGACGAAGTTGCGAATCTTCGCCGACGAATGGTAATGGACTGTGTTCATCCGTATGAACAACTAGTGCTTACTGCTGAACACGTTGAGTGCAAATTCTGCATGAGGCGCTTTCGCGTGCCAAATATGCACGACGATAGCGTGTTGAGTCAGGATTCCCAATGAACAAGGAACTATTGAACTATCTTCGTCATCTTTCCGAAGAAGACATCAAATCACTTTCACAGCGAGCTCTGAAAACGTGTGAAGAAGTTGGTGAGCTCGCTCGTGTTGTTTTGCCTTATGACGGAGCATATGCAACAAATCATCGTTTTGCGACCCGCGAGGATATTCTCGAAGAAGCTGTCGATACGGTGTTCTGTGCTTTATCAGTTGCTCATGCGCTTCAGTTTACCGACGAAGAAATTGAAGATATGATGTGGCTGAAAGCGGAAAAGTGGGCTCGACTGCAACACAACGAAAAGAACCTGAAATACCCAGTACCATTTGAGATTCATATTACTGTTGAACTGGATCCAATGATAGAAGATTCCGAGCGATTCAAAACAACATGCGCCGAGGCGAACGTAAAACCACTTGATCTCGTAACACAAACAAGAACGATCAAAGATGTGATGACATCATCAAAACATTTCGGAGACAATCGGTCGGCCTATGAAGAGATGAAACGAATTACTGGCCGTTTGATGGCAGCAGGATTCATGGTAGTTCGAGAAAAGATTGAAACTGTTTCTTGGCATCCAGCCGCTCCACAACACATCGGTGATGGTTCAAAAATGCCAGAGAATTGCTATTTTGAAAGTCATATTCCTGTTCGACTCCATCCAAATGATATGGATATTCTTACTCGTCGTTGTAAGGAAATGGATCTACATCTTTCCCGAAATGGCTTTAAGACACACGAAGACGGTGACGTGACATACATGGCAACATATCGAGTATATGAAGGCACCAATGAACAGTTCCGTGCATATGTAGATCAGGCCGTTCAATATCTTGACGCCCAGGAATACATCGTTGGAAAACCAATGAACGAATTTAGCGTATATGATACGAAAGTGAGCCACGACGCAAAATGGCTGACCGGAAACTAAACCTATTCGAACTGCTAGGAGCTATTAGTGAGAAAAACACTGGCTACTATCAAAATCTGACAGATGAAGAACTGAAAGAGCTTCAACCGTTTGTCATCATGCGATGGCTAACGGGAACGTCAAGCAAACGACAAGTGTACCTTTTGAATGCTGTTGTAAATCCATTCGTGTTCGATCTTGGACAGCATAAACAGTTGTTGTTCTATCTTCTGACGTTGTGTACTCAGCACGCGCAACGATACAACTGGATCAAACCACCCAGCTCAAAACGGCTGGGCAAATTAGCGGTGACGGTCCTGTGTGATTACTTCAAGTACACAAAACGACAAGCAATTGATGCTGCGAAACTTTTGCAATCAGAAGACATTCTGGACTATGCCGAACAATTAGGTTGGCAAAAAGAAGAGATCGCTAAGCTGAAAAAAGAGCTAAAAGGCGACTGATGTTGGGACTGACAATGACGAAATCGCCAACAAAATACAAGGCGGCATACACATGCAAGTATTGTTCCCACACGTTTGTTCACGAGAACAGATACTTGCAGCACAAGTGCAAGCAAATGAAACGGCTGGAAGAATTCCAGACACCAGAAGGGCAAGCTGCGTGGCTACATTATCAACAATGGCTCCGTGCTCAGAAACGAATGCCACCTCCAGCGAAATCATTTCTTACGTCGAAGTATTACAGAACGTTTGTTAACTTTGCCAAGCATGTTAAAGCAGTCGGGCTACCAAAGGCGGAAAAGTTCATCTGGTTAATGCAGGAAAAGGGCTTGCAACCGTCGATTTGGACGTCGGATGAAGTGTACTCGCTATACCTAGAACACCTTGATCGAAACACACTGCCTGTCGAGCAGGCAAAGATGTCGATTGATACGCTGCTTAATCTAGCAGATCAGAAAGGAACGGACGTTTCGACTGTGTTTGAGGTTTTGACACCTATTGACGTGATCTATCTACTTCGAACTCGCCAACTATCACCATGGTTCTTACTGCGGAGCCGCAAGTTCAAGCAACTGTTCAAAGACAAGGCATCCCCCGAGCAGCAAGTGATCCTTGAAACGATCATTCGGCCAGATTACTGGCTTGAGAAATTCGAAAAACACCCCAAAGAACTCGCTGAAATCAACAAGTACGTTGCCGCTCTGGACTTATAGCTCTTCCATAAATAGAGGTTACAATCTCTATTTCAGGGGAAGCTCTCATGACAACGTACGTAATCGATTTTTCGGACCCTCTTAAAGATGGGTTTTCGATCGCACCAGGTGGATTCAACGGACCTGGCGGTTCTGCCTCAAATACATCTCTCCGTCTTTACGGTCGAGGCGCACTAGAATGGGGCGAATCTGTTAACGAAGACCTCGTCCGTCTTACAGAAAACTTCAACAGCGCTACACCACCTATTACACCAGTTGACGGTATGTTGTGGTTGCGAACAAAGTACTACTGGCTCCGCACGGCAGTTGATTGGTATGTTCGTGATCCTGATTCACCTGCTGCTTGGGTATTCCTGTCAACAATTGCAACCGGTGGTGTTGTCAACGGTGGTGCTGTAGGTACAAACGTAGCTCCAGCTCACGCGATCGGTGTGTATTGGTACACAGGTGGTGCTCCAACTGATCCTCTGACATCGAACCTTGACGCGTTTGGTGACCCACTCACACCCACAACATTGTATCGTTGGGACTCAGCATACAAGCAAATTCCAGCCGGTTGGATGCCACAAGCATTCACACAAAATGCAGCTGCTCCAACTGCTGCAAACTTCCCGGAGAAGAGCTTGTTGGTTTGGGACGCGTTCCAGGGTGTTAGCGGAACGTTCGTTGCTCCACCAATTTCGATTGTTGCACCAACTCAACCAGCACAGGCAACGGAAGGTACATTGTGGTGGGATAGTGTCAACAACATTCTGTATGTGTGGAACGATTTCACGACAACATGGCAGCCATTGGTTACAGGAGGCGGTGGCGGATCTGGTGATACGACTTATCTACGTCTTGATGGCACAAACACACCAACAGCTAACCTAAACATTGGTGGCTTCCGTCTGACAAACATTACAACAAACGTAGGTGTAGCAACTGACGCTTTGAGTGTCGGTGCCGCCGATACTCGTTACGTAAACATAACCGGTGATACAATGACTGGCGTGCTGGCGATGGGTGCATTCAACATCACCGGCCTACCTGTCATGTCTTACCCTGACTTGGTCAACACCGAGTTTGCAGCAACAAAGAACTACGTTAATACTGCAGTCACGTCGATTACAAGCGGTGGCGGTTCGGTTACTGTTCCGTCGGTGTTTGTATCGCCAGCAGTTCCGACCTATAAGGCTGGTGACATCTATGTCTTGGGCGCTGTGATCTACATTGCTATCGGCGTAGGTGTAGGTGCTCCTCCGGGTGGTAACTGGCGACAAGTGTTCCCAGCACAGTACTCATAAAGTTGAGATTGTGACCGAGTTGTAGTATGATCGACAGACAAGGAAAAGGTAATGACAGGAGCTGCAGTCTCATTCTACAAGCGATCTGACGCGGGTACATTGCGTAAGCATACACCGTCAGCATTCAAAACAGCTCCCCTTGCAATTGCTCCTCAGCTAATGCTGACAGAGCTAATGGTGTATTTGAAGACGACTGAAACCTGTCAACTCAACTGCGCACACTGCTTCACCAACGGAATCAACGGACGAAAAATCTACTTCGATCCAGCTCGAACAATCGATTGGTTCCATCGTCTCCATGCAGTAAATCCAACCCTGGCGGGAGGAAGTGTCGCTTTTCATGGTGGGGAGCCAATGCTTGCTCCAATCGCCGATATGCGTCGTACATGGGAAGCGTGCAAGGATTTGTGGCCAACAGTTTGGTGGACAACAACGACAAACCTTGTATACAAACTCGACGATGAAAAGCGCCTATTCTTCAAGGAATGCTTTACAGACGGCATCTCAACTTCTTGGGACAAGAATATCCGATTTGATAACGAAAAACAGGAAGCTCTGTGGGCTAAAAACGTCCAAACACTTCTCGATGATGGGCATAAGATCACGCTTATGGTAAGCTTAAATCGTGCGATCACTGATATGAACCCGGAAGATTTCCTGCGTTGGGTTGGTGATATCGGCGTTCACTATTTGCATCTTGAACGAATCACCCCAAATGGTAACGCAACTCGCAACCCACACATCCTTCCTTCAAATAAAGAACTCGATGCTTGGATGCTGCGATTATGGGATGCAAGTTTGAAGCTTGGCACACATAAGTACTTTGCTAATCTGTTTTTGAACGGAATTTTGTCGAGCTTTGTGTCATTAACACATTCGGGTTGTCGTTGTCGAAGTTGCGAGAAGAAGATTTTCACCCTGAACGCAGATGGAACAATTGGCGGATGTCCAAACAGTGCAGTAGACAACACGTTCGGAACAATGGAAGATGATATTTTCTCGTTGCTTAGCAGCGAGGGGCGAATCGAAAACATTGCTTGTGAAACACAACGCAATCCGCTGTGCTACACGTGCGATGTTTATGACGTTTGCAACGGTGATTGTCACCAACTTGCATGGGAAGGCGACGTTTGTGCAAGTCCGAAATCGTTGATGCGTCGATTCAAAGCAGAGAACAATAGAGAACAGTATGAGATGTTCCTTAACGGGTTCATCGGCAAGGAGTAACTATGGCTATCGCTGGCACAGACATCACGAAAGACAATATCACTGGATCAGGTGGCGTTGACTTGAACTCGTTCAAGCAACAAATCACCGACGTTGTCAACGCACTCACAAAAACAACAAGCGTGTCCGCAAACGGGACTGCACTAGGTCAAAAGCCATTTGGTAGTGGTGCACCAATTAGTGGATCGTTGTCAAGCACCAACTATGGTGGAACACCTCCTCTGTCTGCGCCACTTGTCGCTCCTGGCACGGTGACGAATTCACCACAAGCAAGTGACATTGCAGGTGCGAACATTGCAGCAGCCACTCTGATCACATTGTTCCAAAACACAGCTGTATTACTGTCCCGTGTTCGTCGCTATTCAATGGTAAAAACATACCTTAGTCCAGCGCCTGTTATCCAACTATCACTTACAGAACCAGGCCGCTATGGTTATCTGACAACAACGTACCAAGCAAATCCAGCAACAACAACACCAGCAATCACGACATCTTTGGCAGCTCTTACTGGCGATATTAGTGCAGCAACGTTAAACACAGTAATTGACAACGTTGACACCGCAATTACGAACCACAGAAACACAACCGTCGCGTTCACGGAAACGTGGTGTCACTCAAGCTGTCACAGCAGTCATAGTTCAAGGAACCGTCGCTAATGACCACAGTTACAACAGAACTTCCGCTTTCAATGGACGCCTTGCGTCAGGTAATTACACAACCAGATGCAGGAGTGGTTGTTGACTACAACAACAGTAACCTCAAAGGCCGTGCAGCGCTCATTTACATGACGAATACAAACTTACCAAATGTTGCTCTGAACATGACAGATGTGTCTCTCGAAGAGAAGTTTGTACTCGTTGACGACTACATCACTCACAAGTCAATCCTGCATGTAGCACAACTAGTCAACACCGTTTTGAATGTGTTATTCGCCGTTCGGAAAGTTGACATTGGTGCTGAACAAGACATATTGGATCAAGTGTCGCTATTTCCACAAGAACATGTCGGCGAATATCTTGCAAATCCAACACGAGCTGAACACATCAACAAGCTGATTGAACTTCTCGACAGTCTACCTCTGTACGCTGTAACGTGTTCAACATCATTCCGCGAAGTATACGGTAAAGGAAAAGAAGCGTTTGAGCCGGTTAACGACATTGATCATACTGGTTTCACATTCGTCCACCTGTTGACTCATCCGTTGTTCCTCGAATATTTCACACAACCAGCTACGACGACACTGAAGTATTACGTTCAGCAGTTCGACGAGTACATGTATAACGGAAAATCGTTGTTTCCATTTTTGGTAAACTCGCCTGTATTCGGTATTCTTGAGTGTTACATCACAGGGGCGGTGGACCTTGATCAGCTGCTTACAGCACACTCAGAAATGAATGCTTTGGAAGGAGCTGCAGCCTAATGCTACACCTGTTCAACAAGATATACGTCAAGGGAGATCATCTTGTGAAAGGTTCGCGAGATGCAATTATCATCTCGCCGACCTATGGAAATGTTCCATTTTACACGACGAAATTCTCAACTCGGGCAAACAACGAAAAAACAGGCCAACTGTGCTATTCAGCAACGTCGCTCAAAGAACTGCTCGACACTCACTTTGGTGGATCTGATGCAAAATTCTTCAATTACCTCATGAAATGGCCTGCCGAGAAACGATTAACGATCTACGCCGATCTTCCGACAATGGTTGATATTGCAACGAGATTCTTCAAAACAGTATTCCCAAAGATGACGGAAGACACATATGTTGTGGTGATGAAGTTACTGCTCTCCCGTATCAACTACTACCTAGGCGGAGCTGTTTTGCCATTCGTAACATTAACAGAGGACCAGGCAAATTCATACCGCGTCGAAACACTTCAAATTCTTGAAGATGTTGCTGGATTGCGCCATCGATTTCAAGAAACTGCACGCTGGCGCCTGACAAAAGTGGCACGTGACAGTATCATCCGCAACTGCAGCGTTGAATACCAATTGGCGACCTATCTAACAAATCCAAAATGGGCACATGCTCGTGCGTTTGAGAAAAAGGCTGTGTCAATGGCTAAGAAGCAAATCATTCACGAATATGCTCTAGAAATTAAAGGAGCTATTGTTCGGAACTTCATGAATCTTATCGTTCTTGAACCGACAGCAACGTTCAATTCTCTGAAAGATTCACTCGAGACGTTTGTTCAACAGTTCCCTCAGTATGCATTTGTTCTCGATGATGGATTTGTGCCAGACAATGCCGAGCATATCTGGCTTAAATACAACATGGAGGATTTGAAAACAGTGTTTGATCGCGTGACACACAAGTTCGTGTTCATTGCACAGGACTACACACCTCTGTTGAAGAAATTGACGTTCGAAGATGTGTTGAAGTATGAGCTGGACCGGCCATATCGCTGCTTTTTGTTCAATGGTGACAACTATCAGGAAACTGTCAACTCTTACTTGATTGACTATATCCTGAATGCTTATCGGATGAACCAACACGAACAAATTCGCCAGCTGGCACTGTAAGGGAAAACAATGTTACACCTACTAAACAAAGTCTACATTAAACCAGACGCTGATTTCCAGCGAGGTCACGATGCAATTATCATCTCTCCGAAAACGAAGCTGTTTGACAGCGAACTTTTTGGTGTGGATGACATCGACTTTGGTAAGATCCACTTCACCGCAGAAACATTCGATGCTCTTGTCGAGGTATTTGGAAGTGAAGACGCTTTTGTACAGTGGTTGGTTTATTTCGATCCGTCGACTCGTCTGGTTGTACATTGTGATCCAGCTACATTCGAGCACATTCTGGTTCGATGGCTTAAGACGATCCTTCCAAACATGGACGGTTCGAGTTTTCACAGTCTGATTCGCATAATTTACGCTCGATACGGTTACCAGTTTGGTTATCCGTACGTTCCATTTGTTCGCCTAACACCAGACGCTGCTGCTGTGTACAAGAGCTTCTTAGCTCGTATTCCTTCAAAGGAACAAGCGGTGCAGATGTGGAATCAGGCACAGCCATACACTGTGAATGTCGATTCTGCTGCTGTAAGTTTGGAATACCAACTCGCCACATACTTGGATGATCCGACTTGGGAACATACCGACCAGCTGAAAGCAAAAGTCATCACCATGGTCAAGAAGTTTCAAGTTGGTTCACTACTCGATGTAAAAGAAGTCATGCTTGGGCACTTGTATATGTTACCAGACTTTGATCAGTTGAAAGATACACTGGTACACTATGTTACAGAACACCTCGAATACACATTTTTGCTGGACATGAAACTGACCTCAGACGACTACACACGATTGTACGATCAATACAATACAGCTGTACTGCGTCAGATCTACATTGATTACTTCAAAATGCATGCGGATATTTTTGACGAGACACAAGTTGAGAAAGATCACTTCCTCGATCCTGCAATCACATTTGAACAAATCATCGACAATGAGCTAGCTTCAATCGCTACGCGACAACTGCTTGGCTCGTGGGAATATGGCCTGACAGTCAACACTTACCTGCTAGACCACCTCTTTGCGCTCGAGAGAGCGAATGACCAGGCTGAGTTGAAGAAGTTCTCGCTCCTAAGGAGTTAGCGATGAGCATGGATTTCGTAATCGACTTCAACCTTGAGCTGTTACATGGTTGCAAGTGGAACTGCACTGGCTGCAATATTGGTAAGGAAGAACAAGACGGCTTTCTTGACGGCGATTTCGATCGTTTGATGCATTTGTTTGAGGATCTCGAGCGAAACTTTCACATCCTATCAAACGTTGCAATCACACCAACCGACTTCATTGTTTCGAACAACGCAGAGCAAATTTTCGTTCCAGAACTCAAGCTCATGCTTGACAAGTTCAAGGCGGTAACATTGAACACAACATTCCTGCACGATGATGACGTGCTGGAATACTGGGCAGCCAAACTACGACCGCTCCTCAAGGGCAATACTCTGAAGTTTAGTGTTCCTGTCGAACCAGATCACTATATGAACAAGAAGTACATGGCAAAGATCCTTCACAATCGTGACTACATAGTCAGTTTGCTTCCAGAAACGAAATACACAAAGACGTACTTGATCGGCAATTTGTACGAGTACAAGAAGTTCGTCGACTTCGAATTCTACAGCGAAGACTTTCACGATAAGTGGGATGGACACCTCGATTTGGTGATTACAGAGGGGCGTCTTAATTTGACGAATCCGTTCAACCGTCAGCGGTTGCGTCATATGATCGAATATCAGAACGATCTTTACAATCGCTCTGTTGAACACGATCACGGCAAAATCATCGTCAACTTCACGAATGGCAAACGTCACGAAGGCTATGATAAGGACTACGTGTACAAAAACGGTCGGATCTACGCACCAGTATTCGTTGGAGAACCGCTGGTCACGTTTGAGGAAGGCTACTATCTGGATCGATCAGTTGAGTGGAACACAGACAATCTCGTTGAGTTTGAGAATCGAATGACCGTAGAAAGCTTTGAATATCTGCCACAAACACAACACTGTGCTACCTGCGAATTTGCGAATGCGTGTGTTGCTCGTGGTCTTACCAAGTTGATGAAAACCTTGAAAGTTACGGACTGCTTGGCACCAAAGCCGGCTTTCACGTTCTTGAGGCAGGTTGCATGAGTCCAATCAAATTCTACCGCACGAGACCTGAACTAGAGTTCGTGCCTGATAATCGGCACATGGAATTGATCATCAAGCCTACAGAGGCATGTAACTTCAAATGCACGTTCTGCTCGAGCACGAACATCACAGACGAAAAAGCTAAAGTCCTCGACTTAGAGTCGATCTACGCCTTCCTCAAGCGGTTCCCCAACACACACTCAATCATTGTCAATGGTGGAGATCCATTGATGGTCAAGCCATGGTATTACTGGGAGATCATCAAATACTGCGACGACAACAACTTGCCGACAAACCTTAGCTTCACCACGAACCTATGGGCATTCTATAAGAAACCAGAGATGTGGGTAGACCTGTTCCGACACGATCGTGTCGGTGTCACAACGTCTTTTAACTACGGTAACACACGGCGAATTACAGATGATGAAGTATTCACAGAAGATATTTTCTGGAAGGTCAGCGATAAGGTGCTAGAGTATATTGGTTATCGACCAGATTTTATCTCAGTGATTACAGACGAGAACGAAGATACGGCAATAGATAATGTTCGTCTTGCACAGGCTATGAGTGTCGAATGTAAGCTAAACTACGCAATGGCAAGCGGAATACAAAGTGCACCATATCAATTGTCAAAGATTTATCGCACATATACAGAGATCTATGAACTAGGACTCTGGCCGTGGGAATATAATACCAAGCAGATGATGCAACGTTTGGACGGCAAAGCATCTAGCTGTCCACAACTACGTTCCTGTGATGAAGGCATTCGATGCTTACAACCAAGTGGTGATTATTACTCATGTGGCGCATTTGGTGATGATCGAGAATATCCAATCAACTTCCAACAAGAAGTGATTGAAGGTAAGTTCTTCACACCGCTTCAATCAGCACCAGAATTGCTGTCACTAAAAGAAGAATGTCACACATGTCCGATGTTCAAAATTTGCAATGGATGTCGTAAGACGATCACAGACATGAAACGTCATAATGTCGTTGAGGAACATTGCACATTGATGAAGACAATCGCGAAAAAGATCATCAATATCAATGACGAATCGGCTAACTTACTAATTGATCGCACGTTAAAGAAGGGAGCTCGCAAGTATGAGCCTTGTACACTAAATACCGTTCTCGCATAAATGAGCGTCGAGCCTTGGAGGACTGATATGAAGCTAACAGAAAAACAGAAAGAGGTTCGGCGACGTTATTACAAAGAGAACAGAACTGAGATTCTGGAACATCAAAAGAACCGACGCACTGCCCAGAAAAAACACATTACACAGCTCGGAAAAACATGGCGTGAAAACAACAAAGACAAAACGAAGCGATACGGGGAAAATCACTACAAGAATCACAAAGATGATTACACCACACGCTCCAGAAGGTGGCGCGAAAACAACCCCGAGCGTAAAATATTGGCCCGGCTGCGGGCAGGAGCGAAGAAAGAGCATATTCCATTCAATCTAGAGTTGGAAGACGTCAAGATACCGAATATATGTCCAGTTTTAGGCATTGCACTTGAAAGAGGAAGGGAAGCTTTTAAGAAACTACAATGTCCGTCGGCCGATCGAATTGTTCCAAAACTTGGATACGTTCGTGGTAATGTGCGATTTATAAGTCTTCGCGCCAACTTGATTAAATCGAACCGTCGGCTGAAGAACTGATAAAAGTATACGAGTATATTGTACGAGAACGAGCGAGAATGACTGATGAACCTTGCACAGCTAGTACTGCAACGCAAGCGTGATACCGATCAAGAATACACGATTCACTTGTTTGAGAAGTGCAATCTAACGTGTAATTTCTGTTGGCAAGATCACACTGCGAATATTGGTCTGGATACTGTTCGACAAAAGATTCCAATCTTATGTGAGATGCTTGATGAAGATCCACATCACAAGTATACAATCAACATCATGGGTGGAGAGGTTTTTGCTGATGATATCTTCACGGAAAAGATGTGGGGGGATTACTACGCTCTATGCTGGTGGTCACATAAACATGTTGAGAAACTAGGGAAGGACATTACGTTCAATTTCGTAACCAATCTCGTCACCACGAAGACAAAAGAAATTTTTGATTTGCTCCACGCATTGCGACGGGAAGGTGTTAAGGTTAAACTGACAACGTCTTACGACGCAAAGGGTCGCTTCAATAAAGCTCAACTAGCAACGTTCAAAGAGAACATTGAAGTATTTCGTAATGAGCTTGAAGGAATCAGCATGTTGCTCACAAAGCCAGTAATCAAGCAGCTTGTTGAAGGAAAGGACGAATATTTCAAGTATCTGTACGACCAGGGGTTCTACATCTACTTCGACTACTATTCACCAGAAGACGACTATCTGTTGGTCGGTCCATCTGATAAGGATCTGCTTAAGGCGTTCTACTTCCTGGTGGACAACTACCCGAATGTACATCCGATCAAAGAGTGGATTGAGAACCACACAAACTTCATGTCTTGTAGAAGCTCCAAACTGATCAACCCTGATGGTACGAAGTGCATGTGTGGGAATTTGCTGTTAGATAATAAGCACGTTGTAACGTTCTTTAAGGCAAAGATACAAAAGGCTGACAACGATGAAATTGAGAACAATTTTTTGAACAGATGGGATTGTTTGTCGTGCGAATATTTCAGTCGTTGCACGTTGGGATGCTTCGTCCAACACGATTTCATGAAGCGCGGACAGATGAAAGAGTGCCCTTTCAAGCTGACTTTCGATAAAATCACCAAGGGAACAGAAGTTGACATCGATCTCTTGGAAACATATTATGGGGAAGACCCTACAACTGACAATCGGGTACAGTGATCTATATATTGCACAAGTACTCCAGCACAGTATTCGTCGTCGTGCATCAATTGGCACAGATTTTCGTTTTGTGTTGCGTGTGTCGAATGTAGTAGAATCACCGCTTCTGTGGAACTATGAGGGAGATTGGTCAATCTTCCTCGACGCGAAAATGCTTTGTTTGTGCGACATAAAGGAACTTACGGAACATTTCGACCCGCAATACGCCGTTCAGTTTGTTAAGTTCGCTGAACAACCATTGGCTGTAGTTGTATTCAATCACAACAAATTTGGCCGAACACCCGATCTCCATGACAAAGAAATTGGAGACCTGCCTTCAGAGTTTAACAGCGAATTCCCAACAGCAAAAATTCTTCGGTACGACAACGACCCATACAACTCTCAACTTTGGAAAGATGAACTCGATGACATGCTCCGAACTTACAGTTGAGAACTTCATCTCCCAGCAATGGATCCATAAAAATCGCTACGTACTTAACGCAAGAACAGTGACACCTGAATGTGTTGAGTCCTTGAACGCACAGGCATTCAAACGATTCCAGTTATCAAATCATCAACGCAAATACTCGAAGTCGCCAATTCGAATCGATATCTGTGAGTGGCTAGAACGTCGGGCGTCATTCTCTCTACATGAATACGACTACACAATTCCACCAGGGTATGTAACGCCAATTGAGTTTTTTAGCGAGGCGCAGCCATGGCGAATGCTGTTGCTTTCTTTCGATCCATATGCGTCAATCCTGCAGCGAAAGCTGTTCACCGATGCACGATTCGTTGAACGTGCATACGAAGAAAAGGACGATATGTATTCACCGAAATCGTTCCTGTTGGAACAGATTGAACTTGGATGGCTTGGCTACAGCGAATTTGAAGACTGTATTTTCATTCACCACATACAAGTGCGAGGTGCACTCAAAGAAGGAATGCGATACAATGACCTTGTTTGGTTCTATAGATACTTGGTTCGTGCATTTACGCAGATGTTGCCCGAAGGGAAGTTGAAGCATGTGTACGCACCAGATGCAGCAACGTTGTCGCTGTACAGCGAACGTCTGGTCGGGAATGCGTCAATAGTACTTCCGTATTCGCGGCATGTGCTACGAAAGAGCGACTTTCATACGGTTGGCTGGGACGCGTTTGCAACACAATCACCAATCGCGGCGGCTAAATGCAAGATGCGTGATGTGTTACTGCCAGACGAGATAACACTTTGGAGATACGATTATAATGATCCACACACTTTGGCACGACAGAATTCTGATTGAAGACGATTTGCTTGACCCGCAAGGCTGGAGTAATTTTCGAGACTGGGTCGGAGTGGAATTTGGTCGTCGACAGACAAAACCAATTATGTCAATCGACCATCTCAACTTGCCACCTGAACTCGGTTACTACGCAGCCATGCTTGACGGTGCCGTGACAAACTATTGCGAAGCTTGTGGCATAGACTATGCAATGGATATTGTAAACCTACAGGCAACTTGGGTTGAGAATTACAACGAAACAAGTCACCATGAATTCGTACATGAACCACATCACGACCTTTCGGAAGGTGGCTATCTTGTTGCTGTGTATTATGTATGTACAGATGTGAATTCACTAACAAGATTTGTTGGGGGAGACCTGGCGATATACAAGGCACTGACATATAGTGAATACCCCGAGGGAATGGTTCACGTTCGTGCAATACCGAACCGGTTGGTTGTTTTTCCTGCTATGCTTTACCATCGCATCAAACCATACTTCGGTCGTTCCCCACGAATTGCATTGTCGGCTGTGTTGTCTAAATCAGCCGACACAGTTCAAAACAAGAGAGTTTGCACACTATGAACTTCTACAAATTGTGGGCGTATCCAATTTACACATGCGAAAACGTTCTCCTCGACACCGAACGTCAGCAGGTGGCCGACTATGTGCTACATCGATTCAAAGATCTGGACGACGACAAAATAGTCAACGTTCACGTTGCTGTTGATGGCGAGTTGGACAAAATTCCAAGCGATCTAAAGCTGTTGTATTACGCATTGTATGTGAAGTTTTCTCAATATGTCTTCGAATGCGGAAATCCTCTTGAAGAGTACTTTCTTCACAGGATTGCTATGAATAAGACTCGCGCATTCGTTCCAGGACGAGACGAAGGTGTGATTTATGAATTGCACGCGGACGATAGCGTGAATGACATTACATGCGTCTACTACGCTCAAATCGATACAGTACACGCTAATGGTGGTAGTGCCGGCGGCGACCTGCGAATCTACAACCGAGCGGTGCTCGACACAACCGATGATACACGCGAAGCGTATGTCACTTGCAAACCAGTTGACAATAAAGCAGTAATGTTCCCGGGCAGTTTGATTCACGAGGTTCGTCCATATTTTGGTGAGCGTCCTCGAGTTAGTCTAAACTACAAGTTTCGTCGTTACCGCAGGAACATCTCTTTGAAACCAAAGCTGGTAATATGAAACCAGTCACTCTATCAATCAATCCACTGTATCTGTGCAACTTTCGGTGCAAGTTTTGTTATCTAACACCAGAACAACTTGCAGACAAGAAGAAAATCGATCATGTCCGTCTTGACCAAATGCTCTCTGAGGTCACAATGGTTACGGCAATCCAACACGTTGACTTGTACGGTGGAGAAATTGCACTGCTTTCCGATGAGTACTTTGATGATATGAAGCGGATCATCCGACAGTACTACTACAAGCCGATCAACGTTGTCACTAACCTGTCGAGAGTTCCGAAATTTTTCATGCCACCTGACATTCAATTGTCCGTGAGTTTTGATTTCGATTGTCGCGAACGGTACGAAGAAGTGTACAGAAACATGGCAACTGTTCAGAAGCCGCTGCATGTTCTGGTTTTAGCTAGCAGGTGCTTAATCGACAAAGACGTCGACTACATGATTATGATGCTGAACACATTACAAAATGTTCGGACAGTTGAGATCAAACCGTATAGCACGAATCAAGCAAACCAACATACCGTGTCGCACGCAGACTTCGAACGATTCGTTAAACGTTGGTTGACGAGTCGGATTCCAAAACGATTTGCGTTTATCAACGAGCAGAAGATTATCGAAGCGCTTCGCGGATCGTACAACGCATTTAGTGATGACCATGTCTATATCACCCCTAATGGCAAGTTTGCGGTGCTTGATTTCGACGAGAGCGATCACGAGAAGTTCACAGAGCTCGACCACTTTGTGGACTATGTCCGGTGGACAGAACATGAGAAACAACTAATCGGAAGCAATTCATACTGCCAAACCTGTCCATATTTCGGTCACTGTTTGACAGAACACTATCGTTGGGTGAAAGATCTCGAAAACTCGTGCAATGGTTACAGGTTCCTTTTGGATTGGTGCAATGAAAGAATGGAAAATCCGGCAGCAAATCTATGATCGTACGTGGCACGACCACGATGACTTGGTCTGCCATTCAAAGATCATTGACACCAGTGAACTGGGATTTGATCCCAGCTTTGCAGGCAAAGTTGGTTCATATTTTATGTGGGAATGGGATGTTCTCGTCTATCCGGAGAAGTCGTATGCAGTTGCAATGGTTTACGCAAAACTGCTCGAGAAATACTTCGGTGAGAACTTCTATGAGGTGTTAGACGATCAAGATTTGTTGCTTGGCGACAAGTACTTTGTTCGCTACAGCAAAAACAAAGAATGGTACGACAAGTTGATCGCAACTATGGACGAATGGAAATTGTGGGACTTTGAAAACAGCAAGTTACCGCAGGTTCAGGCGACCATCACGTACTTTAAGAAGGAGTTTCAGCTGATCTAATCGGGTAGGGAAGTCCATATAAATAAGCGTTTATGGAAAACCATGAAACGCTGCACTTGCTCACTACACGAGGGAACAAATCCTCTCCCCATTTCATTCTTCACCAAAGACGCATCGACCTCTGATAGCCTATCCCGACTGTGTCGACTTTGTTCTCAACGACGCTCCGCGGAAATACGAAATAGACGCAGAAAGAAACAACAAACGCTCACGAGAGAGCGATACAAAAACGATCCAATGTTTCGAGCGAAAGCTTTGGCTAGCTCTCGGTCCTACCAGCGCAGAAGACTTGCTGAAGACCCTATGTATGCACACAAATTGGAGATGTGGAGGAACGCACGATCGCGCGCTGTACGAAAAGGTCTAACATTCACAATAACAGTCGACGACATAAGCATCCCTCAGCGTTGCCCCATTCTTGATCTTCCGTTGACGCGAAATCAGGGCAGGCGAGGTCCAACGGAGGAATCTCCGACACTCGATAGAATTGATCCAAAGCACGGCTACGTTCCTGGAAATGTCATCGTGATCAGCATGCGGGCGAACACCATCAAAAGTTTTGGTACGCCAGAAGAACACTTCAAGATTTACCGGTTTCTATCACAGTTGACTCAGAGATAAATACTGCAAAGTACAAGGACTTCCGATGGCTGATTACATCATTAACTTCACCGACCCTATGAATGGTTCGTTCCTCATCAAACCGATGACGACGAACGGACCAGCGTCTCCGGCAGCAGTTACACCCCTCGACCCACAAGCGACTTCAGCAAATACATCGATTGTTCTACTCGGTAAAGGGATGTTTGAATATGGCGAACGTGTGGCAGAATCGTTCGTTCATATGTTGGAACATTTCGCGTTTCCGACGCCCCCAGCATATCCGATTCAGGGTCAAATTTGGTTTGATAATGGAACTCCTGGTCTGTTCGTCTATGACGGTGCAGTATGGAATCCAATTCTTGTTGGCAGTTTTCCGATTGCCGGCGATCTTGATATGGGTGGATTCAAGATCGAGAATCTTGGCGATCCTGATAGCGCCGACGATGCCGTTAACTTAGGATTTGCTGACACTCGATACGTGAACGTAACTGGTGATACAATGACAGGTACGTTGACTGTGTCGTCAGCAGACATCGTTTTGACAGGAGCAGGTTCGCAAATCACATTACCAAACGCACCTGTTGCTGCTACCGATGGTGTTAATAAAGCGTTTGTTGATGCATTGACTTTGGACAGTTTGGTAGATGTTATCATCACGGTTCCTGTTCTTAACCAATTGTTGCGTTATAACGGTGTAAACTGGGTCAACGCAACAGTTCTCATTCCAAGTGTTCTTGATGATCTGTCTGATGTTGCGATCACCGCTCCTGTTGTTGGTGATGTTCTGACATTCGACGGCTTGGTGTGGATTAACCAAGCGCCAGCTGCGTTTACAGATCGATATGTAACGGCTGGTGCAATGATCGGAACAACTCTGCAATTGTCGTTCTCAACAGCTGTCCCTTCACCAACGATCAACATTGCTGGCATTGCGCCGGACGGTCATACTCATCTTGCACCACAGGTGCTGTACAACACGAATCAGCCAGACCCAACATGGGTCGGTCCACCACCAACATATCCGTATCCGTTCTACAACGACAGCTACCTACGCGAATTGCTCATCACGACCGCAACGGGCTATCCAAATCCACAATTTCCGTATGGCCTCAACTTGCAGACAATCATCAACACAACCGACCAGGCTCTATATCAGCTTGTGGATATTGATCGACAGGAAATTCTGCAGGGGGATGGCGCAACATCGCTGTTTACGATGCGGGGCCAGTATTTGGTCGGTCGTAACAAAGTTAAGATTTTCAACAACGGCGTCAAACAATACGCAAGCCAGCGCGCTGTTCTCAACGTGGAGTTCGAAACACAAGTAGCACCAATTCAATCAATTAACGTTGGATCTGATACTGGTCTTGCCGACGGTACGTATTCATTTGATATCATCGTCAATGGTACATTGTTCACAGGTGTTACTGCACCAACTGTTACTGTTGCAGAGGACAGGGACGTTACGGCAGTTGATGGAACAGGAGGACCGTTAGGTCCTCTCACCACGACCGGAACAACTTGGACGATTACCGATCCACTCGGCGATTTCGCTGACACACTTGGAATAGGTACAATTTTCACTGTGACGGGAGCTGGTCCGGGTAGCGGCACCTACGTTGTTTTGACAGCAACGTGGGATGGAATTGGCGAGACAGACATCGTCATTGATCCGTCGGGTCTTGGAGTACCTGGCATGTTTACAACTATTCCAATTGGCACAACGGTCACGCTCGGTGTCACTACACTACGCAAACCATACTACTTCCAACAACTAAAAGAAGATCTCGATGTTAGCTTTGTGGCCAATGCGATTCCGGCGATTGTGTCATTTTACAACAGCACTCTATCGTTCGAATCAGAAGTTGTTGGAACCGGCTCGACTGTGTTTTATGTGCCCGTGGCGAATGACTTGTTTGACGAAATGCTAACAGCCGGTGTTGTAACTCCAGACTTTGTTTACTCGGGTAGTATGGTGAGTATTGACGCAGCTGACAACACTGTCAGCCCAGACGAGTTCCAAGTAATTGGTGATTACACTGGTGCCTTTCCAACTGGTGTTCGCTTCATTGTGTTCGGTTCTATAGGCAATGACGATGAATACGTCACAGTAGCCAACGCAACTTTTGCTGCCGGTTTTACAACAATCTATGTGACCAACGGAGCGATTTCTGTCAACGAAGCAAGCGGCGCCGGTACGGGAGATATTTTCTTTGAGCGCACACTTGCATATGACGAAGTTGGTACACCGAATAACAATTCCGATCAAATTCAGTTCACTGTTGCACCAGCCACCGGTGATCTAATCGAAGTATTGATTGCACCATAAGGATAGGTCATGACATCATCATTTGACATCATCAAAGCGGACGGTTCAACATTCACGATCTACGCGTTAGAAGGCGACGGCTCGAGCAATCTTTCACTCCCACGACAAGTACTCAGTGCGGTGCTGTCTGGTGGCGCAGGTGTAAACTACTTTGAACTTGGTGATGATCTCACGTACCGATTTGTACCAGGGTTCACCTTCAACGTTATCATTCTTGATCCACTGTCCTTCCCACCGACCGCAAACGAAGGAACGTATACGGTCGTAACATCATCATATGTTGGGAACGTTACACGAGTTACAGTTGCTCAAACGATTCCTCGCGGATTCTTTACAATCAACGGAGTGACAATCGGTTCCCAAACATGGCGAATCAGTGGTAATCATGCTGCTGAATTTGGCGCTGGTACAAGTATCATTGTCACAAACAACTCTGGTAATGGGAACAGTGTATATACTGTTGTATCGGCAACGGTTGTTGGTCCGAATACTGAAATCGTAGTATTGCAAACAATTCCTGGTGCTTCAGCTGGTGTTGCCGTCGTACAATTTTTTGCGGCTCCTGTTTTCACACCTGCCACAACACTCGGAATTACTGCTGGTTTGTATGATATCCGTCTTGCTATCGACGGTGGTGCTTCCTCGATATATACAGTGACCGCCACGGGCACTGACACTATGGCGTCAATGGCTGCTCTTCTAACAACAATAACAGGTCTGACTGTTACTGTTGCAAATAATTACTTCACATTTACAAGCGGTACAACAGGTACTGGTTCGTCTGTTGCTGTCGTAACACCAACTGCTGGCATAAATCCGGACTTATTCGCTGCTATTGATATAGCAAAAACAGCAACACATACGTCCATTAGTACACAAGGCCGCGCTGCATCATCTGGTGATGGTTTACTAACTGTTAACTCCTACGACATTGTTGGCGTTGTTCCAGGTGTTGGAGGCACTTGGACTATAGCCGGCAACACCGCATCACGATTCCCGATTGGCTCTGGATTTGCCGTTTCTGGCAACTCTGCAGGGGATGGTAACTATTCTGTGGCATCAGCAACCAACGTTGGCGCAGACACGGATATTGTTGTCACGGCAACTATTCCATTGTTGTCCGACACGACAGGTGCAGTTCTTGTTGGAAACATTCCACTTGGTCATATTCAATATCACTTGACCGTTGCCGATGCTGGCATCAACACGTCGTTCGACCTGCTTGGTAAAGGAATGCCAAACTGGGGCGCAACATTCCAAGGTGACATTGTTCGAGCTCTTGAAAACCATGCCGCTTCAACGCCACCTGCAGCACCTATGTCTGGTCAATTATGGTATGACACTGGCGCAGCAACCTTGAATCTGTTTGCATCAACGATCTATGATATTGTTGCCGTCGACACCGTAGGTCCTGTATATGTGTGGACAATTTCTGGTAACCATGCTGCTACTTTCTCGACACTTAACGCTCGATTTGCAGTGTTTGGTAACACTGGTATCAATGAAGCAAACATCGCCGTTCCGGGCACATATTCCGCTTCGTCGGTGTATCAGATTTTGTCTGCTGTAAACGTTGGTCCAAACACAGAAATTACAATCAATACAACTGTATCTCCTCCTCTTTCAAACTCGATCCCAAGCGATGCAACCGGTGACGGTAAGTTATATTTGATGAGTGATTGGCACGAAATTGCGTTGACGGAGAATGTTCTAACGTTAGATTGGAAAAATTCTGTCCGCGCAGCAACAACAGCAGCACTGCCAGCAGTGACATACAACAACGGACTTTCAGGTGTTGGTGCAACACTTACAGCAACCGCTAACGGTGCTCTCCCCGCACAGGACGGTGTTTCTCTTGCTTTGAACGAACGATTGTTGGTTAAGAATCAAGCAAGTGGACTGCAAAATGGTATCTATACCGTAACACAACTCGGCGATGGCGGCAATCCTTTCATTCTCACACGAGCTGTAGATGCTGATACAAATGCTGATGTAACAGCTGGAATGGCGATGGTTATTGAAGAGGGAGCAACATATAATGATGCAGCTTTCTTCTTGGGAACAAACAATCCAATCACCGTCGGCACAACCGCATTGATGTTTGTTCAGTTGACAGCATCAATTGCTGCGCCAGTCAATGAGATTGTTTACGGCACTGGCGTCGGTGTGACATCTGAGGCAGATTTCACGTGGGATCCGACGACAGACACCTTGATGCTTGGAGGTGTTGGTGATTTAGGCACAATTACTAACGGTGATGGTGGAACAATTGAATTCGACGCTGGCGTGATTCGCCTAACGGGCGACAACGGCGATTTCATCGAAATTGGCGCAAGTATCAATCTTACCGGTGTTGCAGGCACAACCGGTTCAACAATCACAATTGCAGCCGGAGATTCGTCCGTTGCTGCTGGCGGAACAGTTGCCATTGTTGGTGGTGATGCAACACTTGTTGCAGGTGGTCCTGTAACGATTACAGGTGGTACTGGTGGTACAAGTCTTGGTACCGGCACTGGTGGTGCTGTATCGATTACTGGTGGTACAGCAGGCGCTAACTTGACAAATGGTGGTGCTGTCAATATCCGAGGTGGTTCAGGTGGTGTAGTTGGCGTTAGTGGTGGTGGTGCTGTTAACATCACTGCGGGTGATGGTGTCGGAGCAACCGGAGGCGGCGGTGGTTCTGTCGTACTTACTGGTGGTACGCCAACCATTCTTGGTATTGGAGGTGGCGTTTTAATTCAAGGAGCACAAGGTCTTGGCCTTGGAAATGGCAGCGGTGGTGTTGTACTTGTTGGTGCTAATGGTGCTGTAGCAGGCGGTAACGGTGGCTCTATTTCGATTACAGCTGGCACAGCAACAAGTGTATTCACAGCCGGAACTCTCTCTTTGACAGCAGGCGGTGGGGGAACAACAACGGTCGGTGGTGCAGTAACAATCACTGGTGGTCCAGGCGGTACAGTGTCAGGCACTGGCGGTGCAGTAACAATCACTGGTGGTATACCAACAAGTGGTGCCGGTGGTGCGGTAACACTACAAGGTGCTAACTCAGCAACTGGTTTCCAAGGAGGCAATGCAACACTGCAAGGTGGACGAGGTGGTTCAACCAATACCGGTGGAAACGCTGTAATCACAGGCGGCCTTGGTGGTACGACAAGTGGTGCAGGTGGCAACGTTCTCATCACTGGTGGTACACCAACAAGTGGTGCAGGTGGCCTTGTCGTCATAGCAGCCGGTAACGCAACTGGTTCAGCAACTGGTGGAGATGCTTCGCTAGCGGGTGGTACAGGTGGTACAACCGGCACTGCCGGAACTGTAACAATCATTGGCGGTGCAGGTGGATCAACTTCAGGCAACGGTGGTAGTGCTACTCTTCGTGGTGGATCTCCGAGCAACGGTAACGGTGGTAGTGTTATTATTCTTGGTGCAACAGCAGCGGGAACTGGTGCTGGAGGCGATGTATCGATTACAGGTGGCAACGCATCGACAACCGGCGAAGGTGGTGACATCACACTCACAGCGGGCAACGGTGCTACATCAAGAGGTGGCATTGTTACTCTCAACGGTGGTACAAATCCATTTGCTGGCACCGTCAATGCCATCTCAATCAACGGAGGATCAGCAACAAATGCTGGTTCTCTTGGAAACGCTGTTCAAATCAACGGTGGCTCACATACAACCAATCAAGGTGGTACGGTAAGCCTTACTGGTGGCACAGGTGGTACATCTGGAACAGGTGGAACCGTAAGTTTGACAGGTGGTACACCTGGTTCAACGTCAACAGGTGGTGCGATATCGATTGCTGGCGGTCCTGGTGGATCGACATCCGGTGCAGGTGGATCAATTACACTTATAGGTGGTATTCCGACTGATGGAAACGGCGGAAGTATCACAATCACTGGTCGAAATGCCGTTGGTACAAACCGTGACGGTGGTAACGTCACACTTACACCTGGCACTGCAACAGGCTCAGGAACAGCTGGTAGAGTGATTATCAATGGTCCTGCTAAGCTTGGACCATTTGCTGAAACGTTTGCAAGTCCATCAATTTCTGCTGGTACGTTGACATTGGATCTCACCACAGCAAATACGTTTAGTGTGTCACTGAACCAAAACATTACCACACTCAATATCAACAATCCACAAGCATCAAGTGCACATGGCTTTTCAATCATCTTCACAGCTGACGGAACATTGCGAACAATTACATGGCCGGGTAGTGTCAAGTGGGCAGGAGGTACTGCACCAACTATGACTGCGACAGCAGGAAAGGTTGATATTTTGACATTCTTTACGGTTGATGGTGGAACTAACTGGTACGGTGTGGTCTCCGGTCAAAACTTTTAATGGTGTAGCATGACAATTGCTCGGTCATTCTTCAGGCAGGCTACAGGAAATTTACAGGGAGCAATGTTGTTTGGCTGGGGAAATGCTACCACAGCAGAAACAGGCACTGGTCTGGGATCAATCACAGGCATATTTGGTCAGTGGGCAATGGCACCAATTTTTCCAATTGATAATCTTAGTTGGAACACATTGAGTGTCGGTGCTGCACACACCCTTGGAATTAAATCAGACGGCACGTTGTGGGCGTGGGGTGAAAATACAAACGGAGCACTTGGTGATGGAACTATAACATCAAGATCGTCCCCTGTGCAAATTGGAACGTCAAGTTGGTTATCTGTTAGTGCTGGTAATGCTAATAGTTTCGGTATTCGTCTTGACGGTGCATTATTCGCCTGGGGGACAAACACAAGTGGTCATCTAGGTACCGGCAACACAACAAACTTTTCATCGCCAGTGCAAATTGGAACATCAAGTTGGTCAATGGTTAGTTCTGGTGAACTTTGGACTGCTGCACTTCGCAGTGATGGAGTTTTGTTTACCTGGGGCAACGCTGGAGACGGTAAACTCGGTGACGGAACAATCACTAGTAAATCATCGCCCGTTCAAATCGGTGCATCAGTCTGGACGTCAGTTAGTGCTGGTTCACACCACGGTGCATCTATTCGCTCAGATGGAGCTTTATTCACATGGGGTCGAGGCGTAAACGGACAACTAGGTGACGGAACGTCGGTTAGTAAGTCATCGCCAGTGCAAATCGGAACATCAAGTTGGAGCATAGTAGACGCTGGTCAAGATCACACAATGGGCATTAAAATAGATGCAACGCTTTGGGCTTGGGGTGCAGGCACAAACGGAAAACTTGGTGATGGAACAACCGTTTCTAAATCTTCCCCTGTTCAAATTGGTACGTCTAGTTGGAATGCTGTTGCGGCTGGTCGTGAATTCACTTTCGCTATACGGTTAGATGGTATGCTGTTTTCTTGGGGTGAAAACGATAGTGGTTTGCCTGGACAACTTGCGAATTTGACATTCACAAACACTTCCTCCCCTGTTCAAGTTGCTTCAACAGCTAGTTGGACAATGGTGTCGACTGCTAGAACGACAAATGGAAACTCAGGCATGACTGGTGGAAAACGAACTAACGGTCAAATTTACATTTTTGGTAACGGTCCTGGTGGTGAGGAATTCGGATTCACCTATTGGGTCCCTGCTACTATTAGTCAAACACTGCCGTATCCATCCGCCTATGCTGAACATCCAACATCTAGTGCACAAGCACGAAGCTGGAGTGTGATCAGCTCCGGTGACAACTGGAGTGTTGGCATTCGTTCTGATGGTAGTCTTTGGTCGTGGGGGACAAACACTAACGGGCAACTTGGAAATGGAACAACCGCTGCTACGTGGCCGCCTACACAAATCGGTGCGTCTAGTTGGACTGCTATAGCGGCTGGACCGAGTCATGTAGTTGCCATTCGTTCGGATGGTGGATTGTTTACCTGGGGTGCTAACGGTCAGGGACAACTTGGTGATGGATCAACAACAGCAAGATCCTCACCAGCTCAAGTTGGTACTGAGAGTTGGGTTGTTGTTACTGCTGGAGGACATGGAACATTCGGTCATTTCTCTGGTGGCATAAGGATTGGTGGAGCCTTGTTTATGTGGGGCAGAAACAGCGAAGGTGCACTTGGTGATGGCACAACAACAAACAAATCGTCACCTGTGCAAATTGGAACATCGAGTTGGAATGCTGTTGCTACTGGTGATTTCCACACGGTTGCAATTCGATCAGGCGGCTCACTATTTGCATGGGGATTTAACGGCAGTGGACAAGTTGGTGATGGATCAACAACAAACAGATCATCTCCTGTGCAAATTGGAACATCGAGTTGGAATGCTGTTGCAGCAGGCGAATCATTTACTGCTGCAATCCGAAACGGAGGTAATATTTTCACATGGGGCAACGGTGGAAATGGTCGTCTTGGTGATGGAACTATCGTTTCCAAGTCATCACCTGTGCAGATCGGAACCTCGGTGTGGACACAGATTACGACCGGTTTCGCATATGTGCTTGCTATACGAAGCGACAACGCTCTCTTTGCATGGGGCAACAACGCAAGCGGACAACTTGGTGATGGAACGGTCACAAGCAGATCGTCCCCTGTACAGATTGGTTCTTCCTACCAATGGTCAAGAATTTCCGGTGGTATTGATAGTTCGCTTGCCGTTGCAACTTAAATTGTGTAGGCTGTTTGAAAAACAACTACAACCCTATGCACCCCATTGACAAACAACTTGATCACATGCTTCACGGACGTTTTGGACGTGGATGGCAAATTTCAGAAAACCTCGACAAAACAATGCCCGATGATGCACGACATCTGTTTAATCGAGGTTGGTTCCTACTCAATCAAGGGAAATTTCAAGAAGGCTATCAGACTCTCGAAGCTGGTCGCTTTTTGAATGTCTACGGTTCTGGACATATAGGCACACAAAAACCAATCTGGAATCCTGCAGAAATGTCCCTCGCAGGGAAACGTGTGATTCTGGCTCTCGAGGGCGGCTATGGTGATGAGTTAATCAATATTCGATTTGCAACACCACTTGCGGAGCGAGGTGCAACTGTTATAGTTCGTGCAAGTGAAGCGGTCCATTGTTTGATTAAACGTGTCAAGGGCGTTTCGGAAATTATTACACCTTATCAAGTTCGAGATGTTCATCACGATTGTTGGATTCCTGGATTCAGTGCTGCTTGGTTGCTCGGTTACGATTACTCAACCTTGATCAATGCTCCGTACCTTACACCACATCCTCAATCGGTTGAAATTTGGAAGAACGTGATTAAAACCGATAAACTCAAAGTTGGCATTCGATGGAGCGGAAATCCAAAGTTTGAACATCAGCAATTCCGTCGGTTTCCTGTTGAACCTCTACTTGCATTGTCTGCATACCAAAACGCACAGTTATACAGTCTTCAACGTGATAATGACTTGTTGGACCTTCCGAACAACATTGTCGATTTGCAACACTTGTTAATATCGTGGGAAGACACAACTGCTGCAATTGCGAATATGGATTTGGTGATCTCCTCGTGCACAGCAGTCGCTCATCTTGCGGCAGCAATGGGTAAACCAACATGGGTTCTTGTTCCAATTCTACCGTATCACATCTGGACATATAAAGCACCAGAATCACGTTCTTCTCCATGGTATGGAGACAACGTTCGGCTTTTCCGACAAGCAAAGTATGAGTCGTGGGAAAAGCCGTTTAAGATGCTACACAAGCAGTTTGGCCAATGGATAAATACGACGAAATCCTCATAGGCTGACCATTATGCAACCACCAATTTCATTAGCACAAATCGACGTTGATCCACTTCGTGTAGGACAAACCCACACTGTTGAAGCTCAAACCAAAACAAACACATTCCAAGAAGTGTTTATCAACGGTCAAAGTTTTGAGATCGACTCTGCGGAGAATACAACAAATCCTGACAGATTCACCATTGCTGATGATTTCACAGACATCTTCACGACAGGCACAACGTTCTTTGTTAGCGGATCCGCCGGCAACGATGGTACGTATACCGTTGTTGAAAATGCAACGTTTGCGGCTGGGTTTACAACAATCTACGTAACAAATGGGTCGATTACTACAAATGAAGGCGCTGGCCTCGGCACGGGATTCATCAATACAGGAGAACGGTTGGTCCTTCCGAACAACTCTGCAACACTTATTAACGTCTTCTTAGTGGGCCGTGACACAGTAGCCTCGCCAGGCGAAGGCGCTGGTTTCATTACGCGGTCGGCGTTCGTTCGTGATGCAACAGCCGCATCCGTTGTACGTATTGGAGGCCTCGTTGACAGCTTTTCAAGAGAGAACATGGCTGGAACACCAGATGTCGACCTGACAGCAGATACGACCAACGGCTCGATTAAACTCGAAATCAAAGGATCCACCTCTGGTAATGTGGTTGTATGGAGTGGTGTTGTTCTCTTGCAACAGATTGAAACGTAATGGTACAATGTCCTAATGGCTGACATTGATATTGACTTTCGTACCGACTTTGATCCAAAGCGCGTCTTCAAACAGATCATTCCTGCTTCGATCATCAAGAACGATGATCTCGAGAAGCACAACTGTGGACACTATTTTCAAACGATTCCTGTTGATCCTGTCACAGGGTTAGCAGCTATTCCTTATGAAGAAGCAGAGGTCTTGGGATACTTTAAGATTGACTTCTTACATCTGGCTGTGTTAGACAACTTCACAAGCAAAGACGAAATTCGAAAGCTGATTCGTCAATCACCTGATTGGACCCTTTTATTACACGAGGAACACGTTTCAAAACTCTTCCAAGTCCATAAACGAGCCGACTTGTTGAAACGAATTCGGCCAAATTCAGTTCAGGAATTGGCCGATTGCATTGCATTGATTAGACCATCAAAGAAATATCTCATAAATAGATATGTAACAGAGATTAACAATAGAGAAACAATACAAAGAGAATTATACGAAAAACCAACAGAGGGTGGTAGTAAATGGTTTAAAAAAGCTCATGCGATCAGTTACGCGTTGACAATAGTGCTTCAGTTACACCTTATCCAACAAGGAAAGTTGTAGGAGCAAACGAAACACGCCGTCTAAAAGCAGCTTCAACATTCACTGATAAAGCCAACGTTGTCCACAGTAAGAAATTTTTACCGAAAGGCTTTCCTTTATGAAAACACTTGCCACAATCAATTTGAGCGACAACCAAAAGCGCGTTATGGCGAAAATTCTTGCTGCGCCAACACCAAAAGTAGCACTTGACAGCATCAGTAAGAATCAAAGCTTGATCGCAGCTCGTGACCAGCTCGCAAAGATTGGAATGGTTTCACTGAATCCCAATGGTGCATCGGTAACAGACAAAGGTACAAAGGTGATGCAAGACGAAGCACTTGTTGATGAGGGTGGACAACTAACGCCAGATGGTGAACAACTTGCACACACGGACGTGGATGGCAAGCCAGAACAAGACAAAGCCGCTTCTCCCACGCCGACTGATATGATGGGACAGCCAGAACAACAGCCACAGGCACCGGCTCCAGGTACTCCGCCACCTCAAAGCCAACCAGATCAACTCCAGTTGCAAAGTGTCAACTGGGAACGATTCAAGTTACTTCGGGAACTGCTCAAAGGGTAATACTGTAGTTGAGTATCGAATCTCGACACCCGCAGGAAGAGCCTTGCGTCGTCGACGCTTGATACTTTTCACCTGTGCCATGGGAAACTTTGGCACAGGACCAATCACTCTAGAGATGAATTCAACGTTTAACGAACGATAGATTCGTGACGTTTCGCTAGTCATTCCACGGCGAGAGAATTCAACCGAGACAGGGAATCGGGAGCGATTCTCGAAGTACCAATCCGCTGCAGCAACAATCAAAAATTCTTCATTAACACTTTCAGCGCCGCAGTAATCAAGAACGAACGCTTTAATTGTTTCGTCGTCAGCGTTGTCAACAATCGCAAGCATTGGCTGCTTGCGATAGACGATCATGGTTACGAATGGATAGCCTTTGTATTCTTTCGGGTGTGCTTCAATGATGAGCGGAACGTTGGTTTTCTTTGCTGTCTTCTTTTTGACCGTCATTACAACCTCCAGAGTGGGGTTATTTATCGGATGGGTACCACGCTTAAAACACAAAGTAAATATGTCAAAGGAGGGGCAAAATATGTGCGTTGTCAGTGTGATTACCGAATACGGTCGCGATAGAATGAGTGCTCCCTGGACGCCAGAACAGTTACAAGCATTCAAAGTTCTGATCGAGCAGGCGCAGAAATTTGACAAGTTAACCGATCAACCGAACTGCGAGGATCCTGCAAAAGCTGTGTGGATTGCAGGTGTTGAAGAATCAGTTGGAGCCATCAAGAATGACGTTTGAATGCCCGCCACTCAAGTTCGCTCACGACGCGCTTGAGCCATATCTCTCGAAAGAGAATGTTGCACTCCATTACGAGAAGCACACAAAAGGGTACTTCAAAAAGACGAATGAGTTGATCGAAGGCACTGACTTTGCAAAGGCCAAGTCGCTCGAAGACCTTCTAACAAAAGACAACTTGATGAAGGCGGACAGCAAACTATTCAATCAAGCTGCACAAGCGTGGAACCATACATTCTGGTGGGAAAATCTTGCAGCAAATGGCGGTGACAAAAATCCATCACATGAATTGATGGAAGAGATTGATAATCACTTCACCGACTTCATAACATTCAAGAAGAAGTTTGTTGAAGCCGGAATGGGCCAGTTCGGTAGTGGTTGGGTGTGGCTTGTTTGGAAGAACCGATCGCTGTCAATCGCAACAACACCAAATGCAGGTACGCCACTTACAACACATGCAAAACCATTGCTTGTTGTTGATGTGTGGGAGCATGCTTATTATCCGACATACTTTAATGATCGCGAGAAATATTTGAAGAAGATTTGGACCATTGTAGACTGGGGCACGATCAATGAGCGATTCGGAAAACTTTGAAAGTGTAGAGATCGAAAAGTCGGGTAAGAATCCAAACCGACGTGGTCGCAAGCCAAATCCAAACTGGCTGCCGTACAACGAAGCAAAAGAGTTCATTCGCAACGAGCTGATTCCTTCTCGCGCAAAATATATCGAGTGGTGGGATGCGAATAAGCCAAAAGCTTTACCGCGATTCCCTTACCGTGTGTAAAAAGAGTGGGTATCTTGGAATGAATTTCTTGGAACGAACAACAAGTTCCAAGAACAGGGCAAGAAATGGCGCTCAATCGACGAGGCTATTCTTTGGGCGCACAGTCTCAAACTGGGCTCTTACAAACAGTGGATGGACTTTTGCCGAGAGAACAAGGACAAACTACCTCCTGATATCCCTGCGCGTCCAGATCTTGTCTACGAACGTTGGCGGAGCTGGAGTCACTGGTTGGGTAATAAACCGGTCGAAGCAGTTGAAGCAAAGAAGGAAGCTGAGAAACGTAAGATTTTCTACATCATCCGTATGCCAGAAGTTCCAATGAATGTTCTGAACTTTGGCACGGAGGAGTTTGGGTTGTCTGGTATGAAAGAACGGTGGGAACGAGATCATTACCACCTAGTGAAATTCTATTGGTACAATCCTGAGAAAGCGATTGAGATCAAACGATGTGTTGACATGCTGACAACACCTTACAAGGAAGACGATCGTCAGCGAATTGTCCCGAACGTTTTCGAGGTAATGTACTATCTCGATATGCTGATGGATTCCGTTCGAGATCTTAATGCTTGATCAACAACCAAGAGAACTCACCAAGCCATAACGTCTTTGGTTCCGAAAACTCGTAGTACGATACTCCTTCGTCGATCGCTGTCGCAACACGCTGCAACGCTTTCATCGTTGCTGCTTCATCAATTGTCGCCACATCCAAAACAACACGAAAATGTCCGTCGATCAACTCAACGCATTCACAGGTTGTTGTTTTGTTTTCGTTATGAATGTCGAGAAGTGCAAGAGAAACACCATCAGCGGTGTCAGGGATTACAGCTTGGTTCTTGTTGGTTCGATCTAGGAGTTGCTGGAACAGTGCATCGATATAATCGACGCGTGTTGTAACGATTTCAATGTCGACGTATTTGTCAGTTTTACGTACTTGGTTGGGATAGCTCTGTATTTGTGTTATTTGTGTCTGCATTTGTTATTATAACCTCCGCTTGTGTTGCAGCCGGCTCTTCCTCACCTGTTGGACTGCTTTCAGGTGGTGGTCCGAGCCGTTGTAGTGTTACAAGCATCTGAACGGCCTGCTCGCTAATGTTCTTCAGCTTTTTCTTGTAGAACTTCTTCTTGTACTCTGTTTTTGCAGAGAGGATCTTTTGGCGATGTGCTTGAGCTTGCAACATGAGATGCTGGAGTTCGGCTTGAACAGTCGCTCGCATTTGTGCCACGCGAGCTGCTTTTAAATCCGCTAAGGAAATTGTGAGTGTTCCGTCTTCGTGTTTTGTTTGGAGTTCGTCCGGTGCCATGAAAGCTCCTTGTTATCCTGCTATTTCCCAACCGTTTTGTTAAAAGGTCAACAGTTATTTAACCTTACCCTAACGATTAGTTCGGAAGGCCGGTGATATGGAGCAGTTCTGCATTGCCAGCGGACCAAATATCATAGGTTTGACGACCGTCCGGCGAAGCCATTTTGTTTGTAGGAATGTCAGTACCGGCTAGGATTGCTTTGCGAATCTTCAATTCATCCTGCAATTTTCCGATGTTGTAGATCCACAACTCTTCGTACATTCCATTATTTTCGCGTTTGTAGATCAAGTGTGCATCTTTGACCGTTCGGATCAACCCTTGTTTGTCAGGGTCCTGAGTTGCGGCTTGATCGACCATCGAATCGAGTTGTTGATCTTGATCGCTTTCGTCGTTTTGATTAGCTGGTTTTTCCTCCGTTTGGCCTTGTTCTGAACCGCCTAGAAGATTGCCAATGCCAGTTGGAGTGCCTTGATCGTCCTTTGGTTGTGGGCTTGATTGGCCGCCCAGCAAGTGGCCGATATTGTCTTGACCAGGCTGTTGTTCAAAAATACGAAGCAGATCCATTAGTTACCCCCTGTTGTAGAGGGTATTTATGGTGTTTGTACACCATCCACGTTGAAGATCGTGTTCGATGAATGCACACGAAGCCAACACTCTTGTAGAGATGAACAAGACCCTCTTGATTAAGAGTGCTGCCTTTGTACGGTTGTGCTTGAAGGATGATGTTCGCGTTCATAGTTTTTGCACGACGAATTACATCACGCAGGAGAACTTTACCGAATCCCTTGCCGCGATGCTCTTTGTATACATGAAACGTATGCAGGTAGAGCCAATTTTGGGAAGTCTTTACAAGATTGCGCGCAGTTCGTGTCAATGGACCAAGCGTATAGTCTCCAACTGGTACGTAGTGCTCATTGATTGCCGTCACACGGATTCCAGGCCGATCAAGTGTGAATGACGTTACCAAACAATTGTCTCCTTCCCGTGGGAGACAAGGTAAGCATTCGTTTTTGAAAACGGCTTGCTGCCAAAGAACCCGCGATGTGCGGACAGTGGTGATGGATGAGCCGAGATCAGGATATTGTGCTTTTCTTCGTCGATAAGGTGAATCTTTCCTGCGGCATGGTTGCCCCACAAGATGAATACAACAGTATCGCAGAACTCACTAATGACTCGGATCGCTTGGTTGGTTACGGCGCTCCAACCTAGATTTGCATGCGAGCCCGGTTGTCCAGCCAACACTGTAAGATGCGTGTTTAGCAACAACACGCCCTGTTGTGCCCAATCTGTCAGATCGCCGTTTGTTCGGACGATGCCAAGATCTGATTTCAGTTCGGCGAAAATGTTCGCGAGTGATTTTGGAAGCGGGTGGGTGCCTGCAGGAACGCTAAACGACAAACCCATCGCATGTTCATAATTCGGATACGGATCTTGTCCGAGTATGACAACGCGCACTGTATCGAGCGGAGTTAGAGCAAATGCGTTGAGGATATTCTCTTTTCGAGGGAGAACTTGATGCCCTGCTTTTCGGATCGTTGCTAGATCCTCGCAGATTTGGGCGAACCGTTCTGATTTGAAAATCGGTAGGTCATCCCAGTTCATTCACTCTTTCCAGTTACAAGAAGGTTGTGTGCTGCACATGCACGCCAAGAAGGTTGTGTGCTGCACATGCACGCCAAAACAAATCAGCCATCAACGGTCCACCAATCTTCACTGACTGAGGTTTTTGCTTGAACTCGCTCCTAAACACGATTTCTGTTCCGATGAGATATTGGTACGTTAGCCGCTTGAACAATCTTCGTTCGCAGTCGAATCGCACGCGATGAATCACCGCATCGACATCACCATCATATCCTTCGGCATTCATTTTTCCGACGAGCTTGTAAGTGAGAAATGTGTCTTCTTCGTCGATTCGGTATGCATTGATATCGATGTAGTATCGAGCTGTTTCAGGACCTTTGAAACGAACCCATACAGTCGTATTGCACACGCCTTTTTCGCAGATGTTTTGTTTGTGTGCATCTTCGAGAGGCATGTCGACGATCGAATCATCTGCGAACGCAGTGGTGAATAGGAAGAGAAGACTGACGATGGCGTAGCGAAAATTCATAGCTTTTCCTTCAAGAAATCAAGTTGTAGACACCAAGCGTTAACGTAAGCCCCCAGGAATTCCTTTTGAAACAACAGCCGTTGCTGACCAAGGATGAAGCGACTCAAGGTGTTCAGTAACAACACTGAAGTCTAGAATCTTACCCTCATCGTACATCATGTCAAGGCCTTGATACAACAGACGTGATGCATCCTCTGTGAACAGAAGGTTTGATCCGTTAAGCTCAGCGAACGCTTGTTCATCACGCCGCTTACAGATTACAACAACTTCGGTTGGGACTTGACGACGAGCCACCTCTACAATATCTTCAATCCACACAACATGTTTGTCAGGATTAAACTGAACGGTGATTTTTCCGAGCGATCGTTGTGAGTGTCCGTTTGCAGCCTTACCGCGTTTGCGTGTTGCATGCTGCGCAAGTTCAAACGAACATGGACAGGTTGAGGAATACAGATAGTCAACAGTCAGAAGGAATTTGTATGTGTCCCGTCCCGCTCTTAAATAAGGAGTATCCGTTACTTCTCTGTGCAATTGACCTTCCAATGTGCAGTCATAGAAAATGTATCCAAGCATCTTGTCATGGCTCAGTTCTACTCCTTCGACTGTCTTGAATGTACGACCTAACGTTTTCTCTTCGTCCGAGGCCTCGCGTCTAGTTCGGAGCGCTGGCTGCGTCCAAGGATATTTGAAACGCAACTTACAATACACGTGCTTCGATCCTTGCTTTTCTTGAAGTCTTTTAAGAATCCCCTTCAAGCCGTCGAGTGAGAGATGATTTGCAATCTCTTCATGCATCAGGATTGGGAATCGAGACAGGTTTAATCCTTTGGCTTCTGGATTGTCCAGTGAACCATACAATGAAGCCTTTACATGTAGATTTTCGATGGAACCATCTCTGCGTAAAAACTTTATTGGAAGATCAACACCAGTCACACCAACCTTGTCCAGTCGTACCTTCGACCCTGGAATTACAGGATTGACTTGTGGGTCTGGAAGATCGCCGTCGTCTGGATAAAATTTGTCATCGTATGTAAAGTCCAAGTGCGGCATGTGTGCACTGTAATCGTTATTTCGGAATTTGGTCATTATAACTCTCGTTGTTCATACGTTGCCAGTATTTGTGCATCTATCATTTCTGCACGCAAATCTGCATCAAGTACATCAATGATATTCAGTCTGTTCGGCTGTGTCATCTGTGCGGTGAAATCATACATTGTGAGATCAACCATCCGTCCGTAGTGTTGGTTTACTGCAGCACGGTTGGGATCCATTACAATGGGGAATTTTCCACCTTTGACGTAGTATACAGCATCATAGCTTTGTTGAGCACGAAGACATTTCATGTAGTACTCGTTTAAGTACTGATCGAAACGGTTTTCTCGACCAAGCCAAATCACAGCATAAGCAAAGAGGTCAGCATATGTTCTTTCAGTGAACACAACACCTGTTCGTCTTTGATATTTGCGATCGTTACTTGATGTGTGTAGCACTCTTTCTGCGTCATGCTCATCTTTGTATTTTCGAGCAAGAATTTCGTTTTGGAATTTTACGACGAGATCGGGATCTTTAATGATGTCTTCAAGAGACATTCCCCACTCACTTTGAATTGACCGTGATGTTTTTCGTTCGATTATGCGATAGCCTTTGGCCTCAAGTCTTTTTAGAATTGTTGTGTTGTGCGTAACGATGTAATCGTCCGTGATGTATAAATGTTCAGGATCGTCGATTGCTATACACCACACCTCTTCTTTACCTTTGTAAGTAATGTCTGAAATCCTGCGTGTGAGCAGTAAACTTCCGTTTTTGTGTCCTTCAAAGTGAGAGGAACGACAACGATCTTTTTTTCTGGGGAGTGAAAATACACTAGAAGGATTTGGCAACTTTAGAGCAATTTCATATGCAATGAGACCACTGTGAAGCTTGTCTTTGTACTTGTACACAGGGTGTCTTTCACTAATCGTTGCTACTCCGCCGAGCGACCAAACAATGTCCTGTACGTCTCTTGCGAGTGCATAACTAGTTGTGGTAAACGTTGTAGAGGAGCCATTACTACTCACAGTTCCGTCTGTGTCCATCAACCCTTGAAGTAATTTCAGCCTATCGTTTGGTGGTCCATTTTTATATGCATTAGGAACAAACTTTTCTGGCGACTTTTTCATCAGATCGTAGTTCTCAAATGCACGTATATACTTGTTATTATGTTTTCCCTCATGACCAAGTCGATACGAGATCGATGTACCTTGTTGAACAAAGTTATAACCAGAATCGAGTAACTTACTGCACTCATGTAAAATATGTGTATCTGTTGTTGTAAGAAGTACAGATTCCGATGTTAAAGACCCGTCTCCAAGAAGACACCCCAACAAATAGGGAGGTATGTCATATTGATGATTATTGTCGTTCAAATATGGTGTAACCAGTGGTATTGACAGATTTGTCCCCCACTGCTTTCTTGTTTTTTGTCTCTGCATGTAAGCACTCATGCTGAGTGTGGTCATTACTTCTTGTTTCAATCGATAAAATGATTTGTTGTTTTTTTTCGTGTATTGACCATACGAACACTTCCACAAATGATCTCCACACGCCTCTGTTTTCCCGCCATCGTGTGTGGTAATAATGTACACATCTTTCACACCTTGAGGGAAAATTCCAATGATAGGTGCAGAATGACCATTTGGTGTAATCACTCGATCTTTACAGGTAAGCTCCCCTATACACTTCCATCCTGTTTCACATAGTACTTTCGAGTGTAGAGGTTGAGCCTTGCCTGACCCCTGTGAGCCAGAAATTGCCACCAGCATTTACTCCCTCCATTTTATTGATTTTGTTTTAGTCGTCTTTCAAGGTCGCGAATCTCGTCGTGCATTGGTGAATTCTTTGCTTCCTTTGCCTGTCTACGAAGGTCTTCGAGGTATTCTTGTTCTGAAATGTTGATGTTGTAACCACAATCAAAGCAGTACTCAGTCCAGTCTTGGACGTTCTGATGTGGGCAATCTAGGTATGAGTATTTTTCCATTTTCTTCTCCTTAATAGAAGTAAATGGTAGAGGAGGAAAGTCGAAAAATCAACAAGTGCCTTTACAATCCTTCAAGATGGCAATTACATGCCCTTGACAACAAACAACGTTTGCTCTAGGCAGGGGTCAACGAACAACCAACAAAGGTCTAAGTTTAAATCCCTGCAAACAATCGCAGTCCATGTTTTGTGATCTATTTTCTGCACCAGTTTGTGTGCAGCACGAAGTGTGAGTTCCATGGATACTTTTCCTTGAGTTGAGGAGGTCTATACTACGGGGTAAAACCTAATCAGACAACTTTTTACAAACGTGAGCGTCTGAGATTGTTGAAGATCTGCTGTGTTGCTTCCCTCTTTGAAGGGACAAATTCCATTGGTCGGAGTGGCAGGATTTGAACCCGCGTCTTCCACGTCCCAAACGTGGCCGTCTACCAGACTGGCTTACACTCCGATGGTCAAGTAACAACCAAACGAGACCAATCGTCTGTAGGTGTTTTGCTAATGGATTTAGTCGTTACCGACTTTTATCCCTTTTGCCGCACCCGTGCGAGCCGGAAATAGCTACGAGCATTGTTATCCTTTAGTCAATGTACGCGAAACGCGTCTCTAAGAGTGTTGGTCGTTGCACAACCGAGGTTAGAAATTTCAACGCTTCACCATTGCACATTTTATATCCGTATGATCCATATTTGACTGCCCGAGACAACGATGCGGCTGGAAACGTTAGTTTGTGAACTGCAAGTTTCTTATTGGCGATATCAAGCAATGTATAGTCCCCGACGATAATCGTCTCACCATCTGTTGCCAGCTGACAAATCGTGTAATCGAAACTATCAAGTAAGTGTTCCACTGAGTCGTGGAAAAAATCACCGTGAATCAGCTGAATGTTGTACTTGTTTTTGTCTTCGGTGAAGTCAAAATTTGTAACGTGGCTAGTTTCGAGCGTTTTTGTAAACAATCGCTTGTTATCTTTTAGACGAAGAACAGGAAAAAGAACAGGAAAGATATTGTCCGCAATCTCATCCACACCTGATCCTTCAATCATACGGTGTTGAAAGATTTCATGTTGGTCTGCATTTTTGAAGAAGATGTCGAAGTCAGTTTCACACGATTTTCCTTCAACAGCTTGCCGCAGACATCCGCCGCCAAGCCAAGGACCATTCTCCAACGAAAATTCAACAGCTGTTTGGCGTTGCAAACTACCAAGCAGATGCTCGATATGTGCAACGATGCTGGTTACCTTGTTTGGATGTAAGTGTTGAATTAGTTCGTATAGTGGATATTTGATCATACGAAAATCATAGAGGAGCGGAGTAAAAAGTTCAACAGAACCGTGACAATCCCTCAATCCTTCAACCAGCAATACGGTCTTGCGAGCCCAATCCTTCAACCAGCAAAATAGGGTTAATTGTATGGCTCGCCTTCAATGACCAATCCATCAGCTGTATGAGGTTTAGACCTCGATCTTACGCTGAACATCTCACCAGCAAGCTGGTGAGATGACGTTGTAAGGTGGTTTGTCTCCCTTCTTACTCGCGCCGCCTCAAATCAGCTTCTCGTCCGACAGAACAATAACGTGAGTCTGTGGTAGCACGAGAGTGTTCGCAAGATTCTTGTGAAGAAGCGCATCTTCGATGGTTTCTGCTTGGCGACGGTATCCAGCAATCTCATGCTCCATACGTTCACGATTGCTGATGAGCGAGAAGTTCACGACATCAGCACGATAGCTCTCACCAGCGGCTTCTTGGGCGCGCGCGATTTGACGTTGAAGGGCTTCTGGTGTTGACACATACTGCTCACGAAGGACAGACACGAGCCGTCCCAATAGCTGAGCACGATCAACAACATCTTTGCGTTCTGAGACAAGTTGGTTGATCCCTTCGCGCTCATTGATTGCGCGAATGGTGTCGCGAATAAACGTGCGGATAGTCATCAGATCTTCAACGCGAGCGATCTTGTCTTCGAATTCTTGCATCCGATCTTGGTACAGGTGTTCGACAACGTCGCTATCATTATCAACGTCAAACACGTTGATCGTAGCGATTGGGTTGATTTGGATTGCGTGGATTTGTTGGGTGATCTTGTCAACCAACTTGTGTGCAGCACGGAGGGTCAGTTCCATGAAATGTTCTCCTTGAGTTGAGGGATTGTATCCTACAAGGGTCAATGAAGTTCGACAACAGCGTATCGAGTTTTTTCAAGCAACTCGTCAAACGCGGCGTTAACAGTAGTGCTGTCTAGACGGAAACCAGCTCCTTCTTGTGGTCGTCCGTCATCGTCACAAGGCACACAATACATGCCGTTTCGACCTTCCATTACTGTAAAGCCAAACAATGCAATCAGGCGCTTTTTTGCTGTCAACAGACAATCGACGTTGTCAAGGACGAGTTGGTCCTCTTCAAAATCAAGGTTCGTTGCTAGGTACTTCATCGTGTGTTTTCTTCGTATCGCTCACGAAGCGTTGGTTGGTCCATTATCTTCTCGAATAATTGTTAGAGCCTGCGATTTCTGAAGATCAGGCAGAAGACCTTCAGACACTGTTAGGCGCCACGTTCCGTCGGCAAGTGGGTCGAAGTGGAGAAATTCATTCTGGATCTTTAGAATCGTAAACCTTGAGATCTCTATTGTACGACCTGTTCCTTCAAAACGAAACGTTCGACGAACGTTATTGGCCATACTTAAGTACCACACGGCACTTCGAACAAATGAAGCACCACATCTTCTTGATTAGTTCTCCAACGTGGCCACATTGGTGGCATTTGACCGTGTTTTGATCTTGCGTCACCATTTGACGCCTCTTTTGCATGAATATGGTCGGCGATGGAGGATTTGAACCTCCGGCCTCTTGCTCCCAAAGCAAGCAGTCTACCAGGCTGACCTAATCGCCGAAACGTTCTTGAAATTCACAGCGTGTACTGCAGCGGCTTAGGCTCCCAATCGTAGCGATCTACTTGTGCACTTTCGATCTACCTTCGCTTGTTTCAAGAGTTTCAAACAACAACCAAATCAGGATCAATGATTTGTGGACGTTTTGCTTACGGATATAGCCGTTACCGACTTTTTCGTCCGTTCGCTAAGGACGTGTCTTACTTCACCCTAGGAGGTCCATTGTTGTTTGGTGGAGGATGAGAGAGTCGAACTCTCGAGTACGCCGTGCAAAGGCGTCAGTTTCCCACTAGCTTAATCCCCCAAGGTCCATATTCCAGCATGTAATGACAAATTGCACATAAGACTACACACTTTTCAATTTCTTGCCTAAGTTTCTCAAACGCTATGAACCAGCGTGAAGAAACAGCAAATTCTCCTATTTAAGGAGAGTGTAAAGCGAATTCGGGTCTGCCGCCTCCACCAGTTAGTTTTACGAAACTAACAAACTATTTAGGGATGTTACAGAAATATCATTCAAGGGACAACGGGGTATTGTCAATCTGCCACTGAGTGTACAAAACAATTGCCTTGAGTTCGACGTCTTTTTGATCCAAACTCGTGTAGACTAGCACGTCGAGTTTGTCTGTCTTGTGTTTGATTCGGAAGATGATTCGTCCGAAATCATCCTCGTGCTGCTTCCACATAGAGATCGATTTGCGGCTGATATCCTTACACGCCAGGATTGTTTGCTTGCCAGGAGCAGTGTCAAGGATCGCGCCAAAGGTGAAGAAATCGCTCATTTCAAATCGCACACGTAGAAGGTAACCTTCTCATATCGATTTGCAATGTCTTCAAGTAGTGGACCTACATCAATGTCCCATATAAGTCCACCAAGACCGCAGCCAAGACGCGGCATGGATACAGGAAGTTGATGAGCATCGGCAAATGCTGCGGTACCGAATAGAGTTTGTTTGATCGCGTCGCAGTTTGCGTAACGTTTTCCATCATTGCCGTAGTACACTTGCGTGTAGAGATTTCCAACGAACAAGTTTGGGGCAACTTTGATAAAATGGAAACTTCCGAGCAGGCTTGCTTTTTTATCGGTTTCGATGTTTTGATCAACGGCACGGTAACGGTCGTACACCTCTGGCCACTTGTTCCGGATCGCTAGTGCAACACCAGAGCCCATTCGTCCTTGACAGTTAACGCCGTGAACAACAATTCCTGTCTCAACTGTTGTCAAATCTTTAATTACGTACTCGATCACGTTCTTTCCACCTTTCGATTCTTGCTTGAGTGTCTTTCATCACAACTGTTCCTGCTGGGTGAGCTAGTTCGCCTAGTTTCATTAGCATTCAACTACAGCACCACCTTCACCGTCCTCGTTTACTTCACACGTATCAAGTTTGAACTGTTTCAACAGTTCAGTGGCAAGCATTTCACAGCTCTGGGAGCCAAACAGCAAACACTGGTACTCTTTCGAAAAATATCTCTTATGTAAAAACTTCTTCATTTGATGTGCCAATTTGATAAATTCAATGTCCCTATCATTATGATAAACGGATTTTGTTGCTATTACAAAGAACTGATGTCTGTGCAAGTTCTTCAAATACATTACTTCATCAATATCGCAGTTTGTCCAGCAATGAAGTCCTTCTACCTGAAAGCGAACTATAATGCGAGTACTCAATGTCGTTCTATTTCTTACAAAAGCAGTTTGATTCAAATTTTGTTTCATTTTATTGATATCCTTATTGCGGCCAACTGTGGATGGCTTCGAATTGAACTTTACAATACACTGTTGTCAAGGCGTTAGACATTGTTTCTCCCCATTATCGATTTTATATGTAAATACGATTGTACCACTTAACACGAGGACTGACAAGTGACGAAACAACCTACTGTCCACACTCGCATCAAACCACGCAGCAACGGTACATCTTCTCATCAACGCGAAAAGAGAGTCCACGCAACAACGAAGCATTACGACTGGGTTGCAAATACCTGTCAGAAGTTAAATGTCAAGCAGTTCGTATCGTTTTGACGGTTATATGTTATCGTAAGATTTGGAATACAAAATTTGATACCGCTTGGACCCTATGCGGAGAAGGAGGACCCGCATCCACATGTTGAAGTAGCATTCGGATTGTGAATAGTGAATTGAGCGCCATTGAGATCTTCAAGATACTCAATAGTGGCACCAAGAAGATATTGAAAGCTCATCGGATCAACCAAGAACTTCACGCCGTCCTTTTCGATCACGGTATCGTCGTCAGCGATCTCTTTATCGAGCGTGAATCCATACTGGAAGCCGGAACAGCCTCCGCCTTGAACGAACACGCGAAGCATCAAGGAAGGATCCCCTTCTTCGGCGATCACTTCCTTGATTTTGTTAACAGAGGTAGGTGTAAATGTTATGAGATCCATATCTGTATTTATGAGATCCATATCTGTATTTAGTGAGCCAAGCTGGCGGCGTTCACCGCTTGGATCAGAGCAAATTCAGCGAATGTGAATACGCCCTCGCCCACGGACAGCAGTCGGGTTTCACCGTTTGTCGGAACAACGATGACATTGTGGCGATTGGATCCCGCATGTCTTGTGATTACCACCGTCTCTGGTTTGCGTACAAGCGCAGCGGCTTCGTACAGCCGTTCCGGTAGAACCATTCCCACGCAAGTAATCGCTCGGTTGAGTGACTGTTCGTCTTCACTGAACGACGTGAAAGGAATTTGAGCTTCGTTTGCCAACTTTTCAAGTGACACAACCATGTTGTTTAGATCGGCGGAATTACCACCGTTCAACACGATCATTGTCTTGTGACTCGTTGCCCACTCCCATAACAACGCCGACGCTTCGTCGTGGTTAATTGGATATTTCACGAACAACTCATGCAGGCAGTGCGCGGACTGAATCCCTTGCTGAATTGACGACAGGTAGAAGTTGCAGAAGAAGTAGGCACGCATAGTGAACTCCATGTATGGAAGTCGCCATGTTACTGGACTATCAAATTTAGGTCAACAACATAGTAACCCATAAATACTTGAAAAGGAGTAACCCTATGGCCGCAATCACGTTTTACAACAAGTTCAAAGAAAACCAAATCGATGGCGATGCTGTTATAGATTTCGACACCGACACAATCAAGGTCATGTTGGTATCAAGCGCATATGTTCCGAACGTAGCCACGCACGATTTCAAAGATGACGTTACCAACGAAGTTGCTGGAACGAATTACGTTGCCGGTGGTGTTGCACTTGCCTCAAAAACAGTTGTTTTGGCAGGTAGCGTGGTCACGTTTGATGCGGCTGATGCAACATGGTTGCAGAGCCTTGCAGGATTCTCGAATGCACGTTACGGCGTCATGTACAAAGACACAGGCGTTGCAGCAACAAGTCCTCTTATCGGTTATTTGAACTTCGTTACCGATAAAGGCAACGTGAGCGGTGATCTAGTAATTCAATGGAGCGCGTCGGGCATCTTCGCGCTGTCATAATCTTGCTGGGGGCAAGAAATGACTGTAATTGCGCAAGCGACGACGCAACCGCGCCATGCACATATCAGTTCATTGTGGCACGGGGAAGAAACCGTCTTCACCTCCACATCAATTATCCGTGCTGTTGCAACGGACAATGATTACTTCAAGCTAGACAACTTCGTTCTCGACATTCCTGTCAATACAACGATTAAAGGAATCGTCCTTGCGATTAACTACCGAATCGTTGGTCGTTGTGAAGTAGCCTTTGAAACGATTCAACTATTAAAGAACGGAATCCCAGTTGGATCAAATAAAGCCGATCCAACCAGTGCGCTCCCACCTCGAACAACAAGCGCGACCCCACCGGCCCGTTTTGGCAGTACCGCTGATTTGTGGGGGACAACTTGGACGCCGGCAGAAATAAACGACAACGAATTTGGCGTGCAAATTCGTGCTGTGGCACTAGCTCCATTGTTACCATCACTGTTTATTGACGGCGTTGACATTACGGTCTACTACGAAGGAAGTAGTCAGGCTGCTTTGGATCAATATACGATTCCATCGACAGCCGAGTTAAGCTTTTCCACTGAAGAGCATAACGTGATTTCGTCGATCGCTGTTGACATGGCTAGCTTAACTCTGACGTCGTTTGAAGTTACAACTCCGGAATTAGTCACACTTGCTGTTTTGCAGCTTCAACCACAAGACGCAAAGATTGATGATCTCGTTTCGCCTGATACGGCGGCCTTGACTCTTAACTCGTTTGCCGCTGTTGTCGGCGGAATTGTTTCCGTCCCGGTACCTGCAGCGTTAAGCTTAGGAACTTTTAACGCTTTAATCGATGATCTAGTCGCACCTGACCTAGCTACACTTGCTTTGACTTCCCCACAAGCTAAGATCGACGATAGAGTCCTTGCTGTTGTAGGCAGTCTGGTTTTGGTTAGTTACGATGCTGCCGTGCTCTATCCCGAAATCATTTCTGTGGAAACAGCTGAACTGTTCCTACAAACGTTTGAGGTGAATACACCAACGATCATTCATGTCGCGTCGCCAGGAGCATCACTGACGCTGACGTCCTTCGAACACGAAATTGTTGGTACAACACGCGTGTTTCCGGATCTTGGCACTCAAAGTTTTGAATCAGGTGACCACATAATTACGTAATTTACTTACCACTATTCGCCACCGCCTCCGCCATCACCACCACCGTTACCACCATTGCCACTGCCATTACTACCACCTGGCATGCCCCAGTAGTAACCGCCAAAGCCACCAAAGCCACCAAAGCCATAGAACGTACCTGTGCGTGACTTCTTACGTCGTGAAGCAAATGTTAGGACTTTTGGCTTCCTACGCTTCGAATGTTTCTTCTTGCGCTTGCCTTCTGTAAGAACGTGTTCAAGCAACATTATTTGTCCCCTGCACGCTTACCAGATTTTGTCATATCGAACCACATGTTGCCAGCGACGTAAGATGGCTCTTTTGGTTCTTTCATGAATGGAACATCCTTCTTGGTGAGAGTAACTTTTGCTGCAGCCTTGCCACCACGCTTAGCTTTTTTCTTTGGTGCTTTCTTTGCTTTCTTTTTTGCAGCTTCTACCAATTGTTCCTGCTTTTCGTTGATGTCCAGCAGTTCTTTCAGGATGCTCATAGCTTTCTCCTTGTTCTCAGGAGATATTTAGTCAACCAACGGGGTAAAATACGAAAGATCAGTGTACAGATGCGGTTGCATGGGCTTCCAACCCAGCAAGAACGTCGTCTTTGTGGGCAAGAAGCTTGTCTGTGATTTCAAAAAGTGTATCCCAATCTTTGTCGTCCGGAGTAAGACCAAGATCGAGCAAAAGTTGTCCAAGACAAAACACACGCTCGCCTTGTTCATATTGTTCGAGGACTGTTTTCAGGATCAAATACTGAACCAGAGCATCACGCTGCGTCTCCATCAAGTTTCACTCCTAACTCAAGAGCACGCAGATGCATGTCTTGCATGTCAACCTCAAGCTGAAGCAGGATGGCCGCCGCGTGGTCATAATGTGTAGTTGCCACACGAGCGTTAGCCGGATCTTCACGCATTGCGGCGTAATAGTTGACCCGTTTCCTTGCCTGAGCTAATCGAATAGCAGCTTGTCGGTAATCCGACAAAAGCTTCTCACGTTCTTGATGTTCATTGCGTTCACGTTGGAACGAATGTAGTTTCATAGGTTCACCTTTCGATGAACCTATTTACGTGATTTACTTGTCGTCTTTCTTGAGAACAGCACCGTCTTTGTACTCTTGGACGATGACGTAACCTGCTGGGAATGGCTTGACGTTTGTGATCAGACGCTTTCCTTCAGAATTGACAAGAACGTACACGTGTGGCGTATATGTTTCGTTGTTGACGATTGGGTCGTGGTTCGCTGCAAACGTGAAAGTTGGAACGAGAGCAAGCACGGCAAGTAGGGTTTTCATAGGTAAAGTCTCCTTTATGAAATACTACGACGGCTTTTCAAGTTTGTCAAGCAGGCGATCCAGCTCCTGCTTGAAACGTAACGCACGAGCCTGTTCACACACTGCGTTTTCCAATGCGTGCTGGATTTTTGTACGCAGAATATTCACAGGAGGATGATCAATGATTTCGTACTCAGTGCCTCTGTACTTGTCGGAGTATGAATGATCTTGATCGATTTGCGTCAGACGTTCTTCTAGCTCATTCATTGAATACACTTCAATGTAGTCTGGATGGTTCTTGGTTGTCCACCACGCCCAGGTGGTCCAAACTTTGGCCCAAATCATACGATCACTGCCACGACGGCGATGACAATCAGTACGGCAATAACGCCGAGCAATATCTTCACAACAGCGGTAGGCTCTTTTCCATAATTGTAGTCCATGATTATCCTCAGAACGGTTGAGTAGGTGGTTGATGTAATGCGCGCACAAGTTCAACTTGTGACATCAACACGTGTTTGATGTTTTCGTATGCCGGCTCTTGTTGTGGAAATTGTCGTCGAGCAATGCGCAACATTGGAAGAATGTACTCTTCCACTTCATCACAATAGTTTGTTTGTTTCTCTGGTGAGAATACTCCAACCATTGTTTGGACATTGTGGATTCGATCTGCGCCTTTACAAACCGAAGCAATTGGATCGGTAGCCATTGCAGCATAGTATTCAGTATTTGATTTCCCTTTCGTTTTCGTCAACAAGTCAACGCTAGCTCCAATTCTGTCGCCAAACATTTTGTAGATAGCATCGAGCGGCACAGGATGATCCTCAACAACGTCGTGCAGAAGTGCCGACGCAACAGTTTCCTGTGGCCAAAGAAGCGATGTGTGAATCGTTCGCAAATAGTGAGCAATTCGAATCTGATGTTCGAATTCGGGCGTAACTCTGTCTTTGCGAAATCCAACATGTATCTCTGCTCCATATTCAAGAGCCTTGATTGCTGTGTACCACTGCCGTCCGAGCATCCAGTAACGCAACGTCAGTTTGAGTTTGTTGAAGTGGCCTCGCATATTACCTCCAGTTCAATCCGTACACGTATTGAACGTTCGTGAACTGTCGCGATAGTGAAGACATGCTGCACAATTGTAGATCAGATCTTCGATCATTGTTGGTGCTGGACGACACGCAAACAGCGTTTCGGGTGGCCCGAGATTGTCCGGATAAACTTCGAGGTCCTCAGCAGACGCCGTCGAGAACATGAGAACCATGGCAATGATTGTTCTCATTTTTCCTCCATTAACACTTTGTGACGATCTTGAACAGACATCTTTGTCCAAATCTCTCGAAGCCAACCGTCAATTTCAGCGACCTCGGTGTCGTCTAAAATTCCCGATAGTTGCCCTTGTTCCAGATCTCGCTTCAACATTTGGTATTCTTCAACGAGCGTCAATTCTGCTGTCGGTTGAAAAACAACCTTCGTTTCTTGACTCACATGACCTCCGTTTTCGGTCCTTCAAAAACAAGATAGTTGTCGCGAAGAACTCGCTCAACAGCAACTCCAACAAGGTACATTTTGTTCGAATTGAGAGCGTTTGCACGTTCGAGTGGCTCGTAGGTTCCCTTTAGCCGTTCGTTAAAATCTGCAATGCGAAGTTGCGGAAGAAAGTACACAGTGATCTTCTCAGGATCTTCAACACGAACACTCACGCCAGTAGGCGACGGTGCAATGATTACATTGTTGTTATCGTCGATCAACGCAGCTAACGCTTTGTGGAGGTTGAGAGCAAGTTGTTCGATCTCACCGACCTCTGTTCCTCCGAGGACAGTCATTGTCATTCCTGGGAATTGAGTTTTAAGCGCACTAACAACAGCATCAAGATCAGTCTTGTCCATTTAGTCCTCGAATTTCACTTTGAAACATACTCTGTCTTTCCAGCTTCGCCACACAAGCGCGGGAAACGATTGTTTCTTCTTGTTTTTAACTTTGAAAGGGTTCTGATACAACTATAATGAAGAGGACCGTATGTGCTTGCAAGACGAAAATGCAACGACTGAGATTTCATGTTACCCTCATAGGTTGACTTTCAGTATACATCAACCATTTCACCCAACCAACTCTGAACACTATTGTTGAGGGAAGTTGGCACATGACTTGACGATTTCATCACGGACCTTCATGATAAAATCGGTGCTGTGATAAACGTTCCACAGCACTTCACCCATACCTTTTGTAATGTCTTTGAATTCTGGATCGCAGTGGTGTTTGCGCGTTGGGTTGTAGGTCGCCTGTTTGTGATTCCAGTCGAACTCTCGCATGAGAAACAAGTAATGCGTTATCTCATGTCCAATCGCCCACGTCACAAGCAGACGATCTTCCATGTCAACTACTCGCGGAGCAATGCTGATTTGAATCGGATAGTTTGGCTCCTGTACCGTTGGATATTGCATTGCCATCCGAGCGATTCGCGGCACTTCCCAATCGAGTGTGATTGGTGGGGGAGGAAGATCGTCTGGAGCACCAACACGCTTCTTTCCGTACTCCCATAGTCTGTTCACCAACTCGAGATCAATTGGAACAGGCGGAACAACGATCTGCTCGATTTGTGGCCCTGCAAAACATACCGTTGAAAACAGTGTGGTGATTATCGTGCAAACAGCATGCACTGCTCGACGACAACTGTCCCTTGTGCAACTCCATACGGCGAGTCTTCTTTGAAGTAGCATTTTCCACTTGATGGTTCGTACCACAGGGTCCATAGCGACTGCTCCTTCCATGTGATGTTGATCAGTTGCCAACTCGGATCTGGTTTGTTAAGACTTGCCGTGCCCCCAAAGCGCGCCATGTTGTTATCCGTACATCCACTGACGAGCAAAGCCAGCGCAAAAACCAAGCCAAGTGTTGCTTTCATCGTTGATCTCCTAAGTATCGATTCAACTTAGTCGTTCTCTAGGGGAACGTCAACGCATGTTTTCTTATACTCGTCAAATGCTGCGCGAATCACGGCGCCTTCATCAAGCGCCGTACGAATCGCGTTAACAACTTTTGAGTCTGAGGTGTTGATCCCGACCTCGCGCAAAGCGTCACAGAACTTCCAGTGTGCTCGGATTTTCTGCTCGGTGTTGTAAATCACTTCACACATTTTCATCAGGGAGATCCTTAAACGCTGCTTCAAGATCCTCTTGACGTTTAGCGCGAAGGCCAGCCATCTCAGTGATCCGATTATACACGGTTCGATTTGGCTGATACACACCTTGTGCAGCAAACTCACGAATTCGACGAGTTTCGTCAACAAGGCCAAGAATGTCTCCTGCAGCTAAAGCAACAGCTGGTGAACGTGAGTATCCAGCGTCGCAATGGACAATCAGACAATCTTTGTCAGCATGTTGGCGGACGAAGTCAACAATTGTCTGTGCTTCCCATTCAGTAATTGGCTGAATGAACTCTCTCAGACCGTTGCCAGACGCCCAACGCATCAGATCGTCATTATCCTCAACGTCCGCAAACTTGCGGTAAAGGATGTCTTCGAACTCTTCGCGAAACTTCAGCGGCTTAAAGTTCTTGTACGAGGTGATCCGGATGAGTACAGTCCGCCCCAGCCCCTCCGATTTCGGACTGACTTCGCGAATTGCATTTCTGTTTGAGATCAGGAGTCTCATCTCTTTTCCTCGGAACAAACAAGTGTTCTTGATCGTCCCATAATGGATTGGTGATTTCAAGGTCTTGGAAGAATGACAACTCTGCAAGACCACATACACTGTACCCTAACATTGTGCAAAAGGTCAAGTAGTCGTCTTGAGAGAACATCTCTTGGTAATACATGCGAGCGAGCATATTCAGTCCCATCGGTTCAGGACAATCATGAGAGGTGTAATCGTCCCAGTCACGATACCATCGGTCACACACAACACGAAGAACTCCGTTCTCGCGGAATCGTTGTACACCGTAGTCGTCGATTATTGTCTCGAACGTACGAGTGCCAACTTGAACACGAATGACATCACCGATGTAGTACTTCATCCTCGTTTCTCCGCTCCTGGAAAGTCGCCAACAATCGAGCGACAATCAAGACAAAAGTGAAACTTGACGTAATCACCACCACCAATTCCAAGATCATGGGGAACGTATTCCTCTATGTACTCAACATCGATCTTGAAATGATATTCGTCAAGGACAGGCTTGACGATATGGCACCTGTCGTCACATTTAGCGGAAATATAAGCGACGTTTTCGCTTTCACACACATCACAACAGGTGATTTCGCACCTTCTTCTTTCCAGGGCCACGCTTTGGCGTGTAGCCACTCTTACGAGGGCCAAGCCAATGATCCGGACCACGAGTGACGACCCAGTCAAGAACTTCTTTCCCATCCTTGTCCTTCTTGTTGAGAGAGCGACGCTTGATTTTTGCGTCAGGCTTCTTCGTGAAGAACACAGGCTTACCATCTTCGAGGTACAATCGGCCGTTAACGTCGGCTAACGCGAACAAGTTACTCACAGGCAGTGCCTCCTAACTTGGTTTGAATTCAACAGTTTTCTACCGTACGCAATAACAAAGGGGTATGACAACAATTCAAGGTAAATACGTGGAACCTCTGAGGAAACAACTATGTTGCTACAAGAAATTGTCGATGTCCGTTCACGATCGATCCAGTCATATGCCGAACTTCGAAGCAAACTATTTGACGTGCTTGGGCCACAGGCGATTCGTGGACTTGATCGAGATGCTGCAACGGCTCGAGCACACGAACTTCTTCGCAACGCAACATTCCTTGATGACAGACTGAAAGCAAAACTAACCGCGGACGTTATCGAACAACTATATACTCATGAAACTCAATGAAATTACTGGCATTATTCGTCGTTCGTACATTCATCTGTACAACCATTATGTTGATGCTGCGTTGACGATCTATGATCAGATGGCGCACGAATACAATAAGCACGAATCATCTGATCCGGAACAAGCCAACAGAGACTGGCACCGCGAATGGGAACGGATTGCAGCAAAGATACCAAAAGTTGAATATTATGATATGGCTGAATTTCTTGAATATCAAGACGAGATACCTGACGTGCTTTCGTACACGCTGTATTACTGGAAACACTCACCACACGCCGACGAATTTTTATCAGCATTCCACAACGCACACACTGTTGGCTACCAATTTTGGATCAGACGATCTGGAATGCCTTTGACGTCGCTTTGATCGTGAACGATTTCTTAACGACGTCGCCGCTGGTTTCGACAGCGGGTCGATCGATGAAACTAGTTGAGATTATAGACAATGATCATAACGGTTACTGCAATTACGCCAGCAATGTTGGCAAGTTCACACCAATTTACGCCACACATTTTTAACTCCCACAATGATAACCACACTTTGTTTCCGGTTTTTTAACCCGTAGGCGGGCAAAATTTCCATTCGTCCGAAACTGGACGTTCGACCCTTTTTCACGCAAGAAGTAGTTCTGGATAATGATAGCCTCTCCCTCCAGCTTGTCTCTTTCTTCAATAGTTGCAACACCTTGGCACAGAGTTTGGCGCCAGTGAACCAGCTCATGAACAACAATCGATCTACCAACAATGTCTGATTGATCTATATCTTTGCCAATAACAACATCACCACCGTAACACACCGCATAAACTTTCCTGTGGTGTTCATTGGCAATTGTTTGCAAAATCACTTGATCGACAACAACGACGTGAGGCATCGTGTCTCGCTGTGGGAGATCAGTGTTTTCAACCAACCAATTTAGCAGCGAGGCAATCATAATGTCCATCACAATCCCCTTGTAAGTTGGTCAAACTGAAATTTCATTGTACAGTACTATTAGGGTCAAAACTACTTGTTCGAACGTGCAAAGGCAGAACCTTTCTGATAGTGAAAGTTTACTCGACCGCCATTTGCTTTGATCGCTGCAACTTCCTTTTGCGTCAAGCAGATGTGATATCGCCCTGTGTCGATGTTCCGCTCGTTGCGCACCTGTGCTTCACTGTGACAGAACTTTGCTGTGTTGAAGTCAGCCTGTTGCAAGAAGCTAACGTGCGTGATTCCGATTGTGATCATGAAAAGTGTAATCATGCGCCTTCCAACATCACACGAAAGAAGCAATCATAGATCTCTTGATTTTGTTCCTTGTATCCTGTAAACATACAAAAAACCTTGTGATCTACTAAAAATCTTACGATAACTAATCTTTGTACAAAAATCACTAGATGATTTGGTACCCTAATTCCGGAACGTCTTTTTCGGAAAAATTTGGTTGGACGTATAGTCGATGTTTTAGTGCGTCAATTTGTCGTGCTTGTCTCATTGTGTTTCACAAAAGTATGGAAGATTCGTTCGATTATCTGAGAAAACTCCTTGGTTGTCAATCCCGATTTCATCGTGTTAATTTGAGCACAACACAGAACAACATTTTCTGGAACATAACCGAGTGTGTTATCTTTGCGATCAACACAAATGCTCATTCCTCCATTCCGCTGCCGGGTCATTGACTCTCCGCTATAGAAACACCGACCATTTTGCATCTCGAACAATTGCTCTAGATGTTGCTTATCAATAGTGCATGGGAGATTGGCCGCCATTGCGCGTTCTCTTGCTTGTAGATACCTATACTGGAAGATATTTTCATCTTGCCAGCGACTTGAACGATTGCGATATTCTGTTTTGGCTTCTTCCGATAGACCGTCGTATCGACGTTTTACTTTATCGATCGTACATTGTTTGCATCGAGATTTGTTGCTTTTGTAAAATTGCTGTCGATCAACACATTCACATTGTACACATTTCATAATAATTACTCCCCAAAAAACTTATTTAGATTTTTTTGTGGAATTGCTTTTGGGTGAATTTTCGGCTTAAAAAATTTCAACGGCGGTTTTGACAAACACCAAACCTATATTACACCGGCGCCGAGCATCGCCACCTCAAAGATTTCCTTTCGCCTACGCCTTAGAGGACTTCGTTTGTTGTCAAACGTTTAGGGGAGCCCGATGCTTAGACCTTGCGGCCAACGGCCAGCGGTCTTGATGTCAATACCAGTGATCATCCTTCGTACACTGCTCCCTGTGCCGGTGGCGTTGCCTTTCAGAACGATCCGTGTCATTACTCGGCCGGCTGCTGGTGGGTGCGCTCCAGGCAGCTGCCGAACTTCGAGTTCGCCATGCTGGAGGCGAACAGGCCGACGGCCTTCGCCTAACACTTCGATGTGCCATCATCCGCCTTCAGCGTGATCTGGGACATGGCACAGCCAGCCAGAAGGATGGTGATGGCAATGATCATTGCTGCTTTCATTTGTTTATTCCTTGTTCCAGTTGGGGTATTGTACGCCGATCGGACTTAGTTGGCAACTACATCTCGCCAGCCGTCCGTTTCTCGCAGGCTAGTCGTTCTTTCTGGAACGCTGTCGCTGGGTCGCTGTATTCGTCGTACACTCGCAGGACGAAGTCCCACAGCCCTTCTTCGCCGATCTTGTTGAACCATGCTTGCACGACTGGGCCCAGGATGTCGCTCTCGACGAACTCAGCTTCCGTTGTCGACATCCACAGCAGGTCAAACGCGACTAGCGTGATGTCACGAGAATGCCCCTTGCTTTTCCACTGCACGACGTGGTTTGCGGTCAGCCCGGTCACGCCACACTCGTTCACCAGGCCGGTGGGGATCTCCCCGTCCGCATGCGCTCGAGGCATCAAGATCAAGCACAGCGCCCCAACCAAGACAAACGCCGCAAGCGCGAGCACGATTGTGTTGACGATCCGTTCCATACTACTTCGCCTTGCGCGCATTGTACACGTACGTGCGGGCGCCGGCTTCCGTCATGCCGAGTTCTTTCTGGAACAGAGTGGTCAAGTCCTTGTTGCTCATCGTCGGGTTGGCCCGTACGAGTTCCTTCGCGCGCTCGGTCTTGCTCTTGGGCTTGTCTTCGACAGGGTGCGCATCGGCCTCAGCTTCCGCTTTCGGAGTGAACACCTCGCACAGCCACTTGCTGGTGAGCAGCGAGTCGAGCTGCTGTTGGTCGGTATTCGTCACGTTCATGGGAGCTCCTTCGAAGGTCCATAACTTGGTACCACGGGCGCCGATCGCTTTGTACTTCATCCAGTGCAACTCTTCGGCGTGCGCGAACAGGATCGGCTCGTGTTCGAACTCCTCGAAGATCATTCCGTCACGATGGCTCCACTTACGCTCCGGCGCCACCCGATTCAGGTACTCGACTGCGTCTTGCGCGGTTGGTTTCATTGTTGTCCCAATTTAATGAAAGGTTTGTACGTCGCAACGAGCCGCATCAGATGTATTCCGATGATCCACATGCACACCAGCTGCCATCCTGCGACTTGATTGAACCGCTGCTTGACGATCGTGTTGATGAGGCAGCCACTAACCAGGAGCAAATTGAACGACCAGATCATCACTGCGAACATGTCCGATCTGAAGAAATCCACTTCAAGCTCCTGTTGTCACACTGATAGGGTATTGTACGCCGATCGGACTTAGTTGGCAACTTACATCTCGCCAGCCGTCCGTTTCTCGCAGGCTAGTCGCTCCTTCTGGATGATCTTCATCTTACTCCCCTGCGACGAACTTCACGATTTCGACTTCTTCGCCGTCGTTGTTCAGATCACGCCACGCAACTCGTCGTCTTCCGTGACGAAGTAGCTGAGATACTGCTCATCTTCGTCCGTGAGCACAGTCGAGTCGTCGACCATCTGCATCTGAAAGTCGCGCACGTTCTCGTGGAACCGATCGCCGACACCGAAGTCAGGCGTCTCTTCCGCCAACGGCATGGCATCGTACCAACGCGTGACAAGTATGAGCTGCTTGTAGCTGTCTTTCGGAATCTGCACTTCACGCATCACGTCTCTCCCAACTGATGATGAGCCCATTATACACTGATGGGCTCAAATTTGGCAACTACATGCTCCAATATGATTCGCAGCTGGGATCGCAGTAGTGCGGCGTGTTGACAGGTATGACGACGTCTTTGCCGCTGATCAGGTTCTTCACGGTTTTCGTCTTCTCGATGTGCTGCGCGAAGTGCTTCGCCTCGGCAACATCGTACTGAGCGAGATCGAGAAGGTGCTTGCCACATTCGCGTGTCATCCCGGCTTTGGCCGCCCGCTCCGTGGCGTAGCCATCTCGTTTGCCGAGAAGCAAAGTACTGTCCTTGTGGAAGATGACGTATCTCATCCTTGCACCTCGCTGAATTCACTGTTCTCCTGCCGAAGCTTCACCTTCACGCTTGTACTCCTTTCGTAGCTTTCGCGACGGCGATCTCGTTCAGTTGATCGGCGTACTTACAAATGCGAGGATACAAGATTTGGTCGGTTCCTTCCACATCTCCGGTCGGATTCACACGAGTCTTCTTCGCACGAATTCGCATCCACTTCTCGATCTGCCAGTCGAGCAGAGTCTTGTGCTTGAGGAAGTACTTCGCGGTCAAGCTACCGCTCTTCGCATCAGCGCCGCTGAATCCCGCACCGTTGTGGAGGTGGGTGTTGTTCGTGCTTTGCTCGCTCTCGGTTTGACGCTCGAATAGCGCAACCAATGCGCGCCCGAGAATCTGGATCTGCTTCTCTTTCGGAGCGGCGACCAGCATCAGGTGCAGGCTCTCTTTGGTCACGATCGGTTGTTGGGCGCTCATCTTCTATCTATCCTGGATCAACTGATGAGGACATTGTACACAAGTTTGGCAAATTGTCAACCGTCATCTTTAGTCCACTCTGGCTGCAGCAATTTCAGTGAATCTATGATGTCCCTCTCACTGAGGGTTGATGAGAAGCCAAACTTGGCCAACGTTGAGACTTTCGTCGGATCGAAATGATCGAAATATGCTTCGACCTCATCAATTATCCACTTCGCTTGAAGAAGCGAAGTATGTGGATATGCAACTCGTAACGCTCTCATTGCATCAATTTTGCTGTTTTTTCGCCAAAGTGCATCCGCGACGAGCGCATGCCAAGGCTCGTAATTGGCGTGCGAGAATCCACACCCTCGATACGAGTCACGCTTGCGGGCTTCTTCAAGCTCAATTCCACGTACTACTGCGACGTAATGCGTAGTCGAATTGGGAATCTTTGCATACTCAGCCCGTCGCCACTCACTGATCTGCGCCTCTACATGCAGAGCATAATGGACTAACGCTCGGCGTTGCTGTGCGTTCATGTTGACATGATAGCCAAACCTCACGATCACATCAACGTTGATCTTTGCGATCTGGCTATTTGACAATCCGTGTGGTCGTGTCTATTCAGCACGTTCAGAGAAAGAGTCATCCTTTCGCTGCACTGGTCGAAACGGTAGCACATCTTCTGCTCGCAGTGCTGGTGTGAACAGATCCATATAGAACGGATTTGGCACACGCGACTTCGATCCGATCGACTCCAAGTACTTGTTTTGGATCTCGTAGGCGATTGCTTCTCGCTTCGCGAGCACGTTCGCTTTGGCTCGAGGGCACTTGTCCTGTGTGTAATGTACGAGCTCGTGAACAAGCGTTGAACGACCGAGCTCGGTCTTGAGATCAACCATTGGTCCGAGCATTACGTGTCCGTGGAGACAGATCGCGACAGCAGGTTGCTTGTACAGCCTCTCAATCCGTTGAGATGATTCGTAGGTGACGACTACGTCCTCATCGGACACGTGGATCCCAACACTCGCGATGAACGCGAATAGTGCGTGGATCAGAGCTTGGTCGACCATGGCGTGTTTACTAGTAATCTAGAACGAACTTGGCCATGATAGTTCCTCACCTGGCATGAATCGCGCTAGCATTGTCATTCTCCTTTGTACCAATTCGACAGTTCAGACATTGCTGCACCAGACGACCAATTTGCAGCACGTACCACGTCATGGGCCCGCCGGCGGTCATTTGCAGACAGTGCCTGGTGAAAGAGGTGTTGCGTGCGTTCGTAGTACACGATGCTCTTGATCTCCTCTTCCATCGCCTCAGGGTCGTCGACTTCGATCCTTGTCAGGAGCTCAGAAATGAAAGCATTTACGACGTCATCGAACCGACCGCGTACGAGGAAGGTTCGAAGGGTGACCGAGT